TGAAACAGCTGCTGACGTGGTTGATGCCAATTCATTGTCAACTGGGAAATCAAGATATAAACAGTGTTGTTCATCATAGAATTTTTCTGGATCTGTGTTCAGAATTTTCCCAACATAGTCTGTTGCAGTTGGATCAAATGATGCTGTCAAAACCCTGATGCCAGGAATACCATCTGAATTGCTGTATGTTGATCCAAGTGAAGATGATATCACAATTTTGAATTTACCATTTGCATCTGTTATTGCAGTGTCATCAGGTCCCGTTGCTGTGAACTTACCTGCCAAATTTTCATTGCCATCAAATATCATCACTCTTGATGTATTTGTTGAAAAGATTGCTGCCCTAACAAGATTTGCTGTTGATCCAGTGTATGAATCATTATCTGTGAAAATTGGCATGCCGAGTGCTTCATTTGCTGTCACTGTGTGAGTTGCAACAAGAAATTGGACAGCTTGTGAATGACGACCCTGAACATCATTTGGCGCACTGACACCTTGCAATTTGAAACCAGCATTCTTTACTCTACCAGAAACCTGTGTTTGCAATACATCCTCATCTGTTGCTGCACTGCCAGCACCAAGTACCTTAACATATGTTAAAGAATTTCTGTTCTTCAAAAATTCATTTGCAGCATATGGACCAAATTTTTTGTTGTCAAGACTTCCAAAAACTTGATAAAATTCATCAACATTTCCAACAGTCACAGGAACAAATGCTGGGCCCTTGTTTGAGGTGCCAACAACTGTTGCAGGTGTTCCAACGGGACCCGTTGGAGAAGGAGAAGAGAGATCAATTTCACGATCATAGTAATTTGGTGATTTGTATATTTGCTCAGCCATTATCAGGTTTCCTTAAATTCCTAGTTAGCAAATCTTAAGTATCATGCCTCCCAGAAGAAAGAAAACTAACAAATTATTCGTCAATGATTAAATTGTCATCAATTGAAATGATGCCATGATATGATGTCTCACCAACATCACCTGCAGTTATTCTGATCATTCTTGACACAACTTTTCCCAAATTGTTGTCATAATACTGAACTCTTTTATACTTTTGAGGTTTTTCACCTCTGTTCAATTGTCCTAGAGCAGGATCATTTGTCTCAACTCTGTTCAACATTGTTGTGCCATCATATCGCTGATCATCTCTCCTGTTCTGTTGCAAACTCAATGGTAATGTTGGATCATCTGTTCCTAAAAGTTCTCCAGTTGAAACAACATTGTCATCAATTTGTACATCAGTGTACAGAGAAAAGTGTACATCAGGACTTGAAACATACCTCCTAACAGGAATTGGTGCACCGGGAGTTGATGTTGCAAATATGAATGCCGGGATATTCACATTGAATTTGTACTTTATGTACTTTTCTTCTGTTGATATGTCATCTGCATTAGTATCAGGTGTGTACTGATTTGCTTCAACTGAAGCAATGAACCAATATCCTTTATCAGTCGTCAATTTCCAACAATTGCCTTGCTGAAGAAATGATGATATGAGACACTCAATCATTTGGTTCATCTGAATCTGATATTGTGCCCAAAAAGTAATTTCATACTTCAACGTACAGAATTGTGGTGATGGTAATACAATGAATTCATATATGTTATTCTTCAATGTGGGTTTCAACGTTGCTCCATCATACACATTCGGATCAGACACGTTCTGCCCAACAACTCTATCTGTTGCAAGTTGACCATCAATAGAATTCAAAAGTGGCACTGCAGTGTCACTCTGTTGACCCAGAAAAAACTTATTGATGAGATTTTGGTAACCTCTATCCATTTTATCAAGTCTTCTCTTGATGACAATCTCACCGGTCTGTTGATTGATACCACGGGTTGTTATATCAGAAATGTCTTGTGAAATTTGTGTTCTTGACACTGAGATTGCAGGTATGATTATGGCACCTGAGGCATCTCTGTGAGGAACATGACGTTTTGAAAGTGCCCACTTTTCTCCACCAACAAATATCACTGGGACTGTTTTCAGATCACCAACATTCTTTGCTGACATTGAAACCTGTAATGGCAATCCGGTCTTTATGTGATTGAATAGTGCCCTATCAACATCCTCAATTCCGGATGATGGGATTACATAATCTGTACTTTTGCCATCATATCCAGTTGGAAGTGGATTGACACCAAAATTCTTTGTTGGCTTTGCATCAAATCTGTTGGTCATTAATCATCTCCATAGAATGATGATCCATTGTTTGAATTGTCAAATTGTCCACCTCTTGGTGATACCTCTCTTGCATTGTCAATTCTTTCAATAACACCATGGTCAACAAGATCTCTCTTGTCATCATCCTCATCACCATGTTGTTGAACAAATGTATCCTGAACTGCATCCTCATCTGCATACTTGATGTCAGTTGGTCCACGCATCAATTCATCAATTTGACCTTGACGAGCATTGGTTGCTGTCACTTTTATTCCATTTGATTGTTCTGGGATACCAAACACTTTTGTCAAACTCTGAACTTGTGTTATCTCAAAAAATACATTACTATATTTGAAAAAATCACCAACGTTCACATTGATACCTTTGTGAATGAGATCTCTGCTGTGAAGAAAGAGTTCAACTTTGTACTTCTTGTCAAAACCAAATCCAGTTGTTTGGTTCTCAATTTCAAGTTGTGCATCAACAATTGCATCAAGAGCAATTGGCTTGTCAAATATCTTTTTGACAGCTTCACCATAAACATCATGTGTTAATGTTTTCAATTCTGAAATTGGATACAGAATGATCTGTTGACCAATCACATCCTTAACAATTTCTTTTGAAATGTCAGAAATGAAATTTAGATCTCTACCTGAAACATAAAGTCTTGACATATTAACCTATGAATATTGCTTTGCCCAATGGCATTGGGACATATTTCAACTGTTTGTTGACACTCTCTGCCAATAATGCTTGCTGTTCTTGAAGTTTCTGATTTGTCAAATTTTCAAGCCACGCCTTCATCTGTTCTTTCAACAATTTTTGATCATCTCTACCATCTGATCTCAATGTATCACCATTCAATTTGACGTCACCATTTGGTATTGGAATACTGTCATATTTTGATCTGATGAGACCAAGCAATTCTTTACACAATGCAAGTGTATATTGTCTAATCCATTGTCTTCCAGGTTGTGTTATTGTTGTGTAAGGAATATTGTCAAGTGGAACATTTGATGGACCTGATATTCCATAAACTGATGCATCACCAACACTACCACTTGCACCAAATTGAGATCCAAGAACATCAGTTTGTCGATCAATTATTTTGACAAACAATTTGCCCAATTGATATTCAGCTGTTGGAACTGGATATATTCTGAGTTTACTTCCTTGCAATTCATAACTATAATGTGATCTTCTCACCCTGAAAGCTGACTCGAGCATTCCTCTCCTGAGCACATCTTCAAAAACCGGCAATACATAGAACACTGTGCTGTTGACATATGATTCATAATTGAAATTCGTTGCAAGGAAGTTTGTTATATTTGACGCATTCAATAATGTCTGTTGTGCTGCTGTTGGTTCAAAATGAAATATCTCTACAATCTTATATTTTGTTTTTCTCTCATCGGGAATTGTATCCCAAACGAGTGTGCCTGTCAAACTTCCACTTGTATGTTTCAATTCATTGTACAGATCATAATCTTGACGACCCCATTCAAGATTAATTGCTCCAATAACTGGATTTTGAGTTCCTCCTACGAATGACTCATTTGCATATGGTTCAGCCATTCTTATGAGATATTCGAGTGATTGGCGTGGGTACATATTTGTCAAATTTGTGCTGCCAGTTGGGAGCCCCAATACATTGACAAGTTCTGATTGAATTTTCATTTCATGAATGAGACGACTATATTCACATGTTGCCTCTTCAAAACATGACCAAATTTCTTTATTTGACAGTTCAACACTCAGTACGTCATCACCCAACTTTCTTTTCACAAACAGTACCATTCCATCAGCATCAAGCTGAAATGATTGATCTGCATCAAAAAATTGAAATGGCGTTGGGTTGATTGTTTCGATAAACTTTGGCACGATCTTAAATATCGAATGAAATCATGCGATCATTTTTTGCCAAGTATCTTTTTTGTTATGTCAACAACATCATTCTTTGTTGCAATCCTGACATCAGGCTTATGTTGTCTGTCAACAACTTTCACAATTGGTTGTGCAGAAATTTTCAATTCCTGTTTTCTATTTTGCACAGGAACAACTGCCTCAGCAACAACTTTGACTGTCTTCTTAAAATTCATTTTGAATTGAACGGGAGTGAAACATTTATTCTCAATCAACACTTCAACTTTGCCATCATATGTTCCCTCTTTCAATTTTCCAACCATTGGCGGAAGATTGAATGATATTACACCCTCACCATTGATTGGCGTTCCTTTGAACATATATGACATTCCATCTGTATTTTCACAAATCAAACGAATGCTTGCTGGTGCTTGTTCTGCACCCTCAACAACAACCTTGAACAAGAGTTCATTCTGCTCTTCAACATCCAAATTCAGCGCTTCAGTTAAATTTTCCATTTGTTGCTAATTATCTCCCAAATATTCTCTTAATGGCTATCTTGACTCTCATTGCTGTCTCAACAACAATTGAATTCACAAAGTTTGCAATTGCAACAATTCCATCATTACGTTTCATCTTGACAACAATTTCACCCTTGATTAATTTTTTTGGAACAGAATTGTTAACCTCAATCAATTTTGCACTCACAAATATTGTTTCAAATTCTTCAATAACTTTTCTTGTTGCACTGCGTCCATACGTTATGCCTTTTCGCACAATTTCAGATGCAACATTTATGATAATTTGTGCCAGTCCACCATAACCCTGAGTTACCATTCCTGACCTCCCAGGTACCCCCAGACTTCTTCCCATTCCTCTTGTTACAATTCTATTACCAATCAAACCTTAACCCTCTCAAAGACACTGTCCATTGTTGGTGCCATTGTGTCATCATACAGATTGAAACGTAAAACTTCAGTCAAATTGTCTTCTGCATAAAAGATCATTTGATTTCCAACAATCTTCCATCTTCCACATGTGACATCCCTAATCAATTGCACTGATCCGGTAATATTTTGTACAATTTGTAATGTTAAATCGCTGTTTGGATTGTTCTCTTCATAATTGTACTGTTCAAGTGCATATGTTGTTGTGTATACACTTCCAGTGTCCCAAACAATTTGACCATGCCAATTGTCAGGAAACGTAATATTACATGCATACAATCCACTATCAGGCAACAATTGATATACTCCTGTAGTTGTTCTTGCTTGCGCAACAGAACCATCGTCCCCAAGCAGAGTATAACCAACACCACTTGATCCTGTTGCATTTGCTCTGTTTTTTCCAAAATCAACATTTCTCAGCTGTTGAAAACTCATTTTGATATCAATCCTTCTGCTTCAACAAATTTTTCAACAATTTCAATCCCTTCACTCTTGCTGATATCAGAATTTGCATAAACATTTCTCAACTGTTCTTCAAATTGATCTGCCAATTTGTGTGCTCTATTGTAGGTCATATGTCCAGATTTCATATGATACATTTCAATCAGCTCATGAAGTAGAATTGACATTGTATCAATTGCTGACAAATTGTATTCTATCCAAACTTCATTATTTGGAACATATTTGTATGGTCCTGGATTTCCGCCCATAAGAAAATCAACATCAATATTGTCCCTGATGTACTCTCCGTCAACTGACATTATCAGAATGTTTCCAACAGAACCCAATTGTTCTTTGTACACATTCTGATCAACAATTTGGTGGTTACGCTTATAATGTTGATGAACATTTTGCATAATCAACGTATATCCCATATTCTTATTTTTGTCAATTTTTCATCATACCAAACAATTGCAGCATAACCAGGTGACAGTTCAACATCCGCGTCATCACTTGTTATGAAACAATTTTCTGCATTGCTCAATGCACTATTATTCTGAATTGTCAATGTAAATTCTGAATCATTAATGATCAGTTTTGATCTTCCATCTGAAAAAACTGTGCTATCAATTCCGGTCAATGTGCTGTCAGCAGTACAGCCAAATTTAATGACACTTGCTGATTGTAAATTTGTTGCAGTAAAATTGTTTACAATATTTTGAATTGTCTGATCAATCAATGGCGTTTGATCTCCAAACAGAGATTTACCTGTATGATTCATCATAAATTGTCTAAGAATTTTTTCTTCCTTTTTTGACAACTGATTATCAAACAGTAATGTTATTGTGCCATTAACAATTGAAACTGATGTCATATTGCTGGTTATACTTGAATAGGCTATATCCGCCTTAAATCTGTTCACATCAAAACGTTTAAATGGCAATTCATCAAGTTGATAAGTGTACATGGTAAGTTCCGAAGAACCCACAATGATTGCATCAGTCTGTTTTTGTGTTGATTCTGAAATTGTTGCTGTGATTGCTTGATATGAAATTGATGTTGAAATAGTGTCTGTCTGTTTTTGTGTTGTCTCAGATAACGTTGCTGTTATTATTGGATTTGTTACTATTGAGACGATTACATCAGATTGTTTCTGCGTTGTTTCTGAAATTGTCGCTGTGAGTGTTTGATATGATAACGCTACATTTATTTCATCTGTCTGTTTTTGTGTTGATTCTGAAATTGTTACAGTTACTGGATCTGGTGTCGCTGTCCCTGATGATAAAGTTGGCCCATCAACATAAGTTGATGGCAAAGCAAGTCCATTGTTTGTTAACGTTAAACCTGACGGTCCAGAATCAGTTAATTTGTTATCAAATTCAAATGCACACAATACACCAGATGTCATCACAGGAGTATTTGACATTGCTTCGCTGAATATTTCTTCTGCAGTATATGCTCCAGAAGATCTGGTAAATATTCTAACATGCGCTAATTGCATATTTAACGCACAATCACCAGTTACACCATAATATCTCATTCCTAATACTGGTTGGAATGTTGTCCATGTATTAGGATTACTTGCAGCAGTTGCAGTAGTATGTGTTGTTAGGCTAGTATCACCTTCATGCGCTGTATATATTGTAAATGCAGTGCCGTTCCAAACATACGCAATGAATATCCATGTGTTATTTGACATGGGTATGTCTAATACGTTGGCTGGAAGGGCAGAGCCTTCAGGACTATAAGATCCGCCACCACTGATATAATCAGTTACAGATGCAGCAGAACCTCGCCATTGAAATGGCGCCCTGTAATAGTTTTCAGACAATGATGTAAATTTTACCCATCTACATATTGCAAAATATGTAAGCGGCCTACCTGTAGAACAAATACCAGAATTGCTATTAAATACTGCCGCTTTTGATGATGACGCTGGCGTACTTATGCTTGCTGATATAGCATCCGTTTGACTTGATGTTGATTCGTTACCAGTGGCTGATATTGGTGTTTGTCCAGAATATATTGCGTCAGTTTGTTTGGAATTAGTTTCTGATATATTCGTACTATCGGCCCAATACCAAGAGAATCTGCCCAAGCTTTTGTCCATGCTTTATATCCGGTTTCATTTGGGTGGGGATCGGTAGTTACATTATATGTAGCACTATTGTCATAAAATAATTTATATAAATCTGGGCCTTTTCTAATAGAATAATTATTCGCTACAACGTCAATACCATAATCATTAAGATATCTTAAACCACATGTATTATAATCTCCTCCGCCATATCCAGTGGCTCCAGTCCATGTCGTTCTAGCAATAATTGGAATTTTGCCAGCAGCCAATATCGCTTCAACAATTGCAGACATTGATGCTACGAATGAAGATATTTGTGATGGCATTGAGGCGCCATCATTCATACCAATATCTAAACACCAATATTTACAGTCTGGATATAACGCTAAGGCTGTTGATATTGTAGTCTGCCAATATGAGGCACCCATTCCTGCATATCCACAGTTTACTTGTAATGGGTAATGTCCAGGATTATTTGATAAAACATTTTCTTGAAATGAAGGCTGTAAACCTCCACCAGAATATTCAAATCTTCGTATCGCACTATCTGTTAAAGAATCACCGATAAATACAAATGTATCCGGAGTACCATTAGTCGCGTCCCAAACGTCAAGTTCATCTAGCTGTCCACCAGTGGCCTCATCAACAATTAACTTTATCCATGAATATCCAGTAAAATTAATTAAATGTTCACGACATATAGCAGAGTTATCAGTAACCGTTACGGAAGTGGTCCATGTTCCATCTGTTCCATTAGTAGAATCTGATGAAACTTGAAATCTGTACTTATTAAAACCTGTAGTTACCCACCTACCTGCACTATCATGATCATTGGATATTGCTACTAATATTTGAGTTGGTCCAGATCCTAAGTTTATTGCAATCCAAGATCCAGCAGTACAAGTCCATGCCCCAGGTGTATCTACATATCCATATACACCATCATTCATTCTGCTTGGAACATCTGTACCATAAATTGGCTTTCCTCTAGAAATATGAGGCATTGATGTAAGCCAATTAATTGGAGCTTGCTGGGTTGATGGATCTAGTGTTGGACCATCTTCAATGGTATAATCTGGTGTTCCTCCGCCAACTCCGTCTATTAAATTAGAGCCTGATATGGCCGTTAATATTGTATCGACCGTAACTGTAGGAGGTAACCACGCACCTAATAGGTTGGTTGTTTTAACTGGTGTGGCGCTTGTAAATTCGGCTTCAATTTCTTCTTTTGTTAATGTGTCTGTCCAAACACGAACTCCACTAAAACAACCATTAAACCATTCAGTTGAAGCATAGTTTGATGATCCTATTCCGTTATAATCAACAGTAGTGACATTTTGAATTGATCCAGATGTTGCTAAAGTTAATCCGGCAGTACCTTCAGTGCCCCAATAAACAGAAAATGTCCCATTACCAACAACCCAAGCTAACTTGTACCAAACATCTTGAGTTAATGTCCCTACAGTTCCACATATATCGTTTGTATCATAAACAACAAGAGTAGTGCCGTCGCTATCTGTAATTAACTCATTATATGATGTCGAATGTCCATCGCCTTCTTCTATTGTAAATATTGCCGAATATGCATTTCTATCAGCTCTCATTTTTACCCAGCCAATAAATGTTGCTGGATAAGCACTGGTACGTGTCGCTAATTGTAACACGTCCTGTTCGCCACTGATGCGAAAAGCATTAGACATATTATATTAACCTATCCTATATTATTATGCTGGTTGTGCGTGCGCCCATGAATTTACTGTAACTGTCTGACCCGAACTAATTGATAAACTTGAAAGCTGTAAATCTCCAGAGCCTACACCAACAGTACCTGTCCATAAAGAAGTTGATCCAGATGTTTCAACTCTATATGAATCAGCAGTTCCTGAATTTGATGCCGTTCCAGAAAGTGGTAAACCATTAGCACTAGCAGAGCCAGTTGTTGATGCAGCAAATGCTGTAGCAGATAAGTTTATTGTACAAAGTACTGTAGCTCCAGCTAAAATTACTAGATGCCCACCATTAGCTAATGCTGTTACCGCATCGTTAGCTGCGTTTCTCGCTGTTGTTGAAAGTGTAATTGCCATATCTTAACTCCATCTAAAATCTTGTATTTGTAATTGTTCGAGAACCATTAAAGAACAATTATAAGTACACAACATTTTGTCAAATATATTGAATGCTTCCTGAACAGTCTTTTCAGTTCCATCACTCAATGTCAATTGACCGGTACCAATATATTCATTAAATTTTGCTATGTTATCTTTACATTCTGTAAAATTGTAAAGAACGTCATCAATCAACGTCAAATTATCCCAAATTTGTACACTCCCTTTTGATGGAATTATCATATCACCTATTGTGATATCACCATCATTGTTTAAGAATACTTCCTGCTTATAACACGTCATGTTTCCTCAATAACTAATGTAACAAATGCATTTCTTGACTGACCAACAAGATTTGCAGCACTACCATTTATGAATTTGAGTCCCAACATTTGACCCAAAGATGCAGTAACATTCAAATTTGTTGAACCCTTATAATCTGTATTACCAGGAGAATATGTTTGTACACCTGAATTTATGTCAGTAAAATCAATATCTGCAATTTTTGTTTCTGAATAGAAACCAATATCAAACAGATCAGTCTGATACGTTACTGGATATGACACAGAACCATTCTGAACTCCTGCACCCTTGAGTGTTAACACTGCCTTCTTTATTGTGCAATCAAATGGCACCTGATATGGTGAACAACTGTTTGCATTCTGAAGTCCACCATTATTTCCAGATCTTTCAGAATCAGTTGCAGCTGAATTTGTTCTCCACACATAAAAATACTTTTCACAGTTGTTCACGTTTTCTGTTAAACAGAATTCGACAGCTAACAATCTTTTTGGCGCAAAAATTGAAACTTGACCACTACTTTGTGATGTGATTGAAATGCTACCAGATGGTGTCAAATAACTCAAACCATTTGACAACTTTTGAAGTGATCCACTCAATCCATTGGAAGCAATAACTGGACCTGTGAATGTTGAACCGCTGATCGTTGCAACAACGCCATTGTTAATTGCAATTGTATAATTTCCATTGGCTCCGCCATCAGAACCACTGAGACCTGTACCAAGTGTCAAGGCTCTCTCGTTACTGAGTGAGCTAGTCGTACTCAGAACAAGATATGATGCTGCAGCATCACCACCCCCAGTTCCTGTTGCAGTTGAACTAATAACAATTTGACCATTGCTTTGTGAAACGATTGTTACATTTGCACCTGCAGCCAAATAGCTTAATCCAGATGACAATTTTTGGAGTGATCCTGTTAAACCACCGCCAGCAATAACAGGTCCACTGAAAGTTGAACCACTGATTGTTGCAACAACACCATTGTTTATGGCAATTGTATAATTGCCATTTGCGCCTGCATCTGATCCAGAAATTCCAGTACCCATTGTGAGAACACGTTCTGCTGAAAGTGTTGCATCTGTTGCCAATGTCAAATATTGAGCATTTGTAGGTGCCTGTGTTGTTGCACTAACAATAATTTGTCCATTACTTTGTGATGCTATCGTTACATTTGTTCCTGCTGCAAGATAACTCAAACCATTTGACAACTTTTGAAGTGATCCACTCAAACCCCCAGTGGCAACCACTGGACCACTAAAATTTGTTCCAGAAACTGTTGCGACAATTCCGTTGTCAATGTTGAGTGTATAGTTTCCACCTGCTCCTGCATCAACAGATTTCAATCCAGTTCCCATTGTGAGCACTCGTTCAGCAGTCAGAGTTGTATCTGTAGCAAGAGTGAGATATTGAGCACTAACTGGTGCTTGTGTTGCTCCCGTGATTGTAATCTGACCATTTGTTCCGGAACCTGAAACTATTGTGATATTATTTCCAGCAACAAGATAGCTTGTTCCATTTGGCAGTTTCTGAAGTGAACCTGTCAAACCACCAGAAGTTATCACTGGACCACTGAATGTTGATCCACTCAACGTTGCAACAACAGCATCATTGATACCAAATGTATAATTTCCATTTGCGCCACCATCTGATCCACTGAGGCCTGTACCCAACGTAAGAACACGTTCATTACTGAGTGAGCTGGTTGTATTCAACACCAAATACGATGCAGCCGAATCTCCGCCTCCAGTTCCTGTTGCAGTTGAATTGATCACAATTTGTCCACTACTTTGCGACACAATTGTGACGTTTGTTCCAGCCACAAGATAACTCAAACCATTTGATAACTTCTGAAGTGATCCGCTGAGTCCGCCATTTGCAATGATTGGACCTGTGAATGTTGAACCTGAAATTGTTGCAACAACACTGTCATTTATGTTGACAGTATAATTTCCATTGGCGCCGGCGTCTGTTGCTTTGAGTCCAGTACCCATTGTGAGAACACGTTCTGCTGAAAGTGTTGCATCTGTTGCCAATGTCAAATATTGAGCACCTGTTGGTGCACATATAAGGGCAGCAATTGTTACCTGTCCGGATGACCCAGAATTAATTGTTATTCCATTGCCAGCAGCCAAATAACTTGTACCATCAACCAATTTTTGAAGTGATCCTGATAACCCTCCAGAAGCTTTTACTGGTCCGCTGAAAGTTGACCCGCTGATTGTTGCAACAACACCATCATTTATGCTGAGTGTATAATTTCCACCTGCCCCAGCATCAACAGATTTCAGTCCAGTTCCCATTGTAAGAACTCGCTCATTTGGTAATGAACTGGTTACACCCAATACAACGTATTGAACATTGATGTCAGCAAAACTACCAGTTGTTGCTGAAATGACATCACTATTGAAATCTCTACTTTGCCAAAACGCTCCATCGCCCCTGAGATATGCACCAAAAGTTGGTCCATCGTTACCAACATCATACAGATCTGCCAATCGTTGTGGAGGTTGCAAATTGACAAGAATCATACCAAGAGTTGGGTGTGCTCTCAGTACTGTTCCAATCTCAACCACAGCAGCAGTTCCAATTGGCTTTGTGTTCTGAAGTCCACCACTTACTGTTGTTGACAGATACAGAATATCACCTTCAGTGTAACTGTGTGTATCAAGATCTCTTACAATTCCTCTGGTTGTGATGTATCCATAAGCATCGACTGCTATGTTGTCAGTTGCCAGACCAATGACTTTTATTGATGAACTGTCAGTTGCAATTGAAGGAGCAATTGTTGGCCTATTTCCTTGTGCACCATTGATGTACACAGCAGAACCATTCAAAATTGAAGAACTGGTTTTGTTCTGAACACGAACAAACATTTCTTGACCAACTTGAAGTGTTGTCCCACTGATGTCTGTCTTCACTGCAAGCGTATGATCTTGACTGTCATAGAATATCCTTCCTTCAAGATCTGGCACAGTTGCAGGATCTGTTGGTGTGAAATCAATTGTGTAAACATTCTGAAAACTTCCAGAATCGCTGAGTGTAACTGTTGAATTCTGAATAATTTTTCCAGATGTTCCATCATATCTTGCCAATGCATTGTCAGTTGATGTTGTCGGTCCCAACACACTTCCACTATTGATTGTACTGATTGTGATCTGTCCACTGCTTTGTGACAAAATGTTAACATTTCCACCTGCAACCAAATAGCTCAATCCAGATGAAAGTTTTTGGAGTGAACCTGTTAGACCACCAGAAGCAATAACTGGACCTGTGAATGTTGAACCGCTGATCGTTGCAACAACGCCATTGTCAATGTTGAGCACATAATTTCCATTTGCACCACCATCTGATCCACTGATACCTACACCAAGTGTCAATGCACGTTCATTATTGAGTGAACTGGTTGTGTTCAACACCAAATACGATGCATTCTTATCTGATGCATCCTGTGAACTGATAACAATCTGACCATTACTTTGTGATTGAATTGTTACATTTGCACCTGCAATAAGGTATGATGTTCCATTTGATAATTTCTGTAATGATCCACTCAATCCACCTGATGCAACTACTGGACCACTGAATGTTGAACCTGAGATGGTTGCAATGGTGCTATTGTCAATACTGATTGTATAATTTCCACCAACATCTGATCCACTCAATCCTGTTCCAATTGTCAATACTCGCTCATTATTGAGTGAACTGGTTGCATTCAACACCAAATATGAGGCATTCAAGTCTGCTGCATCCCGAGTGCTGATTGTGATCTGACCATTTGATGAAGAAATCACTGACACATTTGTGCCAGCAACAATGTAACTCGTTCCATCAGACAATTTCTGAAGTGATCCACTCAATCCACCATTTGCCACAACAGGACCACTGAATGCAGATCCACTCAACGTTGCAACAACGCTGTCATCAATGCTGAAATTGAATGCAGACCCAGGACCACCATCAACACCAATCAATCCTGTTCCAATTGAAACAATTCTTTCATTTGACAATGTTGCAGATGAAGACAGAACAAGATACTGTGCATCATCAGGTGCATATGCTCCACCAGATGCTTCCCAAGACAGAGATCCTGAATTGTATCTGTAAAGTTTCTTTTCTGTGATGTTCCAAAAAACTTCACCATTTATCAGTGATCCAGTTGGCAAACTGTATCCTGCTGGAACTATAAGTGCACCACCATTGTCTCTATCATATGTTTGAGGTCCAGTGAATACTCTTGGGGTAGAATCATTAATCTGTATCTGTATTACATTCAGCATTTACACAACTTTCACCCTGTCAATAGAAACTATTCTTCTCAAACTGTCATATGTTGGCGTTTCCAATAATCTTGTTTTCACTGTACCATCAGAATTGTATGTGCTACCAGTCAATTGTGATATCAAACCAATACTGTTGTAAGTAATTTTGTAATCCTGCAATTTGACATTTCTTGAACCATTTGTCCACAAAATGTAGTCTGTAACACCCCACGTATTGTACTGAACATCATCAACACCGTTTTGCACAGGATAGTGTGCAAGTGTATTCAAACTTTCATGAACACTTTCATCAATACCTGATGATCCGGATGCAGTTGAAGATATGATGAGCTCTGCTCCTGGACCATGATCATCAATCTGAATTCCAGTTCCGGCTGTCAATTTTCTTGCATTTGGAGGTTGTTCAACTGAACTTGACGTTATGATCCACTCTGTGTTGTTGACAGCAACATCAATCTGATCATGTGTCAGTGTACCTATGTTGTCAAGTTCTTTATGATCTGTAACAATTCTTTTTGCAGTCATTGTTTCTCCACCCGTTCCTGCAAGCTAACTAATCAACAAAAATTTCATGCAATCTTGACCAATCATATCCTGTCAAGAGAGCATAACCAACAGTCACCTGATCAACAACACCTGTTGGATCAACGCCAAGTGATCTCTGAAAACATTGTGTAACATGTTGCGTTTGCACATCAAATGTATCGTCAACAACAACATTGACATATTGACCGCCAAGTGTTATGAGAAATTCTTTCCACAATCTTACGTCGCTGCCAACATCGCCAAGTTTCAGTTCTCTCATCTATATCCAGCAGTCATCAATTCAAGTTCTCTTCTGATCATTTCCTGCAATTGTTGTGAAAGAGCACTCACCCTGACATATGGTTCAGTTTTGACAACATGTTGTTGTGGACCCACTTGTGTGAATGTACCAGCAATTGGTTGTTCAACTATGATTGTTAATGGCGCTGCGGGGGCTGGTCTTGCTGCCCTGACTGTTTGAGTTATATCTGCTATCATTTTATCCTTTCAGAACAGGTTGACCCTGTTCAACAGAACTCTTCAACAATTGTGCTCCTCCTGACAGGGCGTTGGTTGCCTGTTGCAATTTTTCTCGTAAAACATTCAGAAGATTAGCCTCATCTGTTATGGGATCATCATTCTCTTTCAACAGTTTGATCTTGCTCTCAAGTCTCTTGATCTCTTCAACTAAATTCTCTGTGTATGCTGACATATTAACCTACCCATGATTTTTTAACTATTCCATCATTGACAGATACAACAATTGTGTTGAATTCAGACATTTCATTCATGATGTTCTGTTCACCATTGTATCTGTATATCCTGAATTTGCATCCTGTTGACACAACACATTTGAATGCTTGAGCAATTGTCATACCAACAACTTTGTGAGATAATTGCCACAAATGTTCTCTATCCATACTTGATATATTATCACTTCAATCTGCACTGTGATTACGCAAATTGATGATCTCTTCCTGACGTTTACGCCACACATCAAACTGTTTCACAATGCTGTCATCAGCACCTGCAGCAGACCTGATGCGATTGATGACACTCTTTATGTTCTGTATCCTATCATTCTCAAACTGTTCAACACTGATGAGTGATAGGACAGTTACAACATCAATTGCTTCAATCAATGACAATTCAACATTCAACATGCACAGATTGTACAACAAAAACAGCTCAAGGGACCATTTCTGATCCCTTGAACTGCACACTTTTTATTTACTGATTTTTAGAGTGATTTATCCTGCACATCATAATGTCTGCTGAGAACCCTAAAGAGTGTTCTTGCTGACCTACCATCAAATTGAGCAACACTCCCATCTGGGAAGTCAACGTACAACATTGTGCTGTCATTGCGCTCATTTGTACTCACTGCAACATTGACACCTGCATTCCTGCCGGCGGTCTCAGTCCTAAGCTTTCCCGTACGATCATAACGGGTCTTGATTGATGCACTCTTGTTGATCTGAATATACTTCTTTGCCATAATTTTACCTTCTGATTTCATCCTGTTTAGCAGCATTAGCTGATATCAGTAATGTAACAAATGGCGGTTAAAGAGTTCAAAACTTTATTTACGCAGATTTTTAACGTTCCAAATGAGATCTCTCAAAGCCTCAATCAGTTCTTTAACATATTCTTTGATCAATTTGTTCAAATTTTTATCATTGTCAGTGTTGTATGCCATCTCAATTGCATCACTCAATTCATCAATAATCATTTCACAATTGTTGATATCAATCCTTTTTGCAATACCCAAATCTTCAATGTCATTCTGCAATTTTTGAAGATCTTTCAAAAAAGATTTGGCGTCATCTTCATCAACCCACATTGTATCAAAGTTTTTCCAGTGGATAATATGTTTCAACAAATCTTCAACGTTCAGAATGTTCTCTTTCCAATGAAATTCTCTTTTGTCAGCTTTTACTTCTTTACTGTACTTTTTATCAAAGAATTTCTTATAATCACCCTTGATTGGGTTCACTTCATCTCTGAACATTTCATCAACAACATTGAATTCTGGATGTTCAGATATGTCAACGATTCTGTTCTTGAGTATGGGGTTCTTTTTTCTGTACAAAGTATTCAGATATTCTGCTCTCGGACCCAATCTTTCATAATCAATTTTCAACTTTTCAACATCATCTCTATTGAAAAACTTTTCCCATACTGCTGACGCATAGGTGGAAGTCATGTATCCAGATGGTTTAATGTATTGTGGATAAAAGTATGCCATTGCTGCCTCATACATCAGTGGACCCCAACCACCATCTGCAGCAACCCTAACAACTTCATGAACTGTGCTCTTTGATGAACCAATCACTTCTGTCACAATTACGCCATGCGTACTATTCTCATCATCAATGAGATAGATTGTGATCTCACCATTTGAATTATCCTCAACATACAGTTTGTAACCAAACTTTTTGAGATCATTCAAACCAAATTTTGCTTCAGTCAACAGCATGTTCACTGTCCTTGTGAATACTTGATTGCCAATTCCTGATCAATTACACCCTTCTTTGAGGTATGAGTTCCCAACCTCCTGTGTTTGCCTGTTTTTGGATCCTTCTTCTTAGTGTACAGAACCCATCGGTTGCCAACCTTCCTGATGATCTCATCCAATTCCTCCTGATCAACCTTATCAATGAGAACATCCCTGATCTCCCTCAATAACCCCTGAATACCTTTGTCAGTCTGCATACAGTTATATCTATGGTGTGCTGACAAAAAATTGTTCTGGGTCATTCTGGACCTGTTGACAGAACTGTATGTGGCTATTGCTCAGAACAGTTTCAGGTACACAGCATTGCCAATTCCCCAAACAGGATGAACACCATGCTCGAGTGCACACTGTGCTTCTGACTTACCATCATGGGCGCGGAAAGCAAACCGGTCATACCTGTTCACTCCATCTGAATACCAATAGTTCTGCCCAGTGACAGCAACCTTCTGGTACCCACACTTCCCGTACACACCACCTGTTCCATAACGCAGCTCAGCATATGAAATGACGCCACTGAAGCAGTTCAATTTGGCCCACACTTCAAGAGCCCTTATGAGCCTCGATGCGCCGCCCATGACTGAATATCCACTCTTGAAAACCATCCTTGCAATCTCAAGAACATGTCCCCACTTCTTCTGAACTGGAACTCTGCCGCTCACAGCACCAACAATTTCACCCCCACTGATGAGTCCATATGCAACCTTTGCTGAAGTGTCACCCTGAATGTGATATTTGGTGAACACATCACGTCTTTCAGCTGTTGTCAACTGCCTAATCTGGCACTGTCGTGCGCCAATCCTGACTGTGCTCTCACCCAATATGTGACCAATCTGTTGTCTGCAGATGTCACCCTTTTCTCGCCATTCATCGCTGGTGTACACAGTCAGTCTGCAACCAATGTTGCCCAATGCAGTGTACAGATTTGACAACTCTGTCCTGTCTACATTCTTCCTGATGTCAATCAGTCTGTATGCCCACTTCCCGCAGTCTGAGAATTGTGTGTCACCCTTGGTGAACGTTCCCCTGTGCTGTTTCCTGATGAATGTTTGCCATTCTGCGTACAGATCTTCCCAAGACCGGTCAGTTGTCTTGGGAATCTTTTCTTTTGCTGTGATCGGTTTGACCATAATCATTGTCGCGGCAGCAGCCCCATTTGGAGAACTCAGTTCACCCCTGCCACCCTCCTGCATTGCACACTTCTGGTGCTCAGAGCAGTATTTCCTAAAGCCAAAAGAGAGGTATCGTGTCTCACTGCCACAGACTGGACAGGTTGGTCTCACTCCATTATGGAGATGTCTGACAGTGTACTCTTGAGAACTCAAACCGTGTTGACGTCTGAGATGATCTGAGAATGCTTTTCCTGCTCTCTCTGTGTCCTTCATTTGCCAACCACAAATCTTGCAACAGAACTCTGTCTTCTTTACGTAGAGGGACATAATACCTCCAAAAATTTTGCGTAATTATCTTTATTCAATACAATGAAATGTTCGAACACTTTTTCTGCCTCTTTCCATTTTTCATAATCAATGTCAACAATTCTTCCCTTCAATTCAATGATTGCATTGTGTTCTGGAAGATAGAAATCTGGAATGTATATTTTTCCATCACCATACTGTACTCTGTGACATCTGGATGTTCTTTCACAAACAATATTCAGTTCTCTACATTTCTCAACAAATCTTTTCTCAAGTCCACTGTCACACCAAATGTTGTCAACGTATCCTCTATCAAGATTTTTCCAACTTGTTGATGGTGTAAACTTTCCACTCATGATTGCTCTCTTCACGCCATCAGATGTTCTCTGTTTAACTTCAGGGGTAAATGCAGTCTGAGTTGCCTCTGATATCTTCTGTCTCATTTCATCAGATTTCATCTGTTCTCTGAGTTGTTCACCCTTTTCAGATGCCCAAAAATCCTTTTTTCTCTGTGAAGATGCTGCCCGAGCTTCTGGAGTTTTGTTGTGTTCTAACATTTTCTGCATATTCATTTTTGATATCTGTTTTTGATGTTCTCTGAACTTTTCATCATTCTTCCAACGTTCCTTTAATCGTTCAGAATTCTTTGCTCTAACTTCAGGACGACTCATTGCAATTGCTGCAGCTTTTAACGCCCTAGGCCTCACTGATGGTGTTTGCAATATATGACCATATGAATATTCAGTGTATTTCTTTTTCTTTTTACTCCAAGGAGTTTCTTGACCACATCCACATTTGCACAATGGTCTTACACCATTGTAATCATGGTTGAGTACATATAAATCATATCCATGATGATGTTTATTCACATGTAATACAAGCGCTCGTATGTTTTTTAATTCAATTCCACAATCTTTACAAATTTCCATAAAACAACTTTCATAGTTTTATTGTACAACACAATTGACCACTGTACACAATTAAGTATGTAATTGTCATTCACCCCTTGTGTGGTAGTCATTCACCCTATTGTTCCCTTGAGAACAGAGATGATGACTTTGTGAAAGTCATTTATGAAAAAGTCATTTACCCTTTGATGGTTCATGATGCACTTTGCAGAAAAACAAAGGGCCTCCCAAAAGGAGGCCCAAAGTTATTTTGACCTTATTTTAACCTTAGATGATGTTCATGTCAAGGACATTCACAACACCATAGAAGTCAGATCGAATCATCTTCTTTCCGTACCTTGTCATCACTCCACGCCTTGGCGTAAAATCTTCAGGTGCGAAAATTGTTGGTGTGACTATCAGCGGAACGTATGGGGAATATACAAATCCCGTTTCCAAATATGATCCACCTTTATATCCAACAAGAATCTTGTTTCTTGGGAAGTATGGGTCCTTGTAAACTGTGAACCTGTTGCTCACCGTACCAACAGCCTCTGCACCAATGGTGAATGGGCTGCCAACCTGACCTTCGCTATCAATTGAGAACTTTGGCTTATACAACACGCTGCTCTCAAGGATTGTGCAAACATCTGGGCCAGTTACCATGAAGTTTGCTGCACCGCGGAGGGTCTTCCTGTGAATTGTATTTGCAACATCGATGATTGTCTCAATCAGTGTCTCATACCATTCACGGACTGTACCAGTGAATTGTGGTCCGATTGAAAGGCTGTTTGCCAACTGAACAGGAGCACCGGTCAACTTGTTGACGAACCTGCCAGGAGCTCTGCTCCAGTACATGATTGCGCCATTTGCTTGTGTGAGAAGATCACCAAGAATTTCACGATCAATCTCAAGAGCAATCTGCTCTGAAAGGATTGATGTCAACTCAACCTCTGCGTCAATTGAGTGGTACGCATTGAGATCTTGTGCCAATTCAGGGGACCAACGAGCCCTGAGCTTACGGCTTGTTGCAGTGATTGCAATGCTCTCAATCTTGATATCGATTTCAGGAATTGCAGGCGTTGGTGAAGAACCAAAATCGCTTTCAAAACTTGGAACCGTGAGAGTACCGCCAGAGCTGCTGTCAACTGCGAGGTTGTCTTGGACAGGAGCAGAGAACTTCAAGTTTGAAGCCTGAGCACCGGTGATGATTGCTGTTGTTGCAGCGTTTGTCAACCTGAGTACCATCTGAATGTATGTACCATTGAGTGGATCAGCGGTAAACACACCACCAGAGAACGTACCACGCTTGTTCAGTCTCCTGAGATTCAGGATGCCAGAACCGCCCTGATAGGTTGAACCCCAGACGTCGGAGCCGACGCTCCCGGTCGTTGGACCAAAGTAAGCAATCTGATCAATTGCGAGGAAGTCACCCTTTGCAATGCCAGTTGTCAAATCACTGACAGCGACATGGAGGAATTGAACGTCAAGAACATTGTTTGCAATGTCAACCTCAACTTGTGGATCAAATTGAAGCATTCTTGCGTTTGTACCTGTAAAATCAGTTTGTGAAGCAACGATGCCACCAACTGTCCAGGCTTCAGAAGCACCGGTCCATGCACCAATTGATGCAGTTGCGATGGTTGCTGACACAGCATGAACTCTTGAGTATCCATCACCAGCGATATCATACATACCACCTGCTGCAAGAGATCCTGATTGGATACCTCTACCAGCTGGGTTGCTGTACAATGACTGACCCTTTGCATACACATTGTTTGTTGCATCGCTGTCACCACCGACATAACTTCCATATGTGTAATCGAGATAGAACACAAGGCCAGATGGGAGTGTCATTGGCTGAACTGAAACCAGCTCATTTGCAACGAGACCACCGAAAACCCTACGAACTATTGGGAATGCAACGTTTGTGAAACCTTGCAGTTGACCGGTTGAGGTCATTGTACCACCACCGGTTGAGATTGCAGCAGCTTCCTTCAAAACCTGTGCTGCTTGGTTCTCAAGCAATTGAGCCATTGACTCACGCTTGTAACCATCAAGGCCTCTCAGGAGACCTGATCTTGACCATTTTTCTACCAATCTAACGCGATCAGCACCAATGTTACGTTCTTTAACGTCCTTTGAGAGCTGATCAAGTGTAAACATTTTAGACATATATTTCTCTCTCTTTTGCTTTCTGTATTTGTTCACTTGATTATGCCAGCAAGCTTACCCCAACGATCAACCTCGACACCTTCTGTCAAGACTGGTTGTGATTGCTTTGCGGGTTGTGATGCGCTGCCTTTGACAGCACTCTCACTGATTGTCTTACCACTAAGTCTCTTTGAGAAATTCTCAATTAGAGCCCTAACCTCACCAACAGATTTTGCTGCATCAATTCTTCTGACAATTGCTGCCTTCTGAGCAGATGTCACAACACGAGTTTCAAACAGCTTCTTTGTTAAGTGATGTTTTGCATTGTAGAGATTCGTCTCTGCCAATTTTGTTTGGAGACTTCTGTTGGTCCTGCTCTCCTCAGACCTTGAGCCACTATTTGAGTTGTGCTCTTTTAACATCTTTGCACGCAATCCTTTTGAACGTGCGAGTGATTCATTGAAACGCTTCACAATGTTGTTGTAACGCACTCTTGAACCACTGACTGAACTCTCTCTGATCAGTTTAGCTCTCCTTGCAAGTGATGAGCGCAATTTTGACTCAAATTGAAGTTCTTCCTCAATCTGACGATTTTCTGGTTGATCATTGATTTCACCCTTTTGACCACCCTCTTCCATCTCATCACCCTCTTCGCAAACTGATTCATTTGCAACCAGAGTTCCCTCATCATCTGAAGCACCATCTGCTTCCTTGAGAGGATCACCCTCTGATTTTCCACCGCCAAATTCTTCATCCTCTTTCAGTGGATCGCCATCAGACTTTCCACCGCCAAAGTCCTTTGCACTCTTTGCTTTTGCAGCGCTCTCAAAGAGTTTACGTGCTCTGATCAGCTCTCTTCTGAGAACAGATTCATCAATCTCAATGACCTGATCATCATCCATATCTTCACCCTCTTCTTTGACGTTAACATCTTCACCGTCAGCATCAATGTTCAGATCAAGATCTTCACCCTCTTGGCCCTCTTCACCACCTTCATCCTCATCAGATGTGATGTCAATATCAAGGTCCTCAGGTTCACCCTCTTCAGTTCCTTCCTCCTCTTCACCAGTCAAGAGATCAACACCAATCTGTTCAAGATCAATGTCATCCGGCATGCCGGTCAATTTGAGAGTAACTTCTGCTTCATTAAGTTTTTTCATGTTTTTGCCCTGTTTCTTGAGATTGTTAACATCCTCATGCAGTTTCTCAAGTTTTTCTTCAAGGAATGATTTCCTTGACTGTTCAAAACCAGCTTCCTGCAAGTATTCATACATATTTTGCACTGCAGCAATCATCTTTGAAATTTGATCCTGATATGTTCTTGTTTCTCTCAAAAGTTTGCTTGCGGTCCTGTACTGATCAACTGCTTCTGAAATTCTGTAAACATTCAATTCAAACATTTTTTCATTGGCAGCCTTCTTCTTTCCAATGAGAGGCGCCAACAATGATATTGCTTCAAGACTCAATTCATACTCTTCTTCTGAATCATCTGAAGATATTTCATCAACAACAACATCCTCAACATTTGGCACAACAACATCAACTTCACCAGGAGGAGCCTCAAGACCGCTCAGATCAAGAGTAACTTTTCCTTCTTCATCAGGAGATGATATCAATGGTTGTTCTGATTGTGGAGTTGGAGCCGTCATCTGTTCAAGTGGTTGTTCTTCACCAGATACTGTCAAATCATTCTTCTCATTTGGATTATTGTCAACATCTGTCAACATTTCTCCATTAACTGAGGGCATTCCAGGAGGAGTTATGTCATCAGTTTCATCCTCTTGATCATCGATTTCTCCTTGAAGAGAATTTTCAATGAATTCTCTAATTCTTGGAGTAACAGCTTCAATAATTGCATTTTTTGCATTATTTTCTGCAACTTCCTTCAATTTTTTGACATCAGCTAATGCTTCAACGTATAATTGCTTTGACATATTATCCTTTTTTAACTAGTGGACAAAAATTGATTTTTATGACCTCTTTGCAAAACCTCTATCATTGATGATAGTTTTTGAAGCTTCAGTTGGCAATGCAGTGCCCTCTGTTGTTCCAGGTCCTGCATAAGCCGGTTTGATATCATTATATCCGATTTGTGGATCCTTATTCTTGTCAATACCTTCTGTTTTTCCTGGTCCTGGTGACGTTACATCTGGTACATATGAATTTGCTGGTCCACCTGGTTCTGTCCACTTTACATCACCAATATTTGGTGCATTACCATAACCGGTTGCAACTTGACCATTGGCAAACAGATCAGGATCAGCACCTGAAATCCCATCACTTGGCAATAATCCAGGATTGCCACTACTGAATGGTGCTGTTGCTATGTCAATCACCTGTTGCGCATATGTGTTCTCATCAAGTACAGCACCATCCTTAACATATGGTGTGTTTGAGAAACACTTGGCCAAAAGTGTATATTTTGGATCAGTCTTGTTTGGAGCGTATCTTCCGTATTTTCCGCTGCCAGGTGTTGCTTTCTTCTTTGTTATTGCCATATGTCAATTTCTTTCAAATCTTCAATCAGATCATCTTTTTGATTTTTGTTATCACAACTTTTTTTGCTTCACCAATTCTTCTCAATTGTGAACGCAATCTGTTCTCTTTGATTTTTAATGCCTTGATGAAATCAACATGCTTCTCAAGAGTGTCAGCATATTCATCTGCATCAACCTCTTCAGTCTCTTCAGCAACATCCTCAGTTGACCTGATTTTGCCAAATTTTTCCTTCTCTTCAATGATCAGCTTTTGTAACAGTTCTTTTGTAAGTTTCATTTTATATCACCCAAGATATTCACTAAGTATTACAATCAGCCAGGTAATTTCTTCGATGCAAATGCCAAATTTGACCAATTGTTTGCAACATTACCAAAAAGCTCTTCAGGATTATGTTGATCAACTATATCTTCTGCAGTCCCTTTTGCATAAACCTGTTGAGCACTCCTCTGTTCTGATTTCAACATATCAGGCAATGTATTCCTTGCAGTGTCCTCAAGTAATGATGCAAATTTCGCATCACTTGTTGCAGATTTCACCAATTCATTCACTTTGCCACTTTCAACATCAACAGAACGTTGTTGTGTACGCGGTTTATCAGAAGAACCAAACACAACAGAAGAATTCTTTTTTATGCTCTCATTCAATTCTGTCTTTGACAATCCTTCAGTCAAAATTTCAATCAAACATTCTTTAACATATTCTTTGAACAATTGTTTTGAGATTTTCATACTCTACCTCAAACTTATCCTACTCCATTGTATCCATTTGATCCGGTGATTGGTACTGCAAATCGTGATTCAATTGCAGTCAAACCTGCAGCCACTGAATACTGAACTGAATATGCTCCATCAGTTCTCAAATACAATTCATTAACCCGATATTCAAGATCTATCTGATCACTTGGTGCAACAAGAAAATAGTTTGAATTTTCAACACCATTTTTTGTAAAACCAACTCGTAAATTGCTACCAGATGTTGAAGTCAAATTCTTAATCACAACAAATTTTGTAACATAGTCAAAATTGTATCCATATGTTACGCCTTGAGCACCATATGAACTGGTTACCCATGGTAATGCAGATGCCTGATATTCATTGAGAGCATTATAACCTGGTTTTGGATTGTTTAACATGAACTATTCTTTCTTCATTAAATATAGCTGAAACAGATTGAGCCACTCTCGTGGCTCAAAATGAATTCATGAATTGGTGATATCACTTCAATATATCATTCAAAATTCTGTCAATTCTATCAGATTTATTGAGAACTCTGTGAATTTCACTCTCTGACAACTGTCTGCCCTCTGGCAACATGAATGCTGCTGGAGTTGATGGTTCAGAGACGGTGTCCCAACAGATCAATTGAAAATCATCCTGAACAACTTGATAATCACCCTGTTTTCTTGTTGTTCCAACACCCCTTGAACTGATACCAATTTTTACTCCATGCTCAATTAAACCTTTCAACACTTGACCAGATGGTAATTTTGTTAAAACTTCAAGTGTTCCATACACAACATCACCCTCCATGTATGCCTCTCTGATGATGTGTGAAGCATTTTTGAGATTGACTACACTTGAATCTGGGTGATCTAACTCACCCAATGCTCTATTTTCTGCAATGAATTTTTGATAATTTCTAACTTCTCTCTCAAGAATTTCTTTTGGATAAATTCTGCCATTCTGATTGAGTGTATCTGCTCTCTGAAGAATACCTTTGAGAAACAATTTTTCTTCACCATTCTCATTAACATTCTCTCTAATCAGTTGACCATTTGTGTCAACCGGTTCATAGGTGCTCAAAAGTTTCAAATTCATACATTCTCCTCAGGTTTAATGATCTCTTCATAGAGTTTCATATATGATAAGTACTTTGTGATTGTGTCATCATCAATGGCATCAATGCTTTCCTCAACAATTTGTTGAGATAACTTTTCAAGTTTATCAGCAACATATGTACTGCCATCTTTCATACTACGCTGCTCACTGATGTAATTCTTCATTTCTGACAACAATGTTTCTCTTGATTGTTGCAATTTTTCCCTAATAAGACCTTCATCCTGATTTGTTGTTGCAATTGCATACACTCGTATCAGATCTTTTTGTGATGAATTCAAAACTTTATCATACTTTTCATTCAATTTGTTTGACAAAATTTTCATAACCAATCTATTGGTCCCAGGCGTTTCTGAATTTTCAATCACAACATCTGTGCATTGCTCAGGATTTTCAAGCAGCCAACCTGTCAGCTGATCCTCAAATTTTGCAATTCTGAATATGTCATGATCATTTGATCGCCAATCATTTATCAATGTTTGCACAGTTGCATACTTTTTATATTCATTCACATTGTGATCAAAAATTGTGTTGTTAACGCCAAAAGTGTGATTGATGGTCTTGATAAGAAGTGATTTTTCACGATCAAGTTTTTGTAAATCATACTTCTCTGCTGCCCTCTTTGCCTCTGACAAAATTGATTGAACAACTGACTGCGAAGAAACATGCGTCTTTATTAGAGAATTGATCAATCTGAATTCCTTATACAATTCAGTACCAGGTTTGAAATATGTTTTCAAAATTTTGAGTGCTGTGTTTGATCGTTTCTTATCTCCTTCAACAAGTGATGTTGAAATTTCCTTGATCAGGAATTCATAGAGTAAGCCAGCATTTCTTTTCTTATTGTGTGCAGACATTTTATTCCTCTTCTCTAATATCAAATATTCCGGTTAAATCTATGTTTTTTGTGTCAATGACAAAATTTTTGCCATCAATTTCATCCTGTATATCAACTGCTTCACTGATCAATTTTGTGCTGTTCATTCGCTTACCAAAGCCAAATTTCTGATCAAGATGATTGAGAACACACTTCAAATTTTCATCCAATTTGACATGTTCAGGAAATTCTGGTTTAACAAAATATTGAAAATCTCTTCCTTCTTTGAAAGGATTTGTTATGATTGATTTTCTGTATTCATCATCATATGGATCAGAGTTTGAATCAAATTCTGATGTCATCTTTCCAAAATCTGGGATGTGTGTTTTTGAACTTCCATGTGTTCTTTGTCTTGAACGATTATATTGTGTTCTCTTGATTTGAGAATTTACCTTAACCGGTTCATCCTTTTCAAAAATTGGTTTTTCATCAGGGCTTGGTTCATCACCAGAGATCAACAATTCCAAATCAGGATCCTGTTCTTCTTCCGGTTCTTCACCTGCAGTTTCAAGTTCCTCAGCTCCCGCCTCAGCGCCGCCCTCTGAACCGGCTCCTCCCATATTACCACCCGCATTACCAAACAATTCTTCTGTATCTGGTTCTGACACATTATCAAGCTGTACTGAATAGACACGTTCTCTCAATTGCTGATCTGCAATATTGTTTATCTGATCACTATCCAATCCCCAGATCTCTCTGTAGATGAATTCTTTACTACCCATACCTTCAGGCATATTTCCGGCAATTTCAAACTTTGAACGCCACAATTCAAGTTTTTGCTGTTGGGCAACTGACGATGGATTTGACAATTTGAGATTGAAATTTCCCAAATCTTCACCAGAATATCCATGTGCATACAGATGAATAATTGCCAACTTATTGAGTTCAGCAATCATCATCTTTTGTATTGATGTTATTGTTCTTGAAAATCTGATATCCTCAGATGCCAATGTTGCTTTTGAACTTACACCTTCATCATATGAAAGGTATGCTTTTGGAATTTTCAATGCTGCAAACAATTTCTTCTGAATATATGCAACATCCTCAACTGCAGCTGTGTTCTGTCCACCAGCAAGTGTATCAATCTTTGTGCCTGATTCATTACCTCTCACCGGGATCAAAAAATCTTCATCAACACTGAACGGATTGTATCTGAGATCAACTCTTCCAGTTGCCTGATCAATAACCTGATTTGATCTCAAGTTCTTTTTCATTTCCTCAATGTACATTGGTACTTCAGCTGGAGGTAGGTTTGCAACGTCAACATAGAATACACGACGTTCCGGTGCTCTAACAATTCTGTAAACCAACATTGCATCCTCAATGAGGATCAATTGACGCCAAATTCTTCTGGCTGGATCAAGCACTGATGATCCATATGGAAGAAACGCATCATTACCAAGCAATCTAAAATGTGTTACTTCCCAATTTTCAAGTGTTCTATTACCAGCACCTGCCCATCTGTACCTGATTGCAAATGGATCTTCTCTATCAAAGTTTTCTTCTCTCTCAATTTCATTCACTGGGATTGGAAAAGCGTTCACAATTCCACGTTCAGGATGCACATCATTGTACAGAATGAAATCACCAAATTTGCAAAGATTTCTTGCCCACAATCTTCCATTGAATTCAAAATTCAGTACACCATAAAACAGTTCATCAAGAAGCTCTTTTATCTTTTCGTTGTCAGAATATATGTGTAATGATTTTCCTTTATCATCACATGCCATAACTTCATCTGCAAATATATCAAGTGCTGATGACAATTCAGGAAAAAGTTCCATTTCACAGTTGTGAACAAACACTGAATAAGGATGTTCTTCAAGATTGGAAACTAACGCAAAATTTGAATAGTCAGCGACTTCAATATCATAAACATCTTCAATTTCATCAGTATTTTGAATTTCTTTTACTGAACGTTCCAAATTCATAGACATCAATTTGGAATTTTTTGTCAAATCCTTTGCTTCAACATATGTCCCATCACGTAACATAAATCTGTGATCAGGAGTTGATCTGATCACCGTACCGTCATCAAGAACAACGTGTAAAATTTCACGTTTTCCATTGTATTTTGCACCAGTAATTTTTGAAACTACTCTTACATTATCTTGCACATCATATGAATATGTGTATATGTGTCTATCACCACTATTCCATCTATCAACAATTTCATCAAGACGCATATAGCCTGTATCATTCAACACAGCAACCAATGTATCTCCAGTGAGACAAAAGTCTTGATACCTCATCAATCTCTCAGAAAGATTGTAAGCATTGGCTGTTATTCTTGAATATGTTGGAGAAAAAGATCTCTGAAAAAGCAACGCTGCTGACGATTTTTCATGATCAGGCGATGCAATCACTGTATCATAAGATCTGATTTTTCTCTTTACTACTGGACCTGATTTGAATAGTCTTGTTAAACGCTTAAATAAATCTCTGTTCTTTTTATTGGTCATGTGCCCACCTATTCATAAGCCTAGGCTCAACAAATATGTTTGATCTTATCAAATTTTGTTCTTTGAAGTTAAAGAAACTTTTTGAACCTTTGGCGTTTTTTTCTTCACAGCATACAATGCTGGATTTTCTACCATTGCTTTGAGAGCATCCTCAACTCTTTTGAGATCAATTGACACTGCACCAATAACTTGAGGCAATTCACCCAGACCATCATTGAATGTTTTTATTGCTGACAAAAGTTTGCTTGCTTTGGTAACAACATCCTTTGCAACTTCATGATCAATTTCAACATTTTCTTTCAAAGTTTTCAATTCATCACGAATTATCTGTTTCAATTCTGCTATATGAATTTTTGATGACATAATACCTGTCAGTTAAGTATCTGTCATAATAACCAACTTGTATCAATCAGCAGATCAGGTCTTTCTTTTGTGACATCATCCATTTGTCGTGGTTTTGCAACACCAATATTTTTGTAAGTTGAATGAATTGACATATCATGAATTTTCCTGAAACCTGGAATGTCATTCTGTTTCAATCCAATTTTACCAGTTGATCCAAGAAGTGCATACATTATGTCAACATTTGCATTCTTTCCTTCACCAGCATCGAGCATCCACGTCCCAATTGCAAGTGACAGAACAAGATCGTCATATGCATCCTTTGAAGCCATGGGTTTATTTCCATTCCAGATGAAAGATTGCAATTGATCATATAATCGTTGAGACTTAACATGAAGTTGTCTGTTTCTCAACAATTCTTCGAGTTTTGTTGTTATTTGTGTTCTAGTTTTCTGATTTGTTGGAAAACCGGGTGTCTCATCCTCTGATGGCACATATGATCTGTAATCTCCCCTTGCATTGTGATAATAGAGATGTGGATAACCAATTGTTTTCAATTTTGTTGCAGTGAAATATCCAAACGTATTCTGTTCAACTGCAATCAATGCTTTGCAATACAATTTTCCAATTTCATTCAGTAAATCACCCAATTTTTCAGGTGGTATCTTTCCCATATATTCAGCAACAACTTCAAGTTTTTCTTCGTCAATAACATGAAATGCGCTGAAATCTCTTGCATCACCTCTTGATACATCTGCTGAAATGATATATTTCTTTCCTGGTACTGGGTCTTTCCATATCCAAACATTTCTGTCAATTTCTGACTTTTTGTAAGGTACTTCTATGTCTTGTCTAACCAATTCGAGTGTTTCTGACGTTAAGAACGTGTCACCACTTGCTACGAAGTCGCACACATATTCTTGTGAAATTTTCTTTTTCGTGAATCCTCTGGTCTCATTAACAAACCAATCCTGATCATGTTCTGGATGAACTGTCCATGGCAATCTTATTGCATTAAAATTGTTGACACCTGCTTCTGCATCGACCCACAATTTGTAATATTGACCACCAACGCCATTTGGCGTCGACAGCAGAATTGCTCGACCACCTGTATTGCTTCCCAATATACCATTCTGATAAAACGTATGTGTTCCAGGAACTGTGAAATCATATGTTATCTGATCATCACCACATTCAATTGAAACAATTTCATCCCACAGAACACTCTCTTCTCCAATTTCATGAAAGAATGTTTGTTCATCCTCAGACAGATCAAAATCATCCTCAAGAATTCTGTTTGCAAGAACCTGATATCTCAATTTTCCTATCAGATCAGAAATGTATGAATATTTTTTGTGATTTGATATCCTTGTTCTCTGATAGTCAATCACATTTCTCAACATTGTTTCAACAACACTTTGCAACTTTTTTGACAATATAAATTGCATTCTTTCATCGCCAGAATATTTTTCTGACAACTTTAATAGTTTCCCCATTTTCTTTTCAACAGTTATTCCAATGTCATTCTTGAACAATTCAGAGCCATATTTGTTCAATTCAAGAACCCAATTGGTTTGGTTTTCAACTGGGGGGGTTGATAACCTTGATTTCAAATCAGAATATTCATAAACTTTTGACACAATTCCAAAATTTTGCAACAACAGTTGAATTTCATTCATCAATTCTCTGTTATGAGAATATGTCATTATTGTGTTGCCTATGTGTGAATTTGCATCAAAAAACCCTCTCAAAAACTGAGATTGCGTATGCCTATTACCTTTCCAAACTGAATTTGGAATTGAATTCAATCTGTGTTCTTGACGTTCTGATCTGAATATACCATCATTGTATTGAAACCCTACTGCAAGTAAACGTTCTCCTATTTGTACATCATCATTCTGTACACATGTTTCATTATCATTAATGAATGACTTAGATAAGATCACACCACTAATGTATGCATTTTCATCAACAATTTTGCCAAATTGTTGTGTACCAAATTTCAATTTCAAATGATCACCAATTTTCAATTGATTTGCTTTGATCATTCCAATTGTTCCATCTCTCAAGGTCCACAATGGATGTTCAAATGTAGTTTTCAATTTTTTACCACTTGACGTTGTGATAATTTTCAATGATGATTTTGGCGAAATGTATGTATGTGAAACCGATTCAAATCCATTCTTTGCATAAACATTCAAATCTTTTGCATCACAAAATGTTCCAATATCTCCTTTGCACAATTCATCAATATTTGACCATCCCAAATCAGTCAATACTTTTGTATCACCTGTTAAACAGCTTATTGTTGGAAAAATACCTGTCCAAATCGTATCAAAGTCTCGTATGAATGCGCATTCATCCACAATCAACAATGACAAAGCTTCTGATCTACCAGCATCCTCAGATGTTGGAATAGCCTTAATCACTGACCCATTACTGAATTCTATCTGTTGTTTTGATGGTTGATATTTTGGCAAAAGTAACCACTTTGGTAAGTTTTGAACAGCAACCAAACATTTTTTCACAAAGTTTTGTGCAGTTGGAAGTTTTGTTGCAATGATGAGAACATTCTTGTCTTTATGAAAAATTGCCAGCCACACTGCATATGCAGCACTGACAGTTGATAAACCAAGCTGTCTTGATTTCAAGATTATGTTGAAACGATTTTCTTCATATGATTTCAAACATTCATCCTGAAATGGATATGTGTTGAAAGGTATGGTTCCTTTCAATGGGTGCTGAATTTTTACATAACTGTTTATGAAATAGACTGGGTCTTTACCGCACCTGATTATCTCTTTTACCTGATCACTTTTTGTTGGATTTCCTGTTAATGCCATTTCAGCCCAATTCAAAGACTAACTTTTTTCTATAGTACGCTGTTCTACGAGGATTGTGTACTCCAAAGCCAATCACTTCAATTGAATCACTGGAATTGTTTTCAACAATTTTTATTGCTTTTCCAGTCAACGACTTATATCTCTCTTTTATGGCTTTAACATATTCACTGACAACTCTGTTTGCCTCATCCTGATAACGCAATTTCATATCAATCATCTGTTTTTCTGTGCCAAAATTGACAATTGCTGTGTATGAAGCAATCATGCCAGTTTCACCAAAGAGTGAAAATTTGACTGAATAACCAGATGTGAGTGGAGTTGAACTTCTACCCCAGGTCGTATCAATTGCTTGACCCAAAGCATTGTAATTTATTTGTTCTGCCATGACAACTCTTAAATATCACTCAACTCTGAGTTGAAGATTCAACATCATTGGAGGTCTATTTTTTAACTCAAATTCAAGAATATTCTTCTCAGGTCGCCAGCCATTCTTCCACTGTCCAGAATTTGGATGTGCCCATTTCATTGCACACCAATCACAACATTCATACTGATTGAAAGCATTCTGATCATCATATGTTTTCATCAATTGTCCACAATGTGGACAAAATAGCGGAATTGTTTTCTCTTCATCATTGAAGTCTGAAATTATATGATATGTTTTCATATTCTCACTCGAAATATACATACGAATCAATTTCGCGTTTTGATATTTCAACAATTTGATCTGTTGCATCCTTTATGCCATCAATATGCGTAATGATAAGAACAGTTTTGAAATATGTTTTCAGAACGCCCAACAGTCTATTGACTGCATCAATACCACTCTCATCAAAAACACCAAAACCCTCATCAATTATGAATACGTCAGATTTGGGTAATGATGATATGTTGATCATTGCAACTCTCAAAGCAATTGATGCAATTGTTTTTTCCATTCCTGAGCACAACTCAATTGGACGTTTACTATCACCATAATTGATGTATATTTCCATACTGTCAGTTTCATCATCTGCGCCAAGTTCTATTGTAAAATCAACAATTCCATGCAATAATTTTGTAACCTCTTCATTCAACATTGGCAATTGTGATTGCATAATCAGCTGTGGAATTCCCTTTTTTGAAAATGCAGATGTTATCAACTCATAAATTTTCAGTTTACTCAAAGCTTCATCATATTCAGCCTTTTCATTCAAAACTTTTTCAAGTTGAGATTTTGATCTTCCAATTTCAGTTGCTGAAATTATCTTATCATTATCATACTTCTTTATGAGTTTTTTTGTTCTATCAATTTCTGTCTTTATGTTGACAATTGTAACATTATCATCATTCTTGATTGCTTCAATGTATTTTTGCAATTGTTCAGTTAACAATTCAATCTTTTCATTCAATCTGACAATTTTTTCTTTTGAAACGTGTAATGAATGATTGAATTTTTCAACCTCAATCTCAAATTTTGATTTCATCTGTTGAAGTTTTTGAAATTTGTCAAGTTTTTCATCAACATTTTCATATGTCAACTTTTTCATATTGTCAACATAATTTTGCAATTTTTCAGTAAGTTGTGTTGATTTCTGTTCTTCTTTCAGCAATTCTGGTTTCAATTCAATTGCATCTTTAATGAATTTGCATGTTGGATATTTTTCTCCACATGGGATGTCATTCAATAATTGAAGTGATTTTTTATGTCTTTTGATTTCTGTTGCTGAAACATCACAATCATGTTTCACATCATTGATTAACAATTCGAGCTTTCTGATCTGTTCTTTTCTATTCTTCAGATCATTGACATCAACACTCTTTAACGCAATATCAATTTTTTGAATTTTACCTTTCAAATCATCAATTTTGTGTTGATAATCACTTTCACATTTGAGTTCATTTGTCAAATTTCTGTTTGTTGAATTCAATTGTTCATTACACTGATCAATGTCATACTGTGTTACAGGATTTGAATTGTGGTGTGCTGATAGTTCAATTTCATATTTTGACAATTCACTTCTGCAAAAACTGATCTTATCATCAATTGTTTGAAGTTCCTGTTCACAATTTGATATATTGGTTAGCAATATATCTTCAGTCTGTTTCCAGTCCTTTTTTGATACATTCTTATATTGCGCCTTGATGAAATTCAAATCATTCTTTGCAAGTTCATGCATTTTGTCAAAAATATCAAGATCAAGAAATCTTGACAAGATTTGTCTACGTCTTGTTGATCCATGATTGATGAACTGTTTCAGATCATCCTGTGCTGCCAATGATGTGATTTGAAAATCATCCTGTGTTCCAATCAGTTTTCTGATCATTTTTTCAGTATCATTTCTCTGCTCACCATTCATAATGTGAGCATCACCACTATCATCAATTGAATAGAGATTCAATGTTGTGGGTGCAAATATTGCTCCCTTTTTTGTTTCATTCTTTTCAGTAATTCTTTCAACGACATAATCAACACCATTGATTTGAATAACTGCCCTAACTGAACATTTATCCTTTCTAACGTTGATTACATGCAAATTTTTGATTGGACCACGATCTGTTGCATTGTACAGAGCATACATTAACGTACCAACAATTGATGATTTTCCAGTTCTATTTTGACCAAAAATTCCAACTACACCATTCAAATTCTCAAAATTTATGTAATTGTCTTCACAATATGAAAACATATTGTCAAATTTCAAACTTTTAAGTGACCACTGAGTGTTTCTTATTGTGTCATCGCCAGTTGCAACAATTTTCAAATAGTCTCTAATCTTATTTGAAATTTTATCAAATTCTTCTGTATCTATTGATGAATTCTTATGATATTCTTTCAGCAATTTCAATTGAACATCAATATTGCGCAAATCATCCTGTTGAATATTTGAATTTGTGAATTTGACATTTTTTGAACTCAAATCTGCATCAGATTTGTATGTCACCTCAAGAGCACACAAATCTTGTCGTAATTTCATTGTCAATTCATGTATATCTCGCTGAATGATGTGCACATCACTAACAATTCGAAATCTTGATCCTTGAGGATATTTTTTTGCAAGTTCAAATGTTTTTTCAACATCATCAGTCCATTTCAACGTAACAAATGGTTTTGTGTTTGGCAATTGATGATATTTGACATCAAATTTTTTTGCATTATCAATGTCCCATACAAAATATCCATGTTCCAAATCTTCGGCATAATTTTGTTGAATTGGAGTACCTGGATATCCTATCCAGGGCTTTTTTACCCTTATTCTGATCTTTTTATTGCTCATTCTATTACCTCAGCACCCGGGTATTTTGACAAATCATTTTCATCAATTTCAATTTCAACATCTCTAAAACCAAGAAACTGTTTTTTATGAATGTCGCCCAAAAAACAGAAATCAAATTCTTTAAATGTATCAACATTCAATTCACCCTCAATGTTCCATCCAACTTCTGTTGTTGAACCATGAACTGGACCGTGATAACATGCAATATTTGTTTTTCCACTAATTGGAAGCACTTTATGCCAATTTTCTGTATCAAAGATTGAAAAGACACAGAATGTATATCCAGGATGGAATTCATACACTCCTGAATTCTTATATAAGTGTATATTTTCATCCCCAATTGCTTCAACAATTGGCGTTATTGCATCCAATCTTGATAAGTTAACAAGATTTCCATCATGGTTACCCAATATCATATGGACTGGTGCAATTGATGACATTGATTTCAACCACCACACAAGAAAATCAATGTACTCGGGCGTTATTCCTTGTGTTTTTGTGTGAAAAATATCACCACCTATGAATATATGATCAACATTTAAACGCTCAACATCAGAATTGAATTTGCTCAAAATTTCTTGATATTCATCAAGTCTACTTCTACCTCTGATATGAATGTCACTTATGTGTGCAATCTTTATCACTATAAGATAGTCAACATTTTATTGCTGTTTGTTCAATTCAAATTGACAATTTTGTTCTTGAGGCGTTATTCAATTTTTCATGAAAAATATTGTCCCATGTCATACATTGTGCATTATTGATGATCTCTGCCATAACACTTTTGGTTTCTGATCCTGGATCAATGATACTTCTTGTGTCTGCGACAACGACATCAATACAAAATTTTTCCAAACTTTTTACCAATTTAGGTGTTTTCTTTGACCACATATCACCATCAAGTGCAATTATAATTTTGGGTGAATATGCCAATATTTTGCTGAAAAGATATGCATCTTCATTCAAATCACTTCCCAACAATGGGATTGAATTTGTTCCACATTTCATACCGTCAAATACACCTTCACACAATATGATAGGTTTCAACCAATTTATATTCTGCTCACCAAAAATGATCAAATTTTTGTCAATGTTTGGATTATCATATTTTGGTTTTTTGTTTGCATCAATTGCTCTTGATACAAAATAGTTCAGATTTCCTCTATCATCATATGAGGGTATTATCACTCTTCTGTACCACCTTGGCTCATTTGAATAGCCTATTTTATGATACCACAGATCATCATCTGTGAGTCCACGTTTATTGAGATATCGTTTAATTGCAATGCAATCTGGATCATGATCATTTCCAAAAACAATCAATCTGAAATCTTTTGGCAATCTTATTTCATTCTTCACCTCTTCACTGATGAAGATATCTGAATTCAGAAAATCTTTCAAATAATCATTCAGTTGCAGGTTTAAACCCAATTTTTTCAAAAGTGGTGCTAATGTTCTCGATTTCCACCCGCAAGTCCAACAATGATTTGCATCATCAACAAGTCTGATTGCCAGTTTCTTTTTTTTGTGATCATTTGGCGCACAAAATGGACATCTAACATCAAAATTGATGCCATCGCCAGCCAAATTTCCTTTGCCAAAAATGCTTTCTATAAACCTGATTTTTGCCGTCGTAGTCTGAAGCATTGATGCAATTATAGTGTATTACATTTGAATGTACAATATGTTCAAATGTTCATGTTTGAAATTGACGATTACGTGATTTGTGTCCTGCCTTTGCTATGACATAACTGTCAACAATATCATTGGCCCAATCAACTATTCGTTCACTCTTTTTCTTTTTTTCCCAAGTGATATGTTTCAAATCAGTGTTCATCATCTGCTCAAATGTTTGTTCTTTATGAGTTTTTTGACAAATTTTTGACTGTTGCATTTTCAAACCACACAATTTTCTTGCATGTGCAACCGATATCATTTCAGGTTCACAATTCCACACACATCTTGCAAAATATGAAACAAGCCCATTGAACTTTAGCAATGTTGCAATTGTGTCAGCACTAGTTTTACCAGTTGAATACCTTTTTGCGGCATCCTCAACATATATTTCTTCGATATCATCGAATGGTTTTGTCAATTTCCATTGTTCAAAAAGACTTTTAACTTTGTCAGCCTTTTCCCAAAATGTTTTGCAATCTTTGAAATCAATGTGTTCAAGCTTTGCAATGTTTAATCCATCACTGCCAAAATCTCTATTTGCATTCAGAACAGTTATTCCAATGTATGTTGTTGATATATCAAATCCAATTAAATGAGACATATGTACACTATAGTACACCAATTTTTTTGAGATCAACTTCTGTCATAAATTTGAATGTTGCATTGTGTTCTCTGCACCACTGTTCTGCAATTTTTGCTTTTTCAGCAACCTGATAGTCTTTCACTTTTGATGCAGGTTTTATCTCAATCAATTCTTTTCTACCATCCAAATATTCAACCAAAAAATCAGGAAGATATTTTCTCAGATTATACATTTTCAGTTTGCATACATACATTATGATAACCTGTTCATATTGGTATGATTTAACATCATCAGATTTATCGAGAAATTTCATGTATGCCAATTCCCAACTGCTCTTATAGTTGTATGTCATACCTGTTTTGGTTGAATGGTGCATACCATTTGTAAATTTTGCTGATTTCTTTTTCTTCTTTTTCATCAAAAATCAAACTTCACTTTGAAAGTTATTGTATCTGTTGTTCTCTTAACAATTGGTTGTGCCAATTGAGATTTCATAACAATATTGTAATTGTCATCATGAAAATTGATACCTGATATTGCAACAAATTTTGAATTCTGATCATTTGCATTGAGTGATGCAGACAACAATTTGTATGAAGGATTTTTTGAGCTGTTCAATGTATTTGCATTTGCTGTCACACTATATTTTGCAACATGAACATTTTGTACACCTTTGAATGATATTTCAAACTGATCTTTTCCAAAAAGGTTCAAATATGGATTTATGATGGCAATCAATCCTTCATCATAGAATACTGTTCCAACTGTATTTGTGGTTGCCTGTTTACCATAACAATCTGATCTGTACAACCCACCAAACCCATCATCATGCAACGTTATACCATATCTACCATTTGAGCCTGTAATGGATACATCTTTAATTGAAAATGACCCAGGTTTAATCTTCATCCCATAATAGAGGTTACTAATATTGAATAGTGTAACATTATTTGAAGCCTTATCAAATGTTCTGGAATAGATTACATTTGGTTCAGCATAAACTTTTGAGTATTGATACCCATCAGAAGAGTGTGCATCTCTGTACAAGCTCTTCATATATGAAGATAGTGCAGGACCATATGCTCTCAATGGGTGTTCAGGTGTTGGTCCTATGAGATCATCAGCAAATGTTTGTGTTCCTTCTTGAGCTGCATACAATTGTGATGAAATTATGAATGAACTTGATGTATACACATTTCCAAGTTGAACCATTGAATAGTCAACATTTCCAACGTAATCAGTGTGCATACTGTTATTGTTTGAATTCAATTGTGCAATTACATATGATGGAACAAAATTTCCATCATCACATGGAAGTATCAGCGTATTTCTTCTCCTAATGAATTCATCCTGATAAAGAATTTCATTGCAATCAACAATATTATCAGATGCTTCAACAGTTATTGAGCTTGACATCAGGTGACATCTTGGCCAATTTGAATTTGTTGCATCAACAACATGATTTTCAATATTGATGTAATTACCACCAATACCTGACATAAATGTTCCAAAAGGTGTTTTTGTTGAACCGTCAATATTCATTACTGGTGTGATCTTATATCCACCGGGTGATGCATAATCATTAACATACTTTTTTCTAATTGGTGACAATTCATGAAATTGTGGCCCAAGATAGAATGCATACTTTTCTGTATCAATTACATCAGATATCTCTGGTCCTCTACCACCATTCTGAATAATTTCATCATCAGTTACGTAATATCTCTTTATTGACAAATCATGCAATTCAGCATTGAGTGGATTTGTAAATCCATACTGTTCAGGTTGATTATCTGACAACGCAGACAATTCTTTGAGACCTTCAGTGTATGATACATATGATGAAAAAAATCTTGTTTGTGAACTATTGCCAGCATTTGTTCCAACATAATAATTTCCAATTGTCAACAGAGCAGGATTATCACTGTTTTTGAACAATTTTGGCGCTATTGATTGTGATGGTATAACAAATGTTCCCTTAACTTCTCCATCAACAACAAAAGAACCGGTCCCATATTCAACATCACTTGTACCCCATCTGATGACAACGTGATGCCATTTATTCCATTGAAGGCTGTTGTCATCAGACAAAAATGTGAAATTATTTGGATGACTTCCAGGAACAGCAAGATCTGGTCTAATATCAGCGCTAGCGCTCAATTGCAATTGCAATCTGAACATTTCGGCATTGCCAAAATCGTCCCTTTTTGATCCAGAAATAAGTGATATAGCGTATGAAGATGAAAGATGAAAAATTGTTCCTGCGTTAAAATGTTCAGATTCTTGTTTATATTTTGGATTGATATAGAATTCAAAGCTGAATGGTCCAAGCAGACTGTATGTTCCTGTTACATAACCTTCATACAATGAAGAATTTGGATTCTCTCCTGGATCTGGATACAGGAGTGCAGACTGTTCTGGAACTGATGATCCTGAATAAAAATTCAGACTACAATAGTTGTTATATTTCCAATCATTGTGAGAATATTCAACCCTATAATGTGATTGCAAATTTTTTGCAATTATCTTTTTTTGAAAAGATGTATCATATACATTTCCCGGTACAGATCTCAAAATTTCAAGTTGTTTCTGTTTTTTGATTGACTGTTTTTGAGAATTCACAGCATTCATATATGACGTCATCTCATCATATATTGACTGTTTTAGTGATACTTTTACTCCACATTTTGAAGTGATTGATTGCAATTGATTTGATATGTCAGCATCATCATGTGTACTGTTAACACATGATGATATTGGATCAATATCTTTTTCAATTTGTGATCGTCTGTTGAAAACATTTACACTTCCAATAACTCCATTTGAGCTTGAGCTAAAAAGTCTACTTGGATATGTTATCAGTGTAAATACTTCAAGATCATCACTATTGAAATTAAAGAATGACATGTTGCATAACTATCAAAACTTTATGCGTCCAATCTTACTCTCAATGTAATTTGTCTTTCAGGACTTTTTTCAATTGGTCTTGATGTTTTTGCCATTGCAAGCAGATTATCATTTGCATCATACAGTCCAACACCTGTTATATATGAAAACGTTTGTTGAACATCTTCTTGACCTTCATCAATAACAACTATTCTATCATTTTCATCTGTAAATGTTGGATTTGAACTGTAGTTGAATTCATCAGCTTCACCGGTACAATAGATCAGTGAACTGTTTATGTTTGTTGAATTCTGAAACAACATTGCTGAATATGAACCTGATTGAAATCTTGAATAGCAAAGATGATCAACAATGTTGTCAATTGAACCTGAAACAATAAAATCAGGTATAAATTTTGATGTTAACGCTGTTTCAGTTCCTGTAGCACCAAGAGTTTGATAACCCAAGCTGTTCATTGCATCAATTGTTCCTGACACAAATTGTGATCCTGAAGTACATTTTTCAAGATCAAGTACCAATACTCCTCTATCATAAAATAGCAAACCGACAGTTTGGGTTACGTCTGCAGCATTCACAACATTTCCAACTTGACCACCAAATGTTGACAATTTATTTGTTGCACTGCCAACATCTGTATAGATTGCAGCACCCAATTCAGAAGATTTGTACAAATTTGATATTGATGTTCCACCATCATATTTACTGAGTGAAGCAGTCTGATAAAATTTTAGAGCAAATGTTTCTCTCTTTATCTGATCTCTTGCAAACAAACGTTTGATTGCAAAAAATGCTGCAACATCAATGTTATCACTTGTGTCTGTACTGTCAAACGGTGCCGTGAATTGTGCTGTTGTATCACCCAAAAGTGTACCAGCAAATTGCTTATAATTGTCAATCTTTTCTCTCATCATCAATGATGATGATGGGAAAAGCAATTTTCCAGCGGCATCAGTTCCAGTTGTACTGTTTAAAACAGTTGCGCCACCCTCAAATAGACCAACTGTCACATCAAATACAGCGTTTGCAGTTTGCATTGTGAAATCTTGATCATAAACTGTTTGAAAAAGTGATGATGTAACACCTGGTCCAATCCCACCCGTAACAAAATGTTGATACTTTTTTCTTGATACAGAACCGCTTATATCCTCTTGCAACACATCAACAATTTGTGATAATTGTGTTCTAGCAGTTTTGATATTGTTTGGTAAAAGTTCTTTATAGGTTGCCATTGAATATTCTCTCGTTATACGTTCTTATCTATCACAACTGTAAATTCTTTCACAGCGCCTGATTGTAAACCAACAACCTTAACATACGTTTTTATTTGTGATTTATTTTGTGTTGTTCCATATGTTGTAAAAAGTGTATCACTTATTGATTTTACATTGATGGTGAATTCAAGTTTTGATCCTGAAGCTGATGTAACTGAAGATGATCTTGTCAAAAGATATGTTGCTTTCTGATATCCATCAATCAATTCTGGAACTTCTTTTTGAACTTCAAGAAACAGATTATTCAATTCAACAGTAAATGTTTGATCTCTCAATTCAACATCTATTGTCGAACCATCCTGAATTGATTGCTCAATTGATATTGCTGAATATTTTTTGTTATTTCTGCCTAACGTAATTGTATTTGAAGTTGTGTTAATCAGATCAAGTTTTGGCAATCTTGTCAAATTTGGATTTGATATGCTAACCAACTTATATTTTTGAGATTGTGATTGATTTGTTATTGCTTCAAAGATTGGTGTATTCTTTTCAATCTTTTCTCTACCAATTTGTCTTCCATACTTTTGAATAATTGAATAGTCGACCTCATCATCACTAAAAGCAAATTTATGAATCAAAAATGATCCATCCTGTTTTGCAATGAATTGACGTCCTGTATCAGTCAAAACTGCATCAAGAATTATGTTGTTTGTGCTGTTGTCAAGAAATCCCATATGTAACTCATTATTTACTTATACGTCTCTATCTCATATCAATACTACAAAATTTGCATCAATCAAAAATGTAAATTCATTGTCTCATTGCAAATGACATGATTGGTGATACAACATTTTGTGTTGTTATGTACACACTGGTATCACATCCTGTTGCTGTATCTGTATTTACGACATCAATCAAATAACGTTTTGCATTGTTGTCTTTCAAGACATTATCTTGAATTGTTGCTATAGCATCAACAATATCGTCACCCTTCTGAATTTTGTAAACTTCTGGATTAAAATATAGATCAAATTTTGTCGCTCTAGGACCATTTACCCTAATCAGGTCATTAAACATATCAAAATTTGCATATATGTTTGGATATGCTTTTGGTGCACCCTGAATTGATAACAATCGTTTCTTCAATTTTTCTGAAGTTTGATCAAACCAAACTTCAAATTGTGATGAATAGTTTGAAGTATAGCCATGCGCATCAACTGCACAAATTGTGTATGCATAATCTGAATTTTTATCAAATTCCTCATCAATAAAGAATGTTTTTGGATTTGACATTTTTTCAATCAATTTTGTATCAACATTATTGTCATCACTTTTCATTGGAATGACTGAATTGTCAAAATTGTACACTTTTATCAGCTCATATGGAATGTCATAAAAAGTTCCATATCTTGGTTTCTTTTTTCTGAAAATTTGAAATTGTTTCACATCCAATTGCGTTCCAATTGGAAATGACCATGAAATGATCAATCTTCCTCTTGACGTTGGAGAATTCACATATTCATTTGTTAGCTGATCATACTGTAAAACATTCTCAACACCTGACATATTGTCCCAAATAAACATCAAATTTGTTGGTGGCTTAGGTGGTATCATCTCATCACAAATCACTGTTTTGGTTGATGATTGTTTTGATTTGAATAGAAATGAAGCATACACTCCTTCACCTGTTAAAATATCAATAGCTGGAATATCAATCTTGTACACAGAACTTATTGTGTATTCATACACTGCACCAAACAAAATATCTGTATCGTATATCGTTGATATATCTGGTGTCTCAACTGTCAACTGTTCAAATGAAGCATATGTTCCATCTAAATTTATTCTTTTTTTTGTTATGACATAGCCAACAAGATTTGTTTGATATGATGAAATTTGAACATTGCCATGCTGTAGTGTTGAAACACTAATTGGTTTGAGTATCAATCTATAATCTGCTTCAGATAATTGAAAACTGTTTATGCCAACTCCTTGCAAATTGTCAATTGGCGTATTTGTATTCATATTTGTGTTCACCACAAATCTGCTATTATTATCGTCAATGACCTTTGATAACAATTGTGAATTCACTTTTACATTTAAGTTTATGAATGCATTCTGATCATAATTGTTATATTTGTTTGATATTTCATTGTGTGCTTTTGGTGATAGAGCATTCAAAAATTGTTGTTGAGTAGTTTTTGTTTGTGAAATTGGCGCAAACACATCTGTCGCTTTCAACATGGTGTATGATCCGGAAATCACATAATTGTTTCTTGCATCTGTGCTAACATCATAATAGTTTACACTATAGTATCTGAACGTTGCTGCAACATCTTCATCAATCAATCTGTCAAGATTTGATTTGATCAACCCATTTAAAGATTTCAATTGTGTGTAATAGATTTCAGCTTGTGAATTTTTTCCAGACTGTTGTAAAGTGTTACAGATTTGAATTTTTACATATCTTGGTACTTTTCTTTTCAAATATGATTGTTCATATACATTCTGATTTGTGGATGAAATCTTATTATTCAATGATGAATTCAATTGTGAGTCATTTACAGTATTCACCATCTCATCTTCAACAAAAAAATTGTATACAAACTGTACGTTAAACTGATCTTCATAATTTGGAATATCAATATCAACAATTTGTGAAGATGGCAATGTTTCCATTTAGACGTTTCTCACTGTTACAAAGTAACTATCAAATGATATATCTTGTTTTCCTTTTTTAGAAAGGATACCAACGCCAGATTTTTGTTGCATTTTTCCTGTTGTCAACAATTGATTCAAAACTTTTTTACCAACATCAGTTGATGCTGTTTTTATGAGATCAATTGTAAAATCATCTGGATCAAAAATAATATTGAATATTCTATCAAACTTTTTTGGTGTCATCAATTGCATAATGAGTGATTGGTTGTCAACAGACTTCAATCTGTTTGTTAGATAATCATTTGTTTCTGAAACAAATTTTGGCGAAATAAGATTTGTATTTGCAAATTGATTTGCAATGAGAGATGAAAGTTGTGTATCAACAGTGTTGTCGACCAATGAATACTGTTCTTCCATAAGTTTTACACCAGTGAATTTTTGCATATAGATTGATAAAAAGAAACTCATGATATGATTATAAATCATGTTTTTTTTACCAGTTTGTGTCAAATTTGAATATTGTTGTTCTGAAAGACTTTCAGGGTAAGTTTTTCCCTGATAATTTTGATTATCCAAATTTGCAAAATTGTATGTCTGTATATTTGTGATCACATCATCTGATGATGTCAAATCTTTCACTGACTTAATCGATGTCATATCACGCTTCACAAATCTTGACAATTCAAACATATATTCTTTCTTGTTGAAAACAATGTCTTTTTGAAAATTGTCAATCTTTGTTATCATAATTGATATGATATCATTTTCATACGTATCATTTTCATAATATGAAGCTTTTCTCAATTTCTCTGCCATACCATTTGGAATTCCAACTGATATGATTTTTTTATTGAATGATTTGTTAGAAATTGAATAATCCTGTTGCTTAAAATGTGACAACAATAGATTGTAAAAATCAGTACCATAATCGGTTGTATCAATCAAATCCAACAATTCATCAACAGATTGTGATTTCATTGGATCAAAATTTTTAGGTAATGATAGTTGTGTATCCTTGACTATGTTAAAATGTGATCGTGATATTGGTGATGCAAATTTGATCAAATCACCACCAATTGTTGATAACAAATTTCTAAATTCATTCTTTTCAACAGAAATTCCATTTATTGAAGATATAAATCCTGACAGTTGAGATCTTGTTTTTTGGATCATATCTTCAATTGAAAACAGAGCTTGTGTCATGTACCCATATTCTTTTTCAAGAATATTCTCAATATTTTGATACTTTGTTCCATAAAGTGTTTTTTGACTGTCAATCTGTACAACTAAACCATTACCAAGAGTATCTGTTGTTGCAACAGAAGCTTGCAATGAATATGGTGAAAATTGTGCTGTAATTCTTATCACCAAATTTGTCATCAACAATGCAATCAATAACATTGAATAACCACCAAATCTGCTCGTTTTGAAACCAGTGGTTGTTGATCTGCATGCATTATTTTCATACAGACTTAACATTGCTTTTATATATGACACAACGTTTTCAAAAACATCAATTCCTTGTGTGTCTGCACCATACATGAGTACTTTTGTTGTTGATTCAACAAATGATTTCATCTTGTATGTAGATGCATAATTTGCACTTGCATACATAAATTGTTGTTTATTGCTGAGCTTATATGTACCTTGAGAAACAAAAACAGAACTAACAAGTTGAGTTACAATATCTTTCATTCTGTTATTTGCAAATGTATTTGCTGGATTTATGTTCATTTTCCACAAAATGAGTGCCATCAATCTTGTCATTGTTGTCACATCTGCCAATGCTGCTGAACATAACAGCTTGAATGATAATGATTTTGATACTTTTTCAATCTTGTTGTCAACATACACTGCTGTCAATTTGTCAATTTCATCAACATAGTATGTTTTTGTGCCATCAACATTTTGTGTTGAACTCAATTGATACATCATATTGAAAATGTCTTCAAACAATTTTGTATGATTTGTTAAATTTGTTTGAACGTCAACAAGACTACCACCAGTTGATAGCTTATATTTCAATTTTGTTTTTGCGCCATACAAATTTGAATACTTCGCAAATGTTTGTAATGTATTCAAATTATCATCCAATTGTTTAATTCTTGCATCACAATTTGTTGTTACAAACTTCGTGTTACCATTATTGTCTTTTGTTACGTTTGAAAATGTTTCATCAATATAATGTTGTTGTGGTGATTTGAGTACACAATCAGAACCACCAGAAATGTTTGTTACATAGTTTCCATCAAAATCAATTGTATATGCTGAATTTATGAGTGAATTATCCAACGTATTGTGTGGTTGATTTACATCAGTGATAAATTTTCCAATTATTGCATCAATTACAGCATAATCATTTTCAACATTCTCAAGTGGTGGAGGCATCCATTTACCAGCCAATGCACTCAAAACTTCTTTTGAATTTAGTGCTGTTGAAATATTGAATTCTTTTGATAACATCATTGCAAGTTGACAAATACATTTATCACCTTGAAATTTTGATTTATAGGGCATTAATGAATTGACAACACCTTTTGCATAATTGATTAGATCATTTGATGAATAATCTGTTGTACCAACAACAAGATTGCTATACAATAATCTCTGCACATCACTAACAGGCCATGGTGGTATCAGAACAATATCATTTGGAATGAATATTCCATTTTGATGATTTGTTAATGATATTGATGTTGTTCTTGAATTAGTTTCAAAACTAAAAACTGGTGATTGTGACACAATTAAATGTCTCAATTCGACCAACAATTGTTGATACAATTTCATTGGTGACCATTTTTCAATTTGAGTATAACCAAACGTTTTCAACAGATCTGAAATTGTGATCTCTGATGGTATGATTGCAGGAATTCTGTTCAAATATATTGATTCAATTTCCAATTGATTGTTGTATGCAGTTTGAGACTTTGCATATACGATTGCATTTGTTTTCAATGATTTTATGTCAAAAAATGGTTCAACCAATTGCGCACTTTGTAATAATGACAATGTTTGATCTATTACTGTTTGAATTGTCATTTTTGAAGTTGATGTATTTGTTTTCAAATTTTTCAACAATTTTCTGATTGATGTATTCAACACATTTTGTGTTGACAACTGTTTTTGAAGAAATTGTCCTTCATTTGTTAATGAATAGCCGCCGTCCTTATAATCATACAATGGTTTGAACTCAGACAACAATATCACTGTTGGCGTATCTGTGTTAATACCGACAACTTCATACTGTTTTGTATTGATTGCAGAAGCTATTTGTGATGTTGAATTGTAAACAATTGTGTTAACATTTGGCATTATATGGTCACCTTATCTGTATAGGTTGGTGCGCCAATATCATATGTATTGAATACTGGTCTTATGAAATATTGAAATTCTCCTGTGTCATATTTTGGATGCAATTTGTGTTGATAAAAACAAGAATTTCCAATAAAGCCAGAATGAACTACATCAATTATTGTTTTTGTTACGTCATTACATTTCATGATTATGAAATGATCAATTGTTTTGATATCACCAACAACTTCCCATGTAATGATATTCAAATCAGTTTCTGCTCTCACAACAGATTGTTGAGTTATTGTTGCAGTTGTTCTTTTGAAATCAACAGTTTGTACAATTGGTTCACCAATTATTCCATAATTGAAATGATCTTTTCCAATTTTCAAATCTAATCCTTGCAAAGTATAAACACATCCAGATTTCAATGTTTCACTATTTCTATATTTTGGAACATTAAAGATGAATTTCTTATTTGATATTGTATCTGTTTGCAATTTTATATTTGTCTCAAATAACGTTTCAGCAGATTTCAATAACGTAAAAATTTCATATGTATATGAATGTTCTGAATTCAATGATTTTGCAGATGATTTTTTTGATTGTGCAATATCATCAAATTTTCCATTATCAATAATTCCAAGATATTCAACATCTCCCGTTGTGTTGTTAACTCTTTGAATATGATGTGCAATCACATCTGATAATTGAATTTTCTGTTCATCAAAAAGTGTTGCATACAGATCATACACACCATTATCAGTTAACAAATTTTTCAAGTTTTGAATTGAATTGTCAACATAATTTGAAATGACATCAAATTGAACATTCAATTCAAGATCACCCTGATCAATGATTACAAAGTTTGAAATTTTTGTGTCAATTTTATCTGGATTTGGTTCGATTAGATCAATGACTTTCGTAATAAAGTCATACTTTGTTCCATTCTTAAAAAATATTCGCGGATAGTATTCATACACATATCCATATTTTTCTACCAATGATATCTTTTCATAAAGATCTCCATCTATTGGTTCAATTTCTGTTATCGATGTATATTCAGTCTCTTTGAATGTTAGATTTCTTCTAAACAATTGAATTCCGGCAATCTGATATTTGCTTTTGCTCAAACCTGATAATGAAAACTTAACACTATTGTCTGATTGGAAAATATTGAATGATAGTATACTAGAAAGATAATTCTTTTGAAGATTTTTCAATGCAACAACATTTGTATATGTTGATGAAATATATCGTTCATCAGGACCATATGACACAACCCTATAGATCATGGTATTTGATCTGATTTCATCAATCTTATAATTGATGTCATTCAATGCTGTCAATTTGATATTGTCAATCAATTCATAATTTTCAAGTGATGTTACATTTTTTCTAAAAATTAGTACACCGGTTGCAACATTTGATGTCTGTTTTATGTTGAGAAATGTACCATTTGATACTGATTTTTTCTTCACAATTGGTGCAGTTTTTGGAACCAAATAGTTTTCAATAAATGATGAAATGTTCAGTTGTCTCTCAACTTTTTTCAATTGTGTTGACCTATTATCATACACAGTGAAAACAACTGTACAATTTCCCAAATAGGTTGGCAGCAAAACATTGAATTCAAATTCACCATCAATATCATTCACTATATCAAATGTTTGATTTAGAAATGTATTTGAATTTGTAAACACACCATTCAACATCATATTCAACAAATCTGTCTGTTTTTTGTTCAAATTTGAACTCTTTATTGTAGTTGTAAGACCAGAAATATTGTGTTGTGCTGTTGAACTGTAATGATTCATTTGCACAATTGTTGATGGATCAATGCCGTCATTGATCAGATCAATGAATGCCTGTTTTGATGGCGCAACATCATACAATTGTTTCATAGTTTCAAGTGATATGGCACTGTTCTGTTCAAATGATAACTTTTTTGAAACTGTATTCGCATTCACAACTTGACTGACAGCTACTGATTGTATTGCAACATTAACATTTGCTTTATCCATTTCATCAACAGATTTTTTGTATTGCATCACAGCATTATCAATCAATTTTTGTGAATTGATAACACCACCTTCAATACTTGCTGCAATTGTACCTGGTACTGGATTTGTGTTCTTTTTGATCGAAACAGTTATTTTTGTTGCATTAACCTGTTTTGCCAATTCTTTGTTTATGCTACAAAATAGATTGAATTCAGCATTCATATCAGCAATATTGATCAAATCTGCAAATGAATTTCCATCACCGACAGTGAGCAAATTTGTTTGTTTCAGATCTGTCAAATTTACAAACATGTTCTATTACTCCATCTATTCATATCACAAGATTGAATATATTCACGAAAACATCTTGTTCCAAACTATTTTGAAAAACTTTGCCAATTGAATAGACTGATCTTCCGCCAAAATATTGGTTATCATCATCAACCAATGAAATCATATCAAGTTTTGTTATGGTATCATTCTCGATTTCATAAATTTGTAATGCAATATTATTTGTTCTTGAAACTTTTTCTATTGCAAATGTTTTTTTCATACCATTATCATCAAGATTTTTCAATTCTTGAAATAGGCTTGCTTTCATATATTTTCCACCATCCTGAAAAGGGATTGCCTTTTGTTGAGAAACATATGATCTAACGTCTGTATATTTTCCAATGACTTTTCCATCAGTTGAATTGATTGGTGGCAAAAACTGAAAATTGATTTTTCCTCTCAATTTTCCATCTGTGATCATTGTATCCATTACATCAATATTCAATTGATCATATGCATTTTGTAATTGCAAATCTTTTTTGAAACTGTACGCATTTGGAATAAGATCTATATTGATATCATCATACTGATTGTCATCATATCCAAGTTGCTGCATCTTCTGTACTGAATTTGTTGTAATGGAAATGATATCACCCGCAGTTGATGCAAATTCAGAACCTGACAATATTGTTGAAACAATTGATCCGGATATGTTTTCAGTCTGAACAATATTTCCATTGTTTATGAGTGTACTGTTCTGTGACATTACACCATTCAGTGCAGTTGTTATTTTTCCAGAATCATCAGCTTCAAAAACAATCATGTCCCAAGGAAGTTTTGATGCCTCAAGATATATCTTTCCAGCAGGATCAACTGACCCACTTACAATATCTTCTTCATAAGAAATTCCAATGTCATTAAATGACACATATTTTACCTGAAGGCCGCCCTGCAAAATTTGCCTACGGCCTTCATCTGTAATGACAGTATCAATAACTCTTGTTTTGCTGTCAAGTATTCCACTCATAACATTAAAGTATTCTCTGAGGGCATCTTGATGTCAAAGAATATTGGCTGCAAGTGTTGCCAACTCAGATCTTTCACCCTTAATGAGACTTATGTGTCCAGCAATTGAAACATTCTTAAATTTTTCTGCAGCATATGTTAAACCATTTGTGTATGCATCCAAATGCACATTATCTATCTGATCAATATCACCAGTCAAAACTATTTTTGTCCCTTCACCAACTCGAGTTATGATTGTCTTCAATTCATGCAATGATATATTTTGTGCTTCATCTATTATGATATAAGAATTTGGAATTGAACGTCCTCTAATGAATGTAATTGCCTCAATTTCTATGAGACCCTTGTCAAGCATCATTGACATGTATTCATTCCTTTCACTCTTTAAACCAAACTTCTTTTTTCTTGCATCATGTTCTGAATTTGACATCAAAAAATTCAGATTATCTTTGATTGGCGCAACCCATGGTTCCATCTTCTCTTCAAGAGATCCGGGCAAAAATCCAATATCATGTCCAACTGGTAAGACTGGTTTTGTAACAATTATTCTCTCATATCTTGACATTCCATTTGATGCTATTGAGTTCAACTGATCCAAACCTGCAGCTAGTGCCAATATTGTTTTTCCAGAACCTGGAATTCCTATCAATGAAACCATCTTTATGTTGGGATCAAATAGTAGGTCTAGTGCAAATTTTTGTTCTTTGTTTTTTGGTGTTAAACCATGCACCTTTTTGATATCCAAAATTGGAACCAAACTTTGATTAACACATTTTGCCAATGCACTCTGTGATCCTTCACATTTCAAAACAAACATTTCATTTGGATGTGCTGTTTCAGTAATACCCTTAATTGGTAATGATCTGTTCTGATAGAATTCATTTATCATTTCATTTGATATGTCGACAACTTGTACTCCAGTATACAACATCGTCCTATCAGAAGCAACTTTCATTTTTCTGTAATCTTCACATTTAACACCTAAACTGTCACATTTAAGTCTAACATTGATGTCTTTTGATATCAATATTGCTTCCTGTTTATTATTTTTCAATTGCAACATGAATGCAATGATTACGTTATCAACTTTTGATGCAACCATTTCTGGTGGTAAGTTTTTCATATAGTCAGATTGCATTGTTGCAACATTCAACTTACCAAAATTTTCTCCAAGTGAAACACCTGTTTTCAGTATACCTGAACCATCTCTAAGATCATCCAACATTCTTGAAATAATTCTTGCATTTCTGCCTGTATCATCTTGACGACTTTTTTGTTTGTCAAGTTCTTCCAATACTGCCATTGGAATTATGATATCATTCTCTTCAAAAGCATGTAAACAGTTTGGATCGCTCAAAAGAACATTTGTATCAAGAACGTATGTTTTTTTACTCACTGTATCTCCATAGCCAATGAACATGTTCAGAGGCGTTAATTACATTATATCATAGATGGTTAAATTATGAACAATATTGTTGAAGGAATAACTTGTTTTGGCGCTCATATGAAACACAATGTTCATTGTCAAAGAACACAATGTAAACATTGGTTAAATTGCGAAGACAATCATAATTGCATAATGATAGCAGCACAAAATGGTCCACACACACTTCAAACAATAGGAAAATGGTTCTCATTAACAAGAATGAGAATATGTCAAATTGAAAAAAACGTTTTCTCAAAAATCAAAAAAGAAACCTAATTACTTTTTCTTTGATTTCTTTTGTGCATTCTTTTCAGCCTGTTTTGAATTCAAAATGGGCTTTTTATTTTCATCATCTTCAATTATGATATCAACAACACTTTGTTGATCAATTTCAGATTGAATATTTTCATCAATATCTTCAATAACAATTTCTTCATCCTGTTCAACAATTTTTTGTTCAGGTTGCTCAATCTTTTGTTCAACAGAAATATGATGCATCAATTTTCCATCTTTGCCAGTTGATGTGTATGATGTTTTTGGATCTAAACCTTTATGCAAAATATCTGAAAGAATTGCTCTAGATGATGGCATTACTTTTTCCTCTAATTTATTTATCAGCTTTGTTTTCTTTTTGCTCAATTCTATTCTTATCAATTGTCATGATTTCCATCTGAAATTGATGTATAAGTTTTTTTATCTCTCTAAAAGCATTTCTGATCCTTCTACCAGCAGACAGATTACCTTTCAATAAATTGTTGTGCACATCCAAATCACAAGCTTGAATATAGATTTTTATCTCTTCCCATTTTTCAAGCGTTCTTTCAACACCAACATTATTTACAACTTTTTTGTTCCTTGGCATTACATCCTCAATAATTGTTTGAAATCATTTGGAAATATTGATTGATTCAATTTATAGAATTTTTCCCAATCATTGTCAAGTATGTATGATATTGCATAATCATTTTCATTCCTCACTGATCTTCCCAATGATTGAATCAATGTTTTTGCTGTCTGAAAATTGTACCAAATTTTGCTTCTTTCCATACGGCGTTTTACCATTTCATCACCCAAATATGGAAATGGTACCTTACATATAATTTGAAATCTGCTGTTCTGATCATAGAGATCAACACCTTCTGTCATTGAAGGTGAAATCAATACAGTATTTTCACTGCATTCAATATGCTTTTTTAGAACATCTTCTCTATTTGTTGCATCATGTAATAGTAATCTATCTGATTTTACATTCTCAACAATGTATTGAGCAATTCTGTAATTCACAGTATGAATAATTCCTTTTTCTTGATGATTGTCAAGAATGTATTCAATTGCTTTTGCCATTTTTGGCAATGTAATATCAATAATTGACTTTGACATACTTCCAACTGGCATAAAATGAATAAGTCTATTTTCAACTGGAAATGTTGAAGGTAAACTCAAAAATTCGACATCATTCATTGGTATACCAATTGATTCACAAAATGCTTCTTTATTGATTATTGTCGCTGACATTAACAAAACTTTTTCACCAAATTTGTACAATTTGTCATTGCCATAAGTTGACACATCAATTGGTTTGAATTCAAATTTTTTCAATTTTGTTTTTTCATCAATGCTTACATTCAAAATCCAATTTTCCTGATTATATTCATCAATGAAACGATTAACCTTACAAATATGTTTATCAAGTTTCTCAAATTGTTGAGCATACTCTTTCCCAAGAACTGTATTTGCAGTTCTCAATGCATTACTCAATTTGATTTGAAGATTTGCAATATATTTTTTGAGCGCTACAATGTATGAAGTTGTCAACCATTTGTAAACATTCTCTTGCGTTGGTTGTTTTTTCATCAATTTACATCCCAACAATTTTTTTGCAACCTTTTCTGAAAATGAAATTTCAATCACTTTTGACAATTCACTTTCAATATTGTGTGCTTCATCTATTATCAACAATTGTCTTGGCGTCAAATCACCTTTATATGCTGTCTCAGCAAGAAAATATGAAAAGTTTGTAACACCAATCAGAGACTGAATAAACTTATCTTTGTCAAGTTTGTAACTACATTTACAACCACAAACTTTTGCATATTCGGTTCCTGCCAATTGTTCTCTCAATTGAAATAGAACTCTTCTGCTTTCAGCACAAGTTTGATCTCTATTATGTAAACATTGATAATTTGAACTTGATTTTATTGATCTCAAAATATTCAAACTTTTGGGACCAAAATCAGAAACATACTGATCCTGTAAAACTTTTTGTGTTGTCAAAATGTAAGCACCTGACTGATTTCCAATTGGATTTGAATTGAAATAGTTTGCAATTGTTACACCAACAGCAGACTTTCCACAGCCAACAGGTAATTCAAGTATTACAAATTTTTTTCCACTATTGAAAGCATTCACTGCAAATTCAATTGCTGTTTGTTGTGAATGTCTTGCTTGTTTCAGTGGAAAATATTGCTTACATTGATCAAACGTAACATTATACATGATGAAACATCATACATACGATCTGTCATATGTACACAAATCATTTTATGATTTGATCAACAATACCAAATTTGACTGCTTGTTCAGGTGTAATGTACACATCACCTTTACTATTCATGATGTCAGACAATTCTTTTTCAGTGAATTTTGTTTCAGCAAGAATTGTTTTTGTCATCTGTTCTTGCATTCTCTTGATCTCATCACTCTGATTTAGAATTTCCAATACATTACCACCAACACCCCCAGATATTGCATGAATCATAATTCTGGCATTACTGCCAATGGTTCTGTGACCCTTTTTTCCAGAAGCCAACAATAGAACACCGGCTGACATGACTTTACCCAATGCAAGTGTATGAACTGGGCATGGTAGAAATTTTATCACATCATATAAACTGAACATTTCATCAACAGATCCACCGTATGTTGATATGACCAATGTTATTGGTTTTTTATTGTTCATATTTGCATATGCAATCAATTGCATTATTGTTGCGGCGATTGAATATTCTGTTACATCACCATGCAACATGACAATTCTTGCACCATCATTTGATCCCATAATTACGGGCTCATCATATGATCCAATTGAAAACTTATTACCAGATATTCTTCCCATTATTTTTCCTCTTCAGGCAATAGAAATATTTTTCCTTGTTGTTCACAAATCAATTGATTGCATTCCTTTGTTGCTTCAATCATTATTCTTAAACAATCATGATTTTCAAGTTCAAGTGCAAGTAGATAAATCAAATACTGTCTCTGTCTGTCAGAGATACCAAAATTGTTTATTTCGCTCAGAATCAATCTGCATTGTTCATTCTCTTCAACAATTTTTTCAGACTGTAACTGATTATACGTGTCATTCATTTGATAACATCTCCAGTTGTAAAAGGTTCAATCTTACAAAGATTTTCACCCAATATGCGCAATAATTTACCCTGTTTCTGATCATCAATTTTTTCAGATTGAATGATCACATAATTTCCCCACTGTTCATTCTCAAGTATAAATTGAACCATTTCCCAGGTTGGAAGATCTGCAAAATTTGCTTCAAGTATTTTTGAATACTTTTCTGATATTGACATTTTGATGTCATCAATTGATATCAGTGACGTATTCTCAACACCATTCATAATTTCTGATTTACAAATGTCAACAATTTTGTGAATAACACCACAATTTGTACACTGCACAAATTTTTGTTTAACAACATCATCTTCCAATATTGACATAACAGTAAATTGATGATTTGGTGGATTTTTTTGTTTTCTAAATTGTGGAAGTATACACTTACATTTTATCAGATGTTTTTGTGCTGTCAACATACAACAATTTATTCATCAAAGAGTTTGACTGTCTTCTGGTATGTTTTATTGTATCCTTGATCGATAGTTGAAGAAACAAGACCAATAATTGTTTGAAGAGTTTGTGGATCAACTTTCAGTTTACCGGTTGAAACAGCTTCAGTCAAATTTTTTGACGTCAATTCCTTTGTGAAAAGAAAAACATTCCACAATTCCTTAATTTTTTCATTCTTATTCATATTGATGATTATAGAACTGAAATGTTCTTATGTAAATTGTAAATGAATATTTAACGTTATGAGTTCTCTAAAAACACTGTACACAATCAAAAAACATCCTGAAGCACTTGAAAGAATAACTGAAGCTTCAAATGTGATATTGAATGAAGCTGGAATTGGTGATAGGGTAAAGGACGCATTCAGATTTCAATTGAATCAGAACGATCTTGATAAAATCAATTCAGCAAAAAGAATTCTTGATGTTGTAAAAAAACAGCCTGGGTGTACAGAAGTTGTTGCAACAGCAATTGATGATGTCATATCACATGTTGCAGACTCAAATGTTTTGAAAAGTTTTGCAAGACAAATGATTGGAAAATCTGTAAGTGACAGTGTTGTAAATTTTGGTCTATTTCTTGAAAGAGGATATAAACAGTCAGTAAAAGTTGTTGAAAATTTTAGTCAATATGATGCTGAAAGTTTACAAAATATGATCAAATCTGGAAAACTTGACAAAAAACATATATTGAAGATTGCAAATGATTTCAAGATCATCAAATATAACATACAAAATCCAAACATGAGTAAAGTTATTGCAAAACAGTTACCAATTGCAGTTGCTTGTGGAAAAAATAGTCAAAGGGTTGCGTTACTATTGAAAAAAGCTTTCAGTGCTGATCTCAAAAATATTCTCAGCGTATTCAAGGGCATATTTGATGAACAAAAACTTGATGCGCATGTGAAAGAATTAATGGGAAAACCAATTGAAGATTTGTATTCAGTTGTCAATACATTCAAAAATAGCCAAGAAATTTTGCAAAAAAGGCAACAAACAGCACAAACAAATGGCACAATTCAACAGAATACATCAAAATTGTCTGATGTTGACAAGGGTAAATTGATGGCAAATATTGAAAAAATGCCAAGAAGTGCAAAATCATTAGTGCAAATGATTGCAAATGGTAAAATAACGCCAGAAGACTTAAAATCAGTTATGAAATGATTGCACCCAAACTGTTAATCATCCTTAAACATGATCTTGAATACACTTCAGAAGCATATTGGGTTGCAGCCAATTCATCTTCATAAATTCCAAATTTTATGTATGATTGCAGTGTTCTGATTGCAACGTCAAATTTTTGTGCTCTATTCACAAAGTTGATGTCATTTTTCAATTTCAATATGACAAGATTTTGTGACAATGATTTTATTCTGTCATCATACACATATTGAACACTTTCATCAACTTCTTCCCTCTTTTTTTGCAATTGTTTGATATGTGTTGTGACGTCAACACAATTTTTCATTGTAACAATGTCACCATTCACATTGATCTCATCAACATATTTCAGCGTATCAAATTTGACAGTTGAAATCAACTCACCTTTCAATGATGAAATGATATCACTTTTTGAAATGACTGCAATGTCAACCAATGTGTTTGCAGTTGCAATATCAAATTTTGCAGCCAATGGCAATACCTGAAATGATCCTCTCAAATTGTTAACATTGATTGTGTTCAAAACATCATCACTGTATCCTCTTGCAACAATTGTTAATGGACATTTTGTTTCAGCACAAACAGACAACATATTGTGAACTTCTGATACGTTCTCAATCAAACCATCAATGATCACAATTTTTGTGTTAAGTAAACGTTTAATGTTTCCAAACGTTTGAAGACTGAAATTGAAACCTGAACGTTTATGAATGATATCATATTCATTGACAGATTTTTCAATCTGAATTTTTCCTGCAAATCCTGCAAGTTTGATTGCATCCATAAACATGTCAAAATCAGATCCCAACGTTGCAATAAATCTATTGACAACAGTTTCCCAATCAGTGGTTGATTGGTGCCTCACCAACATATCATTCTTACCATCCAGATTGACCCCAATTTTCTTTTTGTCATTCAAATGTTGGTTACCACTGTATGAATTGACGATTAAATTGAGTGTCTTTTCAAAAGATCCAGGAGATATCATCTCTGCTCTGATTGCAGCATTCATTATGATATCATATATGTTCTTTTGTTGTGATTGATTTGGCTTAAATTTTGCAGCTGTACTGATTGATGATTGAATATTCAATTTTTCATTAATGAATATACTTTTATCAATTGATGTCATTCTATGTACGTATTCAATAACTTGTTTGACACAATCAATCAAATCCTTACCAAAAATGACATCATTCGCATGCATACAATTCAAATTACAAATTTGTGATAGTTATGTACAGGATAATGCAACAAATGGATTTGATACTTCTATATTTGTCAATAGCGATTTCTGCAGGAACTGTAGTTGCTGGTTTATGGAAGTATATGATAAGACCTGCAATCAAATTTGCAAAAAAAATGATGCTATTTGTTGCAAAATTTGATGAATATGCTGGAACTCTTGATATGATGTCAAAAGAATTCCGACCCAATGGTGGTAATTCTTTGAGAGATCTCATAGAACGTATTGAAGCTCAGGCAACATTGAATGACAGCAAAATGGGTGCAATAATTGCACACCTGAACATTGGATATTTTGAAGCAAATGTTGATGGTGAAATAACATGGGCTTCAAAAAAAATGTGTGAATTAACAGGATTAATGCCCTATGAAGCGAATGGTAATGGATGGGTAATGGGAATCTCAGACAGAGACAGAGATCGTGTATATGCTGAGTGGAAAGAAGCCATTGAGCAGCACAGAGATTTTGAAACAAAATGCAAAATGGGCAATTCTGAAATTGGATACGTAAACGTTCGATTGAGATCTTTCTCAATCAAGAACAGAAAATCATCCCTAATGGGATATCTGGGGATTGTTGAGATATTAGACAAAGATCTTTTAAAAAGTTCTGAACAGAAAAATTCAGGCTCAGGTACCATGTACTCAGTAAAATCCAATAGAGACTGATCTCTAGTAATCTTTAGATCTAGTATCTCTAGTAATCTTTAGATCTAGTATCTCTAGTAATCTTTAGATCTAGTATCTCTAGTAATCTTTAGATCTAGTATCTCTAGTAATCTTTAGATCTAGTATCTCTAGTAATCTTTAGATCTAGTATCTCTGACCACTGACCACTGACCACTGACCACTGACCACTGACCACTGACCACTGACCACTGAATAGATATCTACAAACCCAAAATGACTTGTAAAGGAACTTTTTTTCATTAGTGATTTATTTTGTACATAGTTGATCATTTGATCGTACAATGATACTATGTTTGATTTTTCAAAATCATTATTTGATGTCATGGAACAGATTCCACAGGAAGCTGAATATATTTTTGTTGCTGATCTTTTTGCAGATGAATATTCTGGTGGTGCAGAATTGACCACAGAGGCGCTCATACAGAGCGCCAAAAGTTCAAGTTCAGTCACAAGATTGAAAGCAAAAAATCTCACAAAAAAGATCATAGAGCAGAATAGGGACAAATTTTGGATCTTCTGCAATTGTTCAACAATGAACAATAACCTAATCCCCAGCATTATCAGCATGCTCAACTATTGTGTCATTGAATATGATTACAAGTTTTGTGTACACAGATCAATTGAAAAGCATATGTTTTTAGAGCATGTTCCATGCAATTGTCACAATTCAGAACATGGAAAAATGATTGCATCACTGTATAAGGGTGCAAAGATTCTGTTTTGGATGTCTGAAACACAAAAGAACATATATCATACAAGATTTTCATATCTTTCAAATACAAAAAACATCATTCTGTCAAGTGTATTTTCAGATGATACTCTGAATTCAATCAGTAAACTGAAACTTGAATTACAGAATGAAAAAAAATCTGGGTGGATTGTACTTGGATCACAATCTTGGGTCAAAGGATATGAAAATGCACTCAATTGGTGCAGATCAAAAAACATAAATCCAGAAATAATTTGGGGTCTTTCATATGATGAAACATTGAAAAAAATTGCATCAGCAGAAGGATTTGTTTATTTGCCAAATGGTGGTGACACATGTCCAAGAATGGTAATTGAAGCAAAAATGCTCAATTGTAAACTGATCATCAATGATCATGTTCAACATAAAAATGAACAATGGTTCAATGGTGAAAATCATGACATGATTGAACATCTTACAAATGCAAAAAATGTGTTTTGGAATTCTGTTAATGATGCAAAAAATGACATTCTTTTGTCAGGATATACTCAAACAAGAAATTGTATTGAACAAAAATATCCTTGGCGACAATCAATAATTTCACTATTGGGATTTTGTGATGAAGTTGTTGTCATTGATGGTGGTTCAACTGATGGTACATGGGAAGAATTGCAAAAATGGTCAGTTGAAGAACCAAAATTGATATTGAAACAACTAAAAAGGGATTGGAATGATAAAAGATTTGCATTGTTTGATGGTCAACAGAAAGCGTATGCAAGAGAACAGTGTAAAGGGAAATATTGTTGGCAGCAGGATATTGATGAAGTTGTTAATGAACATGATTATGAAAAGATCAGAAATATTGCAAAAAACTTCCCAGAACAATGTGATCTCATTGCATTGCCAGTGATTGAATATTGGGGTGGTCATGAAAAGGTTAGAGTTGATGTAAATCCATGGAAATGGAGATTGTCAAGAAATGTGTCAAATATTACACATGGCATACCAAAAAATCACAGAGCATATGATGAAAATGGCGAGCTCTATTCTTTGGGATCTGATGGATGTGATTACATTTTCTGTGACACATTTGAAAGCGTTCCATTTGCAACATTCTATCATCAAGATGTTGAAAAAATTCGTCTTGATGCATTGAATGGAAATGCATCAGCATTGAAAATATATGAAAATTGGGCAAAAAATTTGATCAAAAATGTTCCAAGCATTTATCATTATTCATGGTTCAATATTGAGCGAAAAATACACACATACAAAAATTATTGGTCAAAACATTGGATGTCACTCTTCAACAAAGTTCAAACTGACATACCAGAAAATAATATGTTTTTCGAAAAATCTTGGTCAGAAGTTACAGATGATGAAATTGAAAAATTGGCCACAAGAATGAAAAATGATCTTGGTGGTTGGATTTTTCACACAAGGATTGATTTTAATCGTCCAACTCCTTGGATTACAATCAGTGAATCTGAACCCAAAATTATGAATTCTTGGACTAATCATGAATAATCGATTTGTTTTCATTGCACCAATGTATAATGCAAGCAAAACACTTGCAAGAATGTTACACAGTTTAGCTGGTCAATCATATGAAAATTGGCAGTTAGTACTGATTGATGATGTTTCTGATGCAGAACATAAACAAAAATGTATTGAAATTTTGAAACAGTTCAACTGTTATGAACACAAAATCATAACAGTTTGGAATGACAAAAAGAAATGGGAAACTGTTAATGTTCTGAATGGTATTAAACAGTGTAATGATGATGATATCATTTGCAGAATTGATGCTGATGATTATCTTTGTGATTTGGATGCATTGTATCAATTTAATGCATGTTATGAACAAACTGGATGTGATTGTGCTTGGTCAAAACATCGTTGGGACATGTCAGATTTCAACATATCTGCTCCTCTAAAAGAGGGAATTAGTGTATATGTTCAACCATGGGTAACAAGTCATCTCAAAACATTCAGAAAACAATTGCTTACAAATATTCCATGGGAAAATTTCTCAAATCACAACGGTGATCCAGTAAAACGTTGTGGAGATCAGGCCCTCTATCTTCCGGTTCTTCATCAATCAAGAAAAAATGTTTTCATACCAAGGGTAATGTATCATTACACAATTGACGTGAAACCAGAAACGTTTCAAACTGATGATGCAAAATTCCAAAAAATGGAAGCCGATTTCATAAGAAATCGTGGTTATGTTGCAAATGGTGCTCCATGGGAAAATTTTGTATGAAAAAGATATATTTCAACAGAAATGTTCGCAAAACACCTTGGGGTGGTGGATCACAATTTTTGACTGCGATGGTTGATTTTTTGATTCAACATGGTCACAAAGTTGTGCATCATTTTGAAAATGACATTGATGTTATCTTTATGATTGATCCAAGATATGATGGTGATGGTTCATTATCAATCAATGAAATTTATGATTACAAACTAAAAAATCCAAGAACAAAAATATTGTACAGAGTCAATGAATGTGACGCAAGAAAAGGCACCAACGATATTGACAATGTTGTTATGAAATCAATGAATGTATCTGATGAAGTTGTTTTCATCAGTGAATGGTTACAACAATATTTCATAAAACTTGGATACAACAAGAAATCACATGTCATCTATAATGGTTGTGATCAGTCAATATTCAAACCAATTGAACACAATAATGAAAAGATTAGATTGGTTACACATCATTGGTCTGACAATTGGATGAAAGGATTTGACATCTATAATCAGATTGATCAATTTGTTACTGATAACAATCAGTTTGAATTCACATACATTGGAAGATATAATTCTCAATATCGTCCAAAATCAACAAAGTTAATTGAGCCACTTTATGGTGAAAATCTTGGAAAAGAATTGCAAAAATGTGACATATATGTGACAGCATCAAGATATGAGCCTTGTGGAATGCATCATATAGAGGGTGCAAGTTGTGGATTACCAGTTCTCTATCACAGAGATGGTGGTGCAATCGTAGACGTATGTAAACATCATGGTGAAATGTATCAAGATTTTGATGATTTCATTCAAAAACTGAAGATCATGTCAAATGATATTGACAAATACAGAAAAAAGATCATTTACAGAAATCTTGACATTGAAAAATGTTGTAATGAATTCATGAATATAATTGATGCATTATGAGAATAGCTTGCATAACGCCAGATAGGAAACATGATTATCTTGTTTCAACTGTATTGTCTGGCTTAAAGAGTGCTAATATACAATTTGAGGTTTCAAATTCTGGTAATGGTTGTGTACAGAATTTGAATGATTATGAATTTATTCAATATGCAAAAGATTGTGATTACATTTTTGCTTTTTTTGGAAAAGTTCGAGATAATTCACCACCAAAATACAATCTTTTGAACAATATAAATGCATGGGAAAAGGTAGCATACATTGATGGTAGTGAATGGACTGCAACTGCATACCCATTACCAAATCAAGTTTTGTTATCAATGAATAATGCATTAAGAAGGCGAGGAGAACCCTGGATTAATGATCATTTTTTCAGAAGGTGTAAATGGTACTTTAAAAGAGAATGTTATCCTGATGACATTGATAAAGGAATAGTGCCATTACCATTTGGTATTGTGCAGAACACACATTTTGATGATCATAATCGTCATTATGATCTGTTTACATGTTTTGGTCAATTGCAAACTGGTTTGAGATCTCAAATCTATAATTGTGAATTTAAAGATTACAAAGTTTTCAAAAAATCGGGCATCAAATTTGATGAATATATCAACAATCTGAAACAATCAAAGATTGGAATTGATGCATGGGGTGGTGGTGATTGCAATGCAAGATTGTGGGAAATTATAGGTCAGGGTGCAATTCCAGCATACCAAAGATGGCATATTATAATGCCACATGATTTTGAAGATATGAAAAATTGTATCAAATTTGACACTATTGATGAATTGAATATGAAATTGAGAACTGTTTTATCAGATTATGAACTTTTCAAAACAATTCAGACAGATTGTTGGAAACATGCTGAACTATATCATACAGCACAAGCAAGAGTACAATATATGTTTGAGGTTATGAAATGATTGCTTTCATTGGAATGAAAGAACGCACATCTGGGTTGATAAGAGGCATACAAATTTCAGGTGTAATAAATGATTCAAGATTTTTTGACATCAATTTGAACAGACAGGAAATCTTGAAATTGAATAATGCCATTGTTATATTCATTCGTCAAATTGATGTTGATTTGGCAAAAAGATTGAAACACCAAAATTGCAAAATAGTTTATGATCTTCTTGATAGACCTGTTGCTGATCAGCATAAACAGTATCCAAATGGTGAAAATGAAATTGATTGGTCGCATTATGTTAACAACGTTGATGGAATAATTGTCAACAATTCATCAGCATTATTGAAAATGAAAAAATTCATTGATGATGAACGTATATCAGTGATACCACATCATGCTGTCAATTTTGAAAAACATAGAATTGATGTGAAACAGAATGTTGAAACTTTAGGTTTCATTGGAATTCAGAATCAATTTGATGCATATGATGATGTTGAAAAATTGTGCAAAAAGTATGATATCAATTTTGTTCATAAACATCCAAATACAAGAATTGAATGTCATGAATTGATGAAAACAATTGATATTGGAGCAATTTTTGTTGAAAATTGTGGTTATAAATCATATGTACATCAATTCAAACCAAATGCAAAATTGACAAATTTTCAATCATATGGAATTCCAACTGTTTCAAGTGGATATAAAAGTTTTGAAGAATTTGGTGGAGATGCATGGTTATCAATAACATCAAAAAATGAATTCATTGAAAAACTTGAAATGTTGATTTGTGATCATAAATTGAGAATGGATATTTCAAACAGATCATATGAGTGGGCAAAACAATTTCACATAAACAATATTGCAAAACTTTATGAACAATTTTTCAACAAATTTGCACAATAAATTGACAATTGGTTATTTAACGTATGTTAATGAAGCCAACAAAAGTTATCGTCAAAAACACTTCAATGATAGCATCAATACATTCAAATACATTGAAAAATTCAATTGTGTTTCAGTTGATAACTGTTCAATTGAATGCGTAAAGCAAACATTACAAAACAAACCATTCAAAAAGTATGTTCATTTCAATGAAAACTTTTTTGATATTGCAGTGTTTTTTGTAACACTATGGGAAGCAAAACGTAACAATTCTGACTATTTGATGTATTGTTATGATGATTTCATAATGCATCAAGATGCAAATGAAAAATTGATTGCATGCATCAAACATTTGGATGATAAAAATAATGCAGATGTTGCTTGCGTTAGAGTGCCGATTATTGAATTCAACAATTTCAATCAGTACAATTGTGACATAACAAATAAATCAAAAAATCCTGATGCAATCAGATTTTACAATACAGTTTCAAATCAAAAATTGATTTGGGAACAATGTAATGATGTAAACTCATACAAGTTTTTGAAAACAAATTGGCATTATACATCCAGACCTACAATTTGGAGAACAGATATATTTGAAAAATTGTGTGACATTATGCAAGTACCTGTATTGCAAGGATTTGAAAAGTATGCTTCAACAAAATTTGAACAAATGAATATGCTTACGTCGATCATTGATGGTGGAATTATGAAAACGACACCTGCAATTGATAGTGCAAGAACAAATGAGATTGATCATCAAACAGAATTATCAATCAAAATTTCAATTGAAAAGTTGTATAATGAATACAACGCATGTCAATTGCAATTGTAACATACACAAACAACAAATATTGTGATATTTGGCCAATGCATTTTGGTCAGTTGACAAAATACGTCAATGTTGACAGCTATGTGATTTCAGATGTTGATCCAAGAGTACAAAATCATACATTTTTGAAATATCAGAATGATGATGATTACTATAAACATTGGGTAAATGCACTCAATCAGATTGATTATGATTACATCATATATTCACAAGATGATCATACAGCAATTGGAAAAATTGATATGAATGCATTCAGTATGCACACAGATTTTCTATCAAATCATAAAGAATATTCATACATCAGACCATTTAGGTGTGGATTCAATGATGATATGAAATTGATTGTTGAACACTATTATGAAGCACCACAGTTTGTACAAGACATATTTCAAATGCAAATTACAATCTGGAAAAGGCATGATTTCATAAAGTTGTATGAACGTGCAAAATCAAAATTGTGGTTTGAAGGAAAACATTGGACAGAGGCTTGCACAAGCCTAAACATTAGAGGTCTTTTTACATACCATAATGATGAAAAAAAGATTGGAAAATATCATTATGAATGTAAAGCATATCCACATATTTGTACTGCAATATCAAAAGGTAAATGGAATTACAGATTGTATGAAAATGAATTGAAAAATCTTCATAAAGAATACAACATAAATCCAAACATTCGGGGGATCATAAAATGATGTACATAAAATTTGAAGATCTGTTTGAAAAATACAATCCCAAAAAGCAGATCAAAGGCATAATTCATGTTGGTGCATGCACTGGTGAAGAGAGAGAAGCATATGCAAATTGTGATGTAAAAAATGTTGTCTGGTTTGAGGCAAATCCTGAAACATTCAATATTCTGAAGCAGAATATTGAAACTTATGATCACAATGTTGCATACAATATTCTGTTATCTGACACTGAAGAACATGTTGATTTTTATGTAACAACCAATTTCAGATCGGCATCATCATCAATGCTGAAACTTGATAAACATCTTGTGCACTATCCAAACATAACAGTTGATAAGGTATTGAAATTGCAAACACAACGTTTTGATCAGATATATGAGAATTTGAATATTGATCTGAACATGTTCAATTTCTTGAATATGGATGTTCAAGGTGCCGAATTGAAAGTTCTGAAAGGTATTGGAAATCTCATAACAAAATTTGATTTCATTTATAGTGAAGTCAACACAGACACACTGTATGAAAATTGTTGTCTTCTACCAGAATTGGAAGAATATCTCAATCAATTTGGATACAAAAGAATGGAAACAAATATGACAAAATTTGATTGGGGAGATGCAATCTTTGTCAAGAAAGAGTTGTTGTGAATAACAAATTCATCAGTCTTGTGTTTGATTATGATTTTTTGAAAATGTATTCCAGTGGTAGAGTTTGGGCAAAAGAAGGTTACAAAAATAGGGATAACATTTTTGAGTATGCTGCAGCATCAATAGCAACAGTACTAAATCACAATAAAAAAACGCAATATGATGTCTTAACTGACAATAGAGAATTGTTATTGTCAAAAATTTCACAATATGATGTCAACTGTAACAATTTGAATGTTGTTGAAAATTCTGAATTGATAAAAAAGTGGTCACAACATGAATATTGTTTTTGGCCCATAGTTGAATACTATTCACAAGAATTTTGTGAACATGAAAATGTTATCAAACTTGATAATGATTTGACATGCTTAAAAAACTGTGATGATCTGTTCAATTTGATTGATGATAATGCACTGATGTGGAAATTTGAACGTAAATGTTCAGATGGAAAATTGCATTGGGGTGAAAAGTATGCAGCTGAAAAAGCATTCAACACCAGCAATTTTGATATTCACAATATGGGTATTTTTGCACTACCACAAAAATTTCATACTCACAAAGATGAATTGAAAATTTTGACACAAAAACTTATTGACGTTGACATTTCATCAATTGTTAAGTTCTCAGAAGGTGAAAACATTAGAGTAAAAATTTGGTCTTGCAGTGAACAGACAGCATACAACTATTTTTGTTCAAAACACAGAATACCAATTATTGACACAACACAATGGTTTGAACATCATTGTTATGAAAAAACAAAATTGAGTTGTGTAATGGCTGCCAAATATCTGAAAAAGTAGAGTACTATTTGTTTTATGAGTAAGGTTTTGGTGCTTGGAGCAGGTGGTTTTATTGGTGGTCACTTGTCAACAAAGTTGACAATGCAAGGTCATGATGTCTATGGTGTTGACATCAAACATCATGAATATGGAATGAAATGTAAAGAGTTCAACATTGTTGATTTGAGAAATCAACTTGAAGTTAATGAAATGATACTTCTTTCAAAACCTGACACAATTTATCAGTTGGCAGCTGATATGGGTGGTGCTGGATTTGTGTTCACTGGCAAAAATGATGCTGAAATTATGCACAATTCTGCAATGATAAATTTGAACATATTGAATGCAGTCAGCAGATTGCATAAACAGGTAAAAATATTCTACTCATCCTCGGCATGTGCTTATCCTGAATATAATCAAATGGATCCAAATAACCCAAATTGTGAAGAGAGCTCAGCGTATCCAGCAAATCCTGACAGTGAATATGGTTGGGAAAAATTGTTCAGTGAACGATTATATTCAACCTACAATAGGACAAAAAACATTGATATAAGAATAGCAAGATTTCACAATATTTTTGGTCCACTTGGTACGTGGAATGGTGGTAGAGAAAAAGCTCCCGCTGCTCTTTGTAGAAAAGTAGCCATGGCAAACAGTGGTGATGAAATTGAAATTTGGGGAGATGGAAATCAAACAAGAACATTTTTATACATTGATGAATGTCTTGAAGGTATTGAAAGATTGATGGCATCAAATTTCAAAAACCCAATCAATATTGGATCTGATGAAATGGTATCAATCAATCAGCTTGCCGAAATGATCATAAAAATTTCTGGAAAAACTCTCAAAATAAAACACATTGATGGTCCACAAGGTGTTAGAGGAAGATCATCAGACAACAGATTGATTATGAAAGAATTGAATTGGTCACCAAGCATGAAATTGTATGATGGTTTAGAAAAAACATATGATTGGATATCATCTCAAGTCAGAATGAATATGTTTTCATAAATTTGTGATGTGAAAACACAACAGGTATTCCATCAATATGCAATTTTCTATTCTTTTCATAGCTTTTTGTGCCATTGAACCAAAAAGCATTATGAATATCAAATGGTAAGTTTTGTATTCTTAAACCATCAATTTGCATACAATGGTTCAATAAAAATTGGATTGCGCCATGATGTCTAAAATTTGATATGTTGCAATAAACATTTGAAACATTTTTCCACAATTTTTTCCATGCACCAAATTTTGCAACAATGACACCTGCATTGTATACATGCAATGATTTCATATTTTCTGGAAACAGTTCAAATATTTTTTGATCACCACAGATTGGTTTAAACATCAAACAATAATCATGTAAACACATGATTGGTGGAAAATGATCATATTCTAAAAGGAATGTATTCTCATCAATTGATGAGAACATTTCGATGTGTGCGTTTGTCAATGGCTTTTGCATTGTGATATCATAATCACAAAAAATGACAACGTCATCATCATCGCATTCAATATATTCAACAAATTCACCTGTTTGTAGTGAAACAAAATTTTGTCTATTTTCAGGCCAACCATCATAATATTTTGATGAAACATTTTTGATGTCAAGATTTATGAAATTGAATGATTTGTGATCATTGATGAATGTTTTCAAATTTTTCATGTTTATTGCACAACAAAAATGTTGATGTTGATCATTCTTTTCAACAGATTTGAAAAAGTCTTGACTATTACTTTCCAATGTCGATGATATTGTTGTACCAATGTAAATCATTATGCTATAAAATCTAGATATGACTTTCAATCAAACACTCGAAAAAACATTGCCAATCATTGTGCAGCAAGAGGTTTCAAAACTTGCAACACAAAATTTGCAACCAGATGTTGCACTGCACAAAATCTTTAATGAAATCAAGAATGAAATAACTGCCACATTGATCAACAATCAAACGTACATTTCTGACATTGCAATAAAGTGGTTAACAATGAAGTATTTCAAAAATTTGCAAATAAATGAAATGAAAATTTCAGAATTGATTATGATGAATGAATATTCAACAAAAGATCTGAAAACACAAGATCTTGAACAATTGATAAAATTGTTGAATAATACATTGTTGTATGATGATCTGAGTGAAGAATTGAACAGCAGAAAGATGTTATCATGAACAATGTATTCAAATCAATTTCAACATTGTTGACAGAAAAATTGAAAAAAATTACAGCAGAACAGCCAATAACAAGAACATTATGCATTCAAATATACAGTGAAATTTTCAATACCATGGTTGATGTAATGAAAGGATCAAATATTGAACTGACAAATGAAGCCATGAACCTCATTTCTCAAATGTTCTATTTGAGTATAGAAATCAACAATAATAGTGATCTGTTGGATGAAAACATATTTGATGCATATGCTGATCCAAAAAACATTGAAACAAAAGAATTGGCAATGCTTGCAACCATTTTTAATGGTACGCCATTTGCTGAACAATTCATCATTGAAATTAAAAGACGTTCATGAATATTCATTTTGACAATGTTGATTTCAACAGCAGAACTGGGCCCAACAGTTTTGCTTTACGTTTAGCAAAAGCATTCTTCAAAAGGGGACATCATGTGTTGCAAAGTTCAGACAATGCAGATGTGTCTCTTGTGTTCATAGAAAAATCAGGAAATAGGTTGGCAAAAAAGTCCATAATAAGACTTGATGGAATTTGGTTTAAACCTGAAGAATTCAATCTAAAGAATAGAAACATTGTTGAAACATACAATGCAACTGATGCATGTGTATTTCAATCAGATTTTGATAAACAGATGACAGAAAAGTGGTTTGGTAAACACAAATTGTGTTCAACAATTCTCAATGGAATTGATCTTTCTGATGAAAATATCAAATTTGGACAACTATCATTACGAAAACAGTACGATACTGTATTTGTTTCTTCATCAAATTGGCACAGTCAGAAAAGACTTGAAGCAAATATTGATTGCTATCAGCACATCAAAAATGATTTGGGATATCAAAACAGTTGTCTTATAATCTTGGGTTCAAATCCATATGTGAATGCACATGATCCACATGTATATTACACTGGTACAATTCCTCACCAAGACTGCTTAAACATTTATTCACAATCAGATTGGATGATCCATTTAGCTTGGGCAGACCATTGTCCTAATGTAATTGTGGAGGCCCTGGGTATGGATTTACCAGTCATCTGTTCAAACACTGGTGGAACAAAAGAATTGGTGAATGAATATGGTATGATCATTAATGATAGCGTCAAATACAATTTTGAATTGTATGATTATGATAATCCACCACAAATTGATGTAAAACAATTGAGTTATTTACCAAAAAGAAATTCTTTGGGAAAACATCATGACATTTCAATGGATAGAGTTTGTGATCAGTATATCAAACTTTTTGATGAGGTTCTGAATGCACAATAGAGTTTGGTTATTGCCAGCAAATGAAAATTGGATTTGTGATAGATTTGTTAATGAATGGTCAATTGATAATCAGGACATAACAGTCAAAGATCCAATGAGTGCTAATGTTATATGGTTATTATCAGATTGGCGTTGGAAAGAATTGCCATATCAATTTCTGAAACAGAAAAGAGTGATAACATCAATTCATCACATCGTCCCAGAAAAATTTGGCCCAAATGAACGTTATGATTTTCAGATGAGAGATGACATAACAGATGTATATCATGCTGCAAATCACCACACTGCTGAATTCATCAGCAAATTGACAACAAAAAGGATTGTTACAATTCCATTTTGGGCAAATCAAAAAATTTGGTACAAAACTGATGACATTATCAATTTACGAAAAAAGTACAATGTACCAAATGATGTATTTTTGATTGGCTCATTTCAGAGAGATACAGAGGGCAATGATTTGACCTCTCCAAAACTTGAAAAAGGTCCAGATTTGTTCATTAAAGCATGTGATAAATTGCAGAAATTGGGAAAAAATGAATTCAAATTGGAAGTAATTTTGGCAGGTTGGAGAAGACAATATGTTATGAAAAAATTGGATGATCTTGGAATAGAATATCACTATTTTGAACGTCCTGAACAAAATGTCATAAATGATCTGTATCAGATGTTGAATTTGTATCCAATAACATCAAGAGTTGAAGGTGGACCTCAAGCCCTAATTGAATGCGGACTTCTTGATGTTCCAGTTGTTTCAAGAAACGTTGGAATTGCAGACATAGTTTTACCACAAGAGGCAATAAATGATGATGTTACATTGGCAAAACCACACATTCCAAATGTAGATTTTTTGAAATTACCACAGGGCTATAATGAATTTAGAAAGTTGATTGATGAATTATGAAGATTGTTGATATCAAAACAAAATTGAAAAATATTGGCGTAAATATTGATGAAATCAATATGGGTGATTTTGATTTCATAGGTGAATTTACAGCAAAAAGGCACAGAACAAATACACACCCATTATACAAAACAACTGGGATGTTCTACAGATCAAATTATGAAAGAGGTATTCTGATCAGCAATTTGATCAAAAAATACAATTGCAAATCAATGCTTGAAATTGGTTTTGGAAGAGGGTATTCAACTTTTTGTGCTGCAAAAACATTCAATGATCTTGGTGTTGATTACAGAATAACAACTGTTGATCCAAATCTTGGAACACAAGAAACTGTGCAGCATCTCAATGCACTCAAAACAATTTTTCCAAGTCAATGGTTCAATATTGAGTTCATCCCTGATATTTCAATCAATGCTTTGAAAAATTGTGACAATTATGATCTAATATACATTGATGGTGATCATACATACAATGGTACAAAAACTGATTGGGAACTGACACAACATCATTTCAATAAATTGATGCTGTTTGATGATTATCATCTTCCAACAAAAACGCTTGATAAGAGTGATATTGAATGCAATGTATTGATTGATCAGATTAATGAAATTGAATTCAATTGTTCAGAAAAAGAATTGATAAAAATGGATAGAAGAATGTTCATAGATGACAGATCATATTCTGATGAACAAGTTGATTATGGTCAGGTTCTTTTGACAAAGTTTGGATTATGATTTTTGAACAATCATAAATTTTGTTGAAATATGTCAATATGACAAGTGTAGCAGTAATTGGGCAAGGCTTTGTTGGCGGATCTTTAACGACAGTTCTTTCTGAACGAGGTTTAACAGTTTATACATATGATAAAACTGGTAAGCGAGTTGAAGGTAGTTCTATCCCAATTGATTACAAAGGTGATGTAACATCAATATCAAACCTAATTGATAGGTGCGAAACTGTTGAAAATAGAGAAACAAATTTTTCTGGTATCTATTTTGTATGTCTTCCAACGCCAATGAAAATGGATGGAAGTTGTGATTTGTCAATTGTCGATGGTGCATTGGAAGAATTGGCATCAGTTTCTGGTGAACGTATTGCCGTGATCAAATCAACTGTCACACCTGGAAGTGTTGACAATTGGAACAAAAAATTTGTTGACAAAGGATTATATGTAGTTTTTTGTCCTGAATTTCTTACAGAAGCAAATGCACTCAATGATATGAGAAATCAGGATAGGATCATTCTTGGTGGTCCACGACCTTGGATCAATAAGGTTAAAGAATTGTTTATGTTGGCATTTCCTCAAGTTCCAATTCATAAAACATCAGCAGTTAATGCAGAGATGGTGAAATATATGATCAACAATTTCTTAGCTGTTAAGGTTTCATTTGCAAATGAAATATATCAAGTTTGTGAAAAGTTGCTTGAAACCGGTCAAGATATTGACTATGATAGAATAGTTGAGCTTGCAACGCTTGATAAGCGATTGGGTAATTCACATTGGAAAGTCCCAGGACCAATGCCGGCAGATGATGGAACCGGTAGATTATTGCCTGGTTTCGCTGGCTCATGTTTTGTTAAGGATTTGAATTCATTAATCTTTTTGTCAAAACAACTTGGTGTTGATCCAAAAGTGTTGTCCGCAGCATGGCAAAAAAATCTTGAAGTTCGTCCTGAAAGAGATTGGGAAAAACTGAAGGGTCGTGCGGTTAGTCAAATTGAAGACAACAAAAACGTTGGTGAGCAACTTCAATTTGATTTCATTGTGCCAGAAAAGAAAAGCTAATGTCTGAATTGCAATTTGAAAATCTAATAACTGGAAAACCTCATGTAAGTTTTTCAGAAGTTAAAGAATGGTCTGAATGCAGTTGGCGTCATAAATTGCATCACATTGAAAAAATTGACAATCAAAAACCGAGTGAAATTCTTGATTTTGGTACATCAGCACATGCTGGGTGTGAAAATTTCTTGAATTCCGGAACAATGGATGTAACCATTGCACAAAATATGCTCAAGCAATTGTGGCTCGAGCATGCTCATCCTCATGAAACACTCACAAGTGCCCTAGAAAATATTGAAGCAATATTGTTGGAATTACCTCAATATTTGAATGAAACATTTCCTGATTGGCAACCTGTTGATGCAGAACACCAATTGTATGAGCAATTGGAAAAATTTCCACAACATGCATTCAAAGGTTTTATTGATTGCATAATCAAGGTTCCAACAAAAAGTGGAAAAAAGTGGAAATATTGGATTATTGATTTCAAAACAACAAATTGGGGTTGGAATGCTGAAAAACGTTCTGATAAAATGATCCAATCACAATTGGTCCTGTACAAAAATTTCTATTCAAAAAAATTGAATATTGATCCAAAAGATATTCAATGTGGATTTCTTCTCTTGAAAAAGGTAGCAAAACAGGGAAAACGTTGTGAATTCATCAAAGTATCTGTTGGTGATCTGACAACAGAACGTTCAATAAAAGTTGTCAACAATATGATCAGTGCCGTAAAAAAAGGCATTGCTCTAAAAAATCGCAATGCCTGTAAATGGTGTGAATTCAAAAATACTGAATGGTGTAAATGAAACTGTTACTTAACCCAAGATTTTACAGCTTCAAATTGTTTTAGAAGTAATTGGTATGCTTGATATAAACGTAATCCATTTTCATCTGAATATCTTTTGAAAAGATCACCATAACCATACAAATCTTCTTCAATTTCAAGAATTGCACCTTGAAGTTTTTCAGTCAAATCAATTCCTTCATCTTCATATGCTTCTTTTATAAGTTTACGCAGCACATCTTCAGTAAGTTTCATATCATTAACTATTAACCAAGACATATGATTGTGTTACTATATTTTTGATGAAAAACAAAATACTATTGTTTTCTGATCACCCATTATCAAGCTCAGGTGTTGGTACACAAGCAAGATGGTTGATCAATGGGTTGATTGAAACTGGTAGGTACAATTTCAAATGTTTTGGTGCAGCTGTTAAACATGACAATTATGATATTGTCACAGTGAATGATGATTTCATCATAAAACCAATCGATGGTTTTGGTACCAGAGATCTTATTCGCCACGCAATTGCTACAGAACAGCCAGATTGTGTTCTATTGTTCACGGACCCAAGATTTTTTATCCACATTTTTGAAATGGAAGATGAAATACATTCTGTGTGTCCAATAGCATACAACCATCTTTGGGACAATCCACCCTGGCCAGAATTCAACAGAGTGTTGTATGAAAGTTGTGATCTGATCAATTGCATCAACAAACAGACTTTCAATATGTTGAAAGAAAATATGCCAACACACAATGTTGGTTATATACCTCATGCTGTTCCAAATGAACTCTATTTTCAATTAACGCAAGAACAGAATAGACAGAATAAAATTCAGCTTTTGGGACAAAATAGAGCTGATCATTTTATTGTGCTGTTTGTGTCAAGAAATGCAAGAAGAAAGAGAGCAAATGATTTGCTTGTTTCATGGCGTCAATTTATAGATCAATTGCAAATTTCTGAAGGTCATTCAAAAGCAACATTGTTGATGCATACTGATCCCTTTGATCAGGAAGGTCCAAATTTACACAGAGTAATTGATCAGTTGAAATTGAATGAAAATGTTGTCTTTTCAAATGAAAGACTTGATTTTCAAAAGATGAATGTCATATACAATTTGAGTGACGTTGTGATAAATGTTTCACTCAATGAAGGATTTGGATTGTCACTGTTGGAAGCAAAAATGGCAGCAAAACCATTGATTGCTGTGAAAACTGGTGGAATGATAGAACAAGTATTTGATGATGAAACAGGCACAGAATTTGGTTGTGCACTCGAACCGGATGTGAAATCACTTGTTGGAAATCAAATGATACCATACATTTATGAAGATTATGTTTCACATAAAAAAGTAACAGACGCAATCATGAAAATGTATAAATTACCACAGAGTGAGCGAGAAAGAATTGGTAATTTGGCACAAATTAATGCACAAACAAAGTTCAATATGAAAAACACAATCAATGATTGGGATATGTCATTAACAAAATTGATCAATGATTGGAAAAATTCTGACATCAAAAGGTGGAATGTTAATTCAATATGAAAAGTGTACTTTTACGTGGCCCAATATTGACACAGTCTGGTTATGGCGTACATTGTCGTCAAGTGGCAAAGTGGTTATTGGATGAAAAAAAATATGATGTGAAATTTCAAATAATGCCATGGGGAGATACACCATGGATCTTAAATCGTAATCAGTATGATGGTATGATTGGAAAAATATTTGATGCATCATCAACAAATTTGAAAGGATTTGACGTTTCATTACAATTACAACTACCAAATGAATGGGATAATTCAATCGCAACAACAAACATTGGACTGACGGCAGCAATTGAAACAGACATCTCAAATCCAGATTGGTTAAATCATTGTAAAAGAATGGATCATGTGATCTTTCCATCAAAGCATGCAATGAATAGCATTGGAAATGTTGAAAATTGCTCAATAGTTCCTGAAGCATTTCCAAATGAAATTTTGAATAATGATGCAAAAATTGATCTCAATATTGACACTGAGTTCAATTTTTTGTTGTTTGGCCAAATAACTGGAAACAATCCAGAAAATGATAGAAAGAATATTTTCTATACATTAAAATGGATGTGTGAAACATTCAGTGATGATCCAAATGTTGGTATTGTCATAAAAACAAACATATCAAGAAATACAAAAATTGACAAAAATATCACAACAAACATATTCAAAAATCTCTTGAAAGAAGTCAGAAAAGGTCCATATCCAAAAATTCATCTTTTGCATGGAACAACTACGGAGAAAGAAATTGGAGCCCTGTATCGACATCCCAAAATTAAAGCACTTGTATCATTAACAAGAGGTGAAGGATTTGGATTACCACTATTGGAAGCCGCTGCATGCGATCTACCAATAATTGCAACAAATTGGTCTGCCCATACTGAATTTTTGAACATTGGAAAGTTCATTCAAATTGATTACAAATTGCAACAAATTCACCAAACAAGAATTGATGGAAAATTGTTTATGCCAAATGCTAAATGGGCCCAAGCATCTGAAGAAGATTTCAAAAAGAGAATAAAAAAGTTTGTACAATCTCCACAAATACCCAAAGAATGGGCAATGCAATTGGGTGAAAAAATTAGAGAGCAGTACAATATTGATGCAATCAAAACACAATATTCTGAAAAGTTGAGTAAATGGTTATGATATATGTTGTTATTCTGTTAACAATTTTGTTAATCACTGCATCATTGATTGCATATGTGTTTTTTCATAAATCTGAAATGTTGTTTGATAAACTTGAAGAAGTAACAGAACAGACTGAAAAATCACTTGATATTTTGAATGATAGATACAGAATATTGTCAGAAATGGCACAAATACCTGTGTTAATAGATGATCCAATTGTGAAAAAATTCATATTTGAAATGAAACAATCAATAAATGCCCTATTGCTTGTTGCAAATTTAATGGTTGAAAGTGATGAAAATGATGAAAATCAAAACGACACAACAAATGACTAATGTTGAGCAGAAGCCAATAAAAAAACGTCGCAGAAGAAAAGATGGCGATGAAAAAGCAAGACAAGCAAGAATGTATTTTAATCAGGATACACAAGCTGCAATAGTAAAATATCAGGGCACACAATCTATAAATGATAAGAATGCAATCTATGTAACAGATGTTATGCCAGCTTTTGTAAAGTTGGTTGAAAATTTGATCAATATTCATAAATTCACATCACTTCATGACACATATAATGATTTGAGAGATGATTGTGTCAATTTTCTTTTTGAAACTTTGAATAAATTTGATGCGACAAGAGGAACAAATGCATTTTCATATTTTAACGTTGTTGCAAAAAATTGGCTGATCATAAAGACAAAACAACGTGCTCAAAAAGTCAAAAAGAACGTTAGTATTGATGACAGTGAATCATTATCATTATCAGATCAACGTGCAATTGAAAACTATTCAATAATTCCTTCTCAGGATGTAATAGTTGAGAGCAAAAATACTGCATCAAACATTATTGAAATGATGTATGAAGTTAGAAATCAATCCAAAACAGAAAATGAATTGGTTTGCATCAATTCAATCATAACAATATTTGAAAACATTGACAATATTGATCTGTTGAATAAGAGTGCATTGTTGTTATATTTGAGAGATCTATCTGGATTAACACCAAAGCAGTTGACAACTACATTGCAAAATTTGAAAAAATCATATAGACGCTTAAAGATTGATAGTCAATTTGGAATATTTTGAGGTAACACATGAGTGATGCAACAAATTCTGAAATAGAACAAAAAATACATGATTTTTCAAAATTGTTGGATGATATATCAACGCTTGAAGATAAGAAAAAAAGTCTGTGGAAAGAAATATACATCAATGCAATTAGGGACAGGCAGAATGCACACAATTTGTTCATAATTTTGATGTCAATAGTGAAAGATCAGTCAACAGAGCATGCTGTACATGGAAAAACATTGGCAACATACATTGAAAGAATGAGTAAAGCAAATGATCAATTATTGAAACTTGCTGAACTGATTACTAAGGTTCAAGAAAAGGAAAATGAAATTGATCCTGACGATATTTACTCAAAAGTAAATGAATAACAAATATGATCTAACAAAACATCTTGTTGAGGGTAACGCAGCCCAAGTCATTGATGCAAAAAATAGACAGAATGCTGGTACAAATGTTGTACCACCAAGTTTTTATAGATTTGTAATTCTTGAAACGTTGTTTGATCCAACAATATTATCTGAAAAAAAAATAGCTTCTCTAATTGAAAAATATAGCGTTTCAAATCCACAATATCTTTACAGCGCACCAAGAAATTCATTGATTGCTGCACGGGCATTGGATGGAAATGCATCAGCAATTGAATTGCCAATGGTGCTGTATCCATTCTTTCCTGCACAATTATCAATGCCAGCCCTTCCAGGTGAACAAATTTGGGTAATGTTTGAAGCATTTGGGTTGAAACAAATTGATATTGGATATTGGTTTTGCAAAATAACAGCCCCTCATCATGTTGATGATGCAAATCATACACATCATCCAAGAATGTATGATGAATCATTTTCACCAAGTCTGAAGAAAAAATTTCAGGGAACAGACGAACCAAAATATGAATTCAGAAATGGCAGAACATTCGTTGACAATGGTGAAAGATATACTGATGCAAACTCTGCAGTCATATCATCAGAGGATGAAAACATATTTGAAAAGATCATTACAGAAACTGATGCAGGAAAATTGTCACCAATTGAAAGTATTCCAAGATACAGAAAGCGCCCTGGCGAATATCTCATTGAAGGAACTGGAAATGCAAGAATTGTAATTGGAAAGGACAGAAGTGGTCCAATTGCAAAATATGATGACATTGATGGTGAAAAGACCGTCAATTCTTTTCCAGATGATGAATTCAATAAAGATTCAGGAACAGTAGACATTGTAACTGGTGCCGGAAGAACATCCACAACATCCGGAAAAACTGTAAAAAATTCTATTGGTATGGAGGAATTGGATAAGAGCGTAGAACAGATCAATGAACATGAAGGTGATCCGGATTACATTAATGATGCATCAAGAATTTTGACATCACAAAAATGTTCTATTGATAAGAAATTTGATCTTGAAAAATTGAATAGTATACTTTCTAATGGACAATTTCAAGGTGGCGACAGAATTGAATTGGCAAAAATTGTTGATGAAGTAACGGGTGATCCTGCAATTGCATTGATGACTGATAAAGTCAGAATAATAGTGAGATCTGATATTGAGTTTGTTGTAACCGGTTGGGATGAAAAGGATGACAAACAGAACAAAATCAGATCAGATAACGTTGAAAATTATGGCGTTATTGCAATGAAAACAAATGGTGACATAGTTCTTAAACCATCAAATTTGGGATATTTGAAACTTGGTGGTGATGATGCAAATCTTGCTGTATTATGTCAACCGGTTGGTGTAGAAGCAAATTCAGGTAATATTTCTGCACAACCAATAGTTGACACAATGGGTGCTCAGATTGGTATTGCAGGTCAAAATGGACAATTTTCAAAAAAGGTTCTGATCAAATAATGGGTGCAAATGATAAAATATTGACAACAATTGGCATGTTGCAAAATGATCAACTGACACAATCTGCAATCAATGCATTTGCAGAACAGGTTGCACTGTTGATGACATCTGGAAATGAAAATGGTGGTGGAGCAAAGTGGTCAAGTATTGTCACAAAATTTCCACCAATTGGTGGGCCACTCCTATCTGACCCTGATAAAATTCTTTTGTCAGGAGATCCATTTGCCATGAGTCAACTTTTTTGGTTCAGTCCATCACCATTTGCATCATTGTCATTACCTTATTTGAAAGATGCTGATAGAGATTATGTAAAAATCTTCATAAAAAACATATATGAGCCAGTTGTCAAGTTTCTTGACATAAATGGTGGTCAACCTGCAAAACCACTATTTTTTGATCCAACTGCAAATTTTGCCATCAACATTCAAATTGGTGATATTCCACAATTTTTGATAGATTTTGGTGTTGCTTACCCATCAATTCCTCTGTTACCAAAATTTGCACAAAAATATGACATCAATCTTGATCTATTGAAATCATTCATAACAGGATTACCATCACTACCACCAATTCCTCAATTCACAATTCCACAAATTCCAACACCAAATTTTGATTTTATCATTATTGGTGATCTTTTGAAACAATTGTTGGTATCATTACCAAACATATTTTTGGGAATATTTGATCCATCACTTGCAGCGTCACTCATGACACTTGATTTGAAAGGTTTGATTGGAAAGTTTATTGATCTCATTTTGAACCTATTTCTTGATGTATTCAAAAAGGTTGGTTTACTGCTGATCATGCCAAAATTGTTATCTGCAACAATGATTGTATTTATGCAAGATATCATTGGCATGATGATAGTTGATCTGATTGGAAGCATTCTTGGACCAGGTGTTATAGCTCAGACTGCAGCAACAATGTTATTTCTTGTGTAAAGGGCACGATATGACTCCAGAAGAATTGATCAAAATATTGCATAATGATCCACTATACATTTCTGCAATTAAACGAGCAGTGAATGATGAAGAAAAAGAACAGATCAGATTGAAAGCAGAAGAGTTGATTAGACAATTGCATTTTGCGTTTTCAAGTGTTAACCTATCAAAAAAATGATGAAATACTTAAATACATGAAAAACGTACAGCACAAGAAAAAGGTTATCATTGAAGCAAAAAAAATCTTGAAAGAAATGGCATCAACTCTTGAAGATTTTGATGAATATGACAATTTACGTCATGCAATGAAAATAAATCTTGAAGATCAATTTGATGATTCAGATCCAACAATGATACGTTATGGTCGTGAATATTGGGAAGACCAGATAATTACTGCGCTGAATGAGTTTAGTGAAAAAGTTAACACGTTGTATGAAGAAATGTTTGAAAAGTTGTTGAATGGTGATTATGCATCTGCAGCATACAAAAAACCAGTTTTGAGAGATATTGATAATGAATAAGAATGAGTTAAAAGAATTTATTCTGACTGAAGAATTGATGACATATTTGCCAGATTACAAAATCAGAATGGCAATACAAACTCTCATCAAGAGTTTAACGCAGAGTGTACAGACACACATTCTTTCAACATCAAAAAGTTTTCAGGATAGAGAAGATAGGCTTGATGATCTTGAAGAATTGAAAAAAACTTTGAATGATGAAATCTATGATCTGATCAAAAGTCAGATAAATGTTTTGGTACGTAAATTGTAAAATGGCAACAATTGATTTCAAAAGTGTTGGTACAACCATTAAACAAAAGATTGAACATGATGTTCAAAAAACTGCAATACCAATTGGGATAAAGACCCCTTTGCAATTGAGCACAACTGATGATCTATTTTTGATGAACTATTCATTGAAAGATCAGGTTAGAGACAATTTCAGAAATCTTATCTTAACAAATTGGGGTGAAAGATTGGGACAATTTACATTTGGCGCAAATTTACGTCAATTACTTTTTGAATTCACTTCACTTGACAATTTTGATAATGAAGCAGTTGTTAGAATAAAGAATGCTGTCACAAAATGGATGCCATATATCAATCTTGAGGATTATGTTTCTTCAATTGATAGACAATTTAATGATGGAAATACAGCAAACATAAAATTGATTATAACTTACAGTGTGCCAACGTTGAATGCTTCAAATCAAATGATTGAGGTAACATTGAAAGTTGTTTGATTGCACAGAGAATATAGTTACATTTGAGGATCTTAAATGGCAACAAAAACTGGATTAACTCAAGTGCGTCAAAGAAAGTATCTTGCAAAAGATTTCAACGCATTCAGAGAACAGCTTCTGGAATATGCTAAACTCTATTATCCAGACAAGATCAAGGATTTTTCAGAAGCATCACTTGGTGGTTTATTGTTGGATTTTGCTTCATATGTTGGTGATACATTTTCATTCTATCTTGATCATCAATTTGGTGAATTGAGTTATGACACTGCAGTTGAATATGGAAATATTGAAAATTTACTCAAGACTGCAGGCGTAAAAATTCAGGGAGCAGCCCCCGCAATTGTTCCATTGACATTTTATGTAAGAGTCCCAGCAAATCAGAATGGTAATGGTCCAGACATGAATTCATTACCAATAATTCAAGCAAATACAATTTGTTCTGCAGATAATGGTGTTGAATTCATATTGAAAGATGATATCAATTTCAATGATACAAATCAAGATGGAACATTAAAAGCAAAATATATTATTGACAAAACAGTCAATAATGTTCCACAATCATACATTCTTTCTGCAGAGGGTGAAGCAATTTCTGGAAAAGAAAAAATAGAAACGTTTACAATTGGTAATGAATTTGTACCATTTAAACGTTTATCTCTTGAACAACCAAATGTTTCTGAAATCATTTCAATGAAGGATGATTTGGGAAATGACTATTATGAAGTAAGCAATTTGACAGATGACACAATCTATTTGAGTGTTCTGAACACAAAATCTGATGCTGCATTTGTAAAGAATAGAATTAAGCCTAAACTTGTACCATATCGTTATGTTACAGACACAACATTGGCAACAAGACAAACAACAATAATCTTAGGTGGTGGAAATGCAGAAAGTTTTGAAGATGATGCATTACCAGATCCAACAAGTTTTGCAATTTCATTACCATATACAAAAACATTTTCAAAAATTGCAATCAATCCATCAAGTATGTTAAACAGCAAAACATTGGGTGTTTACAACACCAACACAACAATGACAGTGACATACAGATATGGTGGAGGTCTCAATCATTCTGTAAAAAATGATTCAATCAAATCAATTAAGTTGTTGAATATGACATTTCCTGGAGATGTTTCATCAGCTACAGCATCAGCGATTAGAGGTTCAACTGAGGTTACAAATCTTGATGATGCATCTGGTGGTGAAGATGCGATGACAATTGATGAATTGAAACAATTGATACCATTAATGAAAAATTCTCAAGAAAGAATGGTGACAGCACCCGATGTTATTGCTCGCATCTATTCTTTACCAACAACATTTGGTAGAATATTCAGAACTTCTGTACATCCAGATCCAAATAATAGACAAGCAAGCAACATATATGTTATATCAAGAAATGATTCTCAACAATTGGTCATATCTCCTGATACATTGAAAGAGAATCTGAAAAACTATCTAACACCCTATAGACAACTGTCAGATACGTTCAATATATTGGATGCAAAAATAATCAACATTGGATGCAATTTTGAAGTTATGATTGATCCATTGTTGAATAAAAGTCTTGTGTTGCAACAAGTGTTGATTAGATTGAAAGATTATTTCAACATCAAAAATTTCACAATTGATCAACCAATCATTAGAGATGATATCTTGAGTTTGATATCAAATGTTCAAGGAATTATGAGCATAAACAGTTTGATCATCAACAATATTGTGACAAATGTTGGGAGCAGAACATACAGTAACGTATCATTCAATATTCCAATGAACACAATCAATAATGTAATTGTTCCTCCAATTGGATCAATATTTGAAATCAAATATCCAAATTATGACATCATTGGAAAGGTTGTCACATAATGATCAAAATATTCAATGCAGATAAGGATACATACATAACCAATAGAGTCATTGGAAATGTTATCAAATCAGGATCAAATGTTGGATCTGCAGGTACACTCGATCTGTTCAAATTGTATTCAGAAAAGAATGGATATGAATTATCAAGATTATTGCTACATTTTGATTTGACAAATGTTGACACAACGCAATTCAATATCAACAATAACTTCAAAAGTTATTTGAAATTGTATGATGTTTATGGTGGTCAAACTTGTCCAAGAAATTTTACGACCACAGTATATCCACTATCAAGATCATTTGATGAAGGACTTGGAAGAGATATTGTTTTTTATGGTGATTATGATGCAGCAAATTTTGTTCAGAATTCAGTGAGTGAAAATTGGATATTGTCTGGTTGTAATGCATCCGGATCAAATAATGAAAATGTTGACTATATCATTTCATCATCTGCAGTTAATGATTATTCATGTACGCAATACTTCACAACTGGTGAAGAAAATTTGTTGATTGATGTTACAAAAATTGTCTCAGGAATTTTGACAAATGATATACCAAACTCTGGTTTCAGATTGTCATTAGGTGAAATTGAAGAGAGTGATCAACACAACTATTTTGTAAAAAGATTTGCATCACGCACTGCCTATAATGGTGATTTACATCCAAAATTGTATATTCAATGGAATGATGCAGTCAGAAATGATATCAATAACGTCAAATTTGATGTAATCAATACTCTCTATTTTTACAACTATGATGGTGATGGAAACTTAACAAATACATTTGGAAATGATACATTAACTGGATCAAATTGTTTGACATTAAAATTTGATATGCCAATTTCTGGTGGAATGTATACATTATTGTTTTCTGGTAGTCAATTCAATGATGGCATTAATGAACGTATTGGAATTTATACCTCATCATTCATTATTGAAAAAACAGAACAATTGAAAACATTGCAACAGATATCTGGCAGCATAAAAATGCTACCAATTTGGTGTTCAAATGATCAAGCAATAACATATCTTTCTGGAACAAATGTCACGATCAATGATAATCAGAGATCAAATTCACAAATTGACATGTCAAAATATGTTGTCAGTGTTTATTCATTGAATGAACAGTATGACAGTGATTGTGATGATGTGGAAGTTAGAGTACACATTGTTGACAAGAACATCATGTCAAATCTTGTGAAGACATACATCAATGATCCAGGAATTTCACCAATTGCTCATTACAGAATTAGGAATGTGTACACAAATGATATCATCATCCCATTTGATTTTGTAAATAATTCAACACTGATGAGCACAGATGTCAATGGAAATTATTTTATGTTTTCACCTGCATCGCTGCCTAAAGACAATGTATACACAATTGATGTTGCAATTTTATGTGGTGCAATGCAAAAAACATTCAATGATTGTTCAACATTCTTTAAGGTATCTGATAAGCATTGAGTGATATCTAGAGCCAAGAATGGCTGTTCAAAAATATATCCCTGATTTCATCAAATTTGCATTTGCAAATTCAAAACCACTGGAATTGTCACTAAGTCAAATCACTGATACTGACAATTTTTTGTCAACATCATTTTTGTATGAACATCAAAATTCACCATTAAAATCAACACAACAACTTGATTTGGATTGGTCAAAGTTTGAAAATCATACATTCTTTATGTCTGCACAAGCAAAAGTAAATCTTGCATTTGAACAGATCTGTAATCATTATCCATTTGATGGAACGAGGGAAGAATTTGAAAAATTCATTGATGGTTTGACAGGATATGATAAATACGTATTGGAACAATTTCCAAAATATTCTGGACAACTGTTATTTCAGAGTGGCTCTTACATACAAGTAAAAGATTACGCAGGCGCAATGTATCCTGAGTTTTCAAAAGATAAATCTGGACAATCTGTGATTAATCCACAGAATGCAAATACATCCATTTCATTTGAAATGCAACTGTTTATATCAACTGGATCATTGCACAATCAGATTGTTTTTCAGAAACAGAACACAAATCTCAATGAAGGTTATACATTTCATATCAGATCATCTTCATACATTTCTGATACAACAAATGCAGAATTTTCAATATACTCTGGTTCATACAGATTTTCTGTGCAATGTCCCATTGTGAAAAATGAATTCAATCACATTTACATTGCAATCAATAAAGAATTACAAAATTACAATGCAATTGAATTGTGGAACAATTGTGAATTGTATGATAGCAAGACGATAAATACATTTGGAAAACTGAATATTGATATTGATGATTTCCTGATTGGATCAGGATCAACATTCACAACAGAAACTGATGTGATAACACCATTGGATACGTTGTACGCAACCTTGGATGAATTCAGAATATTTCACAGTTTGAGATCAGTTACACAACTGAAAAATTATGAAAAAAAGAATATCTTTGCAACAGATGATTTGAAACTGTACTATAAATTCAATGAACCTCAACCGCCAATAGGTCCAGGAAATGATAGTGTAAATGCTATAGTACTTGATAGTTCTGGAAATTCTTTACATTCAACCATTCAAAACTTTTTTTCAAATGATAATGCAATATATCAGTCAGGTATAATATCTGAAAGTTTATTGAGACAAAATTCATCATTGGATCAACACAGTAATGTTACCAATGAAAGATATTTGTCAAACGTTATACTGTTCCCATACAATCAAGATGTATCAAATTTGAATATTGAGCTGATGACCAGCGCATCATTGTATGATGATGCAAATCCAAACATGATATCAAAATTGGTTCCACAACATTATCTTCTTGAGGGTGCATACAAATCAGGAAAGAGTGATGCACTCGATGGAAATGGTGATCTCTATTCAGGTGAAGGAATTCCCGGTCAAGGAAAAATGTCAAGTGTTCAAATAATGTTATCATTTTTGTACATTTGGGCAAAGTATTTTGACGAATTGAAATTGTTTGCTGACAAATTCAATTCACTCAATTTTGTTGATTATGACAAAAATAGTTCGATACCATCAAATTTTTTGCAATGGTATGCAAATTCATCTGGCATAACTTTACCTTCAATTTTCAACAATTCAACAACTGATCAATTTCTATTTTCTGAAAACGTTGATGAAGATTATGGAAATTATGAACAGTCAATAAAATCAATTCAGAATGAATTGATGCGCAGAATTTTGACAAATCTTCCATCAATTGTGAGATCAAAGGGCACCCAATATTGCATAAAAACATTCTTAAGATCAATTGGCATTGATCCAGACAATACTCTCAGAATAAAAGAGTATGGTGGAGAAACAAGTGGAGAAATTTCAAGATCAAGAGAACTTAAAACAGTTCAAGTTGCAATGACTGATTTCATTTCTGGATCATTAATGATGGGACCATCTCTAATTGGGAAAAAAGTCGAACCAGGTTGGCCTTATGATACACAAATAGCAGAAAATTTGACATCAAATGGTATGTATACATCTGGTTCATGGTGTTTAGAAGGTCTATTTTCAATAAATTCTGTTGAAAATAATCAATCAATAGTAAGATTGCAGTCAAGTGGATCATCAAATGTTGAAATTTTGCATTCAAATCTTGTGTATAACGTTAATGATGATACAATCAATCTGTACATAAAATCAGCATATTCACAAAATGCGGATATGTTAACATTGACATTGTCAGCACCTGTTGGTGAAACGTTTAATGACGGAAAAATTTGGAATTATGCTTTTGGATTAGTGAGAAGTGATGAAGCAAATTTACCAATTCAATCTTCATCTGTGTATTTGAAACTTGGAAATCAATCTGGCGGTGATATTGAACATCTCCTGTTGATATCATCGAGTTTTGATGAATATCCATATGATGACACACAATACATCTCATCATCATTCAGAAAACTTGATAGTGAAAAGAATGCTGATGGTATACACATTAGGATTGGTAATGAATACATTGTTGAAATGTCTGGTGGGACTAATTTGAATGACGCAAATTTGTCACAAGACGTGAGAACATCAGAATTTATAGGTAGACAAGGAAATATAAGATTTTGGTCAAAGACTGTTGATGATAATGAATTCATTGAACACATAAGAAATCCACTATCTTTTGGCGTAAATGATCCAAACATAAATTGGAATTACAACACAACGTCAAGTGGATCATTTCAAAAGTTGAGATTGAATACTTTATGCAATCAGGATGTGAAGAATTCTATTGGTGGAAATATTACATTTTTAGATTTTTCAGAGACAGCTGGACCATCTTATGGTATTGGTTTTTCTGATATGAATGATGTATTGATCGCTGATATCATGTATCAGAACATTGTGTCACCAAGTTTTGATGAGGCAATAAATGGTTCAAGAATAAGAATAATGGGAACAATTGAAGAGAATATCAATGAACCATGGGCACTTCCAGCCCCAATTTATGAAACTGCTTTGAATGAAGCCATAAAAGATGATCCAAGATTGTCAATAGATTTTTCTCTTATTGACAGTCTAAATCGCGATATCATCAACATTTTCTCATCATTGGATTATTTTGATAACGCTCTAGGAGCACCAGAAAATTTGTACAATTCTGAATATCCAATGATTGAAAATTTGAGAGATATATATTTCAACAGAATAAAAGATAGGTTGAAGTTTAAAGAGTTTTTTGAATTCTACAAATGGTTTGATGAAACTGTTGGAAATTTCATAAATCAATTGATACCCAAAAAGACAACGTACAATGGGATAAGATTTGTTGTCGAATCACATATGCTTGAGAGGAATAGAATTGCATACACATCAAATGAAATGTATTTGAGTGAAAATGAAAGGTCAGACATAAAATCTGCAATTCAAGTCATTGAAATTGGAAATGATACATTATGACAGAACAAATCTTTGATCAGAAGTATGCAAATTGGTCACCAAGCTTTGATGATTCATTTGGCAACATATTACAAAATAAAACTGTACCAAATGTATTGATGAGTTCTTCAATTGATACATCAGCCATAGATCGTTTCAGACAGGGTGTCGAATTGACACTAATGAAACATTTTGACATGGGTTTATATCACATAACTTCAGGTGAACCAGGACATAAGTGTTTCATTTGTGAGTATGGACAGGATTTGAATGCTGATTTCAGAATGTACTATTCTGATGAAGAAAACAATCCAAAATCAGAAGTGATCATAAACTTAACACAACAAATGAAATCTGCAATAAATTTGCACACTTTTCCTGAATACATACCTGATCCACAAACTCCAACAATTTCAGCACAATTCAATGGCATTATTGAGCTCTATATGCAAAGAAAAGTGGGTTCAACAGACAAGGTAATTGGTGTACTTGAAGATGGTAATCCGGATGCATATGGGTCATCAGAATTTATTTTGAACAGTTATCCATACAATCCACACAATCACAAAGAACCATTTTTGGATGTTATTCAAGTGAATAATGGAATTGCAACTTATGATGTTGAACAGTATGAAAACTTTGTAAATAGAGGAAAAGTTGAAACATATATTGATGTGTGCAATGAAAAATTGATATCAATGATTCCATACATCAACGTTGAAAATGATGTGTTGAATGTATTGTGTACACTCAAATATGGTGACGAAAATTCTGTCCCAATTGGAGAAAAAATGGCTGCAACAGGTTTTATGTATGATAATGCACCTTTTGGCGATAGCATTGCATTTGGTGGAATAGGATATTGATATGACAACTCCGGCAAGTTTAAGAGAAGCACCAACAAGAAATATTGATGATTACATTCTTGTAAAAGAATACAATGCCGGTGGTCTGAGTGCTGTACCATGGAATCGATTTCAAAAATTTGTAACAAACTCAGCAGCAGGTTCTTGGCTCGGTCAGGTTAGTGGTGGTGGAGAATATTCTTTAACTGGAAATACATACAGTCAAAAAACACCAATTGGTTTCACGTTTGAATTCAATGGCGAAAAGTATTCAAATTTTCTTGTAACCAATGCTGGAGTTGCAATTTTAATCAATGATAAGAACACATTATCAAATCCAAGATATTCAAACATTGCATCACCATCGACATTGGTGAATATAGCATTGATGGTATGGTATCCAGGTGATGTTAATAGCGCAATCAACACATATGATACAATATTGAGTAGTTATCCAACTGTTGATGTTAGTGGCACACCAATTGTTGCAGATAACATTTACATTGAAGATAAAAAATCAATTCAACCAATATACAATGGTTTGATAGCAAAACCAAACTATTGGAATCCTGAATATCATGGTGTACACTATTGTTATGATAGTCATTCATCATTTGGAAAAAGGCTTCTAATCAGATGGAACACATATACAAATGATGCACCAAGATATGGATTTGGTGTCATAACATATGAATGTGCAATATATGAAAATGGAATAATTGAATACAGATACACAACAAACTCAAATTTGAATAGCACATCAACATCTGAAATTGTTGGAGAAACACAAACACAAGTCAGTGTCGGAGTTTGGTTGGTTACATATGAATATCATAGAGTTGTTCACGTAAATGGCATTCCACAATTTAGAGATTTTTCAATAGAATTTGGTGTTGATCAATTCAGAAAAAGATACAAATATGGTGGAACTGTTTATGATCAACTGAATGCAATCTACAATCAGGATGCAGGATACAGAACTGGTATAGATTACTATTATGATGGAAATTCAGCGACACAAATAACAACAAATATTCCATGGAATAAAAACGTTGATTACATCACAAATTGGCCTGGTACTTCAAAATCAGGGATGGTGTTGAAGTTCATTCCACCATGCAATAGAAGAAAAATATTGCCAAGAAAACAGATTAAATTGATTGATCAGTTATTGACCAATAATCATGGACCATTCAATGATTTGAGAACATTGAATTATGATCAGAACATTGTTGTAAATTACCCAACAACGCTTCAAAGATTTTATGGAAATGGTGAAAAGAACATACAACTTGATCAAAATTTGTACACTGGCGATTTTGAATTGACCGGTTCTGTTACAAAAGCAGCAACTGATGAATTCATAAATGATTGGTCAAATTTGTATGACACAATTCAACCATTCAATGATATGGGATCAAAATATGTTGGTTCATGGGGATCCGGATCATTCATTGACACAACGACACAATTTTCTCTTCCATTATCATCAAAAGAAAAAATAGAACTCAAATTCCCAATCAATACAAAAATTAGTCTCTTATCAAACACTGCAAGCATTTACTACTACAATAAAGAAACACAAACTTTCAATTGGCCAATTAATGATTTGACATCATCAATTGTTAGTCCATATTATGCAAACACAATAACAAACAATAGGTGTGAAGCAAAGGGCTATAGCTTTTTGGGAACATCACACATTTCCAGCAGTCAATATTTTGCAGACAACAATGAATTGGTGACTGTATTAACGTCAACAACAAATAAAATTGGCGCAAAAATTTTCAACAATCTGATAAAATATCATGACAACAGCATATTTCAAAATCAAAAATTCAATGCAACAAACAGTGAACAAATAACAGTAAATCTTGATCATCCATTTTTGGTCGAAAAAGCGTTGATACAAGTTCCAATAGAAGCAGGAAAAAAATGGTTTTTTGATGGAACATGTTTTGGTTGTAGAACAAACTCAGGAAGTGTTGGCATGAGTTCAAATCAACACCAATATCTTGCAGGAGGTCCAGCTGTAACAGTATCATTAATGAATCAAATTGGTGATCAATTCAAAACTAGAGAATTGATATTGAAAGGTACGTTCACACACAGTAATGATATCAATAAAAATGCAATAATACTTGAGCAGAGTGGTAGTGAAGCCCAACCGGGTTATGCAACAATATCTGCAACTGGTCTCAAATCATTTGGAATTGATCCTGAAGGTGTTGTACAAAACGATGGTTCAAATCAATTTACAGGTTCTGTAAATCTTTTTTGTACGTCAAAGATTGACAATGGTTGCATTGTATCAAACATGTTTAATCTTGCAAGTACAACTAAAACAAATTCATCTGCAGAAAAACAATTTTCAACTGTCAATTCTCTAATCAATAATGTTGATTCATTCAATTTGAATGAAAACAATGTGACACAATTGTTTGATGGTGAAATTCAGCAAACAAAAGTTACAAATGTGTATGCATATTCATCAATTGGCAGATCAAAAGCTGGTATAGGATTGTACAAAAATCAGTATGCACAAAATTCTACAATAATGGGTGATTTCAACCTGTACAGTCCGACGGGTGGTGATCTTGCATTGAATGAAAACGTAATAAAACATTACAAATTAACGAACAATTTGTACAGTTCATCAATAAATTTGAGTGTACCAACCACATCAAGTGCATACAACAATGTTTATTACACCATGGCAACGTATGCAGGAACAGACAGAGCTGCACCATACATTTTGTATCCAAATGATAAATTGATCATCGGAATATCAAAATATCGCCCAGCAATTGCTGGACCGGTTACCGGTTTATCAGGATCCGCAACGTTTGTCAGGTACATTAATGATCTCAATTCTGAGTTTAGCGGCACAATTACAGAACATGATATAAAAATAGGAAAAGGTGACATATCAATAACACTGTTTGGAACATATTTGAGTAATGATAAACAAACATTTATTCCAAGCCAAACACAAAATAATGGATATGTTTCAACAATTATTGGTGATGAACCAGTTATTGATCAATTTGAACTCATAAACAAATTTACTTACGTAGGTTCTGGATATGACAATTACATAAGACACCCAGTTATTGATGAAAAATTGAGGGATCAGATGAATCCAGATCCAGCCATGGCACTGTCTGCGAACAGAGGCTTGGTGTTCAGAGATACTGATCCAACATTTGATTCTTGGATACCAGGTCAACCTCCTGAAATTTATGGCGGCATGAATGCAAGAGATGCATCATACAGCCCAGCATACAGAGCACAACCAAATTGGCAAAGAGCAAGAAATTGTCGTAATACTGTCATGTCTTACAATTATGATGAAAGATTGTATGATTCATGTTATCCATCAATATCACAGATTGCAAAATTTGATGGTGCAAAAATTGGAGTACATTCTGGTTGGTCACCATTTAATAGTTACATTGATGACAATGATAAGAAATATTCAGCACACATATTTTTTGACATTACATCAGCAAGTGACAATCAATTCACCAAATCATTCATTTTTGATAGATATTCATCTTTTGGAAGAATGTTGTCAATCAAACAAAATCTGATTGCATCTTGGGATTTTAATCTGAATGCAGAAATTCAGCCAATAAATGTTCAAAAATTGTACGTATGGTTCACAGGTACAAATCCATTCAATACAACATATGGTGCAGTAAAAATTGATGAATATGTGAATTCGGTCAATGGCATACAAAATTATGATGATTCAATCACAATTGTTCCAATTGATAAATCTGATGCTGAATTGTCTGGTATTCAAACAATTATGTCAGCATCTGCAACAGAAACAGATACACTCAAATGTCTGTATGGATATGGTGATATGCAATTGCACAGCGCAAAATATTCAACAACAACACATTTTCCAAATTTTCAACGACTTGAAAAATTCTATTCATACAGTAGTGAAGGTGGAAATGCAATTTCTTATGCAGGCTTATCACCAATAATCAGAGGATGGAAATATGGTCTCATCAGTGCGCTACCAACATATTCAAGAGTTCATTTTAGAAGAGGAAAATTTGGACAATTTAGAGATCTTCTTGAATTTCAAAATAGCGTTTCTTACATAAATCCAAACAAAAAAAATTCAAGTCAAAATTCTCCAATACAGATCAAATTTTTTGACACAAACGGGAAAGAAACACTGGCAGAAAATACATGGTCAAGTAATCTCAGCATGTATGCAACCAGTTCATTACCATTTTTTGATGGAATAGCAAGGAATAGAAATGACATCAATGTTAACATAATGAACATTGGCACAGTCAATGTTTCATCAACAAAGTATGGTCAATTGACTATATGATAATTAGATTGGCCAATTTGTATGCGTACTCAGAATGATGATATACTAAATTCACTATTTGTGTTTGTGAAAGACACAAATACAGATGAATTGTTGAGAGTTGCAATAACAAGTGACGTTCAGATAGGAATATTACAAAAACCTAAAGAACTTACATTGACAGGAAAATTTTCACTGTCAACAATTGAATTCACAGCAAATGAATCATTATCAACGTTCAATGTTCCAGAACACTGCACAATTATTTGTGTATCAAACAGTGGAATTCCACTTGGCGGTTCAATAAACATTATTCTACCATCAATTCCAAGGGATGGACAATTGGTTGTTGTGAAAGATGTCAGTGGCAGTAGCGCACTTTACAATATCAACATCAGCTCCGCCATTGGAACCATTGATGCATCATCAACATTACAAATAACAGAAAATTATGGTTCTGTCATTCTATTTTGGTTCAATAGTCAATGGCATAAATTGATGACATCGGGTGGAGGTGGCGGAGGTGGATCAATTACTGGTGATATATTTTTGACCGGAAGTTTATACACATCTGGCAACGTTTACACACAACTGATTTCTTCATCATATATTACATCTCAGCAGATCGTTTCTGAACAATTGAGTGGCTCATTGCAAACACTCGCAGATGGAACAAGTTATCTTGTTGCTGGAAACAATATCCAAATTGTTACGCAAAGTAATGGTCAAATAGAAATAACTGCCACAGATGCTTCAGATAAGGATGCATCATATCTTGTTCTGAATGCCACTGCATCATTGAATAATGAACGTTATATTCAAGTTGGTGCAGGATTAACATACACTGATTTGGGTCCTGGAAATGCATACAATATACGTTTTGATGATACACCATTGGCATCAAGATCAATCAATACATACATGGGTGTAACATCAGGATCACACCAATTCAGCGCAACAACATGGACAAACATTGATAATGTATGTTATATCAATTCTGAAATAAGTAATGGAATTTCATACACAACGGGATCATTGACAGTATCACAGGATGGTGAATACATCTTCTTTTCAAAATTCAATGCATATGGAAATAGTCAATATTTTGGTCTTAGGCTGAGAAGACAAACAGAAACATTGTTACAAAATGTATCTTGGATAGGTGTTCCAGGAGAGCCAAATGCAGTGTTATCAGGAATTGTTACATTAAATTCTGGTGATATTGTTGATTTACAATATGCAGTCCAAGGTGGAACTGCGTACACTTGGGATGTTGCAACACTCGATGGTGAAACAATGCAAACTGGTATGATCAGTATGTATTTGTTGACAGAGCGCAGAGAGTATTTGACAATTTTTGGTAAAGTTATTGATGGTGCTTGGACAGTTGGTACAAATCAACAAAAAACGACCGGTTCAATATCAATTGATGGACAAAATAGATTTGCAGAAGATGTTCAAACTGACGTATATTTTTATGTCAGCGGCACTGTTGGTGATGTTTCAGATCCCAAAAGGGCACTTTTTGGTGGAGACGTAACTGTAAGTGGAACGTTAACAGTTGAAAATTGTATTAGATTTGGTACTGGATCATACACAGATTATTGGACGCCAGAAGTATTGAACGTTGGAGATTGGGAATACATTTCTGATGTACCATTTGCAGCAACCAATGTCATAAGAATTGGTGATAAATTGTATGCATATGGTGGTGTATTGAGTGGTTCAGCTGCAGGAATTGGTGATGTAAATGGTACAAACACAAATCAAATAGCATACACAAATAAAATTTGGTCAGCATCATATTCTGAAAATCCTGTATGGTCATTTGCCGGTACATTTCCATCATCAAATGATGGCAGTTCCGGAGATGGTCGAGGTCCATACAGAACATTGATATTGGGAAATAAAATCTATCTATTTCAGGGATATTTCAAATATATGATTTACACTGCATCAGTGTATACACCCTTATCTGTGTCAATACATCCTTACACAAGTACAATACAAACTGCACACAAACAAACGGCAGTTGATGTAATGGCATTGAATAATATGTTGATATTTCCTTCTGATGCATCAAAATGGACATTTGTATATTCAACAATTGTTGGTGATGAAATCACAACGCCATTTACATCATCTTCAGTTGGCCCAATTACACCTGATATAACAGAGAAGTCAAATGGTTATTCTTGGTTTTCATCAAAAACAAATCAATTTGCAACAATAGCAGCAACTGACACAGATGTGATTGCATTCAATGCAAGTAATGGAAATGTTTGGTCAGGAAATTATACAAATGTAACAACATCAAGTTTTAACATATACACAAATACCGGACGTGATAAATTCAGTACAATGATGAGATCAAGTTTTAATCAATATCCTGGATTACAATATTTTGATGGAAATAAATTGTACACTTTTTCATATTCATACGATGGCGGTAAAAATATGATGGGTCTTTTGTACACAAAAAAGAATGAAGAATTGAAAAATTGGACGTCAGTTTTTGGTCTATCGCCACTCATTTTCAAAACAAATCCAGAATATTCAACTTTCAGTTTTCAGTCATTTGGTTTTCAAAATGTATTTGATTGTAGTTGGGTAGGTCCTGATGGACGTTTATATGTCATAACTTGGCCATCATATCCACAAGGTGGTGTTCAATCAGCACCAAAAATGTACAGATCTGGAAGAAGAAAAATCAGAATTCCATTGAATGATCTCAACATTCAGAAAATACAAACTGGGAATTATGAAACACTTGAAGGTTATTATGTTGACACAAATGAATATGCAACATATGGAAAAACGCAGCAGGTAGGTTTTTCTCATTGGAGATATCATAGATCGGGAACAATATGACAATGTTTAAACCAAGAAATAATGAAAGTTGGGTATTTGATGGAAATCAATATTTCCCAACAAGTAAAGCAGATGTTAGTGCATCATACATTGTGTTGAATGCAACTGGATCATTATCAAATGAACGAGTTCTCACAATGGGAACTGGGTTGAAGTCAACGGACGCTGGTGTTGGTGGAAATTATACAATCAACGTAAATGATAGTGTTGTTGCAACAATTTCAGGTTCAACATTCAGTGGTCCTGTAAAAGCATCAGGAGGTTTATCTGGATCACTTCAAAATTTATCTAATGGAACAAGTTATCTTGTGGCTGGAACAAACATAACAATTGTTTCACAAAGTAGTGGACAAATTGTTATCAATTCAACCGCAACTGGAGGTGGAGGAGGTGGTGATCCCGATGCATCATACATTGTGTTGAACACGACAAGTTCGCTCAATAATGAACGAGCAATTGTGATGGGTACCGGATTGAAGTCTATTGATGCAGGTTCTGGTGGAAACTATACAATTTCAATCAATGACAGCGTTATTGCCACTCTGAGTGGATCTACGTTCAGTGGACCGGTAATTGCGCAGAGTGGCTTAAGTGGATCACTTCAGAAGTTGTCAAATGGAATCAGTTATCTTGTTGCAGGTGGTGGTATAGCAATCACTTCACAAAGTAGTGGTCAAATTTTGATTGAAAATACCGGTGGGGGTGGAGGAGGTGGTGGCGGAGGAGATCCTGATGCAACATATGTTGTATTGAGTGCAACCGGATCTCTCAATAATGAACGTGTATTAACTGCAGGAACAAATATAACAATTGATGATGCAGGTCCTTCAGGTAATGTAACGATTAACGCAAATTTTCCACAATCAATACCAGCTGCACCAAATTATGCATACTTTACAAGTTATAATAATTGGCAAATATCTGATGCAACACAATTCATTGCAAGTCCATATTCTGCATCAATATCAACTTTTGGTGGCCCAGTGTTGGTGCTTGTGAATGCATACTTTTCCTCATCAACAACCGGTGCTGCAGCAACATTATCATTACAAAAGAATGGAAATATTGTATCAGTTGGAAATAAAGGTTTAACCGCAGTTGGAAAATTTCCAACAACAGCCATTAATTCAGCGGGAGATAATGCATCATTCTACTATTTTGAACACCCACAATCAGGTTCATACACTTACACAATTTGTGCAAAATCATTGAACGGAACTGGTAGCATTGGTTTGAATGTCGCCCCCACAACAATAACAGTTATTGAATTTCCAAGTGGAACATTGTATGCAACATCATCTGTTACAACAAATGATGTATACAATCTTCAAGGTTCATATCAAAAAATTACTGAATTATCATGTTCAATTGCACCATCAAATTCTGCAAAATTGTTGTTAACAAATTGTGCAACTAGTCATCCAGTTGGGGCTTCTTGGGGTGTATTCACTTTCTATAAAGGCGCTTCAGAATTGGTACCAAATTCCGATACATTATCATATGGTTATCAAATCAGTGCAGCATGTTCTGCTGGTTCTGGTTCAATGGTGTCGAATATGATGATGACATATGATAACAGCATCAATGTATCGACACAAGAATATTCAGTTTCCGCAAAATATGGTTCATCTGGTGTATATGTTAATGAATTCAGCACACCTTCACTTCTTGTGTTGGAAATACCACAAAATTACAAAGTTCAATACGCAAAAAATTCACTCAATATAGGTTCATCTGATTATCAGATATTTCAGGATGTAATATATGTAAAAAATCCCGTTGTATTGATTGCAAATTTGAATGCAAACAGAGATAGTAGCATACAATCAAAGGGATATTTTAACATCAAAGTTGATGGTACGAATATTTCATCAGCATCACGTGGTTATCAATTCTATGCTGATGAAAATGAAAATTCAATAAACAAATCAGCAACAATGAATGCATTCTATGTTCCAAGTTATCCTGGCATACATACATTCATAACATACACAAAAAATGTTGATGGTGGTGGCACATACAACATATCAGAAACATCTGGTATGGCAAGAACACAATTACTTTTTGAAATACCATCATTGACACAAAATTTGTATGCAAATGGATGGATAGATTCTGGCGCAAAATTGAAAACAACCGGTTCTGTATCAATATCTGGACAAGAAAATATATCTGCTGATCTCAAAGCAAGAAATATTCATTTTTATGTTAGTGGAACGCAAGGATTGAATAATTCAGACAACAATGCAAAAATATCTCTATTTGGTGGAGATGCATATGCATCTGGGGCATTCTTATCAAAATGGTTCAGTACTGAGGTGATTGGTGGCAGATTGTTACAGAATGATCAGTACACACAATTGAGATGGTTGTTGAACACAACAGGTTCTGGAATTATGACATCAACTGACGCTGGAAGAACACAACGATCTCTTAGCTTAGGTTTACAATCTGAAAACATGTACATTACAGGCTATAATAGTGGTTATTTGTCAGTGACACCAAAAACTCTGTTTGGATACAAGGCAGTACTTGGAAGTTCTGGCAGTGGATATTTGTCATACAAAACACCATACACAACTGTTTGTGAATATGGTACAAACATATCTGTATCATTATGGTTCAAAAAATTGATTGCAGACGATACAACAAATCGATTATTTTTTGCCAAATGGTACAATCAGAATGATGCAACATGGTCATCACCATATGTTGCATACAGTTTCTCAATTATCAATGGTGTAACATTCAAATTTGCATACAAATTGATAACTTCAGGAGCATTAACTGAGATCAATTTTAATGGCATTGACAAACCACTCATTGAAGTGAAAGATACAAATTGGCATCATATTGGATTCACATATGATGGAACAACATTCAACATATATTTTGATGGCGTTTTTGCTGGCGGTTGGACAGATCCTGGAACAGTTGACTATGGAAATCATAGTAGATATTCAACTGCGCCTGCAACAGATCAGAATAGTGAAAATGTGATGGATATGCAATTATCAGACATCAGAATAGACAACACTGTCAGAAATGAAAAATGGTTTTCAGATGTTTATGACAGAGGAATGGGTTGGTTTTCATAACAATAGTTATTGATGAGGAAATGATGAAAAATTTCAAAAATTTGTTGAAAGAGCAGCATCTCAGTGCTTGGAACTTGAATGAAGGGACAGATTGGTCAAATAGCGCAACAGTGTATTATGAAATTGAACGTTGGATCAATACTGATCAATCTGTGACAATCGAACCAATTGATGATGACAGTGAACATGAAACCATTGAACTCAAAATTGAGGGCAATGCAAATTTTGAGAATGAAACACGTGAAAGTCCAGAATATTCTGATGTTGAAATCTATTCAGCAATTGATGAACAGACTGGAAAAGATTGGATTGCTGAATTGACACAATCAGAACAGAATGATATTGAAAAATTGTTGTATACGCAAGCAAAAGAAGATCTTGATGAAAAGCTTGCGATGCAAAGATTGGAAGATTATTGAAGCCAATCAGAATGTCATAGAAAATGTTTTCATTTTTTGATTGGAGTAACACCATCAAATTGTCAAAAATTATTTCTATGACATTCTGACATTCAGATTGTATAGTTAACACATATGGTTGAGCAACAATCTGTGTCAGTGAACAAATTGTTCATTTTTGACTTTGATGATACATTAGTTCACACAAGTTCACATGTGAAAGTAAAAAATCAGAATTCACATCAAGAATTTATGCTCACACCTGCACAATACAATGTATACATTCCAAAAACGGGTGATCAATTTGATTTTAGTGAATTCAATCAATTGATTGAGCCAAAAATAATTCAAAAAACATTCAAGAAATTTATCAATTTGCACAAAATGTATGGTGGTCAAAATTTGTACATCTTGACAGCAAGGGATCAAGCAGGTCCAGTTTATGATTTATTGAATCAATTTGGAATTGATGATGTTGATGTTGTGGCTGTTGGTGCAAAAAATCCTGAGGCAAAACAATCTTGGGTAAGAGAGCAGATTGAAACAAATGATATCAATTACATTGAATTTTATGATGACAATGAATTCAATGTAAATTCAATCGCATCACTCACAAAAGAATTTCCACATGTAAAAATCATTGCAAAACAGATTAAGCAATGATCTGTTTGCTTTGTGTTGCAACTTTCAGTATGCTGAATTCGATATTGAATTGTAATAAATCTGGTGTATTGAAAACATGATCAAAATTTATTGTTGGTTCTTGACATTGCGTAACACAATATTCAGTGTTTTGTTTCGTTTTTATCCCAATTGATAAATCAATTTCTTCATCAAAAACCCAACCATAATATGGCATACATTTTAGTTCATTATCAACTGTTCTCAATTTGATTGCTCTTATGAAATGTGCTTTATTCCATGTGCCATCATGTTCAAATGTTTCACAGCCTAACCAATCAATTTGCAAATTTTGATCATATGAATTCAATTCTATGAATTCATATTCAGATTTATCAATGATATTCTTATCATCATAATGCCAAAGATACAAGGCTTCCAATGAATAAAAAATTTGAAAGCTGATCAGTTTGTTTGAATTGATGTTAACAATTTTCATCAATTATCCAATTTCAAACCAACGTCATTCATCAATTCTTTGATTACAGTCTCATCATGAGGTCCAACTGCAATTGCAATCAATTCGTCATTGACAATATACTTTTCAACATTCAATTGCAAACCCAACTCTGCTCTATCGGCAGCATATTCAATTTTGTTTGCAGACTTTGCAAAACATACAAAACGAATCTGATCGCCAAACAACCATTCAGCTTCATCCATTGTCAAATCAACAGATAAATTTGTTGCTGAATTTGCATCATTACATTGCACCAAAAATTGTGTTGATATTAATGCAGAAATTTTTGCTGTGTCAATTTTAGTTCGAACAACATCAGCTTTTAGAACAATCAGTTGGGTTTTCATTCGTTTGTTCCTTTGTTTGTTGATATAACTGCTTATAATATGACCAAGCATTTATTTTTTTGTAAATGCCCAAATCTGTATTCAGATCATACAACACCGTATTGAATTGTTTGCTTATCACCTGAAGTTGATTGTCAATTTCAGAAGGTGATAAGAATTTTTGTTCAAACAACTTACTGATCATTTTGATCCAATTTTGTGTTATATTTCCATCAATGTTATGGTATATGCTTGTGTCAAGCATCATCATATTCTTTTTCATACATCATTTCTTTGATTAATGATTGACGTTCAGACATCAAAATTTTTCCCAAATTGTTTGCACCGGTGCCCCTGCATACGCCCCAATACGTATCATTCCAATAATTACATTCAATCAAATCTGCAGGTGATGTTGCAATCAACGCTTCTCTCAAAAATGGATTTCGAAATTTTTCATGTATCAATTTTTTCATAATGTCAAATTTGATATCATCCCAATCTGATCTCAATTCAACTGCTTGACCAAGTTTTTTTGCAATCCCAGGTGTTTTTGCATTTTTGATCAAATTTTTTGAATTTACATCATCAGTTTTTGCTGCCTGATATGCATGTTCAACAGAATTGAACATTACTCCATCAAACATGATTGGTGAACAATAAAAATTTGATAAAAAACTGAATTCCCCAACAAATCGATCAATTACAACTTTCATAGTTATGGCAATTTATTATCTTTCATGAATTTATGATGTGTATTTTCATCATTTGTACCAAGATATATTTTCAACAAATAGTGTCCAATTTCATGTGAAAGTGCTGTAGCATCCAATTGTCTATCATCCCAATATGACACCTTCAAATAGTTTCCTGAACATATACCATTAACTGTTCTGCCAAAAGAAATGAATGACCCTTTTGTCATTTCTATGAACATAAGATTGTCATAGATCAATTGGTTTGCATCCATAAATTTTTCATACAATGTTATTGTATTTCCAATCTCTTTTCTGAAATCTTCAATACCAAAAATTTCACCATTGTACTTAATCTGAACGCAATTGTAAAGATTGATCTTGAATTTTGACAATTCAAGATATTTTGACGTAAGATACAATGAACAACATATTGGAATCAAAAGAGTTAAAGACAACCTTATGTCAACAATTGATAATGCAATTGTTATGATTGCAGATATGATGAAAAATATTGATACACTCTTGTTTGTTCTGTACAAAAGAGACAGTGTCATTATGGCCTCAAATCGTAACTAATCTTTATCATATCTTTTTTTGAATTTGTTCTCTTGTTAAACGTAAAGTTTCTTTTGAAAAGTCATTTTGTCCTTGTAAAGTTGAGATTTCAACAAAAACAGGTTTTGACGCATTCAACTTAGACAACTCTTGCACTCCAAGATATGATAATCCTGATTGAATACTTTCATGATATCTTTTCATAATATCATCAACACAATCATTCAATTCTTCATACACAATTCTTCCCTCAATTCTTGAGTTCTTATGTGTCGAAGATCCTGAATATTTTTTGTACGTAATTCCATCAATGACAACAATTTCACCAGCTGCTTCAACAGCATGAGCAAAAATACTCCCTGCCATGACCATATCAGCAAAACATAATGCTTTTACACAATCACCTGGCGATTTTATTCCACCGTCAGCAATTAATTGGTTATCACCAAATCTGGCTCTATAACATGATTTTGCATCATTGATGTTACTCAATGCAGACAATTGAGGATATCCACATCCTGTTTCCAATCGTGTTGTACAAATCTTACCAGGACCAATTCCAACTTTAACAACATCAGCACCGGCACTCCATAATTTTATTGCAGCATCAGGTGTTGCAACATTTCCTGCAATCAGGATCTGTGCTCTATTACTTTTTTTGATATTCTCAATCATATGGACAACTTTTTTGCTATGCCCATGAGCAACATCAACACAAAACAGTTTACCACCAATCTTTGTGAAACTTTCAAAAAGGTTGTAATCTATATCATTGACACCAAGACTGAAACAAACATGTTCAGCAACAAATTTTGTACCATATTTTTTGCTCAAATATTCAAAAATATGAACTTGATTATTGTCAAATCTGTTCAATATTACCAATCCTTGGTGCTGCAACATTTTTTCAGCAAAATTTTGTGACACAATGTCTTTCATATTTGCTGGTATGATTGGTGTGTTGAATTTCAATCCACACATATCAACTGATAGATCAATATCAACCCTTGAATTCACATCCGAATATCTTGGTACAAGCAAAACATCATCATATGAATATGCTTTTTGTATTGTGATCATAAAGTTATGTGTTTAAGAATTATTTTCTACGCAATTGCAACAATCACGTTGTGTTGTTTCTTTTTTCAGATCATGATTATATTTCTTCAATGCGTTGCGCAAAATTTTGAAAGCAACTATTCCTGCGCCAACTGCAATTCCAACAGCAACAAACTTACCAATTTTTGAATTGAACATAATTTTCTCCATTAGGTTTAGATTATACTAATGATTTGTTGAAATATTCACAAATTGATATCAAGAAATTTCTTGTTCATACTGTTGACATTGTCACTGATCTCAGCATTTGACACATAATCACTAAGATTGATGTCTGATAAATTTGGAATTGTGTTCAAATCTGTTGCCAACCACATATTTGCAAACACATGCACAAAATCAACTGAAATTGTTGGACTTTTGTACATATGCATCAAATTTATCATCTGTTTGTACAGAACATCATGATAATCAAAATTTTCACCCTGAATAATCACTTCTTTTGATCCACAATTTGTACGCCAATCATCAGAATAGTGATCAATTGTGAAACTTTTTTCGCCAATCATCAATATCTTTCTTGATTTTGATAGATCACTTATTGGGTGAATGTATGCAGAGCACAGAAGATCACCATATTTGTCAATTGCAATTTCAGAATATTCCAATTGTTTTCCATCACCATGATGTTTCAATTCATCAGTATAGACAACAATTTGCAATGGCTGCAATGAATTGACAACATTTTTTACAATCCCAAATGGAACTGTTTTTATGCCAACTGATCTCAGCGCATTAAATTGTTGTGTCTTGGTTGGAAGTTGAATATTTGTATTGCAACAAATTTGCTGACCACAATTTGACGCCAATTGTTGATTGGTAATTTCAAAATTTGTGGTCATCTAACGTTAACTATTTGAAACCATCCACTTTATTCAAAGAACCATTTTATCAATGAATTTGACACCTGCACCACTGATATATCCAACAGTCCCACCAGCACAAACATATATTGACATATTTTCACCAGAAATTACACAACACAATTCATCAACATCCAAAAATTTGATCAATTTCAGATCAACTGAACCAATTTGTACATCCCAAAGTGGAATTGGATATTCAACTTTCAATATATCTCCTGGATCATAAATCATATGCAGACATCATCTGTTTCAGTCTATTCATTTCACTATTTGCATACAGTTTTATTTCATCAAGTGAATTCATATCATCAATCATACTGATCACTTTGGAAAGAGCTACAGCCCCCAACATTGCACCCAATGCATTTGTTTTCTTTCCATAATTGATTGCTTCAATCAAGAGAGGTTTCAATTCCATTGGAAATTTTGTGTACTCTTCTGCAACATTTTTATGATCAATTTCCTGTTTTTTCAGATTGAATTGTTTGTGTCGTTTATGCTTTTTGTTATGATGATTACCACCATTTTGTGTGATCACATCAAGAATGACAGGTTTTGAATGCGAGATTGACCCAGAATTATTTTCCATATGATATCATTGTCCAATATCTTTTTGTTTCTTTGATTTTTTCTGGGGTCTTTGGATGTCATCAAATGAGGTAATCTGTTCAAACTCAGGCTGAATCTGCTCATCATATTGCACAGCATTGTCTGAAATCTGTTCAGGTTCAATTTGAATGACAACGACACCTTCACTCGGATTGTTCACATTCATTTTGTCAACAGATAATGAATTGTTGAATATTTGTTCTGTTGGCGGAGCAACTCCAATTTTTTGGCACATTTCACACAATCCAGCGTATGTTGTTATTCCAAATTCTGATAAAAACAGTTTCAGTGTACTCTTCCTTCTCTTGAGAAGATTCATTAAACCAAATTTTGGTACAGAATTGTTCATTCTAAGTTTCATCAAATTACCTCAAATCTAATTACTCTCGATTTTCATTTTCAATTTTGTGCAATATTTCAGCCAAACCATTTTGGAACAGTGAAGATTTTGCTATCATTGATAGATTTTGTTCAGAACATTTATATCCATAGTGTTCAGCAAAACCTCCCGCAAACTTTTTCATTATCTTTGAAACATAATTGTGAACAGATGAATGATTCATTTTGTAACCCATCTTTGACAATATGTCTGCAATATTTCTGAAATTTTCTCCTTCAATATCGCCAATTGTTGAATATTCTTTATGTTCTCTTTTCATAATTCTTTCTGTGCGCCATAAACAATTTGTCAATGAAATCTGTATTACCAATTTTTGTTGTATTGGCATTCATATCAACATTTTTGATCTGTTCAATAACATCATCAAATTTTTTGTTAATTGTTGAATGCAGTTTGAATATCAGTACACTATTCAACAGTTGAATCATCAATATCAATGTTAGCATCAATATCAACATTTTGTAATCCTATTCCTTTATTACGAATACTGTCATATTCATCCTCTGTTATTGGATAATCTTTATGATTTGTTGGATCATCAAAGAGTCCAAATCTGAGTCGTAATATTGCTTCTTCCTTTTCAGAGAGTGATGACAATATCTTTTTTGTGATTGATATCAATTCAATTTCTGATACACTGTCAAATGGATTGCATTCATAATCCGGATCTTCAAGATGATTTTCTATTGTATCATGTTCATTACATGAACTTGATTGTTGCATTGATATTGCGCCACGACCACTGTTCATTGTTGCTTTTATGACAGCTTCTGAAGCATTGACCAATTCCTGAAGTTCTTCAATTGTTGGTTCACAACCCATATGTTTTCTGTATTCATCAGTTGCTGATATCAGCTTCTTTTGCAATGAAACAGCATGCGCTGGCAATCTGATGAGACGTCTTGTCTTCAACATGTGTTGTCCAATTGCCTGTTTGACCCACCATGTTGCATATGTTGAAAATCTAAAACCCTTCTTCCACTCAAATCTTTCAATTGATTTCATCAATCCAATATTTCCTTCTTGAATTAAATCTTCAAGTGGAATATTCTGATTTTTGTACTGCTTTGCAATTGAAATGACCAAACGTAAATTTGAATTTATGATCTTCTTTCTTGCTTTTTCTGCTTCTTTACCACCCTGCTCAAGAAGTTTGAACAGTTCAATTGTGTCTGCATGCTTCAATTGAGGATATTTCTTCATCTCATTGATGTATGCAGAAAGTGTTCCACCATTTTTGAACTGTTTATCATCAAATATTGACTGTTTTTGTGTCATTTAGACACCTCCTTCAATTATATTTTCCACTCTTGATGATAAACTCAAAAATTTTGAAATTGTTGTGTTCAAATTCAGGATAACTATTTTCTGCAAGATCTTGCGCAATCCTTTCCTTTTCTTCCCATTGTCTGTGGGCTGCACGATTTTGTGCACGATATTGCAATTCTTTTTGAATGTATGCCAATTCTGTTTCCCAAGGCATTGGGTCACCATGATGTTGTGCAACATGACTTCTATCGTTATCAAGTGATTGATACAGTGCAATCACATCTTCTTCCTGCATTTTTGCCAATTCATCAACATTGATCATTGTGGGAGGATTGAATTTAACACTCTTCTTATTTGACTTTTTCACAATTTTTCTCTTTTGTTAAGGCATCCAAAGGATGCGGTGCAATGAACAAATTATGAATTTGTTTCTTCCCAATCACTGTGAAGGAATGTTTTCCAATAAACTATCATTGCATACAAGATTTCTATTTGAAATCAGGAATTCATTAATATGACATTACAACGTTTATTGACTTTGTACAAAACTTTTTAATCATTCTGATTTGCGTCAATGTCCTCATCACCTTCGCCCAACTTTTCAGCATCATCTTTTGAAACCGGTTCGCCAGATGTTGGCATCCATTTGTTTGGCATCCATGCATCTTCATTCATTGCTTCAAAAATGATCTTTCTGAGTTGTTTTACAGATAATTTCATTGTCACTGTCTGATAAATATTGTGATAATTGACTGTTTCAACACAACAATATCAATCATTATCCCAATTGGTACAATCAACAACAGTATTGTGTTCAACAGCATGGCATCAATCCTAACACCATATTGTTCACTGTTCACTCATTGGATGACTCATGACATTGAATGTTTTTGCAAACTTGTCAACAGCAAGATTTTTTGCTTTTGCCTCAATTTCAAGATCAATCACATCAGATTTCAACAATTCAATTATGTATGGGTGACAATGTTCAATGTAATCACTGTGGGCCCTACGTTCAGGAACAGAATTGTTTTCAGTGATCCCAGGTTTTGAATTTGAAATGTGCATCACTGGCTTGATGTTACCCCAACTCTCAATGCATGCATCAATGGCCATTTCAACAGTTAAATGTCCAGGATTGATATTGTGGTGATGCAAATCAAATGTGATTGGAACACCAGTTTCAAGATGTACAGGAAGCAGTTCTTCAACAGAATAGCACAATTCACAATTTTCAAGTGTCAATCTGCTTTTAATGTCACTTGGCAACAGGTTGATCTGTTTTGACAGATTTGCTGCACGATCAGATTTTCCACCATGAATATTGATGTAATGCAAAGGGTTCACATCAGAACTGAACATGTTCATAACCTTCGCGTGCACGCGAAGGGATGTGAGTGCATTGTCAACAACATGTTGATGATCTGAAGACAGAATACAGAATTGACCTGGATGCATACCCCAACGAGTGCCATGTTTACGCATCACATCACCACACTGTTTCAATGTGTTCATGTTTTCATCAGTGCACCATAAGTGTTCGCTGACCGCGTCCATCATTGGGAACAGTTCAGATGATATCCTGAAGCACGAATATTTTGAAGAGATCATACTGATCTGTTTCAGGAGATTTTGTGCATTGGTTCTGTACAATTCAATGAGATCAGCGTCAGAATATTTTCCTGATTTGATTGACATCTGTTTAACATGTCTCTCATCAAGAATATTTTTCAATTTTCCATTCTGTTGTACAACAAATTGACAAACAAGTCCTAGGCCCATTCCATAATTGTATTGCGTAATTGATTACAATTCACTGTTTGTTAACAGACTGAATATACGATTTGCATACTTTTGCAACTGTTTTGGGAGAAACTTTTTGAAGTTCACTTCATCACCCATTGCAATCAATTCCCGCATTTTTGTTCCTGAGACAGGAACCGTTTCTGTTCTCATCACACCACGTTTGATGATTTGACCATTTTTGAAAAGATTTGGTACGTACTTTTCAAGTGACTTATCAGGGAATTCATTCTCAACATCATGCTCATCACCATACAGAATGTGCACATCAAGTGATCCTTCACTCTCAGCAGCCTGCAGATCTTCATAAACATTTCTTACAGTGACTTTACCATAGATTGGTTCAACATTATCTGGCAGTGTTCTGATAATGAATTCTTTCCAAATGTATTCCATTGCAGCGCCAGAAATTTTGATTTCACCCTTCCTGATTCTGTCAGATGTTGAAATGTACAATTTTACATGATCACATTCACCTGCCGCAATGCGAACAAGCCCATCATGTCCTGCATGATAAGGCTTTGCGGCCATCACTATGTAGCCAATCTTCATAAAGATTATGTATAAGTGTCAGATCACAAACTGTTTAACTGATTTTTATGCTGATGTTACAATACCCAAACAGAATTTCGGAATTCTGTTGATAGCAGAACAATGTCACAACAGATCACCATGTATGTGTGTATACAAAATTTAGATAAGTGTTATCATTATCTTTCACTTCTTTCTGAAGATTGAGATCTGCTTCTCCGGTGAGGATTAATTCAACTTGATCCATTGTATTGATGACCAATTTGACATCTTCTCCAACACATACTGGAATTTCATCTTCATTGCATGGACACTGATTGCAGTTATCATTCTTTTCTGATGGTGTATCAATTGTGGTTGTACCGACCCTCAATTCAGTTTCATTTCCGCTAGTTCCAAGCGGACCTTGTGGTGCACCAACGTTGCAACAAGCAATCAACAACAGAATTGTGCTCAACGCAATAAACTTTTTCATACTAATTCAAATATTCTCCTTCATCATTCTGATCTTTTCGAACGTTCAAAATTTTTGCAATTTGTGTAAACATTGCATTGTGTGTCTGAAAAATGTTTTGAACATCATTGAAACACGCATTTGTTGCATTTGAAAATTTCCAAAATCTGTGAATTGTTGCACACAAAATCACAAATTGCACAATACTGAACACCACAAAAAACGTTAACATTTTTCAAATTTCTTTCTGATCATACCAAATTTTGGTTGTTGATAGACATCAACAACTTCAGATTTTGATGACAATTTGTACAAATAGTGTCCTGTTGTTAATGAAAACATTCGTATATGTTTACTAAACATTGATTTTGAATTTATACTGGTTGTATCAGTATGATTGATTAATGCTATTGACACAATTTCATCATTGTGAATGTACATTATCAAATCTTGAGCACTATTCTGGTGTTGCAACAATGTAACCTTCCCATTCTGGGGGAATGTCCTCAGCATGAATTCTTGGCTGAATGAAAGGCATACTCTTGGGTCTGATGGGTTGATGCACAGGCCACATACCTGCCTCATCTGGCAGGAGGCTTGCTTTTTTTGCGTTACAATTTTTGCACGCTGTGACAATGTTGTCCCATTCAGTTCTGCCTCCATGTTTCCTTGGAATGACATGATCATACGTCAATTCTCTCATTGTGAATCGTTTTCCACAATATTGACATGTCCAATCATCCCTTGTGAAGACATTGATACGTGAAAATTTTGCACCCTTCTTTGAAGGTTTGAACTGTTTCCTCAATCTGAGAACTGCAGGCATTTTCATCACCATTGATGGTGATCTGAGATCTTCATCATATGAAGCTATGATATCAACCTTATCATTGAAGATGAGATTGATTGCAGCTTCCCAAGTGATAATCTTGTGAGGAAAATACCATGATGTTAGGAGGAGCACTTTTGTTGACATTATTTTTCTTTCAGAATTTACTGATTGAATTGTGTTGACAATTGAATAGCAATGTTGTGGAGCGTATGGGAATTGAACCCATGTCCGAATTTTACATTCACAGTTTTCTATCACATGCTTCAGCGCAATAACCTGTGCGCAGGTTGATAACTTTTTATGCGACGATTATCATCTCAGATTTCTGAACACTGTTGACCCAAATCATCAGACAACAGTTTGAGATCAAAATTGAACCATCTGTACATCAGATCTCATGGTGCACAGACAGCGATTTACGCAGCAAGTGCGAAATCTTGTGTATTTGTGTTTGCAAATATTCTGAACAAAGAGTTGTTCACACTGCATGCTTACTGTGAATGAGCAAACCCGTCGAAACCTGTTCGCCCCTTTGATTGGTTGGGATAGCTGGAATCGAACCAACATACACCGGTTCAAAGCCGGTTGCTCTGCCTTTGAGCTATATCCCAATATGGTGACTCTGACGCGATTCGAACGCGCATAAACAGATCGAAAGTCTGTGATCCTAAACCATTAGATGACAGAGCCATGTTCACAATCTGATATTACTGTACGCTGTCAGATTGTGCACCAAGAATTTGTTATTTTTTCATTGCCAATTTATCTGATTTACGTTTGTGAATACAGTCACAATTGACCTTTTCACGTTCACCATCCTGACCGGTTTCATATTCCCACCCAGTTCCTGCACAATTTTTGCAATTGGGATCTGCTCCAACAACCGGTTCGTCAACCTCTTCAATTGACTTTTTTGTTTGAGCCCATTTAGGATTTTTGTAATCTGTGCAATCACTGCAGAGTTCTGGCCAACCTTCTCCACCCTCATTCTCATACTCAACTCTATCCCTATATGTCAATTCATTTCCACAAGCTTGACACATTGGAGCAGGAGCAGTGCTCTTGAATGGTTTATAAATGTATGGTGCTTCCTGCATAATGCTGACAGAAAAACTTTCCCACATATGTTTTGCACCCGATGATGGCAATCTTGCCTCTTCATCAGCACAATCTGTGCAAACAGCAGGACAACCTTCTCCACCTTCTGCCTCATACTCATCAATATCATCCTGTGTTATGATTTTACCACAACTTTCACACCTGCAATCACGTTGCAATGCATCAGTTGTTGCATCCCACATATTCTCTTTGAGAATCCCGGCAATTTTACCCCAACGTTTTGTATCAATAGACATAACGTTAAATATTGTGTTGAAACAATCTGTGCGCACATTGAGAATTGAACTCAACCTGTTCACCCCGTCATGGTGATGTGTACCCAGCACACTCTGTGCGCATTATGGAGCCCCAACTGGGAATCGAACCCAGGTTTCATCCTTACCAAGGATGCATAATTGCCACTATACTATTGGGACATTGGCGGAAAGCAGTGTACTCGAAACACAAAGTTTTTAACCTTCTCAATGTTTTCCAAACATGCCCGGTATCCTAACCGGTTTACCTTCCATTTGCAGAGAGCAGAGGTCCTGATCCCCAATGATTTCATCAACCATCGCACTGTTTTCGAGACAGGCTTAACGCTTCGTTAATTTACTCTCTATGGCGGAAGACAGAGTACTCGAAACCCACTCCCATTCTTCATGGGTAGCCCACTGTTTAGCAAACAGGTTCAGTCCCTGACTGATTTGTCTTCCAAAAATCTGCTGTTGCTCTTGCCAATTGAGCTACAAAATAAATTTCTCAACCATTTAGAATGTCATCATTTTAGAATATTTGTCTAGAACATTTTCTTCTAAAATTACTTTAAGCGCTATGTACATTCAAGTGATGGTAACTTCACAGTATTTGATACTCTTTATCTTGATTGGATTCGAACCAATGTCTCCAGCTTAGAGCGATCGATGGGAATTGAACCCACATAAGATTGCTTGGCAAGCAATCGCCTCACCAGTCGGCCTCGATCGCATCCCCAGGGTGACCCAGGAATATTCAATTGCGTGGAATACAGTTTCCACTTGGTGTCAATTGGGAACACCTCTGAGTGCACTCAGAACTTGGCGGAAGGTGAGGGAGTTGAACCCCCAAGGCTCTTACACTCGACTGTGTTCAAAACAGCTCCCATCGCCAATTGGGTTGACCTTCCATGATAAAAATTGCTCTCCAGGTAGGGATCGAACCTACGACCAAGAAGTTAACAGCTTCCCGCTCTCCCGCTGAGCTACCGGAGAATCGAACCGGTGACTACTGGTGTATGATTAGATGTTATGAACCCAACTGATATGATTTCTCCATTGACGGTCATCAACTTAACGAGCAGTGTTCTCATTAGCTGTCACACACATTTTCATCAGTGCTCACGGAGGGACTTGCACCCCCACGAGATTTCTCCCAGCAATTTTTGAGACTGCCGTGTCTGCTATTCCAACCACGTGAGCATAAATCAACACATTCTGTCCCGGATAGGATCTCAACCCTATCACCTACTTTCATGAAACTGCATTTCTGTCACATATCCAATCAGCTAGCCTCGCTGACTGTTACTGATATGATGGATTTTCACCACAAATGGTTGCAACTCTGAGTCATTGTTATCTTGACCATTACATCTGGCTGACGATTAAGAAACTGCCTGATCGTCCAACGAGACTACATTGCGTTCTGTTTCACTATCCTTGGACCCAATCAGTTTCTGGCATTGGTACTTCACCCCCGAGTAAGGGGCTTGACTTCAGTCACTTGAACAGATTGTGTTGGTCGTTACTGAGGGAATCGAACCCTCACCCAAGAACTTATGAAATTCTGGTCACACCTTGTGCAGTAACGATGGTGACTCTGACGGGATTTGAACCCGTATGATCAGATAGAAAGTCTAACATCCTAAGCCGTTAGATGACAGAGCCATTAATTTTGTTGGAGCCCAAGAACAGAATTGAACTGTTAACTTCATGTTTACGAGACATGTGTTCTGCCAATTGAACTACATGGGCAAATTTGGAGTTCCACGTCAGAATTGAACTGACCCACCAACGTTTTGCAGACGCAATTACTCATCGCAGAGCTGTGGAACATGGTGCTCACAGAGGGACTTGAACCCCCACACCTTTCGGTAGCTGATTTTGAGTCAGCCGCGTCTGCCATTCCGCCATGTGAGCATTGTTGGTGGGAGTGCTCAGAGTTGAACTGAGCTACGGATGTTTATAAGACATCCTAGGTCGACCGGTCCTACACTCCCGATGGTACGCCTGAAGGGATTTGAACCCCCAACTTACCGGTTAAAAACCGGATATGATCCCATTTCACCACAGGCATATTGGTGCGTCAAGAGAGACTTGAACTCTCAACTAACGGGTTAAAAGCCCGCTACTCTACCATTGAGTTATTGACGCATGGTGACAACAGTGTTTCACAATTCATTGCGTTACTTGCGCTGAGCGGGCCTGCTGTCACACCTACACTCAGAGTAGACACTAATCGTTGAACGCTACAACCGTCTACTTGGCATCTCACCAAGGATTTGAACCCTGACAGATGGACTTGGAAACCATCGTGCTACCATTACACTAATGAGACATAGCTGTTAAAGTGGCACCGTATAAACTGATCAGGTTTGATATTCGGTATTCAGATCTTTAACACTCTGAATATGATATCTCCGCGATATCATGCACATTGGTCGAAGTCCTGGGAATCGAACCCAGCATACAGAATCTTATCAGGATTCTTCGGCGACCTTGCCTGTCGACTTCGTTGGTGTGGTGCTTTCTTAGAGGCACACCACTCAACCTCTGGTGAGTTGTTTCAGAATCGAACTGAATTCCCGCGCTCTTCAGGCGCATGCTATAACCATATCAGCTAACAACCCATTATTTAGTGGATCTATTGGGAATTGAACCCAACGTATACAATTTCCATTTGTGGGTTCAATTGCATACAGAACCATCATTAGACCCAAAATAACTGCCGGTATCCTGCCAATTAGATGATACAAACTCAATGTTGGACTATTGAGGTAGACCACTCTCAGTTACTCATTTCATGATGAGTGTCCAACTATATCATGAAACTTTCAACTGGCCTGACTAAATTGCATTGGGACTCGAACCCAAATGACCGGCTTGGCGCTCTCGAAGGGGATCGAACCCTCCTCCTCGGCGTGACAAGCCGGCCTCCTCACCAGATGAGTACGAGAGCATTAATTTGTCGGAGTGATAGGATTTGAACCTACAACGTTCTGCTCCCAAAGCAGGCCCTCTACCAAATTGAGGTACACTCCGATGTTTCCATTCTAATCTTCTATTGGATAATGTTCACTTCTTTTTTCCACTCTTGTAGAGAGCATATGCTCCCAAAACAATGAGCAGACTGAAAACTGCAAAACAACCAACAGCAATATTAACAATTAAGCTTGGAAATGCACCATACATAACTGTTAAGTATTGGTCCACACAGCAGGACTTGAACCTGCACACCACAAGGGCACAAGTCTCTCAAACTTGCATGTCTGCCTTTCCATCATGTGTGGATTGTGAATGTTTTTATTTTTGGAAGAACATTCAAACTCTCGGCATCCCGAGAGGGATTCGAACCCCCAACCTTTCAGTTCGTAGCTGAATACACAGTCCAGTTGTGCTACCGGGATATTTGTCTGGATGGAGGGACTCGAACCCCCGGCTCCCTCGTTCCAGGCGAGGATGTCTGCCGCTGACTTACATCCAGATATCTTCAGTCTAACATATTTTCATACATTAACGCTGTTGCCCGTTTTGGCAGCGTTATTTTTCATTCTCTTTCTGACATTAGCTACCCTCAGAAATCATCCAGTTGAACTGGCACAGTACCCCCGGTAGGATTCGAACCTACAACCTTGTGGATAGAAGCCACTCGCGCTAATCCATTGCGCCACGGGGGCATAAACTTTCTTCGGCCTCCCAAGCAGGATTCGAACCTGCGACCTCACGTTTAGGAAACGTATGCGCTATCCAACTGCGCCATTGGGAGATTGGTTGGACGTGTCAGGATCGAACTGACGACCTTCGCTTTGTAGGAGCACTGCGCTACCTCTGCGCCAACGTCCAATAGATTTGGGTGATCAACGGGATTCGAACCCGTACTGAGAGGATCACAGCCTCGCGTGCAAACCTTTACACTATGACCACAGTCCACTCGGAGAGACTTGCACTCTCACACTCAGGGTACTGGCTTCTGAGACCAGCGTGTCTGCTATTCCACCACGAGTGGGTACCTTCAGGTTTTTTTATTCTTGGAGAACCTGAAAAAACTCCTGGGCTGCCAAGGTAGGATTCGAACCCACGGCGTGCTTTCGCAATCCGGTTAACAGCCGGGCCCCTGCTTCCACTCGGGTACTTGGCAATATTCAATAATGAATTGGTGGAGATGTCGGGTAACGCTCCCGCATGACAAGTATGCAAAACTCATCAGTGATCTTTCACACATCCCCATTCAAACCTACACAATTCTTTGATGGGCAGATATCCCCAGAACACTGCAGGTTTATTTGGTGGAGCCAGGTGGATTTGAACCACTCCGCACAGAGACAACGGTTTTACAGACCGCTTCTGGTACCTTCCAGATGATCTGACTCCATGGTGATCGCACTCAGAGTTGAACTGAGCTTGCCTGCTTGAGAAGCAGATGTCCTAGCCAATAGACGATGCGACCATTTGGTAGCGGGGGAAGGAATTGAACCTTTCGCGCCGTTAGGATTAGGTTATGAGCCTAATGTGACACCTTTTCACTACATCCCCGCTGTGGAGCCCATTACCGGAATTGAACCAGTGACCGGTAGTTTACAAAACTACTGCTCTACCTGCTGAGCTAAATGGGCATTGTACGGTTCACATTTTTTTGTTGGGAAGCACCATAAACAAACCCCGGAGCGTCCACTGGGAGTTGCACCCAGATCGCAAGGCTTGGAAGGCCTGCATAATGCTATTATACCATAGACGCAATATTGCTATTCAATTGTCAAAGAACTCAGAGCACTGTCACTGCTCATTGTCTTGGTTGGAAATGAGAGGATCGAACTCCCATCAACTCGTTCAGAGCGAGCCGCACTACCATTGTGCTAATTTCCAAAATCTCAGTCGATCACCGGGGATTTGAACCCACGACCTCACCGGTTAAGAGCCGGGTATGCTGCCAGATAACACCTGTGATCGTTATTCAACCTGTTTACCGAACCAACTCAACCATTCTATCCTATCATCACATCCTTTTCACAACTTTTTTCTCTTTTGCTATTTTCTTTTCTCCAAAACAGTTGAAGCCGCTAACATCATCTCAGTTGCGGCTTCTTCAGGAACTCTCTGTGTTCACTCTCTGGTCTACCGCTGACCACTCCCATATTCAGGTCTCATATTCCATGTTATGCTATCAAGTGCCAAGCCCGCAATCTGATTGTGGAACTTTGATGATTGATATTTGACATGTTCAATTGCCATATTAGTAATCTATTCTATCTTGAGAGCTTTATCACTATTTTTGTGAATTTTTTGCAACAAATCTTGTTTTTGGTCTGTTTAACCACTTGATATGACCAATTTACCATACTGATTTGCAATATTCACAGAAAAATTCACACACGAACTTTTTTGATCAATTTGATCAAAATGGTGAAAAATCAGAAAATTAGCCACCAAAAATTCCCAATTCACTACCAACTGTGTTCATAACCCAACGTTGTTCTTCATCGCTGAGTTCAAATTCATCATCAATAACACCTGTATTTGTGTACATTTTAATTGGAATTATGAGATTACCTGTTTTAGACCTTTCACCTGGTGAGCCTGTTTTCAAATCTCTATCCCAAGTAATCTCACCACGTGCATTCATTTTATCGTCAGCGGATTCGTCTTCCTCTATGTAATCAATGAGCACTTCAAAATGTGGTGGTCCATCATTGTCATCATAAACAATTTTCACTTCTGCCCATGGTGTGCCATCTTCACGCTCTCGAATTGAATCGAAAACATATGATGATTTATGATTAAACGCCTCATGAAAATTTGCGCCACGCTGAAGCCAAGATTTTTTCAGATAATAGAACTCACCATTCAGCGCGCTGATCAATGTTTTCATATCATCACCAGACACTGACAATTTAGAATGTGTTCTTGTTCCATCCAAATTGTAAACATCTGCAACGTAACCATTTGTGATATATTCTTTTGGTTTCAGAACAACACCACCGGGAATGAGAATACATTTATTGTCATAAAGATTTATGTTTGATTGATCTTTTGGATTGAGAATATTGATTTTGAAAAAATTCTTACCATCAAGTATTTTTGAATAGATGATGTCTTCACCAATCAATTGATTGTAACTTTTTAGTACACCTTGAGTTTTTGGTTCAAGAGCTTCTCTAATCAATGTTCTCAATTGTTTTGCTGAAAGTTTCATTTTTGCCCATACTTTTCTATAAAGCGTCTTTTGAATGCCTCAAATTTATTCTGAAAATCGCTGATATCCCTGTATGAATCTTCATCGCGCATATTTTCCGCACGTTCATACCAATATTCATCATAAATTTCAAACAACTCTTCAAGATCAGCAATAAATTGATTATCATCATTAAATGATACATTCATCTCTTCTTTGATGATCTGTTTAAGTTGTGATATTTTGATTTTCATGACACTAAATATCACAATGACACAAAACCACTCATGACAACATTTCCATAATCAGCTCGTCCTGTGAGACAAACAATTCTTGGATGAGGTTGACATCTTCCTGAGCTGTGTGTATGTCCACAGAGAACTTGTACATTCAGTTCTGGTAATTGATCAACAACAGCACACAGCATTCTTCCCAATTGAAGATTTGTCATCCAGGGCGCCCAAGTGTCATCACTATGACTGTTCATATGCCAAGCAGCCTCACGCCATGGTGGAACATGTGTCAACAATGTGATCTTTCTGATACCTGTATTGTACAGTTCCTGAACCCTTGTGATCAGTTGCACATTCTGAACGTTTGCATGCGCTCTTGATGTTTCAATGATCAGATCTTTTACACCACCTGTCTGCGCATACTCTTCAACAAGTGACCAATCTGACATTCCAAGTTTGTATGGATTTCCACAATCAGCATCATACCATCCACTGTTCCCAACAATTGCAGTCTTGTCATCAATTATGACATTGCAACCATTGAGACAAACAGGACCCCCAATGGTGCCATTCAAGAATGCCAGATCACTGTCCAATTTATTCCATGAACTCCTGTAATAGTCATGGTTACCTGTGACAAAAAATGTATTCTTGCCACCCTTTGACACCCACCCATTGTGCAATTCTGTAACATCTGCAATGATTCTGTTTCCTTCTGAAATATCACCAGTTATGACGAGTGTATCACAATTGAGCTCTTGTTGAAGATAACTGCCCAATTGTTTAACAGAACCATTGACATTGCAAATGAAATTTATGTGTGGATCTGTAATCCACGCAATGTTGTCTGCACCAATCTTAACATTCTGTACTGTTTTCATTTTATGCCAAATTTGTTGAAAAATTTTGTCAATTGTTTAAACGTTGTGAACTGAACAATTCTATCAATTTCACATTGCCTATTCATGATTACCAATTTGTACATATTTTTAGTTCATCTGTTCACTCAGATCAGAATTGATACGTTGCAGAATGTACTTGTATGATCTTGATCTGTCATATGCAAGATTGAATTTTGCAGTGCACTTTCCTGTTGCATATGCTGTGTACACTTGTGCAGCCATGTTCTTTCCACACATTCTTGCTGATGCAGACAATTTTTTCACTGCACCAACTGCTGCATTCAATGTGTGCACAGCATCAGCACCATCCATTTCCATCCATTCCTGTTCTTGCACATAGTATATGCTCTTGAATTGGTGATGATCTGCATGAACCTGCCAAATACCCTTTGCAAGTCCACCATCACACTCACCCTTCTTGATGTTGCATTCACCTTTGTGAACCCTTTCAGAGAATGCACTTTCCCAAGCTCCAATGTTCACAAGGTGCGCAATCAGTTCTTCCTGCTTACCTGGCCAGATTGGTTTGCAATCCTTTTCAAAAATTGTTGCACCTGAACCATCTCTGCACACAGTTGTGCCCCACTCTGCTGCGCTGATTACAGCTTCAGCGATGATTTCAATTCTTTCCTGTCTTTCAGAGTATGTTTCTGTGTCTGAGTAGCAAGGCTTGAGTGACATCATCCACAAAACAATCGCCTTGAACACAATGGCATAATAGGTCATAGACCTTTAACTATAGCACACACTCAGTGCACAGTACACTGCAAAGTCATCACTCAATTCAGTGCAGAAGACAATTGCTTCTTCATTTCACTGTTCTTGACAGCACTCAGCATGCTGTTGATTTCATTCCTGCGCTGACCACGATTATTCCTGATTGCACTGATGATCACATTTGTCAATCTGTCATCCTGCCAATTTTCACCCTCAGCTCTGTCAATCCATCCTTGGAGCGCACCAAATTGCGCATCAGCAGTTTCTTTCAATACACTCCTGATGATCTTTCTGAGATTGGCTTCTGTGATCACAAATCTGTTTTTCATATGAGTAAATATTGACATCAACCAACGAATGGTTCCATCATGTTCTCAATCTTTTTTGGTTTGTCTGCCAATTCAACAAAATGTGATATTTTCATCCTTGTGTACATTTCATCATCAGCATCAACAGATTTGACAATGATGATATCACCCTCAGGATTGAAATTTCTTTCAGACATGAATTCAATTATCTTGTCAAGATTTTTGGTGTTGACTGTTCTCATTGTTGCATACAGCGTACCATTGTATATGCGCAATTTGATTGCACCCATACCGAGATATGTTTGCTCTGCATTCAATCCTTCAGGACCTCCCTTGTGTCTGAAGAGTGGTATACCAAAACTGTTCTTGTACTTTCTATTCCAACCCAACAATTCGGCTGCAGCATCATTGTGCAATTGATTGACAACCAATTTGTGAACAACGTCATCTGGCGAGATCCAAAAGCCAAGTTGCATTGTCACTGCATCCTCGATGATGATCTGTTCAATCAGCATTCTCAACAATTTTTGAGAAATTTTCATACTGTTAACTATTCATGATAGCCAACATTTATAGCAGTATGACCACGTTCCAACAAAACGATTGTTTATCATTGTCCATGAGGGCAATTTTGTGAATTCTGAAAATTTATGCTGTTCTCTAATGAACAATTTGGCTTCACCTGTTCTGTTCAGAACAATCATATATCCCAAATTGTTCACACTTGCACCACGTTTTTGTGCAGCCATCCTTCTCTGCATGTTTCGCACAGTATGACGTAATGATATCATCTTATATTCTGATTGTAACACATTGTGAATGTAAATTCATCAAATTTTCATTTCTGAAAATTGTACATGAGTGCATTCAGCATATGTTCAATGTGAAGTGTTTGCTGTTGTGATTGCAATGCGGGCAACAATGTATCAAATATGAACCATTGTGGAACAACATGATAGTGTCCATCACTGAACATGATGCGACCGCCGTTGGTCCTATTCTCAAAGAAACGTACCCAGGAGATAGCTTTGCTCTTGAATACAAGAACTGTCACACCGCTATTGTAAATTGTGATGTTTAACATTGTGATATGCAAATATTTTGTGTTTTGATGCAATGAATATGTTCATAACAGATTTCATTCTGTTGGGATTTCCCGCACACTTTTTGTAAACTTTTTGTCCCAATGTACCCAAATCAATCATGATGTCATCACCATGTGTAAACAGTGCTGCATATGCACCATCTGAATGCAGGCCATTCACATCTGTTTGAATAAATTGATACCATCCAAGATCTTTTCTCCAGATGATCATCTTGTAATTGCTACATTTGGTTTGCATATTTGACAATTCTCTTCAACCTAATGATCAGTTTGTGCATCTTGTCATATGACAAGATGCGTCTGCAGTCAACTTGAATACGATTGTGACCACAATTAATCATTGCTGATTCATCATGATTAATCAGTATGATGCAATGTGACAACATAAATCTGTGTTTATGACTATTTTCATAGAACATCAGAATTCGTGTTGTTTTAGAACCAATCTGAGTGACATAAAATTTGCCACCACCATTACGATTGATATCAACACCAATTTTCAACACTGTTCTGACTCCTCATAACGATTACAAACGTGCAACATCCTTCTGAATGAACTGATTTCAACATTCACATAGTCTGTTTTGGGCTCAAGATGTTTAACGTTTTTTGAAGATGGGATCAATTGTGCAATGATATCACTGAATATCTTCCTGCAATGTTCACAATCTTCACAGCTTCTGTCAAATCCAAATTGGTGCACAATTGAGCTCACACCAAATCTGTATTCACATCCACAACTGAAATTGAACACAAAACAACTGCGGTAATCTTGAATCAATAACTTTTTCATAACAGTTAATCACAGATCAAACTTGATATTGAACATGTCATCAATTGGTTCACTGAACAGATTGTGAAAATTTATGCATACAAAATTATCATACCTAACCCAATGATCCTCACATCCAGACAACGCAAAAATGTGTTCACACATCGCAGTATGCACTGCAATCAGACCTGATATGTATATGCACACTTTATCAATTTTGTGCACAAATTTTTCTCCATGATTTCAACATCTGTCCTGTTCTGTTCCAATCAGCTATATGCCATTCACCCCCAAAATATCGTTTCCAAATTCTTGGATTGTGATTGCTTCCTGAATAAGAAAACGCATCAACTTTTGCCGTATACCAACCTCTGTCTGATCTGCTCGCGGGGACGTTTAAATGTTCACAGTATGCACTGTCATCAATTGGTGCAATAAATTCAAACATCACCATACCGTCACAATGAACACTAAAACAGATCATATGTTAACAATATAACACAATGTGTATACATTGCACACTCTCTGTGATTGCAGAAAAAGTTTTCATCATATTGATGCAGTTTCCACAGCAAAGTTTGTGTGCAGAAATCCTGCAGTGATCTGGTGACAATATGTATAATCATGGGTGATCAAAAGTTGAACATTGATATCAGAGATCAGATTGTCAGGATTGCTGCAGAATCAGAAGGTAGCAGAGATCCATACCAATTTTGGTGCACTGTTCTTCCAACTGATGCTGAGGCAAGGGCAGCCACTGATGCAAAATTGAGTTGGTGTGGTGCATTCTGTCTGTCTGTACTGAAACAGTCAGGATTGGCAAAGGATGCATATTGGAAATTTGGAAAGGGCTTCATTGGGCCATTGGGTCTCAAACAGACTGCCCATCCACTTCCAGGTGACATTGTGTACATTGATGCGCCATATCAACATCATGCAATCTTTGTTGAACAGGTTGGTGATATTGTCACATCTGTTGATGGAAACCAGGGTCCACACAATGGAGGATATCCTGATCACATCAATGTGCGTATTAACAGAAGACCTGTCAATGGGATTACGGCCATCTACAGCATTGAGGCACTGTTGAATTTGGTGTGAACTGAATATCAATATTGAACTGATCAGTTCTCAACAGATGCAACACTGTGTGCAAATCATGCCCAGTGAACACTGCAAATTTTTGCACTGATTGAAAATTTTTGTTGACATTGATGACCCAATTTTGGCTACAAAATCTTCTTGTGATATGATGCCAAAAACCACAACGTTGAAAAATAAATTTGTGTGTTCCATATTGTGAACACTGAAAAATGCAATTATGATCTTGCATAATCATGATCTTGCAATTGCCTTCATACAACCATTTTCATCAACCCATCTGTGCAAATTGTCAATTGAACACACGCCGGCGAGCTGAAGTGAACATGGTGTTTGAATTATCACAGTAAAATTGTCATCACCATTTGCATTTTTTACAAAAAGTGTGGATTGCTCATTGTCTGAGGGGAAACAGACAACATGCAATCCTGTTCTTGGAATTTTTATACTGCTCAAATTTCTAATGATCATCACAAACCTGCAAATCTTTGTGTCCATTCATGTATGTGAACCAACGATGAAATTCATTGATTGTCATTGGCGTTGAGTTAAAATTACCAAACCTGGAAATGATATTTGTGTAACGATTGTCTCTCACAAAATTGATTTCATCCCCAGTATTCAATTCAAATCTGAACTGAACAGTACCACCTTTACTGACATACATCCACCTATTTTCAGTTATGTTCCTCACAATGCTGTTGACAATCATCACCATCACACAATCAACCTTCCATATGTTTTGTGCCAATATCAATTGCACGCCAAATTGTCATTGTTGATCTCAACTCACCCATTTTCGTAGGTATCCATTCACCAGTTTCAGATACAAACTTTTCAAAAATGTTCAGTGGATCATTTGTGACCATATCACTCACCTTGCACCCAGCAAATGAATAATGCATCGCATTCACAGATATACAATTATCATTGATCAAATCATCATAGTATTGTTCATCTTCATGTGGAAGTATGAATGTAAGTGTCGTATCACCCTTTTTGAATACTGTCATCAAGATCATCTGTAAACCTACACAGTTTTACTGTTGAACGCTGAACCTTTTCATCAATTCTCTGTATTTGTTTAAACACTCTGAAATTGTACCGCTATGTTTCATGGGATAACAATATTCAATATGTCCAATTTGCCTGTGTTCATAGACTGAACATTGACAATCTGTGGCACTATACATTTCTTTTTGCCGTGGATATATGCGTATATGTGTATTGGGAACATCTGGAAATTCTTCAATTATGAAGTGTGTCATGACACACTGATTGAATAATCGCAAACCAATTTTCACAAATTGTTCCCATTTCATGATATGCCATTGATTGTAGCGACAAGTCTCACAATTCTTACCCGCTTTTTGTGGATGAATTGCAATGATTGTGCACAATTTGTGAATTCAATATGATCATGTGGATGATTGCGTTTTCTGAGCTGAATACGTTTCTCAAAAAACATCACATACCAGAGCGCCCGACCCCAGCCAACTGATGGTTCATACCTTTTATCACCAACACAGAGTTCACTAATGCCATCTTGGTACAGGAATATCATACATTTTAGCATTGACAATTTCCATATTTTGCAAAGATTTTTTCAATTTCTTTCAATGTATTCCAACATTTGATTGAAAGTATCAAATTATCTGGACAACATAATGTGATGAATTTATTGCATTCACCAATCAGCTGGTGCAATTCTTGTCTGTTCAAAATTTTCACAGTGCCTGTTGATAATTCAATACACCACTGATCATTGTCAACAAAACCAATGAATACACACAATTTTCCAAAATTTGGATGTTCTGTTTGCACAATTGACATAGAAAATCTTGCATCTTTACCTTTGAATTGTTCTGCATCAAAAATTTGCATTGTGAATTCATGAACACACATTCAACACACTACCATTTTCATTGCAATCTTTGCACACTATTGATGAACTTTACCATCCTGCATGCTCTGTTGATCAACCTGACAGCATGCTCTTCACTGTGACAATGTGCTGAAAATTTCAACAACAAATTTCCATTATAATCATGTCTAAACACATCAACTATGTGTTCAGTGAGCACACAAGATTGGTTGACTATTGCAGTGTGTTCAATCTCCAACTGTTCACTGTGTTCTGCTGATCCGCTGATCTCAAGATCAGTGACAATTGTGCGTACTCCACACATTTGCAATTTTTCATAACAAAATATTCTCAATTGAGCTTGCATATGCATGTCAACTCACAATCACATCCTCAACCATTTCTCTGACAATACACGTCTCAATTCTTTCAGATCACTGTGGATCATTTCTTTGAGAAATTGAAAGTTCAGATCAAACCCAAAAAACTTTGTCTCAGAACATTTCATCCTCATGCCGAGGATGAACTGATGAACCGATTCACGATCAAGACAGAATTCACTGCCTTCATACAATTCAACCACTTGCAAGCCAGACCGGTCAGAGTACAGATGCATTGTGCAGACATAGACTGCCACTGCATCATTACCAACATCACATCTCAGAACAAATTGAGGATCTACACGATATCCAGCATGTGCTCTAAACAGTCTGAGAACAAGTTTTGGTTTGGTTGTCACAATGTTTCTCCATTCAGCACGGCAATCAGTCTGCGCAATCTGTTGAGTCTCTTTTGCAAGAACAACCTACTGGAGCTGTCAAAAACAATTCCATTGTGCTTTTTGATTGGGGATTGTTTTTGATGAAATCTAATCTGAATGAAAGTTTTCTTAACAGTTTCCATATATTGACCTGTTTCATAGTCATATATCTCCGCCGGAGTATAGATGTACATGAACCAATGTTTTCTGTAGTCAATGTCTGCAATATTGCTGTCATCAACGCAGAATTCAGAGCCACCCATCCAATAGATTGACAAATGTAGACTCAACACTGTTCACCTTCACAATTCCTGAATGCTCTGTTCATAAAGTTTATAAGTTTCTTGACTCTCGCAATGCGTTTGTGAACAGACAACATGTTGGCCGGGGCGAGCGGGGTTGAGCGTCTGTCATTGGCACTCAATGTGTATCCCTGAATGTACAATTCAGTCTGCAATTTGGGTGGAATGAGAACAGATCCAAATGTGCTCTGAACAATGACAGTCTCAAAATTTGGCTTTGCGTCTGACAACAGAACAAGACAACTGTAACCACAATTGTACACTGACAGTTCAAGTTGCAACATGATTGCATTCCTTTTCACAACTGCATCATCATTCTGCACAGTTCATCACCATTAGCCTGTTGATGTGCGCTGCGTGACTCTTTGCTCTGATAAATAATCTCTTGAATTCTGTTTTGCTGATGCTCTGTGTTCTGGGCCTGCCACGCACAAAATTGATATGAGCTGATTTGAAGTATTCAAACCGGTCCTCAACACAATCTTTGTCTCGTAAACCTCCCAATCGTAACCAATTGGGATGTTGTATTGGATCCAACAACTCTGCAGGCAATCGCTCTTGTTCATTGTTGACAATGATGAATTCCCATTTCAGATAGTGGCCACCCAAATCATCATACAGCCGCAATACAACGTTCAACATGTTCCAACCAAAATCCCATTCATGTGTTGTGTCAACCTTTGCACTCTCCTGAGATGCGCAATTGCACGATCTCTGTCAACGGTGATCCAAGCTCTCCGACTTCGCAATGGACCTGCTACGCATCTTGAGATGATCATGAATCTATTCTGACAATCAACACCACAAATGTGCACAGAAGCAGGTTTATTTGGCAATTGTGCTCTCCATTGTGATGATATGTACGCCATGGCAACACCACTATCCCAGATTGTCATATGTGTTCTGATCATATCCTGCTCAGTCAACTTTCTGATGTTTAACTGCGGCGACTGTTCTCTTCACTTCATTGAGCCCAATGATGTCCACAGAGTTGAGCATCGCCCTCGCGAGCCGCGTCCACACAAGCTCACCATTTGATGTCTCCCAACCACACGCAATGCATCTTTCATACTCACGTCCCACAATGAACATGTACACAGTCTGATCCTGCACTTCAAAATGTTTATGGTCTCTGAACACAACAAATGTCAATTCACAATCAATCATCACAGTCAGCCTTTCCCTCCAACACCATTGAGCACTGATGAGCATGTCTTCAGGTTCCACAATTTGATTCATACAGTCTGATCCTATTACACTATTGCAATCTTTGCACACAATTGATCATACGAATCCTTTGCAACATTGCTGTGCAATCTGTGAACACTGCATCCCGGCTGACTGGAAACATTTCAACAACATCAGCGTTCTCTGGTGATATGGTAAATTGTGTCCAGATTTTGCACATTCCTATTCTTGTAATACTGAACAGCACAAACCAACCTGTTGAAGTGTTACTCAGTATGGCACAGTCCGCCGCGCCAGATCTTGATATCCGCAACATCAATCTGAACACTGCACCCACCCGAGTCACTGTGCACCCAACACTGTCTTGGGATGGATCACAACCCAGGCTGAAAATTTGTCATTTTGCAGAGATATGCACAAAACAGGATCGTGTGATGTCTGCATGAATAGACAGATATCTTCATGCGTAACATTGCATGCCGGCCAACATTTCATGAACAGTTTATGAAATCTCTCAGGACTGATCATCAACTCTTCCCCTCAATACCCACTCAACATTGGGGGCACGTCCACAACCTGATCATGAGAACAGGTTTGAACACATGAACCTCCAGCATTAATGCAACGGCAGGCGTGGGCGCTCTGTTGTCAGAGAACTCCGGCAAACATTTTGCCACAAGACTGCGCAATCTCTCAGCACTGATCATGATCCATCAACCACTGATCAGATCATACAACATCCGCTGTGCAATTGCACCCAACCTGTGACAACATTCTCTCTCCTGTCCTCACGTGCACTGTTCAGTGTTCGGCATGAAAAAAATTCTCGCGCGTTTTTTGGAACAGACAGTGGTCTGGAGATCACACATGTGCAGGAATGTGTCTGTTTATCCTGTAAAGTCAGCAAAGTCAGCGTGTCCCAAACAGAGTCAGTGTGTCAGCGGATCAATATGTTCGGTTTCAGCTTACCCAAATAAAGTCAGTGTGTCTGTATAAAGTCAGTGTGTCTGTCATCGGGTTTGATCGCTGGGTCAAACTGAATTGGACGTGAAAAAATCTCGCGTTTTGTGTGTGGGTATAGCGCACTTACACCGCCCGAACAGCCCCACAAAGGTTGCCAAACTACCCCGGGGCAATGGGGTCAAAATGGGGCCATTTTCGGGGCCCTTGAGGCCATCAAGAATACACCAAAACCACCGGCCTCTGTTCCCCACACCACAAACAGGAAGAGGGGTCTGAAGGACCCCTCACACTCTCTGTTCACCGTTGGTGATTGTTACCTATCCCTGCCACTCACCATTCTCATCGCGGTTATTGACATCCTCAGCGAAGGCATCGAAATACTGACCAACCTCATTAAGGATCTTGTCAAGTCGACGCGACAATCCTCGCAACTCTTCACAAGATTGGACAATATTTCTTGCCGCAGCGACAATGTCATCCTGATTAGCGACCAAATCGTCAACATCAATTTGGTTAACGACATCGGTAACGTTCATGATATCAAACATATCTTTTTTCTCCATATCTTTTTTCTCCATATCTTTTTTCTCAATCTTCTTTGCCATGTCTCCTCAACCTCTGATCTGATCTTAACAGGATTTGGGAGACTATTCACAGTTCAGTTCAGTACGTTCAGTACTCAGAAACATTAACCTCCCAATAACCAGGTCTCCTGCCCTTTTTCGACGCAGGGAACCACGTTGCAATGGTCATTGCACCATCCATGTTAAACTGACTTCTGAGTGCGCCGTCTTCGAAGTAGAAGACGTTTTCATTGTCAATACTGACAAGTAGCTCACAATCGGGACGTTGGGGCAAACCATCGGCTTCTTCAAGATCCTTCTTTGCATCAAGAAGATAATCTATCGCATCTGGATATTGTGCAGTCACCTGTTCAATTAGTAATCGATGCATTCTTTCCTCAGCCTCCTGAACCATTCTACCTGGTGCTGTGGGACTATTCACTCATGTCACAAAAATTATTTTGAGGGTCTCGAGGGGCCCGGAGGTGGTGAAATTGTCACCCAGGTATTAGCTGTAAATCAGTGCAATATTGCTCATCACTTACAGCGCTGGAGAAACTTTCTGGAAGAGGTCCCCAAGCCCAATATACTTGGGCGTGATACAATATCCGACGTCTTGTTAAGATAGTAGTTGATTGAGTTTTACCAATCTTTATCTTCCAGAAACATTCTCCGCCTTTAATCAAGAGTGACATTCGTTTCTTTGTTTCTGGATCGATCATCGATGCATCCGATCTGCCGTAGCCTTCATTTCACCCTTGAGCCATTCTCTTACGCACTTTTTGTACCGTCTCTTTGTGAGCTTTACACCCATCCCTCCGCCGTCAGTGTCATGAACTTCGTAAACAGTGATGAATTCAACAGTAGCCATGTCTAGCCATGTCTTTCCAACCTCTTGAACCATTCTAACAGGAACTCTTGGACTGTTCACTCAGCGTTTGAAGCCAGAACGAATTCTATGTTTACGAGTGGTTTTGACAACATGTTCACTGTGCTGTTTTGAATTTTCTGTGCCCATCACTGAACAGGATCAGTTTAATCAGTTTCATTGCACAAACACATATGCTCAGCGCTGCAATGCCTCAAATGGTGAAGGTGCGCAAAGATGAAATCTGGCTGGGTTTCTGACCCAGTGGGTTCCGGTGCAATGAAACACCCAGTTCCTGCACCAAAATGGACAATCCTGCCAATGGTTCCATTGTGCTTCCGGGCGCCCTTCACAATCAACACCAGATCACCAATGTTGTAATCACGGGCCATATTCATCAACCTCTTGAATCAATTCTGTCAGGAACTCAGAGAGATTTCACCCTTCAATGAAGGGAACATGTTGATGCTGTCATTGACAATATTGCACCACACAATGATGGAACACTTAAACATAGTTCCCAGGTGGGAGTGTTTCCATACTTTTGTGGCCGCCATTACGTTTAAAGTAACATTTTACGTAATTGTACGTATTCATTGCGGCAATTGGCTTTCCATACTTATCATGCCAAAACAAATCGAGATATGGTCTTGGATCAGTTCGAACCCTTACTGCATCAGGACGTTTATTCACCCTTGGAGCTCCTCGAGGGGAAGATTGAAGCGGAGAATGAAGCGTAGTGTAATCTTTCTCAAAAAGAAATGAAAATGATCCACACGAATAGATTTGTAATATCACCTGTTCAGGTTTCATACTTCAATCCTCTTGAATCAATTCTAACAGGAACTCAGAGAGATTTCACCGTTTCCAGTACTCTTCCTCAGTGTACTGAACACCATGTATCCAATATCTAGCTCCCCATTCATACAGTATTGCTGGGCCATTGAGTCGATGAAAACACTCGACATCGTCCCGGAACTTATATTCCCCCGTACTGTATATCTCAAGTGTCATCATTTCACCCGCAAATGATCACAAACCGCGCTTCGCTCGCATGCTCGCGAGGGCCCATCTTCAGGAGTTGCAGCCCACAATCCCTGTTGACCTCCTGCTTCTTCACAGGATGACCCACGTTGGTCCTTTTCACAGTCAGCCGGGGAACATTAATGGTTGGTGTCTGAACACTCCTGAGGGCAACGTGGGGGCATTCAGATTTGAAGAACTGAACAGTGCAACGTTGCTCACTGCGTGCAATCCCGCCGGTCACTGCAAGCCCGCCAAACATGAGAACTGCCATCAGGATTCTGATCACATCAGCCTTCATCATGATCAGACTGTACCACACAGAACAGGACTTTTCACTCATGAATTTGAGTGTGTTCCTGTTTTTCAGCACCTTCCCAAGTTGCGATCTGTTCCCAATAATACTTTTCACCATAGCGTTGACCAAACAGATGATATTCTGCACCCAATCTGTCAGATGATATGATTGATGGGCCTCCCCACCTGTGCAGGATCCAAACATGTCTTGAGTGCATTCCCCAAAAACTGATGAAGCCATCAGCACCAACAGACATCATTTTGGGCAGATCACGGCTCACTAAACACACCCACCACAACAGCCACAGGGAACGTTGTCATTCACTAACCGGTTGACTGCCAATCTCAATTGCAAACTGTCAGGAAAATCATCTGGATATTTGGTGATGGACCAAGGTCCATCCGTAACAATTTCACTCCAATCATCATCAAAACTGACAGAACCTCCAGACATGAGACTGTGTGATGGGAACACAACAACCTTGCCATTCAGTCTCAACCTGAGTGTACCACTGCACAGGTTGGGATATGCACCATCATAACTGACAAATTCAAGTTCATACAGTTCAGAATTGTTGTCAGCGTTAACACAGAGTACTCGCATTGCCATCAACCTCTCAAATGATAGTATCCCATTGTGGGTGACTATTCACAACTAATCCTTAGTGTACCATTCAACCCACATTTGCCACCATTCATCATTTGAATGTGTGCAATCTTTGTGCTGACAGTAAAAACTCCGCATACGATGCAATATGGGTCGCAGCCATGGATCACGTTTCAGAACTGTTTGCACTGTCTTCAATCTGAGTGTTTGCAAACTCCCTCTGCATTGTGCCGTTACAGTGAGGCTGAACTGACACAACTTTTCAGAGATTGCAAGAGCATAGTGGAGCTGTCCTGTACCTTGTACAAACTCTGTTGAACTCTTCTTCATCAAAGTTCCTTCCATTGATCCAATAGAGCTCCTGTATGATGGTACCATCCCTCATCATTCTGACCTCTGCCGGCCCATATGGATTGTGCAATTTATCACAATCATTTGTCCAAAAAAATGTGAATATGTCCTGACCGTCATGCTTCACATACCAACACTGAGTTGGCCCAGATTTTGGGCCAATCTGTTTGCCCCGGAAAGCAAATCCGCCATTATTGTCAATTGTTAGTCTGTGTTCACGTTCCACTGTTTACCCAGACTGTGTATTTTGGATTCACATCACTGTTGAAGAGTATCAATTGGCTATCATCATGAACACAAAGTTTGAAACCACCCACATGCAATCTTCCCAACAAATCAGGATGTTCACTGATCTGAACAGTTTCAGGTGGGCAATCAGTTCCCAACTTTGTGCAAAGGTTCTTCAACCGACTGTAAAGCATACTGCAGATGTCTCCAAATTGACCCAGGGTGGGCTTTGTGACATCATCAATTGGTCCAATCCATCAGGACAGAAAGCCCATCCTGGGTCAACAGAACATCTCCCACGGAGAGTGCCATGGGTTGGTTACCACTGGCCGTCCCACTCAAATCCAGTTCGCTGTGGTCTTGGACACCCCTGCTAATATTGGATCTCGTGGTCATGATGATGTTCTGTTGACCCAGGATTTTGACCCAGGGTTTTACACCTCACTGAATGCGATCAACAGCATCCGCACCAAATTCCTTGGTGAACTCTTCTACCCACTTTTTGGGATTCTTGGAAACCTCACGAGTCCACATCCTCAGTTCACTGAGGAGTGAAATTCCTTCACAGTTGTGATTGTCCTCAGCCAAGGTGTAGTAGAGAGTGCAATACCTCTTCAGATCATTCTCTGGTGTCGGAACATTTCCAGAGGAGACAATGTACAAATCCTGTGGCATGGTGCCAACATTGGCAGCAGTGAAGTACTTCGCAATGAGATCGATCGTTGCAGGATTCAACTTGATCATGATTTGACTATATCCTGTCTGGGGAAACATTGCACACAATCAGGCCCAAACTTTTCCACAACCTGAACAGGCGGATGAATTCACTCCTCCCTATGATTATGATTAGGTCATCTGCCAAGCTTGGTGGATCAGTTGTCATATTGACACTGTACACCATTTCACGACCATCACTATACACAGTTGATAGTACAAACAGATCATTCTCATCATCAGGATTGTCAAGTGCAAACTGCCCTGAATTCCAAATGGAAAGTTTGTCAACTCGCACAGTCATCAGCGTTCAACCATTTGGTAGGGTGAGTCTATTCTGTTCGAACACACTCTCAATCATGCAGTGCAACTTGTCAACCACTTTGCAGAATCGCTTCTGTTCAGCGTTGCCCAATTTTCGCATTGCATCCAACATTTGCATCTGTTCAGCAACATGAGCACTGTGCACGGCATCCCTGTTGACACACCAAACACCATGATGCCAATATGTTCTGTTGACAACATATCCAGGAATCCATTCATCAAGCACACTTGGCCCACTGACTTTGATTATTTCAACTTGTGCAGGCCCAGTTGTGCAGTGCCTCAAACCATTCCTGTCATATTGAAAACTGCATGAATCACCATCTGTGAAAATTCTCAACAATTTCATTGTGTGGACATCACCAATCTGTCAACCCAAAAGGTCAACAGTTGCATTGACAGCTTCAACAACACAATTGTATGTCAACTGAACGCCAGCATTGTAATCGCCAAAAGAACCCTTCAGAATGTCATCCCATTCAATCCATCCAACCAATCCTTCGCCTTCTGGGATTGTGCCATCACTGTACATTTCACCAGTGCAGGATTCAAAACTTGCGCCGTATGTGACAACCCTCCGCCATACACCTGGATGAGCAGGATTCTGAGCATATGCACTGTACAACGGTAGCAAGAGCCCTGGATCAATTGTCAATCCGGTCTCTTCCTTGAGTTCTCTTGTGGCTGCAATCTTTGGGTCCTCTCCCAGCTCAACCTTCCCGCCAGGAAGACCCCAATCATTGTGATCATTCTTCCTTGTCACACCAAGGATTTTATCTGTTCCATTCTTGACAATGAGAACACAAACACCATATACATCGCTGATCATATACTGATCTTACCATCAATTGTGAGGATATTCACTCACCCATGTAATTCCATACTGATCAGTACGAGCAATGTTTGTAATACCAGACAACCTCACCCGTATTTTGTACTTTTTAGAAGTTCTGTATTGTGGACCCATACCATAACAAGCACATCCCTTACCATCTGCTGGCCTCATTGTGTGCAGGATGTGATGGATACGTTCATATTGTTTACGAGTCATCAGTGTTTAGACGTTTAAAACTGAGTAATGTTCTTGTGTCCTCTACTCTTGTTGATCAATGATCTTGTTGCATATCCACTATTGTGGATTTTCAATACAACTCTGTCAATATGGATGCCCCATTCAGGATAGAGCCATCTGTCTTGGCGCCTCTCATTAAGGATTTTGCCAATATTCCTGAACTGTTCTTGTGTCATATGATACCCAGTTCTTCCAACATGTGTTGGTAACACATCCTATCATACTCAAGATCATCAAGATAGTAAAAGTGTTGTCCCGCAGATGAGATGACAGCGGGTCCACCAATCCTATGCAGAACCCACATCAATCTGTCAACATTCTGAATCTTTCCTTGAAGTTCTACCCATTCTGTTTCAAGGATTGCCTTGAGAAAACAGGCTTCACCATTTTCCCACAATTGCAGAACACGTTCACCACAGACTTGTGGGACAATATTACACCTATCAAATATCATCACTGATCACACAATGCAATCTCTTTGCGAGCCTGCCTTCGCACCCACTTTGCCATTGAACGCTTCGCTGCACGCTTTGCACTCTGAGTGCTGACTGTGCAATATCCTTTCATGGGACCTTCCAATATCTCAGCGCTGACGTACATCCAACGCCACCATTGAGTGCCACGATGCCATTGCGTTGGCTCAGCCCATTTGGGCTGCCAATCAGAACCGCCACGACGTAGAGATCTGTCAGTCCTCGCCATATGTTCTGATTGTAACAGGTCATGCCTGACTATTCACTGCTCTGTTCTTGACAGATTCTGCAACAGTCCTGAACCTTTTCACAATCTTCAACAACCTGATTGCTTCCTTCCTCAATTCACTGTTCAGTGGACAGTTGTCATCTGTCCACACTTTGAACTGGTCTGCACACCCTTCTGCACACTGCAACAGATCAACAGGAATTGTTGATCTCTGTTCATGTGTCAATGACTTCTCAATCTCTTTTCGTTTCAGCATCACTGTCCTTCACAATTCAATTCAGCATCAATCCTTGCAAACTCTCTGTCAACACATGCGCCCCTCAGAACACCCGTATCATCCCTGCACCCATCCTCTGCTCTGTTCCTCATGTCTGCTCTCTTGAGAACACAATTGACTTCAGGGATGATGACAGATTTGACAGTGCCTGCATCATCCCCAATCTTGTCTGCAATGTTCTCAACACCAATCAGCACAATGATCCCACTGCACACAGCGATGGTCAACACAGATGCCAACATGATGACCAATGCTGTGCTGATTTTCATCAGAATGCTCCAATCACCAGGATGGCCACTGATGCAACAGTGAGCAATGCACCCACAATTAGTGAAACCTCATACCCAACATTGAGCAATTGGCTGTCATTGAACAGGCGATCCTTCTTGAAATTGATCACAGTTTTTGTCAATCCACAAATGTTTGCAATCGCAAGGAACGCAATTGCGCTGTATGTGATGAACAGTTGCATTCTCAATTCTTTCCTACTATTTGGGCTTTTCAAGGGAATCGAACCCTTCCGTGAACCTACGGCGTTCTGGGTTGACCACAACTCAAAGCTTTCCAAAGGAGTACATGTATACTGTACATCTTTGGTTGGTGGGACCAGAGGGACTTGAACCCTCGACCTACGGGTTAAAAGCCCGCAGCTCTACCAACTGAGCTATAGTCCCAAATCGTTGGGTCGTTTATACACTTTCCCAGGTGTCCATATGTTCACGGCCCATCACGAATCATCAGATTTCATCCAGTTGAACGTTAATCCCAATCAATATACCAAATACACGCCGCAGTTTAGACACATGCTCAGGTGTACATTTTAATTCACAGTGGGGGCAACCCACGTCAGTCACAGTATCAGATTGTATTCTTGTTGTTGAAGGTTACTGTTTACACCAGGTTTTTCCAACCTTGTATGACCACTATATCATGACCTCACAGACTTTTCACACATTCATAACATTCAGTCAAACAGTTCCAGAATGCCCTCTGGTGGGCTTTCAGCAAATGATTGGTTGACCATCACTCACAACGCAGGAACCCATCCTGAGGGTCTTGGGGATGAGGAACCGATCACCAAGGTCTTCTGCCCTCAATAACCCGCATCCAATCAGGACGAATCCTCTTATACTTGACATTGAAGCCAACGGGAGACTTTTCACCACTATTGTCAACTTTGTCCACTGTTTTGGCAGCGTTCTGTTGCAACCTCTTTTCATGAATCAGTGCAAAAATATCCTTCAGTCGCTTGATGTCTTCAATATGTGCTCTGCTGCCATCAATGTCACCATTCAGGATTGTGGATGCAATTGCAACAGCATTGATCTCAAAGTTGTCCAACCCAAAATCCTTCAATTCCTCTTCACTGTTTTCCATTTGCAAATCCTCCAACTCCAAACTTCCTGTGCATAAGACCAAAAGCTGCATCATACACCAAGAGATCTCCTGGCCATGTTGCTGAGATGTCAATCAATTCCTCTGCTGATTGCGCTCTTCCATTGAGCATTGCGAGGAACTGTTTCACAGTTCGCAAATTTGTTTCTCTGCGAAAATTGTAGTATTTGTCCTTCTTTTTGGGGACATCCTCACGAATTCTGTCAAGATATTCTGGCAGTTCACCCTTCAACAATTGGAGGGATTCATATCCAACATGTTTGAAACGTTCCCGTTGAATATATTTCATTGCCCTGCTGAGGGTATACTGAGTCACATGGTCAACGTGCAGTTCTCTTCCCTCCTCAAGGGGAGGGCACTTTTCATTCAGGATGAGACGATCACTGGTGTATGCAACCATGCTGTTGGTCAGATCAAATTGACTCATCACCTCCTCAGGAGACCCTGCACAACCTGACACAACCTGAACTTTCACAGACTGATTTGACTGCCATGGCTTGTACACAAGCTCTGTTGCTGCCCCGGAAGGGGTATCAGTTACTTTCACCGGAACTGTCCAAGTCTTGACATCATTCAAGAAAACTTTTGCAACGTTGGCATCAGGAAAGAAGATGTCAACATCACCTGCCATATGACTGCAATAGCCATAGTATCCCAAATAGAAGTCAACAGGCCTGACACCAAAAATTGTCCTAATGCTGACAGGATTTTCACGCAACACTTTTCTGTATGCGCTGAAGTGAGTCCTGTAATATTCAGGAGTAGAGTCCCACCGTGATCTGTATTTGCTCAGAGCTTTGTGCAATTCAACATTAGCAGCATTGCGATACTTCTTGGCGACAGCAATACGATCATCAATTGGGTAATCATAGTTCAGCCAAATATTTCGTGCCAAACCACCAGCAAGAAAACTACCCATTTTCAATGCGACACTGATGATCGGCTCCAACACTGTTCCCTTGACTGCGCTGCTCTTGAATAGGTGATCCAAACCTTTTGAAGTGTGAACTGTTTTGAACATACTGTTATGATAACACACACTGGTGACAGTTTGCACTGTCATCGGTGAGCACCCTATTTAAGAAAAGTCAGGTTGCTGTCTGCACTTCCCCAAACTGTCAGTTTCAGTCTGGTTAGACGTTTGATTGCAATTGCTGTCCTCAAATATCTGCTCACAGATCACCATCCATCCTGCATTGGATCCTTGCGTTCCTTGCATCTGCGCTGTCTGCGATCCTTCATAACCCTGTGCCTCTTGGTGAGGATCATGCCAACAACAAATGGATTCCTGAACTTTGCCATGTCAGTTCACAAATTGGAGTTGTGCACTCAGAGTACCATCACGCCATGTTTCTCTGCTGAATGACATTCTTACGCCGCCATCCAACTTCACAACAACAAGATTCTCTGTTGCATGGATGACAACTGCATCAAGCGTTGCACCGCTGTTGAACCAGACGATGCATGGTGTTCCTGGATGCAATATGTTTTCCATCCTGATCTGATCCTATCATCCATTCACAAACTTTTCACCGCAAAAATGTTGTGCCAAGGGTGCAAAGTCCCAGCAGAGTGAATGCCCAAATTGGTCCAAGTGTGAGTGCAACAATCCCAAGAACAATGAGTGCAATCGCGGCAATGATTCCATACTCTTTTGCTGCCAAGAACATGATTGAGATCAGAGATAAGATTGTGAGGTGCAGGAGCAACCATGCAATCCAAACAATGGTTTCAAATCCTGAGTGTGGCAATGACCAAACACTGCAATACCAATTCCACATCCAACCCCAAAATGTAACCTTACCATTGACCCAATCTGTGAACACTCTTTAACGTCCTTTCCAAAAACTGATGGCCCATTCAATACACTTGAACAGGCCATCAACATATCAATTTATCAATTTATATTTATCAATTTATAGCGAACATGTTTACTTGGGCATCCTGATTGCACCGTTCAACTAACTATATATTAGATCAGTTTTTGATCAATTCTTGTAATGAATTGATCCTGATTTCATCATCAGGAGATGGTTCAAACTCTCACTCAGTATTCAATGTGACCCAAATTGGGAATTGGATCACTCGTCTGTGCCGGTTGCCTCAGAGGTCTCAGTGACCTCATCCTCACGGCTCTCAACCTTCTCAACATCAGAGGTGAAGAGATACACACGCTTGTTCACCAGCTCACCCTTGCTGTTCTCGATCTCAAAGTTGACAAAGCACCTGATCTTTGCGGCCTGATCAACAGTGCCAACCTTGCCAACCCACCTTGCGTCACCGCCAACAATCTTGACAGTGTCACCAACCTCAATCTTCACATCACGAGCACGCTCAGTGGCATTCACCCTGTTGAAGTGGAGCAAGTGCTGAGCCAGCGCACCAATCTGGTCTGCTGTGAGGGTCGCAGTGATCGTATTGAACTCAGTGAGGGCATCCTCAGAGAGCTTGGGAAGTGCAGCAAAAGCCTTCTGAATCTTCTTCATGTGAGCAGAAGGGCGCTCGGCAGCCTTCTTGGCCTGCTTCTCTGCACGCTCCTGATCTCGCTTCTGCTTCCTCTCTGCACGTTCAGACTCAAGCTTCTGCTTGCGCTCAGCGCGCTCCTCATCAGTGAGCTTCACCCGCCCAGTTCCCTTGGGCTTCTGAACCCGCTCCTTCACAGGCTTCTCCTTCTCATCACGCTTTGCACTCTGTGCAGCTGCAATTGCAGCATCAATCTTCGACTTCGTGGACATACTGTTTTTCCTTTTACCTTCAGTGCGACTCTGTCGCTATCTTGTTCAACTCTAAACTAACAGGAGACCATTTTCACAGTCTCAAGAACTTTTTCAAATGATGAAAACTCCAACAATTCGGGTGGGAACACAAGAGTTCACACAAGAACCCTTCTGAGTGCAAACCTTCTCTTCCCCAAAGGATTCATTGGTTTCAGGAATGAGCTTGATCATCTTTGATACGTGATTAATGGTTTGTGAAAGCATTTCACACTTTGCGCTGGTGAATTTGTATGCCAATTCTTGGCCAAAATTGTTGACAAAATTCGTTTGAGAACGAAAACGCACAATTGCACCAATTTCTTCCTCAAACATGTCACGGCAAACACTGAGCAAATCAAGGAGACATTCAAGCACAATCTTTTCACCATATGCCATTGGATGGTTGAGGTCCACATGGACATCATTGTCTGTAAGGTAATCCTTGAGATTTGTCCTTACATCATAGATTTGCAAATCTCGCAAGAGATCGAGCTTCTGAATGAGTCCCTGAATTGCGCCACTCTGATTTGCCATCATGATCTTATAATACCATGGTTTTTTGTGGTTTTCACTCAACAAAAAACAATTTTTTCTGTTCACGGGTGAAAATTTGTTCCCATTTTGATACCATCAGAACATGACTGCGGAATTGGTTCCTCTTCTTGAGACATACATCCAACAGATCAGGGCCCTCACTGGCGGAATGATCCCTGAAGGTTATGATCTCAAGGTTGATTACAACCATGATGACACCCAATTGTGCACAACCATCACTACAAATGTCCAACAGTACTGGAACAAGCCCCAGTGCAAAATGGCACTCAGATTCATTGTTTGTGATCAGTTGACTGAAAATGGATCTGTCATTGCCAACGTGCAGGTCAGTGAACCATTGATCAGCGTCAACTTGGTCAAGAATGCTGCACTGTTCAGTGAATTCATCAAGCAGGGTGAATTGTTTGATCTGTTCATCAAGGTTGCAAACATCACATACAACGTTGTCACAGGTTCCTCACTTCAGGAGGGTGAAAAGTATGCGGATGAACCGGTTGTCATCACCACTGTTTTGGGCTCAGATGAGCAGTTGAAGCCAGCATACCTTGAACGGTTCACCGGTGCTTTCAAGAAATTGTTGAATGATCAGCACTCATATGCAAAGGATAGATATATGAACATCAGACGACAAGGCTCAGGCAGGGTTTGCAAACTTGACAAGCTGTTGCCCATTAGTGGTAATGATTCCATCAGGAACCTTCTCAAGAATTGCCCTTTCGTCAATCCTGAAAGTGAATACAAGTTTATGGTGCAACCCGACCGGTATCACCATTTTGTTGTCACGGTGAACACCACACATGTCAACATGAACACAGTTGACCCAATTGGGATCAGCTGCAGGATTGAGAGCAAATAGAGCCTGAACCAATCCGGTTCACTGCAGAAAAACATTTCTGCATCCCTAAACAGAAAACCCCGGGTCACAATCTGCAATCAATCCTGCAGTGAACTGTGACCCGGGCGGCTGTGTTCGCGCATGCGCTCGCGAGAGCGTTCAATTCCCAACCTTTTTGACATTCTTGATGATTGTCTCATCAATGCATTCACATGTGCCACTTCCCATTTGAGAATTGAACTTCATTGTTCCCAACTCGCTGCAATGATCTGCACACTTCATATCAAATTGCAGTGATTGTCGTTGACAACTTGTACCCAATATTCCACAAGTCACAACCAACGTCAATATAACCAGAATCCAACCCATGGTTGGCCAATCCCATGACTTCATCAACTCTTCTGTCATCTTCATAATGTTCGGTCCAATCTTTCTTGTCTTGCACCATTTGAGGTACGCAACACCATATTTCAATCTCTCAAATGAATACAATTGTTCACCTTCTTTTGCAATGTAGTGTTCATAACACTGCACTCTTGTATTGACGTAATAGTATGAATTGTATTTGTATGCGTAATAAACAACTGATGGAAGATTATCCTCAGGATGAGTGACACAACCATACCGGTGAACTCGCAACATCAGCGTTCATTCCACTCCTTGAGAACTGTCTCAAGTTTCCTGTCAACGTCATCCCAACTTCGCTCCCTGATGTACACAGGAAACCTTACCTTACCATCCTTTGAATACCCATCAGCAGTTGTGGGATCAGGTTGACCCTCAACCTCAATGACTCTGCCAATCCACTTTTCAGGATCAATCTGGATTTCTGCAAGCATCCTGTCAGTGAATCCACTCCCAACATCAGTTGTCTCACCGGTTGGGAACAGAACCTTGAATCCGCCAAATCCACCTTCACGTTTGCTGCCAATTCTCCCGCCCTTGATCTCAACGATGACGCCCTCAAAGGTCATGATGGGCTTCAATTTCCTCAATGCCTTGGTGCGTTTGAATTGATAGGTTTCACCGACATCCTTGAGCATCACACCTTCATATCCGAGCCCGGTGCAACGCTTGAATTCATTCCACAATTCCTTGATTGTTCTGACAACAGTGCCCTCAACCTGCACAACTCTCTCATGAGAGATCAGGGCAAGCTGATTGGTAACATTCTCAATCCTCACGCTGTAAGGTTCAGTGCTCTCTTGAGCATCCCATTCACTGATGGGAACCATGTCAAACACATTGTACCTGAGTGTGCTCTCATCCTTCAGATTCACTCTGCTCATTGCAACACTGGCGCTCTCATTCCAATCAGCACCCATGATTTCACCATCAAGGACATAGTCATCACCATCACTGCACTCAATAATCTCTGCAAGCTTGGGCAAAGTATTCAGCTCTGTTCCATTCCTTGTGAACATGGTCACTGTGCCCTCACGTTTCATCACAATGAGCCGCAAGCCATCAAGTTTGGGTTCCAACCTCACAGGGAATTTGACATCTTCCAGGATGACGACACCCACCCCATCACGGTATTCAGTCTTCAGACTGTGTGCCAACTGAACCTCAAATGTCCTGATGAGATTTGGCCACACACGGTTGACAGTGCTCTCTTGCACGCCAATTCGCAAACGCTTCAGCAGAATACGTTGTGCCCACTTCTGCTCTGCACTGTCCATCTCACTGAGAGCGCTCTTGACAAGATCCTTTGCAGCATTGCCTGTGACAGCTTTTGAAGAAATTTGCGGAAGAACTCTCCCAATGAAATCAGTGAGTGCCTCATCACAATTCTTCCAATGACTCACATGTGCCGGTGCAACTTTCACTTTGCTCACGTTGTGAGGTACAGTCTGATCAAGACCTGCATAGAGACATGCCTGCAACAGCTCATTCCTGCGGTTCTTTTCAAGGATTGCTTCCTTGTCAAGTCGACCGGATGTGTTCTCAAGCTCTTCAAGAATACTGATTACGTTCACTGTTCACTCCTGTGCTGTTCCAAAATCTTTGCACTCACAATGATCAACTGTGCTTCTTCAATGGTGCAATCCAATTCTCTGATCACACTGTTGACAATTTCACTCATGTGAATATCATAGGCGATCATTGTCCTGGCACGTTCAATTGCAAATTCCACAAGATCACTGTTCACTCTGCAACTTTACCACAAATCTGGTCACTGTTCACCCAAACGCTGATCTCAGTGCATACAGTGTTGTCACAATGATCACATTCAGCATCGTCATGATCAGTATGGCATTTGCAATGAATATTGCAATGATCATTGCAATGTCCCGTTTGTACCACAAGCCAGACAGATCATATCTCCACTGCTTGGAGTGCTCAAGGAATACACTCAGATCATGATCTGTGAATGGATGGCGATCAATTGGACGTTCTCTGTCTTCCAACAACCTGTTGATTGCACCATGATTTCGTGCACATCGTGGACACTGTTTGTGCACAGCGTTGAACTTCTGAACCCTTCTCTGGATTGCAATCCTCACCCCAAGATTTTTGACAATGTTCAGTGCTCTTACAAAGTTTTTTGATTGTGGCATTTGACGCAGGATGCACTCATCTTCGCCAATGTACGCTCTAACATCCGGATCAAACCGATCATCATGGTGTGCAGATTCATTTGTTGGATATGGTATTGCACATCCACAATTCCTGATCCGGATGTATCCAAATCCTGACTTGTTGCGACTCATCATGTGAACAATCCAATCAACTTTCTGATCAACCTCTGGAACAATGACACCTTGCCTAGGCGATTGTACATCCGCCAAGTCATATTGCTATCAAGTTTTCCATTCTCAATACCAATCATGTACTTGAAATAGTCATCCTTCAATTGCAGATCAAAAAAAACATCAAATCTGCGAGAAGCATAATTGTATAGATTAGTCCTATGTTGTTTACACAATGATATTGCTTCAGTTATTGATTGACTGTTGATGGTGACACACCCACACATGTGGAGCATTGTTCGTGATTTGTGAAATCTCACAAATGGTGTTCTGAACAGTGCCTTATCAACAAAATAGCTGAATACCATTGTATCAACAACACTATTGATATCATCAGGCACTGTTCAGTTCCTCACCATGCCACACCACCACTCTCAATACCCCTACCAGGTTCAACAAAGATCTTCAGTTCACTGGTTTCAAAGTGAGTGTTGCAACCCTTTCCAAGGACCCATCCTCGCTTGCCTCTGCAACCACCAGGAGCAGGTGCCTCACCATCAGTCATGATGAGAAGACCATCCCAACGACCACGATTCTTGGGATCATTGAAGAGATTGGTTGGTGCATTGAAGTCAGTGCCACCCATTCGCTCACGGACAGCCTCAATCTTCTGTCCCTTCTTCCAAACCTTCAGATCCCTGATGTTGATGTCACAATCAAAGGGAATCAGTTCAACACCAACCCTCTTGGTGAGGAGACCAAGTTCAGCAAAGAACTCAGCAAGCATCTCATTCCCAACAGAACCTGACTGATCCATTGCAATGAGCAGTTTGGCACTGTAACCCTTCTTGGTGCCGGGATGAACATATGGATAGCGCTTGTTGATGCGCTTGATCGTGTTGGTCTTGTTTCCCCTGATCAGGTTGCCAATGAACTGCCTCAGAACCTTGCGCCAATCAACATTGCCCTTGAGGTAGGCATCAATTGCCGCACGAACATCAGCAGGAACATTCCCCCAACCAGTTGAACTCTGATTTGCAGCGTTGGCAGCCTTCTCAACAATGGCCTTCACCTTTCCTTCAGCATATTCACGCTGCTCTTCGGTGAGCTCACCATTCTTGCCCTTACCACCACTGTTCTTTGACCATTCACCATGATCATCAAGGGTCTTTGCACCTCCGACACCATTCTTATCGCCAGGCTTTCCTTCACTGCCTTCACCATCACCCTCTCCTTCGCCACAATCGCATTGAGGAGCAAACTCAATCAGTTCATTGAAATACCACTCAGATGGGTGCTGAAGACAATTTGCCTTATCATTCACAGGATCAGGCCAACCCTTGACCTTTGCAGCCATGTTGGGATCCATTCCTGGACTGGATCGTCCAGGAACGAGGGCGAAGTCGGGAAGCGGACGTTCTCCCGTCATGTTGGGACGCTTCACAGCGGTGGCTGTGATGATTGCATTGATTGCAAAATCAGTTGCAATGTTCCACAATTGAGGAGGGGTCCTGATCCTTGAAGTGATGTGTCCAAACACAATATGATAGAACTCATGAGTGAGAACTCCCTGAACTTCCCAATCAGAGAGCGTTGCAAAGAACTTTGGATTCCAGAGCAATTGGAGCTGATCATTTGCAGGGTTGTAACTCACTGCAGCAGTGGGCAGCGTCAATGTCTTCACCTTGGTGACACAAGAGCTGATGTATGCAAAGAACGTGCTCTGCTGAGAGAGTGCAATGAGATGACGTTCAAACTCATTCTCATCCATTTGGGGTGCATTGGGATCATCCAGAACCTTCTGGAGTGCATCTTCCACGGGAACCTGTTCGCTATTCTTCTTTGCCATACAAGAACTCTACCATCAGCAGAACCATTTTTCACCACTGTTCTGCACAAATTGGTGCTGCATTGGCACCATCATGATCAGATCTTAACATAAATCATGAATGATTTCACCCACCCCTGAACTTTTTCACAGGAATTTTGTAACCTGGTTGCAATTGGATAATGAGGGGATCAGTGTCAAATTCCTGTTGGGTGATTGCACAGGCAATCAGATCATTGATCGCCCACACGGTCCTGAATTCACCGTCTGTGCACAGAATTTGCCAAGGAACAGCACCTTCCTTTGCAGCCTCCTCCTCAAGTGAGAAGTGCTTTTCACCATTTTCCGGAACATTCTTGTCACCATTTTCGTTGGACATGTTGCAATTTTATCATGATGATTTCACAATTTCACTGTTCATGCACAACAATTTGGTGAAAAGCGTGCTTGGGCATGATACAGTGGACATATGAGGTCTGGAATATACGTCCTTGGAAAGATGACTGATGAGCATGATGTGTATGATATCATCAAGTTCACCGTTGTTCAGGGACAACAGGTCAGGGTGCAATATTTGCATGGAACAGTGCAAATTGCACGAATTGTTGATACTGTGGAAATGTCAACCAACGCCGCCTACAGACTTTGGGAATTGGCAAAGACCGATGGATACCGAAGAATTTAGTGATGGTGAACAGCTCAATGAACCTGAGTTACAGTTGATTGAGACTGAGGAACAGGAGGCCGCAATGCCCCCACATAGCGTTCCTGAACACATTCAGTGGCCAAGCATTGCTCCCAAAAAGAGCACACTGAACTGATGAAAAAGACAAAACAATAGGATATAACAGCAATATGGCAAAGAAGAACAAGAAGACCGAAACTCCAGTTGAGAACACTCCTGCCTCCACGGTGAAGACCCCGGTTGATACGTCCAAGACGCATCCTCTCATTCCGGGTGCAATCTATGAGACGACCTTGACGATTGACGTCGAGCAGCCTGAAGGAAGTGCTGAGAATTGGCGCAAGATTGAGCAGGGAACGCGAATTCAGCTCATGTCCCATGATCCGGATCCCAATGGACACAGGAACAACTGCCTGTTCATGGTTCCTGAGCTTGGGATGCAGCGCCTTCCATCTGATCTGCTCCCTGAGTATGCAGATCTTGTCTCCCTTCCTGACGAAGAGTGAGCATAACGTTCAGTTTGCTTCCTTAACACTTAACTTCAACCAAACAAAAACACAAACCTCAAAAAGAGAGAACATGATGTCTGCAAATCGTCGATCCGCAATTGTGAACCTGAAGAATGGAAACAGCGCCACTGTGTGTTCGCAGTGCGGAGTGAATGGACCTGAACGACCTGATGCTGGTGATGCTGCAGAGGCCTCCCGAAGGAAGGGATGGATCACCATTCCCGGAGCACGTGAAGCTTCTCAGCGCAGTTGGCTCTGTCCCAAGTGCAAGACTGCTCACGGCTGACAGCAGAGGTTGACTTGAATGTGAATGGGATGCATCCCATTCACATATGAATACAGAACTGAATGTGAAAGGATAGAACAGATGGCAAAGAGATCCTCAATTGCAGAGGATGCAGAGGGAACACTCATCACTGATCAGGAATTTGTGCAATTGCCTGCACCATCATGTGATCAGGATGATCTGATCAGTGATGTTGGTGATGCAGAAGAGATCAATCGTCTCTCAACATCTGCAAACACCAGGAATGAGAGACGACCTCAAATTGATCACCTGCCCAATGCAATTGATCAGGAAGGAAATCCTCTGTTCAAACCGGGCGATAGGATTGTTGTTGAGAGGTTTTCACAAATCCTTGATGGAAATCCATGGCTTGACACCAGAATGCTCTATGTCGACACAATTGATCAGTCAACAGGCACTGTGCACTGTACAGATGCAGTCTTCAGTCAACACAGTGCTGTGAACTTCAGGAGCCCTCTCCAAAATTTTAGGATTGTGCCTAAAGGTATTGTCAACCCATTCACAAAGGACGCTCAGAAGCGACTCAAGGGTGACAGAAAGCCGGTTCAAGTGGTTACCCGCACTGACGGGACCAATGGGACAACAACCAAACGAAAGGGTCGACCTCCAGGCTCCAAGAACAGACCCAAAGAGGTCATCAAACAGGAAAAGCTTGAACGCAGAGCAAAGGCAAAGGTGAAGGCTGAAAAGAGAGCCTCAAAGAAGAGAGCCCTGAAGAGGAAGTGAACCGAGTGCCCATGTTGGCTGAAACGCTGACATGGGCGTTTCGCGTGCACGCTCGCGAGCGCAAACACATTGTCAATTGTGTGAACGCAAACTGTGTGTGCATCATAGTTAGCTGTGAGATGTCAACATTCAACAGAGATCTGTGGATCACACGAGCACACAACAGGATATTTGGAAAAAAGTTGGTCCAGATCAGGACACAGAAAAAGTATGCTGTGATGCACACAGATGAACATCAGGATGAAAAGATTGTTCAGTATTCAAGGGAAGTTGCAGCAATCCATGGCATCAACAAATTGGTTGAATGGGTTGCAAAGAAGGGAATTGAAGTTCAATTCAGCAAATCAAGTGATGGGATGTATGATCCAATCAGGAAGCAGATCACAATCTCAAGCAGAGCAATGCCAGAGACTCAACTGTTCTTCCTGATGCATGAATGCGGTCATCATCTCATTGGTGACAGGACCAGATCAGAAAGGTTTGGCTTAGGTTACAGCAATTGTGATCAGAGAAAACTTGAATGCAGAGTTGATGTTGTTGATGAAGAGTGTGAAGCCTGGTGGAGGGGATACAGGTTGGCGCAAAAATTGAAGGTCACGTTTTCACGTGACCGTTTCAATCAGTTGAGAGCTCAAAGTTTGAGGAGCTATTTCAAATGGGCAGTTGGCGCATAGATTATGTCAAACCCTGAATGATCATCTTCAACATTGCAAGAACGTTCTGCTGATCACTGACTGACTGATCATGCAAATTCCGTTGAGCAGCACTGATATTCATGCTGATGGGAAACCAGTTCTTATTGGGCTGCCGCAACATCCCAGGCAATTGCTGTTTTGCATTTGCAAACAATATCTTGCGCCTTTCACTCCGTTCAACAACTCTGCCCTTCTCATCTGCAAAGATTTTACAAATTGATCCATCACACAGTGATTGTCTCATTGTGCGTTCAGACTTTGCCGTGTTGAACATAGCCTCAGCTTCAATCCTGTTCTTCTCTGCACGCCGCTTCAATTTTCTCCACCTACGCTTCACCGCGTGTCCATCAACGGGATTGCAAGTTTGCGACCTGATCAGATCACAAGTCTTTTTGGTATCAAGAATGCCATTGGTGAATTGGAATGGCACAACACCCAACTCTGTCATGAATGCTTGAATGATTGCAATTGATGCGTCATCAACCACAGCATACCTTCTGGCTGCAATGCTGTGTGCAATTGCTGCAATCCTCTTCCTATTCCAATGTTCTGTTGTCACAGCCTAATCACCTTTTGCAATTCTCTGAACTCTTTGAACAGAGAGTATGAGTCAACATGTCCAGTCTTTCCACCAATGATGAAAACCGGAACAATTTCATGCAGTTCTCGTTGTGAAATCTTTCTGTGCTTGATTCTCTTCAGATTTCCCAACCTTGCAACCTGACTATACCCTGCACACAGGACAATTTCACCCTTGTTGGCAGTGGGTTGTGTTCCCTTTGGGCATGCTGTGAACACTCCTGGGAACTCTTTGCACTCTGTCAGATCACAAGCAAGCGTATACATCTGTCCAGTTGCAATCTGTTCATCCTCAAACCTCAATTCTGAAGGCGAGATTGTCCTCCTGAAATTTGGATTTGGAGATTTGAGGTTCACAACCTCACTGTGCTCATGATTAATCTTGGTGCATTTGTGGGCTCTCTTGAAACCGGTTATCTTTTGGACCGCCTTCACAGCTCCATCAACCCACGTGACTTTGCTGTATGACCTCTTCATATTCTGATTATACCAAATTGGGTCAAACTTTTCACACTGGATGCCAATGTGACAGTTCACCAATTGTCAACCAGAATACTGTTCCCCAAGATGATTCAAGTTTGCACAATCCTGTTGCCTTGTTGAAACTCTTCAGTTTGCACAGATTGTGCTCAACAGTATTGGTTGTCCTTGAATACTTCCTGCCAACTTTGGGAAGTGTTGGACCCAATTGTGTGTAATGGTATGCCATCTTCTGAAATCTATTCTATCAGGAATTTATTGACGATTCACAATTTTCCAGTAATCATTTTCAGTGTAAACAATTCCCTGAAAGCACCATCCATTATCGCCATCAGGTCTGATGATAGCAGGACCATTGGATCGGTGCAATCGACCATCCTCATCATGAAAAGTTACAATGCCATTCTGTCTTATTCTCACAGTGTGCATAGTGTGCACAACAGATCATCCCTGATGTTTAAAGTTTCTTGGAATTCGCAATGTGCCAACAACCTTTGGGTACCAAGTCTTGGTCATCTCACCAGAAAGTTTGCAATTGTAAACGTACAGATCATTCTCTCTGAACTTCCTCGTGAACTGAACTGTTTTCCCATTCTGGTATCTGTACTCTGTAACACGAGTGAACAGTCTCCGGAGTTCTCCGTACAATGCTTCAATTGTGTTGAACAGAATGGGCGTTGAGGAATTGTTGCCTCCATTGAAGAACATCCCGTTCCTGTAACGGGCAAAGTGCACTGTGATCTCCCCAACGGGGAGCACATTCTTAGCTCTTGACATATTCAACATACCCCTTCAAGTAGAGCCCTGTATCCTGAATGCCAACAATGAAAGTTTTCCCAGTGACACCCCAACGGTTCTTGGAAACCTCAAATAGACGCTCACCATACGTATCACTGCTCTTCTTGCCATCAATGTAGATGTGAGCATGAGCATCAATCCAGTGCTTGATCCCATTCTTCCCAGAGAACTGCCCATCCTTGTTCACCTGGCCGATGAACAGAACAATGCCATAGGTTTCCTTGGCCCACTCAGCAAGCATCTCAGTGCATCGCAATGCGGTTGAGCTGTTGGTGACACCATTTGAGTACTTCCCGTCATCAAGTGTCTGAATGCTATCCTGCAGAATGAAAACAGTCTTCTTGGGGTTTGCCTTCTGAACCTTGCGAGCAAACCGGATCAGCTCAGATGCCTGCTGTTCCTGTGACATCTTGAAACCATTCTTCAATTTCATTCGCTCTGCTGCCATAGCAACCTGATACGGGCTCTCCTCACCAGAGTTGTAGATTGCAATGTTTCCAGATGCAGTGATGCTGTCAGCCAATTGACGAAACAGAGTGCTCTTGCCCGCTCCAGGAGTTCCTGTGAGCATCATGACATTGGATGGAACCATTCCCTGCCCACCGAGTGCTTCAGTGAACCAATCAATCCCAAGATCAATGCGCTTTCGCAATTGTGGAGGAATCTTCACATCAAGAATGTTGGTGCCCTGAGCAACTTCAGACTTCGGAAGACTTGACTTTGTGCGTGCCATTTTCTCGCTGGTTCCTTTCCAACCTTAGAAGACCATTCTATCAGGAACTTGGGAACTGTTCACAGAATCCGAGTGTATGTCAAAACGTTTTGATCAAAACTGCTAGCATAGATTGCCAATGTCCATTGGTAACGAAGATATTCACTTTCTGAAAACCGTGAATGTGATCGACTGTACCCAAATTTTTTGGCAAGATTGATGAATTGTTTGTATGTCATGATGTTCAGTCGTTATTGATACAGAGTTCAAAACGCTTGCAAGTTGACACATATCGCCAACCCAAAACATCACTTTCACTATCACGGAGAACGTTCACAAAAGTGAAAATCTTTGTGCTCTTCTTGCCAAGAACAGCGATCTGATCAGTTGGTGCAAAAGTCCTGGGAAGATCGCTGATCTCCATACAACCGGTTGATGCAATACCATTGCTGCAACCATGATACCATGTGAACTTCTTGGCACTGATGATCAACATAGTCTGATATTACCATTCATGCATGAACTGTTCACTTCAAGAATTCATGTAAGATTACACTCCAGGAATAGCAGTGTGAAATGTCATCCTGTTCATGGTAAGATTGCTCAAGAGGTTGGAAAGGAAAAACTATGTCGAACAGCATGTCCATTGAAACTTTTGTGAATTGTTTGCTGAAGCTTCCTGTTGAGGTTTCTGTACTGGCTCGGGGTGTCCACGGAATTGGAAAGTCCACCGTGTTCCGATATCTCCTGACGCTTGAGAACAGCCAGCGCATCAAGGATGGGAAGAAGCCCATCAAGCATTTCATTGATCGTCGTCTCTCCCAGATGTCTGAGGGTGATCTGATTGGTCTTCCCTCGATTGTTGAGGGTGAAAATGGGTCAAGCACGACCTTCAATCCTCCTGACTGGGTCAAGCTTGCCTGTGATGAGCCCTGCTATGTTCTCCTTGACGAGATCAACCGTGCAACGACCGAGGTCATGCAGGGTGCATTCCAGATGGTTCTTGATCGTGAACTGAATGGTCACAAGCTCCATCCTGAGACTCGGGTTTTTGCTGCAATCAATCACACCTCTGACTACAATGTCAACGAGATGGACATTGCACTGCTTGATCGATTCTGGGTTGTTGATCTTGAGCCCACTGTCAATGACTGGATCACTTGGGCAAAGCGTCCTCACAATGAGTTTGGTGGTGAGATCCATCCTGTGATGATTGACTTCATCAACCAGAACAACAAGTGGCTTGATCCAGTGAAGGGCGGTGATCCAACTGAGAAGGGACCCAGTCGACGTTCTTGGGAGCGTGTCAATCGAGCCCTCACCCTGGCCGGCTCCCTTGAAGATTCCAAGGGAAATCGTGATGAAATCTATCACCTGACCCGGGGCTTCGTTGGCCTGCAAGCTGCAACCGCCTTTGCTGCATTCGCTGCTGAATGGGAACAGCAGATCAGTGGTGAGGATGTCATCAATCGTTGGAAGAAGATCCAGAAGAAGCTCAATGGCCTGGGTGCTGAGCGACAGAACATCCTGATTGAGAAGACTGCCCAGGCTCTTGGCACCCTTGATGATCTGACCCCTGCCCAGATTGAGAACGTGAAGTCCTTCATGGATTTCCTCACCGGTGAGCACAGGATTGCTGCTTGGACCAAGTTGCAGAGTGCTGTGGTGAAGAAGCCTGCCCTGCAGGCCAAGCTGATGAAGGAGATGGCCGGGGCGATTCTGCAGACTATGGGTGTCCAGAAGGGCGTGAAGGGAATCGGGCAGGTTGCCAATGTTCCTGGGTTCTTTGGAGCTTCTGCCAAGAAGAAGTGAAAACTGAGGGATTGAGTGCAATCCCCCAACCTCCAAACCGGATGCATCAATCCCAGAACAGGGCGGTTAGCTGGCTGCCCTGTTCACCTATTTGTGGGACAGTGAACTGTGTCAAAAATCACAATTGAATTCAATCTGTTTGCAGATGTTGCTGAACACATGCCCAGGTGGGCAACAATCATATTTTTGCAAGAGAACGTCAATCTAATTGCATATTTCACATTTGACTACAATCTTGAAACTTGTGAACACACAATTGGTTGTACAGTGTATGCTCATGGTGATCAGCGTCGTTGGGATCAGGACATAATTTCAAAAATCAGTGAACAGTACAGATGTTCTCGACGCATACGAAATTGGACATTCTCAATCGGATTGAGTGAATTCTCTGGATTGTTCAGATTGCTCAAACAGGCAGCCAATGTCACATAATTCACACAAATATACAGTGAAAACTGTTGTGTACGTTTATGATGATGGTTCATCATCAATCACATGTCAATTGCACAAACGTAAATCTGAACCGGGCAATTTTATATGCAATTTTGCGCTGGGCTCAAATGGAAATTTCTTTGCAGAGGTGTACAGTACATATGAATTGTGTTCAGTTGCAAACGCGCAAGAACATAAACTCATTCACAAATGTTACCGCAGATGTCACATCAACCCTTGTGGCGTTCCAATGGAATTTTCTCGTGGAGAAGGATTGCAATTGATTGGTATTGCATCCAAACTCAATGACACAAAATTCTGACCCGTTCTCAACGGTGTGATCACTGTTGAGGGCGTTTCGCGTGCGTGCTCGCGAGCGAGTGAAATGTTTTGGTGAGTGTGATATAACAGATCTATGAACAGCAAAATTTGCAATGTGATCATCCTTGATGATTGTCCTGCTCGTCATAAGAGTGCTGACCACCTATGGCCTGGGTGCAGGATTGTTCACTGTTACACATACTTTCATTTCCTGAGTGAAATCTTGAAGGGCACCCATTTTGACATAGTTGCCCTGGATCATGACCTTGGAGATTTCAGGGATGCAGATGTTGGCATTCCGCCCACTGTTCACAGTTTTCAATCTGAGCCCCGCCCTCTCAATGGATGTGATGCAGCCCTGTGGCTGACACTCAACAGATCCCGGGCCCAATTTGGGGACATCATTGTTCACAGTGCAAATCCCCATGGTGCCAAGAGGATGATGGACACCTTTGCCCAGGCTGGCTGGGCAGGGATCATCAGGAAGTTCATTGATGTCCAATGATAGCGCAGGTCTGATGCTTTGGCTGGCTGCCCTGGGTGGGTTCACAATCTGCGTGTTGATGTATTCATGTTGATATCCATACTAACAACAGTTTGCCCAATGGCCGTCCAGCCTCATCTCAATGACCCAAGATAATGTTCCAGAACATTTGTGATGGTTCGGTCCTCTAAACAGAGGAATGAATCCTGCAGTGTCCTGAAAGGATTGTAAACAATGCTGATAACCGTACCAAATATTCATTTGCATAATTGTTATAATGGACACATCATCAGTGATGGAGAATTGACCGATCGTGTTCCAGAGAATCGTTCTATTCCCAAATTCAGAATGATTCATTCCCATGCAACAGGATTGTGTATATTCACCTTCTTTGAAGGTTTATGGATCCCAAATTGTGATTCTGAATGGGTAGCCAAGGATGGTGATGAAGAGCTTGATGGCAACATTGCAACATATGCAGATGTTAACTGTGTTGATGACACAACACAAATTGAAACGGATGATGTCAACACAGAATTCTGTTTGTGCAATCTGAAACACAATGATATCATCTATATCAGTGCACAATTGGCCAAGAATTTAGCAATTGCACTCCAAAATTGTGGTTATGTGTGTGATGTTGGCGGAGCAATATACAATTTGTGCATATACAGAACTGTTGGCCGAGTATCACACCATAGAAATGGTTGAGAAAATCTGTGAATGCTGACCAATATCACAACATTAAGGTTGCAATGTACAGAAGAAATGGATGTTCTGTTTGGCAACTTGACCGCAATATATATCTGAACATGAATTCAAAATTTATCAGCGTGCCCGGATCTATGCACATGGCGATGAATTGATGCTCAGGGTATCCAATAATGGTACTGTCAACTTCAATCTTTGAGAACAACAGATTATGAAAGCATCCTACAAGATTTGGTGCAAATGGCATAAATTGTGTCATGGGCGTGAAACAACAATGTCTGAAAATGGTGTAAGCCAATTCGGATGAGTATGAAACGGTTCTTACCATCCAACAGGATGGTGGCCATTGGATACGATTGGATAGGATGACATGAACCGAGAATTGTTGCAGTCCCGGGCTGTTTATGAACATTTTGTAAGGTTGGGTGTACTCATCAACAGACGCCGCCATGTGAAGCTTGTGGATCAACGTTTTAACATTGCTGATTTCAATTACCAAAAATTGGTGCTTGTTGTTCACAAATGTGGAGATGCGTGGAGAACTCTTGATGACACTTGGGCAATATAATCGCATAGGAAAAATTCTGAATGCACGTTGTGATGCATTCTGTGAATACACAAGTGAATACACACAGTACCTAGGTACCATGACTGAATTCGACCAACACAATTTGATTTTAAGGATCAAAAATTGTGGTAATGTAATACGAGTACCAAGAGATCTCTGGGAAACAGATCCCAAAAAGTGATTTTATGACGTACAATCAATATTGCAGAATTGGAGAGATCCTGAATCAGCGTTCAGAAATAGCAGATGGTTCTGTTCCATACCAAGATTGTGATCTGAAACTTTTCATTAATGAAAGTCCGTGGCATATCAGGATTCATTGGCTTGGAACTGTGTACAGGGTTACATGGTGGGAGAGCACACAATGACCTATGAACAGTATTGCAGAATTGGTGCTAAGATGAATCCGACACAGCAGAAAACTGCTTACATTGCAGCAATGTTGAAGAACGGTGTTGAAAGACGATATTTCAATCGTTTCTGTTGGTGCATCAGAGTACGCGAGGATGGTTTTGTTTACAGACATGCAATTGATTTTTTGCGATGAAAAAGAATGACATACAGACAGTACAGGAACATTGGTGAGACATTGAGAAATCGTCGTCCAGATCAGGGGGTAGATTACTATTATGATTGTACACAGGATATATTCGGCGCGCAAAGGGATTGGTACATTCAGATCAATTGTAATGGAGATGTTGACAGAGAATGTACATTCAAACGCTGACAATGTTTCAGTCCCAGATACGGGGCAACTGAGTTCCGGATAGGCATATATGCTGATCACAATGGAATGATTGATGACCTACAAACAGTGCATCATATTATGATGTGAATTCATTGCAGAATTGGAGAGATCTTGAATCAGCGCCCTTTGAACAAAGGTATATACATCAATCATTGTGATGATTTCTGCATGCCACGTGGCCATTAATGGTTCACACAATGTTGAATGGTACATTAAGATTGGTCAAAATGGCTCTGTAAGCAGAGTGTACAGAGTGTACATGAAAAAATGATGACTTACAGACAGTTCATAAACATTGGCAATATTCTCAAGCATAGATCAGAAAAAGGTCGCCATTTTCTTCTCGAATTTGATGAACACAAATTCACAGAACTCTGCAAACATCATCTGTGCACGGTCTGTTTGAGGCTTGATGGCACAGCGTGCAGACAGTTCACCAACAATCAGATCAATCATCTTGCCATGAGAGATATCCATGCAAACTGAACAGCACATTGGTAGACTGATCACTCTGCTCGAACAGAGGAAACCAGGATCCCAAATTGACAGAGTGGACCTTGTCTTGATATCGGATATCCATTACATTCCAATATTGGAAGTGAACAGGTGTGGTTGTGCAGCGGTTGCCATTGTCAGATCAGACCTTGATCTTGTTGCACGCAGACTCTACATCAAGGGAGATCCCAAATGTCAGCGCTGACTGCAACTGAACAGGAACATGTCACAAGATTGACAGCCATCCTCAGGATGAGGAATCCAGGACATGTCTCACCAGCACTACCCATCATCCAACAGGTTGACAATGTCATCAGATTGCAATTTTATCAGTGTGGATGTGTCAATCTTATCCGTCCCGTGGCACAGGACGCATTTTTTATGTGCACAGTGTGTTCCAAATTGTCAAGAAGATATGTGAGCCGGTTGTGAGACACTCTCCGGCTACAGGGGAACTGGAGAAGATTCCCGGAGTTTGTGCAGATCACTGTGTGCAGTGATTGGAATGATGGGAGAACATCAACGGTGACATATGGTCAATATATCCGGATTCACAATGTAAGAAAATTGGGACACTGTGGAATCCATATTTTTGGAGAGCACTGTTGGCAATTGCTCATATGCAATAATGGTTATGGTGGAGTTGTCCCAGAAGGTAAAAAATAAAAACCTAATTGCGAGCTGGGAGCAGCAGTATGTCATACAACAGGTATTGCAGGATTAACAGGAAAAGACGGTTGAAATTTCATGAGAATTGTACACTTGAAGAGTACTGTTGCTGTTGGACGTTGTACATTTGGACTGATGGGTTTGCTCGGTGTGATGTTGGCTGAATTGTGAATCATTACGCTCAGTCCCAGATACGGGGCAACGGAGACCCGGGCCGGTGTTTTTCACTGATGCTGCGGATGTTCAGTCTACGAGGGTGGGACATATGAGAAATCACGCGAGAATATCTTTGAATACAGAGTGGATGTAAACAGAAGGTAAAATAAGGCCATCGATGATGCATCAGTGAAAAACACCGGGAAAAAATGGGGCAAGATACACTGTTCCACCCTCGTAGACCGTCCCAACCCCCATTTTCACTCCACGACACCCCGGCAGTGGTTCCCGTCATCCCCACACCCATCAACCAAATTTTGCATACCTGAATTCCCTCCCAATCCTCCTGGAGTGCGCACCACGTCACAGCCCTCCCCAGATTGAAATGTGCACCATTCTGCCACTGTGCACAAGATCTGGCAACTCAATGAACCTGCACCGGTTCTGAACACCTCTCTCTTTCACTGTTCTCAATCATGATCTGTTTCTGCTGAATCATCTGTTGAATCAAAGATGATCCTTGTCCATGAACTCAGATCTGTGCACTCAATCTTTACACGTGATCTGAAACGTACTCTGCTAACATCATAACCAACTGCCTGGAACAGTCCACAATCTTCATCAATTTCAAATACACTGTCATTCTGGACCCACAACTGCAATGTTCCCAATCTGCCAACATATGCAGTGCCATCGGTGCAGAGTTTGCTATAGCATAGCATACACTGTGCTGTTATCCTCAATGATGATTGGTATCTTCTCGTTGGAATGGTCACGTTTATGAATTCTGTATTTTGCACTGTCCATTGGACCCAATAGGCATACGTCTGGTTGTGTTTTCGATGCAACAGATGTTATGATATCTTCAATACTGTTTGGCCCATCAACGTGAATCGTGTTCTCTGCATGTGACAGAACATTTGCAAATTGACCCAAATTTTTGTTACCGATATCTTTTACGCCCACATTTACAATCTGTTCAGAGATGTGGTCTGCTGATGTCCTTCTGTTGATATCAATCTGTTCTGACGGCAGATAGCTTTGGCAATTGCCGCTATAAGATAGTATAGTCTGCACCGAATGATGATGAAAAATTTTGTCTCATTGCACCGGTCTCTGTTCTCTGATCATTCTGGACCTGTTTTGCCCGCGTTCATGACCATTTCTGATCACTGATGACATGAACATGTTAACATTTCTCATCATGTGGTGCAACAGACTCTGAGTACAGTTTAAAATCACAATTGAGAGAGAGGTTTTGAGATGGAAGAACAGATTCAAGAAATTTTTGACAGGATGACGCTGAAACATGCATTGCCAGTTGCAAAAGAAATGAAGACAAAATTGAATGAAATCAATCACAAACAGTTGGAAGAGTTGATTGAGCACAACATTGCCAACATATCTGATGCAATCAGAAAATCAACCACAAACAATGTCACGTACACTGTGTATGATACATATGTGTGCAACAAATCACTGTACAAATTGATCTGTGATCATCTCATTGGACTTGGCTATGGGATAACAGAAATTTCCAAAATTGATCTTGACAACAAATCTTCAATCACGATTGTGATCAGTTGGTGATTGTATACGAAAATGTTCTCTCGCGTTCTGAATCCTTTCAGGAACCCATACACATCTGGAGATCGGTTAACAACACCGTGTACAAACATCCATCCCAATCATTCCAGGACACTGCAGGATAACTGTTCTGCCCACATATTGATTGGACAACATCGCAATTTGCAGAATTGTTCTGGGACATTCTTGAGTGCAGTGCAACATGCACTGTCATGTTGTACATTTAACTGATGCAGGGTTCAGAATCATATAGGAGAATGATGAGAATGCTCAGGATGAGATCTGTGAATGGAGTTTATGAACGGAATGTTTATCTATCCATTCTGCTATTTCATGCAGACAAATCTGACAAATTTGTGCTCAATATACACAGTGATGGAAAGATCAAATGGCGCAGATGATGCAACATCCAGACAACATTGCAAAACTCAAAAGGATTAGAGTTCATATATACGAACGATTTGATTCAACAAAACTTCAGGAACGTTACCATTATGCAAATTTGCTTATGCGTATTGACAGAGTTCTTGCTGATGCTGAAGTTGGCATATGATAAATCAATCAGGATAGTAGCACTCTATGTTAAATGGTCAGGCGTTGTCAAAATAGATTTTGTAATGACATGAACATTGTATGACAAACTCAACTAAAAGAATTCACAGAATGCTCACAATCAGGGCGTGGCCTGTAAGCAATGAAGGAACTGAAATGATGTTAGCTTGGTTAGCAGAATATGTTCGGTGGGATCCCAATTCTGAATACAGATTGCTCATCCGCAATGATAGTAGTATTGATTTCAGACACCAAACAGTTGGAATGGTATAACAAATGTCAGAATCATGTGATAGATTGCATCGGATGTTCAAGATCAGAATCCTGAATACAAAATCAGAATATACTCGTGAATTATTGCGAGGAAGGTTTAATAACATTGTGAAATATGATCACAGTGACAATTTTGTATTGATGATTGGTCGATCTGGATTGATTGACTGGTCGATCTGGATTGATTGACTATCATGTAAAATTTTATGATCTTGACAAATACAGTATACGTCAATTGCATACAGGTGGATATCCACGTGAATGAAAGCATGTCATCAGAACAAAAGATTGTAATTCTGTCAAAGATCAGGAACTGTTTTGGGCGCAGACTTGAACATATCAGCAATCCAAAAGGGCGTGATGAATACACAATAATGATTGAACATTTGTCAACCCTCATAATTTCTGGATTTATTTCTGGATCTCTGCCGCAAAACAATTACGTATTGACAATCAATCACAATGGAGGTTTGTGGTGGTATTATGAATAATATTGACGTACAACTTGCAAAACTTCTCAAGTGTGCTGAATTGAGATATTCTCAACAAAAATATATTTATGAACGCAATCAGTACAGATTGATGATTGTGAGCATTCTGTTCATGATTGATTATGGAACAGAGTGGACAAATTTGTGTCTATCAATTAGAACATCAGGAACCATTGGTTTGCATCAAAATAAAATGGAAGAACCATAATGGTTGACATAATCAACAATACACAAATGAAATTGTACAAAATGTTCACTGTTCGTGCAACAAATGGTGGTGACAACAAAGGTTCCAAGAGAAAAAATGCTGACTACTATTGTCGGTGGTCAAAGAACATAATCAATTGGCAAGTGATTGTTGGTGACATTTCCAGATATGATTTCAAACTTTTGATATTGTGTGATGGATCAATTGATTTTAAATGTGTAAGTGTTCTTTATGATCAAAAAGATGAAATCAAAGTATGAAATTGTGTCAAATTGTCTAAAAATCCTGAATTCCAGGAATGATTGTGACAGATGGTATTATGAAAAAATTGCACACATTTTGAGTGAATATGATCCCAATTCAAGCATAACATATAAAGATTTTGACAGCCAAATTGAATTGAAATTTTTTTGCAATGGTGGCGCATCTTGGGCACTCAATGATCTGTTGTGAACAGATGGACGTAAACTTTATGGAAAGAATTGTTTTTGTGAATACAGTCAAAAAACAATGAACATCAGCAACATTATTGTGCATAATGATGGGAAGATAACTTTTTGTGTCAAATAGAAACAGACAAAAATTGATGAATTGTTTTACCATTCGCATCATGAATGAAAATGATGATTACTATTTAAAAACAAATTTACATCATCTCATGAAACAGCTTGAAAATTATCATATTGATGATAACAGATTACATTTACTCATTTTTTCAATTGGATCAATTGATTGGAATTTGTAATGAATCAGATTAAACAATTGACAAAAATCATGAATTGTGCCAAATTGTGTCATGCAATGAACATTGACAGACACCACATGGATTGGATGATGTATGGTGTTCAGAATGAAATTCAGTACATTCAGGAACATTCAATACAACATAAAAGTTATATGTTGAAAATTTATCAATCAGGATATATCAATTGGGATTGTTACCTTTGATTGTGAAATTGATATTATCTTGTGATATGATCATTGTATGCTTCTTGCAGAACAGTTGAACAGAATTAAACACTGTTATGAATTGCGTCAAAAAACTGACTCAAAATCAATTGTCTTTGATCATAATGGAAAATTTGGTTGGAGATTTGAATGAATATTCCTGAATCAGGTGAACACATTAAGAATTGTTTCAGAATTCGTTTAAGTGAATCTGGACACAATTCATTGTTGTATGAATACTGGATGACAGCACAATATGATGTATACAATTATTCTCTTGCAATAGATCGTGTGGGTGATCTTCGCATCAGAATGCTCAATAAATTGTGATGTCAAATAATCAAATACAAAAAATGAACAGACTTTTATCAATTCTCATTGATCGTCATGATGGATTGCAATCAATATATTCATCATGGTTGCATAAAAACAAATGCGTAAAGCCAAATGAACAACCATTAATGATAATGTGTTTAAAGTACAGAATGAATGATGATTTGGTATTTTTTCTCTATTGATATGAATATGAATAGTGCACAAAAATTGACACAATGTTTCAAACACAGATTGCACAATGTTGAACATGGAATATTGCAAGAAATATTTGGCATACTGAAGATTGATAATGAAATTGATCATTTACAATCACTCGTTTACACACTCAAGTATGCAAACACTGGAACTGATTTATGGTTGACAATCACCAATTGTGGTAATATCGGGTTCAGAAATGCACAACACTTTTGATGAAATCAGACACATCATAAGATTGCTCGAATTGAGAACAAGAACAGATTATGATGATTCTTGGCACCTAATCAATCAGATCATAATCTTAAAAAAGAAACTTGTTGAAACACGTCCAGTTTTCATGGTGCCTCAGTCAGCCCATTGGTCACTGAATATCCATTTTTCAGGAAGAATTTCATATGGATTTGAACTCTGAACAACAAAGAACAGAAGAATTGCGTCAAGTGTATGCATTCATCAGGTGCATTAAAAAACTGATTGCTCACAATTGCATGCCATCATACACTGGAAATTTGATTTATGATTTGAATTTCATGACAAAGTATGCTAAACGTCAAGAAAATATTTGTATTCGTTCTGGTGTATGCACATGGTCTCTTGTTATTGAAAATTCAGGTATAATCGATATTCATAATGACACATAAATTGACATTAACAAAAATTGCCAAATGTTTATTGCTGTATGCTGATTGGTTGAAAGTGCACAAAAATCCTGCGCCACTTCAGAGAATTGCTGAGCCCAAATATTCAATAAACTATTATGTGATGAGAGCGCAATTTATTCTTCAACGTCATATTTCATATAGAATATCATTGGTGATATATGAGAATGGTTCAATTGATGTTGCAACAGTTTGAGAACATAAAATGGAAACAAAAACATACACAGGAAAATTGCTGTTATCAATAGTCAAAAAATTGCTTGCAGTTGTTGACAAATATCCAGATTTGAATCGCTATTCCTCACAAGATAGGGTTACGATTAATAATTGTATTCAACTGTTTGAGAACAATCCTAATGCAATTTTTGAGTGTTGGGAACCAAGTTTGATGATAAAGTATAGTGGTGCTTGCGCAATCAGTATGATTGGAGCACTGGACTCAATGGCGTATCAATATATCATTGATAAGCGATCATGACATACAGAAAATTTTGCAATATTTGCATGATTATTGGTGGTCGAACAGAACAACATTATGTTGACACCGATGATTCATTGTATGAATACAATAAGATTGATAATCACAATGGAATGTATCTCAGTATATCAGCATGTGGCATTGTATGGATAAGCAGTTGATGAATTCAAAATTGATTGTGTGTTTCCGGAAACGTCTCACTTGTGAACAGAATTGGGTAAGACGTATATCTTACAAACACATGATTGACATTGTTGAGAATGAATTGCACACATACACTCTGCTGATTCATTCAGAGGGTGAAATTGGTTTGGGTTCAACATTAGATTAGAACAATTTGTATGACATATAGACAATTCAGAAGAATTTGGTTGATCATAAATTTGCGAGGTCAACATAATGCAATACCAATCAATGACATAGAAACTGCCTATTTTGAATCGTACAATCCTAAAATGCGACATTTAATGTTGTTCAGTAATGGGAATGCTTCAACATGCACACAATAAATGTATACACAGGATTAATATGACCTATGAACAATTCAGAAGAATTTGGATGAGCATAAGTGCTCGTGAAAACACAAGTATTGAAGAATCAAAATTGAAACAACTCTATGTATTGCCATTACAACCAGAAGACAGAAAATTGATCATATTCATTAATGGTAATTCATCAACTGAGCCTTCAAAACCTTGAACTGCACATTTTTCGGGACAATAGAATGAAAAATAGAACAATCACAAAAATTGCGCCAATCAGTTATTCAATTTTCAACATCATTATCGTCAACAACACAATGTTGATTGTGCACCTCTTGACAAGTTTTCTGTTCTGGGACAGATTTTTGTTTCCACACAAATGGATACCAGTGTTGTGGGTTATCATGTTGATTATTGATCTTATGGCAACAATTGCTATTGCAAGTGGAAAATCAGTTGTTGATATTCCAGAACACATTGTGCCAAAACAGTGTTATATAACAAAATTGTTTGGAACGTTGCTGTTGTCAACATTGATGTTTGGTCCAATCATTTTGAGTGCAAAATTGATCAATTGTCAATATGTGATTGCAGTCACTGTCAGATTAGTGTGCATTATCACTCCAATAATGTTGTTCTCAAATTTGGGTGATATTGTATTCCAAACTTTGATGCCAAATTTTGCGTGGAAATTGTTGAATGGACACATCATGATCACTGCTGTGGATGATTATGCAATCATCAGATCTGAAACATCAATACACAAAAGCATGATTGAAAGGAAACGATCTGTGAAGAACATATTGACTGACACAACAAAAACAGTTCATGAAATCTTCAATCCCCAACAAATGTTGAGAAATTTTGTATTCAACAATTATCTCACATAATGACATTAAATGATTACAGACAGTGCACACATATGCAACAATAATGAAATTGGTCATGTCAAATGACATATGAAAAATATTGCAGAATTAAGTTTGCAATTGGCGAAAACTATCAATTCGTTGAAACAACATATAATGCACTGTCACAAAAGCTCAATTTTGGATTGCGAATACATGTGAATGGTTATGTTAGTTGTTGTGTCATTGAAAGAATGACATCTGATGACAATAATTGATCTGCTCAGTGATATACTCAATGGAAATGTAAAAGTTGTGAAAGAATTGTTGATTTCACACTCACTCACTATCCTCAACATCAAAATTTATGATGGCAATTTTACAGCACACAATTTTAGAATTAGTGTTGGCCCAGAATGTATTCAAAAACAAATGTTCAGAATCAGTTATAGTTCTGGAATACTCAATCCAAGATATGGTAATTTTTATTGCAAATCGTACAATGATGTTGTAAAATCATTGAATGAACGAAAAATGCAACATTTTGAAATTTAAATTCTTTGAAAGTGGACATGTGTCTGTCAGGTACAGAACGTTTACATTCAATTTGGGCATCAAAATGAACAGAATTGTTGATCTTGAACAGATGTTACAAATTCTTGATGCATTTGAGACAGAACCAAATTTATGATAATGATGACTGTATATAACACTGGTGAATGCAGCATTGTGTACAGAACAATGACACATATGGAAAAGATTGCATTCATGACGCCTCAACGAGTTTATGCTGCATGGTGCACAAGATTGGAACAGTATATGCCACACATTGTTCCCAAATCACCAATTTTGCGAGAATTAAAGATCTTGTCAGATATCATCAATAATGATGTTGAATTCCAACAAGACTATTGCAAAATTGGACCAGCAATTTACAGATAATGTATTTGGTGAATTTGTTGAGTGAATGGTGATAACATAACAACATGTATAGAAACATTTGTCTGTCAGAACGTCTCAATAGAAGTGGAATAATCATGCAAGAATTTTCCATTAATGAAGAATGTGTGATCCGACGCACTTGGGATGCACAATCACAATTGTATATGTATGATATCTTTTGTGAACAAACACATAGGAAATTTGAACACTCACATATTCAATTCAGTGAATTGATGAACATGTTCAAAACATCAACAGATCGTTATGATTTTGAACTTAAATTTTCCAAAATGTGGCACAAAAAATCTTGAAAAGTTTATGCATTTCAAAAAATGTACAAGAATTTTGTATTGATGATCATTGTGTAATGCGACGATATTGGTTGTATCATAAATTGAGTTATGAATATGAAATCATCATGTGCAGTAAAGGTTATTATTACATTGTTGATGATATCAGTGATCAGAAAATGATCCAATTGTACAGGACATCAATGTCAATTTTGGAATTTGAGACAATGTTGACACAATGATGAGAAAACAGTATGTCAACAACGACAAAAATGTTGAAACTTGCATCTGAAATTGCAGTTTCAGACATATCAAAGAAAAATTTCTATCTTGGTTGTGTAATCCTGAGAACAGATGGTGCTGTTGTCACAGCACACAATGGCAAGACTGAAAAACCTCATCCAATGAAACACGCTGAAGCACGTGCACTCAAAAAGGCAGATTATGGATGCACAATGTACGTTGCAAGGATTGCACAAGGTGATTGGGCAAATGCAAGACCATGCAAAAAGTGTGAATTGTTGATCAGGAATAGGGGCGTAAAAAAGGTTGTGTACACAATTTCTCCAAATGAATATGGCATTTGGTATCCAATGAAAGAAAAGTTGTCAAAATGAAAGCTAAAGCAAAGATCAAAAAGATTGATGAATTGTATGTTGTGATGGGTCAATTCCGGAATGGCTTGTGGCTCAGTTCTGGAGGTTGTCAATCAACAAAACCCAAAATTTATGATTCAATTGGAAAATTGAAATCAGCAATAACACACAACTTTGTTTCATTGTATAAATCGACAATGTATCGTTACAGAGAATGTGGAATTGAAAATGATCTCTTCATTCTGAGGGTTAACTTTTCAGGTGGTGAAATTGAACGTACATGGTACCCAAAAATTGTGGGAATTATGAAAATTCATCGTGATTTTCATCATATTCGATAATTACTGATAAGTGAATGAGCTCATCATAACACAGGACGGGACAACAATATTTCAATTGAATGGTGTTCCACACAGGAATGAATTGCCTGCCATGCAGTATGCTGATGGGACGTTGAAATATTATGTGAGTGGATCATTGCACAACGTGAATGGTCCTGCTGTTTGGCGTTATGGTGAAGATGTTACATGGGCTTACAATGGAAAAATTCTCCATGTTGGTAGTGATATCACAATTGTTGAATTCAGAAATCTGATTGACAGATTTTGCAAAAATGAATAGGTTGATTGTATACAAGTGTGGTTGTATATTGATTGCAACAAAAGAGTTACAATTGCAACAATGTCAACCAATGTGCAACGTGGGAATAGCGCTCAGGCAATATTGGTTCGCAACATAATGTTCATGGCATCCATTTTGAATAGTGATGCATATCCCAATCTGTATTGTATGGGTCAATTTTAACACCTGGAATGGTTTCATCATCTGGTGGCACGGGCCCATATATGTCATTGATATCATCTGGATCCTCAGCATCTCTCAGATGTTGATCCAGATCTGTGTCATCCAAATCACATTCAAGATCACGTTTTCCCAAACCTGGCATATCTTCCCATTGGTGTGCCTCATCAATTTTATCTGTGTAAAAGTCTGGATTGAGATGTGATCCAAACATTGGATGCAATCTTATGTTTACATTCTTTACCTTCACATCACCAAAACAGATTATTTCACGTTCATCACGATATCTTCTTGGTCTTTTTAGGTATTTGTAAAAATTGTCAAGTGACACAGCAGAAACCACATCAGCCTCTGTTGTCATTGTTATGATGTATGGATCATCATGATTTACATTGTCCATTGCAAATTGGGTTGCAATGTCGAATTCTGTTGACCAACTGCTGACATTATATTTTGGTGTGTATATCCAATTTTTGGGTTGAATTGTTACTGGTCTGCCCGGATATATTTTTGTGACGTCAACATAGTTTTTCAACCAATCTCTTGAAGCAGCAATCCCCCTGTACAAATACCCAGAAACATCCTGAAATGCCCCAGGATATTTTCCGCCATGTGACAATTGTTGCAATAGGTTTGCCATTTCTGGATTTTTTTGGAACATTTTGATGTCACCGTGCACATATTTTGACAACACTTGGTACAATCTTTTTTCAACCTTGTTATCCTTTTCTGGAGATTGAATGTACAGTTCATCAGCAAATGCATATTGATCAAGTGGACCACCATTTGGTTCATCCGGCTCTGTTGTTTGATTACCATTTTCGGTAATCATTTCTATCATGTATGACAATAATTTGAAATTGTCAATTCTTTTCAATCTACCGATGTGAGCAATATCTGTGATGGGATATTGAATTTCATACAGATTATAGTATTCGTCATACTTTTCAAGATTTCCACTGTATGCAGCCTGCCAAAGTGGATACATGTCACTGTAGAATTCAGCAAAATCATTGAACATATCAAATTCATCAGTAATCTTTTCAAGCAAAAAATTCCATCTGTTCTTTGAAATCTTGACGCCTGCGTTCCTTGCATCACCCGCGGCGCTGAAGAAATCATCTCTGATTGAATTGAAACTTTGTTCTGATTTGCCAAATATGCTCATGTCTATTTTACCCAACTATTTCAATTTCACTGATTGCGCAATTGCCAAACACTATCACTTCTTTTTCTTTTGACCATCTTGCCAACTTGTTGGCAAGTCCACTGTCAATTGAATACAGACCACTCTTCAGATCACCACAATCAATTGTTTTTTCTCGTTGCCCATCAACGTTCAGGTCAGTGCTGATGACAATTGCAACAATGTCACCCTGATCTGTGTCATTGAAACTGATATCATCAGACTTATTTTCAAGTGCAAACTTTTTTGCAATTTCAAAATCTTTTGTCCAACTTGATGCTATAAAATGTGGTTTATACATTTTTTGGGATTCAGATTTATGTTCAAACCAAGATTTTTGTACACACATTCCTCTGTACAATTTGTCAACATCAGAATGAAAAAATATTCGTTGATATTGATTTGAATAGATCAATTCATCAATTTCATCAATGAAATTGCGATCAATTGCTTCAACCTCTCCTGAAAAGAAATCAAATAGTGTTTTCCAAATGCGTTTTTCAGTTGGATTATCTTTTTCTGGTGATGGATCATATTTTTTGTCTGCAAATGCATATCTTCCCAATGGGGCATTGTCATCATCGCTATCAGGTTTGATATTTGCTCCCAAATGTTTCAGAACATTCATAAACATTTCTGTGAACATTTCAGTGTTCACAATTGCGTCAAATTCTTCATCATTCAATTCATCAATGAATTCAACATCAATTGGATCTTCAATGATACCCTTCCTGTATGCAATGATGTCTCCAACAACATCAATGAAAAATGTACGTACATTCTGTGATGATACCTTCTGATAGATTTCATCATTCATGAATTCACGAATTTTTTTCACATCATAGTCATCAACAGCATCACAATGCTGTTCAAGTTTTTTTGAAAGTGTTCTTATCAAATCTTGATATGTTTGTGACAGATCATTAATGATCTGTTCAGAATATTCAATCAACAATTTATCATCACAATATTTCATCATTATGCGCCATTCCACAAATTCTAAACAATTTTGACGGAATTCACTGTTGCATCACCAATGACAATGATTTCCTTTTCATGATCCCAACTTGCAATCCGACCATCACCTTTTGGTCCACTGTCAATCGAATAGATACCCTTCAACAGATTACCACAATCAATTGCATTAATTCCGTTCACAGATGCAGTGATTACAACTGCAACATTTCCAGGATGATCATCATTTTTTACAAGTGCAAACCTTTTTGCAATATCAAAATCTCTTGTCCAACTCGATGCTTCAAATTTTGGTGAATATGTGAATTCTCCACTATAATGTTTATTGAACCATTCTCTCTTCACAGACATTCCTCTGTACACAACATCTGTATCAGGTTTCATGAATATACGTGTGTATTTTCCTTCTTTGATGAAATTTAACATCAGATTGCAATCTTCACTTGTCAATCTTGCAATGTCACCATTCATGAAATCAAGAATTTTCTGATATAGAATCCTTTCTTGTTGAACATCATGTTCTGGTGACTGTTCATATCCATACTTTTCATCTGCAAATGCAAATTTTCCAAAAACATCCTGTTCTGTCTCTTCCACTTCAGGATTTGCAGAATTCAATTCATATTGAATGTGTTCAATCACTCGATTGACAATCTTTGCAAACAGGTGAATGTTATTGGATTCTTTCAGTTCATCCTCTCCCATGTGCAAAAGTTGTGAACTGATCATTTCTTTCATTGTATCTTTGTCAAAAGAATCCAACAACACATCTTTCAGAATTTTCATCAATTGTTGCAAACTTTTTGAATTGGTTGAATACCTGATTTCACTGTTCAATAATGTATTGAACCGATTGAAAACATCACCAGTTTCAATGAAATCACTGATCAGTGGTTTCAGGTTGACAATTTCATTCACATACAGCTCAGCAATCATTTGCAAATCACTGTTCACATCAATGCACTCACTGATCATTTTTCCAATCATATTTGTGCTGAAATTGTCAAATTTTTTGACAACCTTTTTTCCAGACCAAGGAGACATGACAGTGAGTTCACAATTTCCATGTTCATAAACTTTGAATATTGCATCCAATTTCAGCACATTTTGTGAGTACTGAATGAGCGTCATATTCCCAACGTTGTGTGAATTCACATATTTCCATTCTTTTTCATCAACATCAACATATTTGGGAAATTGCATAATGTTAAATAGCAAAACGCTGATGGGCATGCCCATCAGCGTTCCACATTCTGCTCAGGTGAGAGATACTATTTACGCCATGTTACTCTACCTTTTGAGGTGTCATATGGAGACACTTCAACCTTGACAAGATCACCAATCAACAATTTGATCTTATTCTGTCTCAATTTACCTGACAATGTTGCAACAATTTCTTGTCCACTTTCACACTTAACCCTGAATATTGGCCCAGGCATTGTGTCAAGAATTATGCCGCTGAATTCAATCTTATCTTCTCTCTCAATCTGATTTTTTCCCATTTTTTGTGTTCGCCTCAAAGTTGCCCATGGCAACATAATCATAATTACAACAGTTTTGTGTGTTAGTACATTGAAACATAGGTTTCAATTCATACTGAAATATCTACACACAGGTATGCTATTGTTCATTTCAATCACACTGTGCACGCTGTTCATGTTTGGAAAAAAGACAAACGTTGAATGTATGCACTCAGATCTCATCAACAACGTTTGTCCTGTTTGTGGAGCAAAGATGGCGTGCAATGAAAAGATGCAATCACATTGTGCAGTGTGCAAAACTGTGTACACTATTCTGCATCATCACAGATGACAGCATCAATTGTCATGAATGTATTTGCAATACTCACTGAGTGCTCAAGCGCCAATCTTGTCACTTTCACAGGATCAATTATACCCATTTCAATCATGCTCGATTTGTTGTCATGATTTTGAATATCATACCCGCCTTTTTTCATGCGAGATTGTACAACCTCCGGGACCTGACCAGCATTCTCAACTATCCTCCTGAAAGGCATTTCTATTGCTCTTGAGAGTGCCAGAATGCCCTCAGAGAAGTCTTCTCCATGAGATATTTGGTAACCTTTTACCTGCTTTCTCAATTCTTTGGCGATGCCCAGGAGTGTTACACCGCCACCCGGAATTATTCCCTCAAATATTGCTGCCCTTGTTGCATGCAGGGCGTCCTCAATCCTGTACTTCTTTTCAATCATTTCAAGTTCAGTTGAACCTCCAACTTTGATGATTGCAACACCCTTCTGCAATTTTGCTGCCCTCTCAAGCAGTTGCTGTTGCTGTTCTGGACCCAAAGCAATATTTTTGAGTTGTGTTTCAATGTCCTGAACCCTTGCAGTGATCAGCTCTTTGCACTTTTCATCACTTATGATTGTTGTTGATTTTGCATCGACAGTGATCTTCTTTGCTGTTCCCAAACCTGATTTTGCAACATCCTGAAAGCTGATGCCTGTTTGTGCACTGACAAGATTGGCACCTGTGAGAGCACACAAATCTTGAAGAAGTTCATGTCTTGATTGACCATAACCTGGTGCTCTGATTGCGACCACTTTGAGTGCTGACTTTGTTCTGTTCAGAACAAGTGCTTGCAGTGCTTCACCCTCAATGTCATCTGCAATGATGAGCAAAGGTTGTTGTTGACTGTTCACCTTCTCAAGCACTGGGAGAATTTCTTGCAATGTTGATATCTTCTTGTCAGTTATCAGAATTTTTGCACCCATATATTGTGCATGCATCTTCTCATTTGACGTCACAAAATAGGGTGACAAATATCCTCTGTCAAGTTGCATACCCTCAACAAGTGTCAATGTTGTGTTCATTCCCTTTGCATCTTCAACCTGAATGATACCATTTGCACCAACAGTATTGATTGCTTGCGTGATCAGATTTCCAATTGTTTGATCACCATTTGCTGAAATGGTTGCAATCTGTGTGATCTGTTCATCAGAACAGATTTGAATTGCCTGTTTCTTCAACATTTCAGTCACCCATCCCTGAGCCCAGGTGTAACCATTTGAAACATTCTGCGCATCTCTTCCACTCTCAAGGAGTTTCAATCCCTCTGCACACAATGCATACGTCAATGTTGTTGAAGTTGTTGTGCCATCGCCGGCTGCATCATTGGTTCTTGTTGCAGCCTCTCTTATCAGTTCTGATCCCAATTTTTTGATTGGATCTTTGAACCTTATTGACTTGCTGACAGTTACTCCGTCTTTTGTGACAATTGGACCATTCTCTCCCTGAATGAGAACTGTCTTTCCTTTTGGACCAAGAGTGCATATCACTGCCTCTGCAGCTGATTTGATGCCCTCAAACAATTTTTTTCTTGCTTCATTTTTGAAGATCAATTGTGTGGTTGAATTCAACATGTTATAACATTACAACACTGAGTGAAGAATGTTAATGACTATTTGCCCTTTGTGACAGTCATAAAGAGTGGCATACCAGACCTCCACGCTATGATAACGTCACCATTAATGTAATCATTGATGAGATTTGACAACACTTTACGCTGTTGTTCATCACCAGCATGTGTAAGCAATTTTCGCAATTTCATTTCAGAAAAATCAATCACATTTTTGCAATTTGATGCACTTGTATAATTTTTGTGCAGCGTATATTCAGTTTTGCCATTGTTCTGTTTCTTTACCAATGAAAGTGGGCTCATGTTGATAACTATGCAACATGAGCCCACAAAATTGTTGATTCAGAATTCTCAGTCAGCCATATCTTTTGATGGCATTGGTCGTCCTGGGCATTTGCCTTTTTTATTGTTTGATGTAGCAGATCTGTTCAATTGCATATTGTCTCTGTATTTGATGCTCTTCATCTCTTTGACACGATCAGAGAGCTCTTCAAGAGAAGACATTGCCATTGTGGCATCACCACTAACTTTGCATCGTTTGATGAATTCACTTATGAATGCAACTGGCCAATCTTTCACTTTTGCAAAAATCTCATCTGTGCACAGATCACCCAACAGGTGTTTGATGACCTCATCATCCATTTTTTCAACGTATTTGATCTCATCAAATCTTCCTGGTCTAAGGATTGCATTATCAAGTGCATCCTTGTCATTCACTGTCACAATGACCAATTTGATTGTGTTTGCAAAGTGCTCAAGAAGTTCAAGAAGTTTTGCCTGATCTTCAGCACGATCAAAATCATCAATGATGATTGCATCAGGTTTAAAAAGTTCAATCACTTCAAAAAATTGTGCAGTGTCAATCCTGTCAATGTCAGTAACATTTACCCTGATTGACTTGAGATCAAGATTTGTTGTGATCGTTTTTGCAAGAGTACTCTTACCAGTTCCTGGGGGACCATGAAACATCACATTCCTGTTGACTGATTTGTCAAAATAGTTTTTCAGATATTCTGTGTACTCTGTTGCCAATTTTGATGGGTGTGATTTGAGCAAATTGTCATTTGAAATGTACACCCTCCCTCTGCTGTACATGTCAATGTTTGAAACATATCTGATGATAACGCTGTCATTCCCATACTTTTTCCAAATGAGATTTTTGACAAACTGTTTGCAATGATTTGCATCGCCAAATGCATAGATTGCATCAGAACCAATTTTTTGCAATTTTGTGTTTTCAATCCACCCAATCCTATTCACATTATCAATGTTGACAACATGAATTTTGTACAATCCACCATTGATATTCATTTCAGAAGAGTGATATCCATTTGATTGGATGCTCTCAATGGCAGTGGTTGCAAAAGCCGAACCATATATTTTAACCCAACCATTCTCTTCAACAAAATAGTCATCTGGATAGATTTTCAATTCATCTGAGAATGCTTTTGCTGTGTTCACAACAGACTTGATTGCATTGAAGAATGAAGGTTTTTCAAACATTGGCACAATTGCATTGATTACAGAATTGCCAACATTGATTGCTGACCTACACTTTGGTGAATTGAAAAATTCATTGAATTCGTTGTATATGTATTTAATTTTTGATTTCATACTGTTATGTTATCCTTCAATTTCAACTGTTCATCAAATTTGCAATTGTTGAATATCCCACATCTTTTTGCAGATTGCAAAAGGACATTTGCATAATATTGCAAATTGCGTTCAATGATCTCGCCAATGCCATCCTTGTACTTTTTTGATGATTTCAGCAATTTCATTTTTCTATCATGCAAAATCCACCATGTTTTTGTGAAACTTCCTGTTCTGTAACCATCATCAAGGATTTCATCAATCCTGTTTGTGAAATTTTCATCAATTGAAGTCCAAACATCATGATTTCTTGAACAGAGTGTAACATATTCAATGTATCCCTTCCAAGATTTGTATTGACGTTCCCATTCCTTTTCAGGATCATCATAGAATGACTTGCAACTTTCAATGAAAACTTTTGGTCCACATGTTGTTCCAATTGTTACCACTTCCTCAAACTGTTTTTCACTGCCATCATGTGATGTGTTCTTCAATTTCAGCAATCTTGTGATTGGTCTTCCACAACAAGCACACACATCTCGTCCATATTTGAAATCATTGATAACCCATGCGCCTGCACACACAAGTGATCTGAAATTTTTTCCATACTTTTTGATCTTGACACCATCAATGTCAAGAACATCATGCACTTGTGTCTGTTTCATCCTTTTCAACTCTCACATCAAGTTTTTCACAATCACTGAGCCTGAAAGCAAACACTTGTTCAAACTGTTCATCCCAAATTGTGATGAGACCATCAGCACCAATAGATCTAAAAACTCCTGCATGAATTTCAGTGACATCAGGTTTTCCAGCATCCCAAACAGTTCTCCTGAAGAACAGTCTTGAACCCTTTTTTGCATTGATTGTACAATCTTCATTCATGAATTTTGGTAATTGTTGCACATCAATTTTTAATCGTTTGGGTTGATGAGATTTGTGAACTTTCTTTTCACCCTTTTTCATATTGACAACAATATCATCAATATGTTGTACTGTTCACTGTGTTTTAATGAGCACAATGTTATTGTGCTTGCTCAAAATGTCAATTTCACGTTCAAATATGATTTCCAATTGTTTGTCATTGAATACACGCCGCAATTTCCATTCATGTGCGCAGTTTGCGCTGGTGAACACGAGTTGACCATTCCAGAAGAATTTTGATGATTGCACACACATATCATCAAGATCATCACTGTTCATCATCACAATTTTGCCATCAAACCAGACAGGAATGTATCGGTTTGTGTGTTCTGAGATGCCCACACTGAGTTTGCAATCAACACGTTTGTGTGCTCCCAATTGTGCAAAATTTTTGTCAATGAGTGCTTTTGTTGTGCACACAAAATTCATTTTTGTTGACTTGAAATGGCTCGCAATGTCTGGTACACTGCCAATTCCATCTGTATTCATGTTCACAAAATTTGCAATTGAATAGTTGGGCTTCAATCTGAGAGTACTGTATGATTCAATTGCAAATGTTCTGAATTTTGAATATTTTGTCAAGAATTCATCCTGACACACAAGATTTATGTCTTCTCTGTATTCACTGATGCACTGTTCAAGATCATCAATATTCTGATTTGTGTCAATGAACACAATGATATTGCACCGATGTTCATGAACAATTTTCATTCCAGCATCCTGATCACTCAATGCAGTTTCAATAATGTCACCATTAGTGATGTTTGCAACATCTGGGATATTGTGTATGAGAGGATTACTGATAAGTTTTGACATTCCCTTTATGCCAAGTGAACCATCAATATTCAATCTCTTTATGACATCATCATTCAACAATTTGACATCATCACTGAATTGAGTACAAATTGACATTCTAAAATTGTTTCACAAATTGTATGAATGTACAATCACTGTTTTGTCAACAGATTGATGATGAATTTTATGAATTGAAAAATGTATCCAAAAATGCCAAGAGAATTCACTTCATCTCTCACAACAATCTGACCACTCTGCTGTGGATGTTGTTGATCATCATATTCAATTGTGACTTCATCACGATTTTCTCTGATTGTTGACAACACATCATTCACAATGAGATCCTCTTTGATACCATTCAATTCAATTGCGCTGTTCAGTGGAGTTGAATATGTTATGTCAACGTTCAATTTCACATTGCTGATTGGCATAATTGGATTTTCAACTGACATAACAGGTTGTTGTGTTGCAACATTGTCAATTGCCGGTTCCGTCCACTGTCTCAGCAGTTCAGCTGTCTTTGGAAGTTCAACTCCCCATGTTTGTTCAAGAACTTCCCTGATTTTGTTGTATCTTGTTGGATAGATTGCTATGTTGGGTCCAAATGTCAATTCTTTCAGAACACCTGTGCACCACTCTTTTGACCACTTGGGTGATTTGAGGTTCTTGATTGCAATTTTCAAATGTTTGTCAGCAATTGCAGGAAGATTTGCTGCAAATGAAAAGTATCCCCCTCTCAAAGCCCCAACCCAACCAGTTGAAGGTTGTCCATCAAACAGAACTTTTTGTGCTGATGGTGTTATGAACCACACCAACCTCTTCTTTGTGAATTCAAGTTGAACATTTTGTGCATCCTGATTTTCCCAAATATTTGCAGTGCAGGCTGCCCACAATTTTGCCCTCGCTCTCAATTCAGGCGTCCAAGATCCCTTTTTCCCATCACAATCCCAAAACAGTTGTTGCTGTTTCTCAATGGTATTTACTTCACCTCTTTCATCATTGAAATGGAATCTCCATTGGCCTTTTGCATTCTTCTTGAAAGTTGCACCAATCTGCAAAAGAATTGGATTCAGTGGTTTCAGAACTGCATCAATACCACATTTGTCAGCAACTTGACCCAATAAGTTTGATACAGAATATTGTTTAGCTTCACACCATTGTATGAGACCAACGCTTATGATACATTGATCATACATGTTGATTGCATCATATTTTCCACCCTCTGTTGATGTTATCACATGCAAAAATTTGTCAAAATCATCAGGATTTTTTGGCAATTCATACCTAATTGATCCCATAAAGATTGGACCCTCAAAGCTCTGATATTTACCCCAATACACTTGTGATGAGTTGGTCATATTGACTATTTATTTGACATCATATTCATTGCTGCACACAAAACAACCATGCACATAATATGACAATTCACGTCTAAATCGATCAAGGTATGCTGGACTGTTTACATTATGAATTGATCTGTTCTCATCAAGAAAGTATGCACTCCCAAATTGTGTTATTTGGAGATATTTTGGCCCATCCAATTTGCTCACCATTGAATAGTACAAAAGCCATCCCCAATGTACAAAGGATGGCTTCAAAATATTTGTTGCAATTCAGTTATCGGATATCTATCTTCTCATTTGCAGATTTTCTTGCAGCGATCTCAAATGGATTCATCCAGTATGGGCTGATCATGGGCAATGCAATCCAGATCACCAACATGAATAGACCATACAATATTGGTTGAAATGGTCCCAACAACATACATTGCCTTGTGTGTTCAAGTTCATGAATGAGTGTATGTCTTGACAACACAGTGTCCTCATCACTGAACATGACGATCACATTTCCAACAGTATGACCATACCAACCTTGCCAAAGATTGAGCAGCCATTGTGGTGATCTGTTTGTCACACTAAAAACAAGAGCAACATCTCTTATGCCAACAAATTTGTACCAACCAAACAGCGTAAACAGGAGTGCATAAGTTGCTCCAAATAGTGTAATTGGAAATGCCCAAATGTAACCAACATATTTCATACAACTAAATATGATATGAATATCATCAAATGTATTCTTTTTTGATGGTTTCAGAACCGGTCAATCGATCAATAACGAGATATTCAATATAGTCTCTGGTTATTGGAATTAAATTTGCATAATCTGGCAATCTGCTGTTCCATAATGGAAGATATTGTTCAGTTCCACGTTTATGGATGATCTTCTTATATCTGTTAAACAGACGATCATACAAATTCAATCTTTCCGAGGATGCCATGCTATTTGCACCTTTGCATTGTGCTGTTCAATTTTTCCAATTCATTTGCTATTCTTGTCAACTGATGTTCAATTCCTGGGGCACCCAAACCTTCATCTGCCTGAGCAGATTTCACAGTGTTGAGCATCACAAAGAACACAATGCCAAGAAACACGCCATACACAACATTTCTGATCATATCCATTCAACTTTCAATTGTGGGTCTGCGTCAACAATTGCACGAGCTGGTTTATGTTGCAATGCATCCCAACTCGGGATCCTGAGCTTTTTGCACACTTCATACAATTTGTTGTGGTAATTTGGATGTTTAAACCCAAATTTTCTGTACTGTTCAAGTTTTTCTGCATCAACAATTTCCAAAATTGTGTCAAACTTTTTGAAAGTTTTGTTTTTCAACACAACATCATAACCGTAATAGAGTTCCTCTGGTTTTGTACCCTTTTGCATATTACTCTCAACATGTTCATAATTTGTGATGAATACATCAGCAACTGTTTCAATATCATTCTTGTCATGCCATTTTGCTGTGCCAATGAACAGATGCGTATAACCATTCTTGTGAGAAGTGTATTTGAGAACACAACCTGGTGTGATTGCACTGCGTTCAATGAGAACACGTGCTCTGTTCAATTCTTCCTCCTCAACGCACTTATTGTACAATTCACCACCAACAGCACACATCTTTGTTTCATTACCACTTGTGCACCAGATGAAACATGTTTCAATGTGTCCACCAACATCAATTTTTCCCAATTTCATTGCTTCAAGAAGTTGATCTTCACGCAATTCCAAATGATAACCCCTGTCATTGATGACCTTGATGTACCGAGTGCCAGATGTATCATTTGCAACAATGTTCAGAATTCTCACCCTGAATGGCGTGTTGTCCTCAATTTTGGAGAAGATGACACCCCATTTTCCTCTGTATGAATGTTTCATCATGTCCAATTTCTTTTTCAACCTCTTTTGAGAAGAGTGTGGGTTGAACACAATTGTGTCAATGCATTCAACTTTGCCACCTGTCATTGCTGATGTCACTGTTCTGTCAGAACCTTGATAGATGTAACCAATTTTTGGAAGAATTTTTCCAACCTGTGTGATCCCAATTTTTGACATTGATTATACAATCCTCTCAAATGTTGAACTGAACTTTTCCCAACCTTTTTCAGTGATTGATTTGAAACCCATCATGTTGAATTCATGCTTCACAGTATCCATACAGCATTCACCAACACTGATTTCACACTGTTCCCATTGCACATCAGACAAAGTTTCAAACTTGATGAGATCAACGTTCTTTGCAAACTGCTCAGCAATGAGTTCATCTGACAAAAAATCTCTCAAAAGATGGGGATCAGATGCAATTGTCAATGCTCTCTTGTCACCAATCCCAGGAATTCCCGGAACATTATCACACTGATCTCCTCTCAATGATTTCCATGTGACATAATTGCATTCAAACTGTTCAACCCAACATTTTTTCATTGGATTCCAAATTTTGACATGTTCATAGTCATCAAGCAATTGTGTAAAATCACTGTCATTGCTGACAACTGTGCAATCATCTTCACAATTTCTGCGAACCAATTCACTGATGATATCATCACACTCATAATCCGGGTGCCTGATGACACTCACAGGAAATGCAGATTTCAGGAGTGGAACAATAATGCCCACCTGCCTGAAGAAATCCTGCAGTGCCTGATGTTCCTTGGTGCCCTCCTTGACAATTCTGTTTGCCTTGTATTCAGGCAGGAGTGCTTCCCTTGCTTTCGGGGTTCCCTCAAGCACAAACCAAATTGTGTCTGGTCTGTGTTGCTCAACAAGTGATCTGAACTGTCTAAAAAAATTGTACACAACAGAATATTCGCCCCTCTGAAAACCAGAACGACTTCTGTGAAGGAGATTGTGCCCATCAAGGATGAGAATTTTTTGTTTCATTCTGTTCTGAATTTAACACAATCACAATGACTTTTCACAATGTTTCAGCAATGTGCTCTCTTATTGCGTTCCAACGTGATTTTAATTTGTCTTTGATTTCAATCACATCATGTTTCCAATCTTTCAAGAGTGATTTCATGCTGTAATTTGTCAATTCTTGTGTAACATTCTTGTCAACACTGTTGATTGTATTCTCAATCATATCCCAAGGAACACTCATGAATTCTTTTGCAGCACGTTTGAGATCAGCATACTGATAAATTGTGCCTGCGCCTGTATCGCTGAAATCCGGATCAAACATTGTATTCAATTCTGTTGGTTCTTTGCTGAATCTTTTGCCTTTTCTTCCACCCTCTGCTCTGAATGTGAGAGCTCCACCAGGATCAATTCTGTATGCATCTTTTCCAGTTGATATCACATTTCCTGAACCGGTGCCAATCACATCCCAATTTGCCAATAGAACATCAACATAGACCCCATTTGACATTTTCATTGCAATGTCATTGTGCTTCAATGTTTTCAGCGCACTCTTCCCACGGATTGCGCTTGTTGCAATGCCAACTCTCAAGTTCTTTCCATCATACACAAGATCAATGTTGGGAACATTTATGCCCCTGTACAGTGCATAAATTTTGTACGCAAGATATTCAACAAGAATTTGGAGTGATGGATTGATGTCAACGTCACTGAACATTTCTTCGTCACTGAATTTCAGATAGTATTCATTACCACCAATTCTGCATGTATTCATCAAATGTGTTGAACCTGCAGTGCACTCAATATCATTAACGTCACCAATATCAATTTCATTCAATATATTATTTTTTGATGAATTCATATTTTGTAACTATTCTTCATCAATATAGTTCTTGTACGTGCCTTTGTGCCACAATTCAATCCTCTTGATGATTTCTACATCAGTTAAGATATCACATCCATTCAGCTTCCAACCAGTTGTTATCCATTCACCACAATAATGCCAATGATGAAGAATGGAAACACCATTTACATATCCCAGATAGTATGCACCATCAAGAGCAATCACAATTTTTCTGGCAATGCACATTGCAATGTTCCCAATTTGTACATCCTGAGCGCAATTTTGGGTTCAAGTTTAAGTGTATTCCACCCAACAACTTTGGATGATTGCATAATGAATTGATCATTCACCATTTGCCATTGTAGATCCCAAGGTTCATACCAAATTGCGCTAAAATTTTTGTGAAAATACATTTTTTCACACTTGTTGTCAATCAAATACACATCACCACAATCATGGATCAACAATGACATGTGTTCAAATTTGCTCATTGATAACATCCCCAATCAGTTGACTGATGTTCTGATTTGTGTCAACCCAATCAAGTTCTTCAGAGCTCCAAATTTTGTATTTCCAACCCAATCTATAACTTCTCACAATTTTGTAAGGGAATAGAGTATGAACGTTATTGACCCTAAAACTGAAATCGCCATCTTGGTGTATGAAGAATTTGAAATCTGTTTTCATCTGTTCAACAATTCTATGTATAATTTCAATATTTGCAGTTGGGTCATGTGTGGGACTATGAACCAATTGTTCACAAAACGACGTTGAATGCTATCAATTGACAACAGATCAGCAAATTGCATGATGTGCCCATCAACAAAAATTCGTATATCATCACAACTTGCAAAAATTTTGTTATTCACAACACCACGTTCTATAGTGTAGAGATCCCAACAACCAGATCTGAACATCTTCATATAGCATTTGGTCATAAATTGTTCAATGTTCTGTATTCTGCACAAGCTTGTGAAAGATTATTCACTTCAAATCTTTCCCAACGTTTTGCAAAATTATCCCATACAATGTATGTGTTTTTGATCTCTTTTGAATAAGATTTAATCCCAATTGAAAGCCCAAACAAACCTGGACAATTTGATATTCTGTTTGGGCTTTCAATTCCACGTTGTGAACAGATGAATGCACCACTGTTGTACAGAGTTATAGTATTAATTCCCAATTGTTTAAGCATATTTGAATACCTCATCAATTTCATAAGCAGATTGAACACACAAAATGTGATCAAAATTGCCAAACTTTTTGTATGAATTCAAAACATCACCAATTGTTAAACAATTGTGAACATGTTTCCACATCGATGATTTCATGATGTCATCATATTTCCAAACCCTAATTCCCGTCCCATCAACAAGAATTCTGTTTGGCGCAACAAAAGAAGAACATACAAATGACGCTACACCTGTTGCAAAAATATTCAAATTGTTGATCAGATCACTCTTCTGCTTCTTCATAAGCTTTTACCCACCAACGCATCATGAATATCACTGATGGTAAACCTACACATGACGCAAAATCTCCATGAAATGGCACATGCATTCCCTTTCTTCCTGCTGCAATCCAATCTGCATGTGCAATTGTCCGTCTGAATTCATCAATCAAGTGTTCAGCAAGTTCACTCTTTTTCATGTTGAAAACATTCCTCATCAGCAATCTTGATAAACCAATCAGGTGGTTGCAAAATTTCTGTATCTGAAAAAATGCGGTCACCGGCAATCTTTGCAATGATCTTTGCGTTCTGATACGTTGCATACCCAGGTTTTGACCACTTTCTGTGCCTTTGCACAAGACTGTAAAACATGATGTATGCATTTGATTTCTTTGTATAGAGTTCAATGGGAATTGGCAAATTGAATTTTTTGATGAGTTCAATGGTGCGCTTTTCATTATCCCATTCACACAATTGTGAAGTCCTGATTGCATCACGCACTTCTTCATCATTGTATTCCTCACCAGCCAACCATTCCCACATCAACCCAGATTCACCACCATCGCCAAAGTAGTCATCCTTCCACTGAGTGAAATGACAATATTCATGTGCATAGATTTCAAGCCAATCTTCTCTCCCGGTTGCACAATGAAATTCTCTTTTCTCAAAATCAAACCAACCGGCGCATGTTTGACCATCATTCTCATCTGTGATTGACTTTTCTGGTATCAATGACACCATGACACCATGTTTGATCATTTCAGCAATGGTTTCACCAATGAACATTTCAATACAATTTTCAGTCATGATCATATTCCTTTTCTGCTCTGTTCAATATACATTTTGCATTCTCAAATAGTTCATGTACAGAACCATGCCAATGGTAGTATTCACTAATGTTTCTGTCCCACATCATGTTTGTGTGATTGGTGTTGAACACAGCCTGATACAGGAAACCTCCCCAAGCACGAATTTTTTCAGATCCAATCATAGTTTGTCCTGAACGTCTAACTTCAATAAACATATGTTCATCCCTTTATACACATGATCTGTTTCAACGTTGTGATGGGTTCAACCAAATTGCGTTGAGCATGCATAACACAATCAATGTCTTTGTATGCTCCTGGCGTTTCGTCAATCACACTTGCGTCCTTTTTGCATTCAACACCTTCAGTTGCAATCCTGTGTTGCTCAACAGAGAACGTATTCTTTGCTTCTGTTCTTGACATCAATCTGCCTGCTCCATGAGAAGCACTTGTGAAGCTGTCAACATTTCCCAATCCTCTGACAATGAAGCTCTTTGCTCCCATTGATCCAGGAATGATGCCCAATTGACCTTTCTTTGCACTGATTGCACCCTTCCGTGTTACCCAAATGTTCCTGCCAAAATGGTTCTCTTTCTGAACATAATTGTGATTGCAACTGATCTGATCATCACAATCAAAATGTGGAATTCCTTTCATTCCCTTCAAGACATCAATTGCATGTTTCATCATGAGTTCTCTGCTCACTTTTGCATACTGTTGACACCACATGACAGCCTCAATGTAGTCATCAAACAGTTCAGTGCCCTCTGGAATGAATGACAAATTTGCATCAGGAAGATTGTCCATGATGAACCAACGTTTCATTTCCTGCTTTGCAAGCTCAATGAATTGCATACCAATTCTTGCACCAATGCCTCTTGAACCTGAATGCAAAATGAACCACACATTGTCATCTTCATCAACTGTGCATTCACAGAAGTGATTCCCAGTCCCAAGTGTCGCAAGTTGATTCACTGGCGATCTCTTTGTTGAAAGATTGTGTCTCTTCTCAACAAGCCTCTTGTATCCAGGTTCGAGTCCCATCCATGCAATCTTTACATCATCAGGAGGATTTCCCCAAGAACCCTTATCACGTTCACCACCATCATCAGTTCTTCCATGAGGAATTGCTCGTTCAATCAGCATACGCATTTCCACCAATGATTTTGGCAAATCACTCCTTTTGAGAGAAGTCCTGACTGCATTCATTCCACATGATATGTCAACGCCAACCGCAGCAGGTATGATTGCACCATCAGTTGGAATGACAGACCCAACTGTTGCGCCAATTCCAGCATGGACATCTGGCATGACAGCAATGTGATTATGAATGAATGGCAAATTTGCCAGATTGAACAGTTGCTTTCTTGCACCATCCTCAACCTGAACGCCAACAGTCCATTCCCTGATTGGGAATTTTGCACCCACAACAACGTTTGTGTCACCATCAACGTTGATCAACATTTTTGAATAGTCATTCATCATTTTCTGTTCTCTTCCCAAAATATCTTTTCCATGAGGTCCATTCACTCTTGTCAATAAGTTTTTCATCAATTGCAATTCCAATAGTCCATATGATTGCCCTGAATGCAAGATAAACAATCGCAAGTTTTATTGCAACAATACACTTTGACAATTCGAGAACTTTGTTACATTTTTCATGGTGACACTATACCACTTCCTGTGCAGATCATTGCACCCTTGTGCATACCATAGAATGCAACAGTTTGCCCGGGAGCAATTCCCGGATCTCCCTCAACAATTGTGATATCAACTGCACAATTGTGCTCATGTCTGTTCACAACCCTGATCAGTTTTCCCCCATGACGAATTCTTACAAAGAGTTCATCCTCAGGATCTGTATACTCAACCAAATCAGTGATCCTGAAGTGCAGAATTGGCTCAGGATGTCCTCTCTTCACAAAGATGGTGTTGCCAATGCAATCTTTTCTCTGAATAAACCAGGGCCCTCCTGGGAGGTTCAGACCTCTGCGTTGTCCAATCGTGTGGAACCAATATCCTTGGTGTGTACCAATGATCTCACCGGTGTCACAGTTGACAACATCTCCGGTACGTATTCCAAGATTTTGCTGAATGAACTGATTGTAGCTGATCTTTCCAAGAAAACAGATTCCTTGACTGTCTGCCCGGGCACTGTTTGGGAGACCCATTTTCACTGCCAAATCTCTGACCTGATGCTTATGCAACTGTCCAATTGGGAACACAATCCTATCCAATTGCTCTTGGCGCAATCTGCTCAGGAACAGTGTCTGATCTTTCACAGGATCAGGATTCATACGCAAATATCCCATATGCTTATCTGCATAGTGTCCTGATGCAATGAAATCACATTGACTACCGATTGCATCCATGAATGCACCAAACTTGACATCACGATTACACAGAGCATCAGGATTTGGTGTCATTCCCAACTTAACATCCCTGAGCATATTGCTGACAACCCTATCCCAATATTCCTGTTGAAGTGATGTCACCTTGACTTCACAACCAACACTGTCAGCGACCTTTCTGACAACGTCAAGATCATCCTGCCAAGGACAATTTCCCAATGAACTGAATTCATCCTCAAGCCAAATCTTGATGTAGTGTGCTGTCACATTGTGACCTTGGTCTTTCAACAATTTGAGTGCAACTGCACTGTCAACGCCACCTGATGTGAGAACTGCTATATTTGCCATGTGATGCTATTCCAATCTATGTGTTCTGCAATCATTCTTGCATTGTTGTATCGTTCCAAGATTTTCTTCACAAGACATCTTTCAAGAACAATTCCATGTGGTGATTGTGTTGCAACATCACCCTTTGCAAAAATGTACAATGTATTCATGTGTGTCCCAACAGTTTGTGCAATCTTGCAATGTACGCACGTATATGTTCTCTATCGCAGATCAGTTGTCTTAGTACTCCACAATTGAGTTTACACATACCAGAACACATGATCATCAGGTGCACATCTTTTGGTAAACATTGCATGCTAATTCAACTCAATTGTGTAATGTGAACTCATCCACATTGTCATGTTAGCCCGATACAACAAATATTCTGACCTATCCTGATAGGTCCGGAGTTTATATTTTCCAGATTGGGCCAAATACAGTACTGTGATAACTGGAACTGAATTTTGTTGACCACTTTGTGAGTTTTTCATTGAGTTCACGTTGTTTCAACACAAATCTTGTGAATAGGCTTTCAAACTCTGTGAATTCAGCTGCACCACATCTTGTGATTGTCAAATAATGATATATCATCTGTTGAAATTGAAAGATTCATGAAAATTGTTGCCAAACGCTTTGAAAAACAGATATTCGCTGTGTAATTTGCATCTGTGAACACCACCATCATACCTGATGATCATGTATTCACCCTATGTTTACTGATGTTGAACTCTTTGATCTCTTTGGGAGTGGTGATATTGACATCAAATATGTCATTGAGTACACTTTTTGTGATCACAATACCAATCTCATCACCATTCATACTATTCACCCAGGAGTGTTGGAAGCCTGATTTGCCCATCATTCTGGGCACACTCTTCTGCCCAATGATACTGTTCATTCATGATGACACACAAATAGTTTGACTGATCTCTGTTGAGAGCATCCACATACAGAATGTATTGCCAAATGCCCTGAACCTTAACCTTCTCAATCTTGAGTCGTTTGTCTGCGATCTCATCTGCACAGATGAATCTGAGATTTCTGAACTTTTTGCAATCACGAATATGATCAGCAAATTCACGTTTGAGTGCATCCAATTCCTGGATTGCAAATTCACCATCATCCCTTGAAACATTGCGCCTTGCAATGATGATCTGCCCAAGACCAATATTTGCAACGCCTGCTTGCATCATTTCATCAGAGAAATCTCTGTAAGGTGCCCACAATCCAGTGTCATCTGCAATCTTATCATTTGCATTCACAACCCTGTTGTCCATCATTTGTGCTCTCATTTGTGCACTCTTCAGATCACTCTTCAGTGCACTGACATACAGTGCACCGGTAACAATCATCAGCAGTGTAAAAATGTTGATAAGAATTTGAACTCTGGATGTCTTCATTTTTGCTATACCTTTTATCAGTTGATATAGACAATTTATCACACATTGTTGTGATATTCACAATGCATGACCAAATCTATTCACACATGATTTTATTGTTCTTTGTTGAACTGATTCAGCAATAAACTCGCAAGATTTCTGAATAGAACAATCACGCATGCAATCAAAAACATTGGAAACAGTGCAAATACACCAATCACAATGATGATTGGCATTACACTCAGGAACCACACAATTGCAGTTGACATAACAATTTTTTCAACAATGTTCAATTTTTCCCAAGTGATTTCATAATCATGTTTATCTTTTGTTGTCATACCAAGACTGTTCTCCTGTCAATATCCCGCTGTGTAATCATATTCAAATATGATCTGTTCTTCACTATCAGTGGACTTTGGAAACATGATTATCGCTTTACCATTTTGCAAAATGCCAATCCTCATCACTCTTTCAACAACATTTGTTGTGTCATAATAGTCACCACAATTTACACTAAGATTGCTTTCCCAATCAACAGGAAAATCACAATCATAACGTTCACTTAAAATTTTGAATACTTTGTGAACCTTTTCAAATGGTACGTTCAACATACAATTTCTCTTCATTTGATTGTAATCAAACAATATTGAATTGTTCACCACCAATATTTTTGTGATGGCGTCCCCAAATCTTTCACAAATGGCGCAGAAATGAGACAATGTCCATTCCGTATCAGGGCAATTCTCAATCCCCTCTGCTCTTTACCATTTGCATAATATACAAGTCTATTTTGTATGAAATCATTTTGCAATATGTTACCATCCTGTCTCATGGCCAATATATTGAACATGTTCAAATATCTCTGATGATTTCTTTGACTCAACATCACTCAATCAGATTCCTGTCACGTTTCTCTCTTCTTGAAAAATACCATTTCAACAGCGCTCTCAATTGACGAAAACTCATTGTGTCAACGTTTCGCATATGCAAATACTTTGCAAGTCTCAAAAGATTTTTGTGTGAACTATACGATAAGTTTCTTCTGATCATACCATGACCCCCAAAATTCTTCTGTTGATTGCTGTTGACAATACATTTCACACACTGCGCATGCCATTGTTCCAGTATTGTAAATTTTCAGTCTTGGTCTGAATGTGTACAAACTATTTTGAAATCGTACAATATTTTTTGTGAAAAGTTGTCCATTAGCAGACAACATGGGATTGTGCTTGCAAAGTACATCATAAATTCTTCTAAACTTTTCAAGATCAGTTGGCGTAATCATCACAGGCTCACAATGTAATGATCGCCACAATACACTGTTCCAACATGATGAACAACATCATATCCATTGCTGATCAACCAATCAATGTCTGTCTGCAACAATTCATCTGGCATAAAGATTGCACTGGTGCAATCATGCTCTGCACAAAGTTTCAATATTTCAGCAAGATGAATCAATCTCTGATCACCTGTGAAATGTTTCATTGCTTTCATCAATTTTCTGTTCACTCTTCAATTTCTCCAACAATGCATGCAATAATCTGTATTCATCATAACCAATTTTCCACATGTGGATCTTGATGAATTGTTCAATCTGTTTGACTGGATTCATACTAAACCTTTTTGCATGATGGACTTGTATACAATTCAACAGTTCTTGCACCACAATTTTCAATTGCCAAAACAATCCTGTACAACAGTGCATGGTGCTCATCACAACCGGGCAGAGTGGACGCAACAAACCGTTCAAAATTGTGCTCAGGATACTGTTCCCTGAGCATGTTGATTAACGTACTAATTTTCACAATGTGCTCCGGCATGAGTTTGGGTGCCATCATTCCAATGTTTTGCAACATTCACAATGATGAGAAGATTTGTGATCATTGTGAACACAACAATTGCTGTCCTCACCATTGCAACCCTGTCAGCCTCCTGATCATTCAAGCCATCCTTTTGACCCAATGCTTTTGCCCAAATTCTCCACAACTGTTTCATGTATTCACCAATACAATTCCCATGATGAGCATCATGATGCCAAGCATATGTTCAAGTGATATCTGTTTTCCGGTCAGATGCATTGTGACAACAGCAAAAATTGCGATGACAACACTATCATATATGATTGCATCAAGAAGAATATTGTTGCTCAATTTTGCCCACAATGTCCAAACTGGGATGCAGCCAATTGACCATGTCAGCCAAAATGCCCAACTGTGTCCGCAATTGAGTTTGTAGCTTGTCCATGCACTCACAGTTGCAACCAGTGCTGATGTGAGCGTAAACAGTGTTCTCAACAACATATCAACGCTTCTGTGTGAAACCTATCTGTCTGTTACCTCTGTTGTACTGATCAATTTGGTGAACAATCTGCAATCCAAGTGTAATCACATTGAGTGCCATCACAAGTCCAGGTGAAGTGATCACGTTCCAAGTTCTCTTCAAGGTATCTCTGTTCATAATTGTTTCTTTCAAATTAGTCATTGACTTTTGATCTCTCATACAGATTGAACTGTTTCATTGTCATTGTTGCAATTGCTCTCTTCACTTCAGGTGACACCACGATTTCTCCTGATGCTTCCCTCAATACATCTTCAAGCATTGCTTCAATGATTTTTTTGGCGTCACTGATGGTGACAGCGCCCAACTTATCGATGACATGCAGCAGGCGCATCTGTGTGACCCACTCAATGGCAATCTGTTGCGCATCCTCAAGCACCACCAATCTTTCAGGACTGACTTCCCTTGGCGTTGCAGTTTCCATATATTTCTGGTGTTTGTGTTTGCACACAATCCTATCACCATTGTTCTTTGTGAGCTCAATCAATGGTTTGAGAACAACACCTTCACGTTGGTGCTCTCCCATTCCATTCCTGACCGCTTGAACACTTGGACGATCACGTTGAGCATCAATCTCAGCCATGTCAGTGCTGATTTTCACATAATCAACAAAATCAAGACCAAGTCCGGTTGCAACCTCATGTGCATTTGGAACTGAAAGCCAATGATTGTCAATGTTGACATCAAACGCAATGAATCTCAACTGATCACCATAAATTTTGCCCATTTTGAGAATGCTTGCGCCATATGCCTCACCATAAATGGTGACGTCAGCAAGTGGAGAAATTTTTGAAAAGTTCTCAATCAGTTTCTGATGATCAAAAAGACCAACAAATCTCTCATGAGAACATCCCCCAGCAGAGAAATGCAGTTGACCAGTTGCTGATTTCCAACTGATGTGTGCACTAGTGCCATGAATTTTTTCAAGAGCCCAACACTCTTTGAACATCAGGATCGTCTGATCACGATACAGGTTTTCAATATGCATGTATCCCATTGTTTTTTACCTAAACCTTTTTAATGATCTCTTGATGAATCTGTGTAAACAGTACGTAATTGAACTCTCAAGCATTCTGAATTTACCAAGTCCACGTTTCCACAATCGGTATGCAGATTTGAACTTTTCTGGATTTGGTGGATTGGGATAATGACGCCCATCATTCAGGATCTCAAACATCCCTCCTCCATAATATCTGCGAAGCTTTACTCTTTTCACCCTTTTGTGTTGGATATCAATTGTCATCATATCAATCAACAACAAGACTGAATGCAATCAACTCATCATTTGGTGATGAAAGAATTTCAAGTCGCCAATCACCAAGAACAAATTTTTCATTAATGTACGTACGTTTAATGCAATCAGAATTTACAAAAACTTCATCTTCTCCACAATATGCATCATACAGTTTTGAATTGCTGATTGTGCCAAAATCACCACATGAATAATCATATTCACGTTCATCATCATTCAACTTAATCTTTTCTACCCGTTTCCAATTGTTTGGATTTGTCCAAACCTCAATTGCTTTTGTTTTGATTTCATTTTGAGATTTTGCACCAACAATTTTGAATTGCGAACACAATTCATCAAACAAATTGTGTTTACCACAAAGAATTGCAATTTCATTATCAAAATGAGCTTCCAAATCTTGGATGTTATCCCAAGCCAACCAATTTGGTATATTTTCTTTGATGATCTTTGTTGAAATTTTTTGCATTTTATTCCTTAATCAATGACTTCTTAACAATTTGTGCATCAATCCTATCCTTTGGATCAACAAATTTCACACCGAGCAGATTGAAAAAATCTTCCTCTTCAAACGTTTTGATCTTTTCACCTTCAGGAGTGGTTGGATATCCCTCAACCATTTTCCCACCACCACTCACACGTTTCCATTGACTGAACATTGCAGGAATGAAACCTGTCCATGGACTTCCATTGGGCCCAACACCTGATCCCGTCCGCATGCAATAGATTGCACCCCAATTATCAATTTTGGGAATGAACAAATCAAGTTTGATGCCCTCATTCAGGATGAGACGCAAATATTTTGCATCAATATGAGGTTCCCAAGGAATGATGTCAGGAACACCAGGCTTGATGAACTGCCCATGCTTTTTCATCAATCTGAAAAGCTTATTGTAATCACTGATGACTGCAACAATCTCGATATCTTTTACTTCAGACTTTTCTCGCCTGATACTGCCAGCAATTTCTGCTCTTACAGAGCACTTCCTGATATCTCGCAAGATTTTTTCTGCAATTTTTCTGGCTTCTGTAAGCTTCATAATCCATTTATACCATGGATTATGTTACAATGCACTGTTTGCAGATCGCTTCAGTTTTCCAATCATGCCATTACCAAGATCGACTCTGATCTCATCATGGTCATTATCGGGTCCCACTACTGGGATCTGTTCAATGCCAATCTCCTGAGATTGAGTTTTGGCAGTACTGTCAACATTGTACCAAGATTGTGCATGGGCATTCACATCACTGAGCATTGCATCAACAGTCATCAACGCATTGTTCATCAACTTTTGCTTCACTTCATCAAGTGATGTGAAAAATTCTGCATTCTCAATTTTGCTCAACTGAATGAGTGATTCCTTGTCCAAACCCGCTTGAGCAATGTACTCTGTGTTGACGCCATTCAGGGTACGTTTTGTTTGCTCTTCAACAATGAGATATGGATACACAATACCCTTATCATTCAGAATCCCATACACAACTTGGCCAATATTGTATTTCATTGTCTTCTACTATTCCTCAGTGTCTTCAACATTTTCATCCTTGGTTGACTGCTGCACATTGTCAGCAATCCTGAAGACTTCAATGTTTGGTTGTGATACAGATGTCAAAACATAATCGGGTGCCGCTGGACCTGTTGCAATTCCACAATTTTCACACAGATCATTCAGTTTCTTCCAGAGGAGTGTTTCAATGATAACTCTTCCAACATTCTTTGCCAATGATTGTGAAACTGTGTTTTCATAATCTGGTGGTATCATGATGCTCATCAGATCTCTGAGATGCACCAATTCTGCCTGCGTCAAGTTGAGTGTACACAATTCAACATTTGAATCAGCAATTGTTGATTCAGTTTCACCCTTAACCTGTTCCACAATTTTTGTGTCAACAACAACAGGTTTTTCAGCGTTCTTGACCTTTTTTGTTACCTTTTTTGCCATAATCAAACGTCAGTGATGACCTCCATAAACATATCAAATGTATCCTTATGTTCAACTGATGCCTGCAATTTTGCAACCTTTAGAGCCTGATTGAGCGTCTTGATGTCAAGCTTGTTTGTATACTCTTCAATGATCTCTTTTCTGTCCTCTTTCAGTGTTTCAATTTCATTGTCAACACTCTGAATTTTGTCAATGAATTCCTTCACCAATGCTTTCAAGGCATTCAGTTCATCAGGTTGAAGTTCAGCAACTATGATTGGATCAATACTTTTCTTTTTTGCCATGTGATGATTATATCCTCATGGCACATCATTTGTACAATCACAATTTTGTGATCATATCGCGCAAATTCTTATAACTTGTGATGAAAGGATGCTGCTCAGGAACGCCCTTCTCTATGGCATGCTTGATGATGCCATCAATGTGACCCAAATAGTACTGCTTGACACCCTTCTTGAATGTTTCAACAGTTGCATCATCAACCTTATCATTACCCTGCAATTTTTCTGCCTGTTTCTGAATTTCAGGTTTTCCAAGCCTCTTTGCAATGTCCATTGCTGTCCTGACGTTCAGCGCTGACTTTGCGTCATTATAGATCTGAGTCAACGCACTCTTGTGTGCCTGTGCTGCCTTCCTTGACATCTCTTGCACAGTGCTGTTCTGTCTGATCACGTCATGCACTTTGCTGTTCTGAACCAACTTGGTCAACACATCACCCGTTGCAGCCTCAGTCAACACGCTGTCACCAAATTTTGCATTTTCACCAAAATAGTCGAACATCATTCCATTGCCAATTGAACCCTGACCAATCTCAAATGATGAGGCACTCTTGGATGACCCAGATTTATTTGCACCCTTTGGAAGATATTTCTCCAATCTTCCCCCAGAAAGAATATTGAGCAGTGACGAGACAGCCTTGGGTGCCTCCTTTGCAACCTTTGCCGTGAGCATCAGGTCAGGTTTCAGGAGGAATGCTGAACAGAGCACATCATCATGTTTGATTGCATCCCATGAATCATTGTAGATCTGAGCATACTGCTTCTTGATCTCATCCATGTCAGCCTTGTACTTCTTCTCAATCTTTTCATACTCAGCATCAAATATGGGAACAATTGCTGTTGCAATTGATGCAAGGAACACCTGAACAACATTCTGAACAGTTCTTGAGATCTCTTTTGCACTGCCTGCAGCCTGCTTGAAAACATCAGTGAATGGTTTGATGAATATGTTGTGGAGGCCAGAGCTGCTCATCTGAGCATTTCCCATTGGGCTTGTGAAATCACCCAATGCAAAATCACCATAGCCCCCACCATAACCACCAAAATCTTCGCAGATGATATTTCTGATGTGTTCTCTCAACAACTGTTCTTCAACTTTTTTCATCTGCAATTAACTATTGTCAACATGAACGTTGATCTTCCCAATAATCTTTCACATGCTGTTCAAATGGTGTCATTGTTGACTTGAATTGTCTCCTGATTGTTTGAGTGCTGTTCCAGAGCAGGTGCTTCCTGAATTCTTTCCATTCAGTGCCCTTTCCAACAATTTTTAGAGTGAAATCAATCTTTTCATGCACTTCACTGATCAGTTTGGGATCAATGAAACGTTCACTCTTCAACCACTCTTCACCATTCTTTTCAATGAGGTTCTTGATTGTTTTAACAGAGTTGAGAATCATTTCTCTCTGATAATTGTGCATTCTTGGTAAACTGTTCTCATTGAACCATTTTGCCTCAGCAACTTCAGAGTCAGGATCTTGCGAATTCAGTTCTCCATTGTCTGTTTGCACAGCAATGTATGGAACAACAACTCTGTGTTCATGAGCGTTCTTTTTGAATACTGGTGTCAATTTTATGCACAACGCAACGTCAATTCCTGCCTCTTCTCTTGTTTCCCTGATGGCACACTCCTCAAGCGTTTCATAATTCTTGATTTTTCCTTTTGGAATTCCCCAAGAATTGATATCATCAAACTGTTTGATGAGAACAATCTCAATTGTTCCATTCTCTGCTGAACGCCAAGTAACTGTACCACATGAAACCACTTTTATGGGATTTCTATTCATGTTCATGATAGTACAAACATTATCCCAAATATTTCACAAATGTTTGTGCGCAGAAAAAGTTATTGAACAGAGAAGAACACATCAACACCAAATCTTGGACGACCTTGAGAAACTTTCTTGAATTTGATGTGTTCAACAAAATCTTCAGCAGGAATCATCATGTACATATCTTTGCTAACGATGAACATTCCATTCACGCCTGAGAATACATTTCTGACATCAATAGCTTCACCCCATGCATTCAACAAGAGTTCATTATCATCAATTGCCGGTGTATAGAGCGGTTCAATGATTGCAGACAGATCTGTCTGTTCATCATCGCTGAGTGCATTTCCATTCAATTTTTTGAGCAATTTTTCAACCCTGATTGATTGCAAAACAGTCAACCGGTTTTCACCATACTTCTTTTCAGAGATTGCATCATGACTGAAATCAATCTGTTTTGCTATGTAATCTCTCAACTCCTTGAGACTGTGCACAACAGAGTAGATTTTGATCATCTTTTCATATGAAATTTCATCCTTATTGATCGCACTTGCGAACTGTTTCACATTTTCAAATGATGCATCAACTGTTTCATTTCTCAACTGATCAAAAGCTTCAGAAGTTTGACACTGTACAGTGAATGTTTTCACAATGTCAAAAAAATCACTCATCATTTTGTATGATTTTTCATATGCCTTGAGACCCTTAACACCCGGTCTGATCAAACTCGATGCGCCATCAAGTGCCTTCACTTCCCACTTTCTTCCATCCTGAGTCACAAGATCAAATGATACGTTTCCACCCTGAACCTTTGCACCAAGGAGTCTTGCAAGCCAATTTTCACCGGGACCTGTTCCCATCTCAATTTCACCCTGACCTGCTTTCTGAGCTCCATAAGGGATTTTTGATGCGGTTATCTGCTTGGGCCATTTGTAATGTTTCAGAGGAATGATATCCTCAATATCAATGATCTTTTTTGAAGCTTCTGAACTGGTTGGCATTTTTGCATCACTGTCATCTTCAACGTCTTCTTGATCCTGTTTTTGAAGATTCATTGTGTACTCAAAATCAGGATCATATTGAGCATACTGTTTTGCTGCCTTCTCCCATTCAGTCTTTGCTCTCTTGACAATGTAATCCTTTGCAAGTTCAGGATTGTGTTCAAATTCTGGCTCTTTTGAGAGAATTGCAACCAACATTTTTTGCAACTTTTTTCTGCCATCAATTGAATTGAACAATTTTTCACTCTGCGGTGGAAGCTGATCTGAATATTTTTGTTGAAGTTCTCTCAAGTTTTGTTGAATGTATGTGTTCAGTTCTGGATTTTTGTGATATGTTTTTGTCACATCATTCAGAGCATTGTCTGCAGCCAACAATCTTTCCCATGCTGACTCCTTTTTTGCTCTCAAATCATCACCAATTCCCTCTTTGATTGTTGATGACACATCCATCATATACGCATTTTTGATCTGATTTCTGAGGGTGAACAATTGTTTCAATGACAACATAAATTATCTTCCGTACTTAAATAGTCCCAAAATCTGATTGAGTGGTGCAAAAGACCCAGTGAATTTGTATGCATTTCCTTTGTAAATGAAAACAATCCCTTCAATTGGAGAAATGTTCTCAGGATTTTCCATCTTTTTGAACTGTTGTTGCGCTTTCAACTTTTGTCGTTCATCACCTGTGTTCTCAATATTGCTCATTGCATTCATCAATTCACTCTTCAATCTTGATGTTTCTTCACCAGGATTGCTTATGATTGTTGACTTGAGTGTTCTGAGCAATTGTGTGCCAAATCTGTGAATTGCATTCTCAAATGGTTCAACTGACTGCTTCAACGTTGTCGCACCATTCTTAACATATTCAACAATCTGTTCACTTCCTGTTTTTACCATCTTTTTTATCTGTGTAAGGTTCTGTGCACCTGGCAATTCAAGAATTCTGGTTGCAATTGCAGTTTTTACGTCACTGTTCAGAGTGTCACCAAAATTTTCATCAATATCATTGAGCACATATCTCATCATGTAATCACCAAGTGTATCATCATCATGTACGCCATACTGTTGCATTGCGCTGTTGATTTCATCAATGCACCTTTGTGATATTGTTCCATCTGACAACTTTTTGAGACCAATGATTGCAGGTCCATTTATTCGCCATTCTCTCTGCCTGATTTGCAATTGCAATTTGTCAACCATTCTTGTCAAGATGTCAACTCCTGATGCATCATCTGACATGTCAACATTTCCATTGTCATCAACGTCAAATATTGGCCACTGATGCACAACAACATTGTTACCATCATAATTTAGAACATTTGGATTCTGCGCATATATGATCTCAGCACTGTACCATCTGTTTCCATTTTCACCAAATATTTTGTCAAGATTTTCAACATCAATTGTCATCAATGCTGATGAAATTGCATCAAATGCAGAGTTGAATGCCTCCTCAACGTTCCCTCTACCAAAGAATTTTTTTGCCAATTCAGGTGCATCCATTCCACCACGCTTAATGTCACCAGAATTTCTTGCAACCTTCAATTGACCCTCAGAAACATTGAATGTGAACACAATGTTCATCCCATCAAACTTTTCTGAAACCTTCTGTAATCTGCCTTCAGCAGCACTCTCTATGAAATCCTTGATCTCTGCAAAAGTCAAATCCCTGTTATCATATGGGTGATAGAGATGTCCGACCGCACCCCCTTCACTCAGTTGAACATGTTCTGTTCTGTTCTGTTGACGTTGTGCAGACTTCAGTTCAGCATTCAATCTTTGGATCAATCTTGAATAGTTTGCACGTTTTTCTGTCCCTCTGGGAGACAGATCACGCCAATATCTGAGATCATCAATTCTCTTCTTGAGATCTGAAACATGTTCATCAGAAGCAAAATCAACCTTCAATCCGCCTGTTATATCAACCTCTTTGAGTCGACGTTCAAGAATTGTGTCAACAATTTTCATGATTTTTAACCATTCTTTTTTGGCATTATTGGAACAGGCGATGACGTATCCTCATCACCCTTCTTCTCTTTGTTGACAACGCCAGGGACAGGTGATCGTTTAATTACGTTTGGTTTCACAGAACGCTGCTGGGGTGCATCAACCTTTTTCATTTCAATGTTTGCTGGCGGGTTTGATGGGTCAGTAACAGATTCCGGAACACTTATCTCTCCTGTCACCAATTGTGCTATGCCCTTTAGGAATGCATAGAATGCTGTCTTTTCCTCTTTTGATAATGAATTGAGGTATTTCATCAATGCAGGTTCAACATCTTCATTTTTGAGAGATTTTCCAGATCTTATTGCATTGAATTTGTCAATTATGTCATCAGGTTTGACAACACCCTTTCTCATCTTCTCTGCATCGGCTGCCTTCAAACCTTGCAAATCATTCACATCATTCTGTTGTGCGCTTGAATCAGTGCTATTTGATGCATCCTGTGCTGTTGACTGCTGCTCATCACCTGACGGCGCATTCTCTTCAGACTTTTTGTCACCTTCAACAGCATTTTCAAAATCTTCATGCAATCTCTTTTTTTTCATGTTCACTTTTGTTTCAACAACAATCTGTTCAATTATTGCGCCAAGAGTTTTTCCATCTTTGATGATCACAATTTCATTTGACATATATAAAAATTCCTGTGTTTAACTATTCATTCACACTTCACAAGACAGAGTTCAATCATCACCATTTGAGTTGCATAATCAAATTTCATCAATTCAATTGTTTCCACAACACATGTGCACAATTTGAGTTCATTTGGAAACATGATGATATCAAATTGTTTATTGAAACAGTTCTGCGTAAACTGAATTCCATGATTGAAAACAGATTTTACACACAACATTAATGTACCATGTGAAGAAAATTTTGCTGATATGATATCACACACAAAATACACACAATCATTTGCAATGAATTTGCAAATGAACTGTTCGACAGTTGTCAACTCAACAACGTCAGATTGTATGTAGTTCACTGTTGCATCACATCTCTGTAAACAACATCAACATACCTTGCATACTCTTTGTCAATCTCAGTAACAATTTCAATTGTTTCTGTTATGATTGTTATCCCAACTTTTGTTCCCAAAATATCAATCTTTGCAGAGTGTTGAATCTGTTCTTCGTATTCAATGATTGAACTGATGAAATATCTCAACTGTTTTCTATCCTGAAATTTGTATGATTTCATCAAACCATCTTTTGTCAAATTCCATCTGTCAAAAACAAAAACTGGCAATCTCTCTTTGGGTTCAATTGGATCATGTTCTGGCAACATATTTTCAGATCTCCTGGTAGATGAATTCTACACCATCTGTTGATGTGCCAACTGATTTGTGCGCTCTCAAATCTTTTGTGATTATGCAACTTCCGCCATTGCAACCCATAAATTCATCCTGAAATATTTGATTTGCATGAATGGAAGGACAATCAACCTCTTCGCTAAACATCATCCAATCATCTTCTGGAAGGGTTGTGATGGTTGTTGCAGATGGATGCAGCACAAGGTCGACAGAACCCTTCTTAATGAATTGTTGACCTTCTTTGAAGATCCCTTCACTATGTGCTCTATTTTTGATATCATCCCCAATCAGGATAGAAATTCGCATTCCTGGATATGACGTCATTGGAATGATTTCATCAGACGTTTGTGTCCACAGATTATCATACCCACGCAAATTGTGCTTTTTAACATTCAGGAGAACACCTTCTCCCGAAATCAATTGTGCAGAATTCCAATATTTGTTGTCACACTTTTCAACATATCCAAAACATATGCTGACACCCAATGATGCTGCAACATCAATCAACTGTTGCGTCTGGTTTCCATTGAATTGTTGGGAACAGCCAGACGCAACAGTTTCATTCTCTATAAGTGGACCTGTCGTTATCAATTCAGGAAAAACAACAATTTTTGCACCATTTGTTGCAGCCTCAAATGTTAAAGTTTGAATTCTTTTCAAATTTTTTTCAACATTCAAATGTTCAGGTTTAAACTGAACTGCTGCAATGAGAGTACTCATGTTGTCAATTCCAATCAGTGTTGATTAACGATTTTTCCAAGGTTGACCATAACCAACCTTTAGATAGTATTTGTGAAAGTATTCACGGAAATTGTCAAGATCCGCAACAATTGTTGGATTCTTGCGAAGAAGTTCAACATCAGCATCTGTAACTTCACCAGTGTCTGATATGTCATCAATGTAGTTGTCAACTGCAAGAGCCAACAGCGCAGCCAACTTTGAAGCGCCATATTCAGCCTCAAACTGATCAATTATCTCACCAATTTCAGGATCTTCTTCCTTCAATCTTTCAATGATCTCTGTTCCATCAGTCTGTAACAGTTCAAAACCACCCTTTGCCTTGTCAAGGGCAACATCTGTAACCCTCTTTGCACCAGCAACTGAACCGCCAAGCTCTTTTGCAATGTCTTTCAGATTGCCGCCCTCAATGTCAGCAACGCTGAGATTCTTCTTCTTTTTTGACAACTTATCATCATCAAGATCTTCTTCCTCTTCTCGCTTTGCTCTCTTACTCTTCTTGAGTGAAGTCAAATCTTCACCTGACAATTCATTGTCCAGTTCATCATCAAACATTTCTCTGATCAATTTTTTGATGTGATTTCTGACCACTGTTTCAGTAACACTTGTTTTTTTCATATCCACTTTTTCTTTCTGCTGATCAAATGATTTCACAATGTCATTGTACACATCAGATACATCTTCGTCATCAATTGATTTCACAAGCTTTGATATTGCTGATGAAAGTTCTTGTTGATTTTGTGGAATAAAATCTCTGTCTGTTGGATCAGTTATTGGTGCCTGTTGATCAACAACATTGTTGATTTTAACTGGATTTGTTTCTGAGCCACCTTCGATTTGACCATTCAATGCTTCTTTTATGAATTCACAAAGTGCAGTTTTTGTAACTCTGATTGTGTCCATTGCAATCACTAATTATCTTCATCAATTTGATTGTTTTGCATCAACAAATCTGCGCCCAAAATACAACCCAAGAATTGGGACAAGATATGCTGAACATGCTGCGACGTCAAAACTTCTAAACTCAATTGGCCCAACCTTCTGAAAGATTGATCCAATGTATGCAATTGTTGTTACCCAAAATGCAATTGTTGCAAATGTTATTGAAGCCGAAGGTTGACCTTTGGAATTTTTCATCCAAATCCAAGATGCTTCTGGCTTTTCTGTTGTGGACATTTCAGTCACTGTTTCTTCTTTTTTCTGTTGTTCAGTGATTTCATTCTCTTCCATGATTGCACTCCTAACAGATTAAATATGAAATGAAATCATTTCTTTGCATATGATATTGCAACAACTGTTAAAACTGTCACAACAATGCCTGAACCTGCACCCAATGCATACCACAATTCTTTTGAAGTTTGACTCTTTTCAAGATTTCTGATCTCTTCCTCAAGAACTTTTCTATCTTTCAATGATGCATCCAATTGTGCCTGTTTTATTGCAATATCTGCATCATTTTGAGCTTTCTGTTCTGACGTCGTGAATTGACATGTGGCATCATCTTCCTGCTTCTGTTTTGACAATTCCAATCTCAATTTTTCATCAAAATTGTTCAATTCTGTCACTATGATTGCAGTTGCCCTAGGTGATAAGAGAACACCAGTAAACGGAGCTTTCTGATCAGCTTTCAATGGAGATATTGCTGCACCAACATCCTTTTCTCCTTGCGGTGTTTCAATGTTTGGCAATTGAACAGTCTGTGCATATGCAAAGCTGTTCACAAAAATGAAAATTGTTATGAACAGAAAGTTGATCAATTTTTTCATCATTTATTCATCCTTTGGCATAATGATTGTGAATCCAGTTGCATTCTTCAATTGTTCAGCAAGTTCAATGGGTTTATCAGAATAGTTTTTCACTATTGTTTCAACTTCTTTTCTCTTTTTGTCATCAAGAGTTTTCTGTTGTTGTTCATAATTCTTTTCTATGATTGCCATTCTATCATTGAACTTTTTCTGATTTTCTTTATGTTGCAATTTTTCAGTTGTTCTGATTTCAACTATCTGTTTGATTTCATTGTCATAGATGTCTCTTATCTTTTTCAATTCTTCACTGAATGTGAATGTTTTTGATCCAAAAAAGATTGCAAAAAGTGCAATCACAATGAAAAGAATGTATGACCAATATTTTTTGATGAACAACCAACACAATTTTAGTGTCAACATATGTTTTCTTTCTGTCAATTAAGTAATTGATCAGATTTTTTTTGTTCAAATGATCCAGTTCTCAACTTTTCAATTGCACAATCATCAAATTTCAACAATTGTACAAGTCGAGACAACAATTGTTGATGTAACATCAATGTTGATATGTTCATTTCAATGACTGCACTCAACGAAATATTTTCATTCTTAAGAATATTCAATTCATTTTCATGAATGGCAACAGAAGAACTCAATTCAAGTATCACACTGTGTAAATCATCATTTTTCATTTTCATCACTGTTTTCTGCTTCAATCAAATTGTACAATGCTTCATGATTAACACTACTGAATTTGTTTCCAACGCCTCTAACTTTTTTTACACCCTCAGTTAATCGTTTTGAAACATACTCTTCAATAATTCTTCTCGTTCTCTGATCATGATTGAGCAATAATCTTATCATCAATTGAACATATTCAATTGCTGTCATATCATATTCAAACAGTAAACGTTTAGTATCAAGCCAGTCTGATCTCTCAAGAGAGATGTGTATACTTGCTCTATTCAATAATGGATTTGTTGGCATGTACAGAATTGTACAATATTTTCAGATTGTTTCTCCACCACCCATATCAGTGCTTGAAGGACCTGGAGATGCAGGAGCTGAACCACCCATGCCAAAGTCTTCACTTCCACCACCAGATGAAAGATCACCACCGCCTGAAGACCTGGATGCTGTCGGCGCATTTCCATCCTTTGATTTCAAAGATATTCCATGGTTCTGTTCAAGATCTTCTATGAACAGATTTATGACATCTTCATCATAATTCTTTGCCAAAAAATTCTTTGCTCTTCTGACAATGGTATTCTTCACCTCAAGAAGGTTGTCATAATTGTCAATCAATCTGACGATATTATTACTGAATGCTTCAACATCAATATTATCTGGTGTCAACTTGGTGTCATCGACCTTTGTCTTCTCATCGTTTGCTGATTTTTCTTCTTTTTCAGCATTTTGTCCCTGATCATCTTCACCTGCTTCAAACAGAAAATCTCTTGTCAATCTGTATGATAAATTTTCAATCTTCAGTTCTTTGCTATCCTTTTCATATTCAGCAAAATATCTGTCAATTTGTGCATCAAGTGAATCGCCAATCTCTTCCTCTTCACTACTCTTTTCCTTATCAAGACCTTCATCTGCTTCACAAAGAATTTTTTGCAAAAATCTGTTGTATTTGATCTTTGCCTGTTCATTCAACAATTCTTGAAATTTTTTGTTCATTTGATTGCCTCATTGATTGCTTCAGATTTACGAATTCTGTCTTCAATGACATTCCAATTCAATTCTTTCATTTGTGATATGATGTAACTCATCTTGTCAGTAGCGTAATCCCTATAATATGAATGTTCATGCATATCAACAACAATTATTGGAAGTAATCCAACCATCACATCCTGACTATTACAACTGACAATTGTTGTAACGTACTTTTTCAAGAACAGATGATATCCCGTGATTACCCATCCCTGACCACATGACAGTGCAGCTGCAATGAAATCTTTTTGCCAATTTGCAAAACTTCCAAAATCTCGTTGCAATCTTATGTATGACATACTGTCAGCATAGATTTCGCTGCTTGGACTGAAACAGTTTGCAAAATAGAGTTCATGCAACCACATTCCATTCAGATTGTAAGTTTCATCAAGTTTTGCTGATCTGTAATCTGAATTGTTTGAATTTGCACTGTTCCTGTCAACGCTATCAACAACAATTGAAATCTTATTGAATGTTTCAACATAATTTTTGTACAAAGCTTCATGTGAAGATTTTGTCTTCTGTGATATCAGATCAGACACCTGATTGAATTTTTTTTCCTCAGCATGAAATGCCTCATCCAATTGTTTCAAATTGGGATCATTCTTTATGCTGCTCTTTATGATCTCATTCAGATCAATTTCTTGAAGAATGTTAACTTGTTTCTTTTCCATGTTTCAACCCAATTCGTAATTCTTTTCAAGATCATCCTTTGTGACATGAACATGTTCACCTTGTGGTGAAGCAATTGTTGCATCAGTGATACCAACCTCTTTCACAGTATACAATTCACCAGTTTCTTTATTTTTAATCTTCAATCCAGTTGACAGAATTGATTTCTTTTCACCATCTTTTGTTTTTGCATTGAACATCAAATCAACGCCTGAATTTTCAGCAAGTGAAGAAATTTTTCTATTCCACTCTTCTCGAATGAGATTGATCAGTTCACGTTCACTAAGTTTCTTCATAACAGTTAAGTATCAACTTCAATATTGAGCATTCAAATTCTGTTCAAATTCATGCATTGCATATGATTGCCAATCAATAACGTTAACACCATTCGATTTCAATATATCAATGCCAGCAGTATCACGATATTGTGATAAATAGTACACTGTACCAACCTTCTTCATCGCCAGAAGTTTTGCACAATTCTGACAAGGAGATAATGTAACAAACAGAATTGAATTTTTCAGGGGCTCCTGAGCCTTCATGATTGCATTCACTTCAGCATGTATACATCCACAAGCTCCAGGAATTGTTGTGTCACACTGATTTTTTGCACCAGAAATTCCACCATTGTATCCAACTGAAATTACACGTGTAAATTCATCATTGACAAAAACAGCACCAACTTGTCGTCTGATACACGTTGAACGATCTCTAAAAGAGCAGGCAGTTTGCATATAGATTGATTGAAAAGTTGGACGAGACCATACACCAAAGTCATTATTGTAATTCCTTTCAACTTGAACAAAATTTTCAGTTTTTCGCCAATTCATGAACTTAACTTTGAAACCTTTAGATCTGTAAAATTCTGTTGCCATTTTGTACAGATTGAATTGCTCATCATCCAAAGGTGCATTCATGAATTCATAACATTTTTCACCATTCCAATATTCAACAAACAGATTTGGATGATATTCATCATAACCTGGGTCTGCATTGTAACACATTCTCACAGATTTTACAGTCAAATATGATTTCAATTGTTCAATCCTCTTGTCATGATTGAATTCATGAAATTTCTTTTTTTCAAGTGTCAATTTACAATTTGCAGAACACACATTGTGTTGTGTATACAACTGTTTTTCACAATCTGTTTGCATAGGTTTCCCACAAACAACACAATTTTCTATATTCATAATTGTTCCCTCAACTTTATGAAACGATTAATGAACAACTGTTCTGCCTCATGAGGCAATAATGGAACAATCACCTCTTTCACAGGCTGTGATTTGATATTCCAGTCATCATACGCAGAATATTGCATCAGATCTCTCACTTCTGCTGCAAACACTCTGTGATCTGCACTGTTTATGTCATCCTGATCAAAATTTTCAATATGAAATCTGTGATAGATTTCATCCATTAACACTTTTTCAACATTCCTGTATTCAGAAAACATTGATGTCATTTTGTAAGGTGTTGGAATGTCAACTATGTATGCTTCTGACGCATCATGGAGCAGAGCAGCAAAACTGTTCACTGGATTTACATAATTTGAAACAAGAACACTGTGTTGTGCAACAGAATAGAATTGTTTTGTATGTCCTGAAAATCTGCACATATTTGATAATGCATGCGCAATGTCTTCAATATTGATGACACACTTTTTGGGTTCAAGTGGATTGAACAGATTTCCTGAGTATGTTATTATGTGCACATTAATCAACTTTCAGCATAAAATTTGGATGATGTTGATGACATCTGGGTTCATACAGATCAGAACCACCAACTTCAATTTCCTGATCTGATATGTTCTTTTTGTGAGTAAAGTGGGCATCTTCACCGCACACTGTGCAAACAGCTGTGCACTTTTCAATGTGTGTTGCCCACGGGAACATCTTTTCAATCTCTTTGAAAGGTTTACAACTTGATGACATGTCAAGTGATGACACAATGATATCAATTCCATTTCTGTACAGCCATATCAATGCATCAGCAACATCTGGTATCATGAATGCTTCATCAACAGCAATTACATTTGGTTCAATTGAAGGATTTGATAGGTGTTCAAAAATGTCTTCACCAGTTTTTATTACAGTTGCAGGCCATTTGAAACCATTGTGTGTAACAACATCAGACGTTGAATACCGATCATCAATTGATGGTTTGTACACGACAATTGATTTCTGTTGATATTTGCACTTTTCAAGTGCAGACATCAGATGGCTTGTTTTTGAACTAAACATTGGTCCAACAAACATTCTGAATGTATTATTTTTCATTCTTATCCTTTTTTGTTGAAACAATTGTAAAAGGTTTTCTCACAGTTGAAATGTGTTTTTCAGAGATTGAAAGAGCTTTAATGAGCAAAATGACTGGATCTTTCACAGTTTCATACAACGCACACATTGCACCCAATGCAACATCTGATCCTGAACCAATTGATGTATACATTGATGTATCACTTAAAACACCAAAATCCTCTTCGATTGTGAACAACCTTCCTTTATACCCAACAATGATTGCGCCATGATTTTCACCAGATGCTTCATATTCATGTTGAGCATATATTCTCTTCAATGCAGGAATGAAATCACACACAAAGTATTCATTTGGATCATCTCTGTTATCTTCTGGTGGATCAAAACAGTATTGAAGAATTTGACCCATCCTGAATGATTGGCAAAATCCAAACAACATTTTTCCCTTCTTGAAAACTTTTGGGACAGTTATTGTTGATATTGCATCATTGATACCATTTGCTGATGCATCCCCAGCCAACCAAACATATTTTCCATCAGCATAACCAACTATACATGTCATAAAGATTTCAAGCTCCTGTCAAACAACCCATTTTTCAGTTCTTGAATAATGTTTTCATTCACAGATAATTTCTGAGCTTTGTGCATAAGCAATATTTGTATCATGTCATGCCAATATTCATGTTTTTCACTCTTTAACCAAGAATTGAAGCTGACAATATCAGCTTCTGATTTATAACGTTGAATAATCTGTTCTTCTTGAATCAATTGTTGAATTACATTATTTGTGATATTTGGCATTGCGTTCATAGGAATTGAACTATATCCTGAATTTTTTGCAATTTTATCAAGCATTTCAAAATGCCTCTCATAAACATGGAGTGAATTGCTTATGTGCACATATGATCCCAATTCAACGCCAAGTTCATTTGCCAACATCTCTTGAAAGAATGTGAACGCAGGAACATCATATGATATTCCAAAAATGAGATCTGAACTTCTCATTGATACAATTTGGTGCAATTTACCATCCCTAATGAAAAATTGCAACGTCAATGTGCATGGCACATCTTTCACAGCAAGCATACTGTCTTTTGGTGATCTTATATGAATAACAGCTCTCCTACTGTCAGGATCTCTCTTCAATTCATCAATAACATATTGCCATTGTGTCCAATCATGTTCAGCACCACAAATTCTGTCATGTGGTTTGAATATTCTTGAACCATAAGCACTGTTTGCAGTTACGCCATCGTCACTGATATTTGACCAAAACTGAGAATAGTTTGAAATCCATTCAGTTGAATTGTTTCCACTGATGTACCAAAGAATTTCACCCATCATATATGATAATGAAAATTTTCGTTCTGGAATGAATAGCAGTCTATCTCTTGGATTTGTGATCACAAACTTGACGCCAAGATGTTCTTTGATCTTCATTCCTCGCGGTTGACAAACATATTCTGGATTGTTTACCAATTTTGCCAATCCAGCAAATGCATCTGTGAATGATTTGTATGTGTGCTCTGTCATATTTTCCTCAAACAGATTGTACAGAATGTCATCAAATTGTTCATATTTCAAATCGAAGACAACATTTTGATCTGTTCCCAATTTGTTGTGTACCAATCAATTGTCATATCAATTCCAGTTTTTACATCAACAATTGGCTCATACTTCAGATCATTTTTGATTTTTGATATGTTTGCAAGTGTATGTTTCACATCACCCATCCTTGTTGGCGCCATGATCATACCCTTGTTTGGCAATCTCTGATTGATGAGCCACAAAATTTCATTATTGCTTATTCTTGTCCCAGTTGCAACGTTGTATACATCACCATTGAATATGTTGGCAGATTTCCCAGCAAGAATGAGCGCATGAACAACATTGTCAACATGACACATATCTCTGCTCTGTGTACCATCTCCATCAAATCTCAATTTTTTTCCAAACTTTATTGCAGTCAACCATGCTGAAATTGCAGTTGAATATGGAGATCCACCCAACTGATTTTTGCCAAAAACATTGAAAAATCTCATTGATGCAATGTTGCATTTGTAATAGTTTGCATACATCACAGCATAATCTTCAATTATTGACTTTTGCAATGCATATGGTGAAACTGGGTGTTTTGTATCAGTTTCTGATTGTCCAAGAACTTTTCCATATTGATCAACTGTCGCTCCACCATAAACTGATGAACTTGATGCAAATATCAGTTTTGTTCTGTTACCAGCTTTTCTCAATGCTTCAAAAAGTTTCAATGTTTTTGTTACATTCACATCATTTGTTTCATATGGATACTCAACGCTGTATGAAACTCTTGGCATTGCTGCAAGGTGAAAAATTGTGTCATAAACACCATGCTCAACATTGTCAACAATGTTTTTGTCAGAGAAATCATTTGCATACAATGTTCCCATTCCTGTTGGCACAAATTCTTTATGACCATTTGAAAAATCATCAACGCCATCAACGTTGAGACCAATCTTTATACATTCATTTGCAAGATTGCTACCAATAAAACCAGCCACTCCAGTTATCAGAATATTTTTCATATTGCGTATATCTTTTCTAATGAACTTTCATCAATAAATTTGACACGTTTATCAAATGAATTTGTGCATTGTTGACTTCCGCTAAATGACCAGATATAGTAATCATCATCAAACTTTGTTATGATTACATTTTCATCCCTATGTATCAAATTATGCAATTCAAAATCACTATTCAATGGAATAAAATTTTCAGTATCCCATGCTTGTTGCTTTGATATGTTAACCTTTACCAACATTTCCATAACCATCTCTGTACCATCCAGAACCCTTCAGAATAAATCCTGATTGCTGATTGATTAATCTCTTCAATGAATTGTGTCCACATTTCTCACAGTGAATCAAGGGCTCTTCTGTTATCTTCTGTTCTGCCTCAAATTGAAGGCCACAATTTTTGCAAATATATTCATATGTCATCATTCACCTCTGGAAGCATTACGCCTTTGCAAAGTTTCACAAATTTTGATTTTTCATCATCTGAAAGGTTGTGATTGTGACTCATGATGTCATGAATTAGGCATTCAATTGCACTATTCCACCATTCATTTGTCAACTTTTCAACACAATCTTTACAAAATGATTCACCTGAAAGCAACTCTTTGTTGCATCTGCATGTGTGTGCCATAACACAATTTACGTATCACAATAGATCATATTTCTTCATGAACTGTTCTGTTGTATGTTCATATGAAGCATACTCTCTGACAAATTTTTGAAGTTTTGTCACATCAGGATTTGTATCAATCAGCCTTCCCAACACATCACCAATGTCTGAAAGATCTGGTTTTCCTCTCAATTCATCTGGCCAATTGACTGCATCAAAATAGACCTTATATTCATACAGATTTGGGTAAAGTGGTATTGCACCAAATTCAACAGCCTCAAGTGAGGCATATCCTCCATTTGTGTCAACAGTATAGAACGCACCAACAATATCACAATTTTGTGACAAAAACCTGTATTCATCCCTATTCAGAGCAGTATCAACCAATTTGACATATGCCGGACACAATTCAGCAATTTCATCATTACTGATCTTCTGATTTGGATTTCCTGCCAAAATTATGAAATCTTGTCGTGTCTTCCACAATTCTGGAACCAGTTCAAACAGAAACTTGCCACAATTTGTGTAATCGCTTGATCTTCCCAACCCGCCAACTCTGTTTGGCACCCAAACAATCTTTTTTCCAGATTTTCGCAATTGTTCAAATTGTTTCAAAAAGCGCACATTGTTGACATCAACCGGTTTTCTGATCTCCTCTGTTGAATAACCATCCTTCCAAACATCAGATTTTTTCATGATGTTCTCAACAATATGTTGTTGATAATCTTTGCCAAGATCATCAAAAAAGATCTGTTCCATTGTTTTGCAATGCCACAAACACACATCAGCTTTCAAATTTCCAACAACTTGACTATGCCAATATTCAACCTCTTTTGGAACGATTCTTGCTGTTGGGCTGTCAAGAAAGTGTGTTTGCACGATGAACATTGGTTGATAATGGTATTCAAGTTGAAACAACGTTTTAAGATTTCCTACAAACATTGGATCATTTACATACACATGTGTGTATCTCTCACCAACATTGTCCCAATGCACAAAATCGAGAGCTTTTTTGTAACTTTCATATGGAAAATCATACCTTGTCCTGAGTGCAGAGGGTGCAATTGGAACACTCAACAGTTTAACACGTTTGAACAACTGCTGACCCAACAGTTTCCACAAAAGTTCAGCAGGTTTTTCACCCTCTGCACAATCTTTCACATCTGGAACAAGAATGTCAACATACAGTTCAGGATTCAACTTCAACATATTGAGCAATTTTGTTGCCATCATTTGCCAATTGCTGTCTGCTGTGAAAACAAATTTGCCCTGTTCATTGTACAGTGAAAGTTGAAGTTGCCAAAGAATCATTTTTTTCATAATTGTCAATTCTCCGATTCAGTCCAAAATATAACTTTGTGTTTCAGAGAGTGCCCACAATGGAAATACTTCCAACATCTTTTCTCTTATCTCCTGGAGCTCTCTCTCAATATTTTCGTCATCAACAAACAATTCCAACCATTTGCATCCAGAAATCATTCTGAAGTCATCGTAATGTCTCTGAATACTGTTGAGACTGTTTTCGTCTATTGATTGATCAAGATCATCACGTATTCCACTGAATGACTTTCTTTTGCAATGAATGATCAATGTATCAAGTTTAGAATATCCCTCATCAAGTGCCATGATTGCATCGATGTCTGTTTCCCTATTGAAATGTTTTGAATATGCATATTCACAAGGAAATTCACGATCAAATATGACACTGCTGCCTGTCTGTCTAATGAAATCAAGCAAATATTGTGATGAAACCCTTATGTTTGTCAAGAATCTATCCTGACCATGCAGGAAGCTTCCATGTTCACTTGATGCCTTGAAAACAGGAATATTGAGAACTCTTGAAAGTTGATGGGCAATGTTTGTTTTACCACACATATCAGCGCCAACAAAAATTATGATCATTGTGTCACCATACTACAATTTTACGTCCTGATTTTACAATCCTATTTGCAACATTTTTTGCGATTGAGATCACATGGTCAAATCTTCCAGTTTTGTCAACTGATTCATTTTCAACATTTGTTTCAAACGTGATTGGAATTGGAACTGGATTTCCTTGCAGTCTGATACACTGATTTAACACATCAATCTGTGTGCATAAACGTTTCATGAGTTCTGTCTTTGCGCTGTTCAGAACATCAATGATACAATTTTCTGGATCACTGTTTGACATTCTGAATTCAATACACTTGTGTTCAACATCTGTCAACTCTGCTATCCAAACGGTATCCTTGTAAAACTGCAAGCAGATCTCAATCTTGGCGTCACTGTACATGTACATTCCATCACCCAAATGCGTGAAAACCAAACCTGCAAATTCTGTTGTTTCTTGTGTGTTGTTCACTTATTCACCCAATGTTTTCAATTTCCAACTTGTTGTTGATGCACCAAAATCATTCTTTTCAACCTCTGCTATGCACAATGTCAAATTCTTGATCACGTTCTTATCACTCTTCCAACCCCAAATGTTCATGCGTTCAATTTTTGATTTTGAACCCATGACTTCAGCACTCAGGAATTCTTTTCCAGTCTTTGTCCTTTTCAGATTTGAACCATTGACAACAAACCAAACGACCTCCTTCTCACCCTGCTCAAGTTCATCAACAGATTTGATGCCTTTTGTTTCAAGTGTACCCCAGATTTCATCATCAATGATCATTCTTACATCAACTGTCCCAAGAATTTCTGCTTGAAAATCTGCCAATTCACGTTTTGTCCATTCACCCGGCAACTCTTCTGCATCATACTTTTGTGCATACTCATCAATGAGTCGCAAAAAATTGTTGTAACCCTGATACTGATCACGTTTTGAAACCTTTTTGATTTCATCCTTGTGCACAATCATAACATCATGCATATGTTTGTATGATCTGAACAGCTTTCCTGAGCCAACAACATCCAATGAACCGAATGCTCCCAACTTAATGAGTGCATCAAGTGCTTTTGAGTTGAATTTTGATGGTCGCCAACTTCCATCAGCATTCCAAAACATATCTTTGAAATCAGTGATTGGACGCATTGACAACAATTCTTCAACTGCACTCTCACCAACTCCCTTACATGATAGGAGTGATGGCATGAATTTTTTTCCTTCAATGCATGTCCAACCTTTTCCTGCATATTGCACATCAATTGGAACAATCTTGTAACCAAGTTTTCTGATTTCACCAATTGCTGTTGCTTTATCATCAGGATTGTTTGACATGCTCTCAAGATAGGTTGTCAACCATTCCTTTTCATAGTGTGTCAGTAGCCATGCACACATATATGAATCAATTGCATAAGCGATTGCATGGCTTTTGTTGAACCCGTATGAAGAATAGAACAATATATTCTGATATGCTTGTCGTGCTGTCTCTTCTTTGATACCCTGACTGACAGCACCATCAACAAATTGATCTTCCATTTTCTTTGCTTCTGCTATGGCAGCCTCACCCTTTGAAAGATCACGTTTCATAATTGCTCTACGAACGTTATCACATTGGTCTTTGGGGAAAAGCCCAATGATTTCGGCCAATTCCATGACTGACTCTTGGAAAATTAAACAATTATGTGCGAGAATTCCATTTGCAATGAAATTATGATTCCCAGTTTGAATATCATATGTCACATCTTTATTGATGTGTTTTATAGATTTCACTTTAGTGTAAATCATATTGGTAAAACTCTTAATTCATTTGGATATATGTCCATTTTTGATGCCCATACTCTTTGTAAATCGTAACCTTCTTTTATGGCTCGTTTTGTATGTGATATATCAATATTGAATTGTTGTTTCATTTTATCTGTTAATTCAAAACATTCTTTGTTTCCATGCCAATAATCACCATCAAATTCAATGATTAGATTTAGACTTTTGACATAAAAGTCATATTCATGACCACTTTCTTGTAGTTTGAACTTGTGTACAACGTTATCTTGACCATAAAAATCACACAATATTTTATAGAATTGCAATTCTTGATTTGATGTTGTTTGAGGTGCAGAACGATATTTTACACCTTCTTTAACTGATAAACAATGCTGCCTATATTTTTCTTCGTCATGTAATTGATAATGTGCAAGAAAATTTCGATTTCTTTTGAAAACTTTACCACAAATTTCACACGTAACATTTCGTTGTTCTTGATCAGCACTACAATATGATTTATGAGACCTTAAAGAAAGATTTGTTTCAAATTTTTTGTGACATTTTTCACATTCAAAATCACCAAATTTCACAATATTTTCACGTTTTTTACCTAAATTTTGATTTGCTTTCCATTCAGGCGTTATTGTTCTTCCTTTGTACAAAATTGATCTTAATTCATAAGCACATTTTTTCGAACAACATTTACGTGATTTTCTACTATTTGAAACAATAAATGTCTTATTGCACATTTGACATATTATTTCAGTTCGCGCTTCTTTCCATTCAATTGTTTCTTTTTTGCTTTTAAGATAAAGAGACTTACAATATTTTGAACAAGTTTTTACACGTTCACATCTTGTTTCACAACCGCAAATAACACATACACCCTTTTTTAATGTTCTAGAATGCGCATCTTTACAAGCTCTTGAACAATATTTTGAATCAATTTTTTTTGAAAGATATTCTATATTACAATGTACACATCGTTTACTAAATTTCATAACTCACAATCTCATCATCTTCCATTAAATCACCAGCACATACCCAACCTCTCTTTGTCATAATTTTATGTTCTGGTGTGCATTTTAATGTCCCTGTTTCAGTTTCTATCATAATGAGATCTTGAGTTCCATTACAAACTTTTGCCTTAACAATGTCTTGCTCATAGTGTTGAGTTTTTTCATTGAATGATATGATCTCATCACCAATTTCTATATCACTTAAACTTTTTTGTTGCAAATTTGCCAATAGAATTAGTGTATCACCTGTGAGACAATTATATGTTTCTCCCAACACTTTTTCAAAGAGTGGATGCCCCCATTCAAACTTTTCACCCTTCTTTGCCTTGAGATAGATCTTGTCAACATTTGCAGCCAAGGGTCCAGGTCTATAGATTGCTGTCAACACAGCAATGTCAACAATTGACTTTGGCTCTGCTTGTCTGAACAGTCTCTGCGCACCCTTTGATGTCAACTGAAATATCCCAGGGAATGCTTCACCTTTGTAGACATCAAATGTTTTCTGATCATCATAATTGTTTGCATCAGGATGAAGATTCTGTTCATACCACTTCTTGATATCAAGAAATTCTGGTTGTTCTGTTGTAATATTTCTTATTTTCATCCAATATCACCCTTTTGAAATCATCATAGTTGAGTGTTTCCAAATCTGGAAATCTTGTCATCTTTTCTGGTTTGGTATAAAAATTGGGTGCCCATATGTCATCACCCAATCTGTCACTGACATACACAAACACAAGCCAACCACCATCACAATAAACTCTTAAACCAATCCATTTTTTGTCAACATAGTCTGTTGTTCGAATAACAGAATTCCACATTTCCATCAACTGTTCACTATTGAATTTATTTGAATTTCCAATCATTGAAAACTTTCATCAATTGTTCAACGTTTTTGCACTCACTCATTTCAACAAAAAATTGATGATTATATTTGAATAACCAATGATTTAGAATGTGAATTCTTGAATATGACATCAGAATTCTACTGTCGTCATACATTTTCGGAATTTCCGGAAAAAATACAACTTTATGATCTCCCCAAACAAAACTGCCATAACCAGCTCTGTGCACCTTCAATTTGAGATTCACAATAAGCCAAATCTTTCCCTGAATTCATCAGTGTTCAGACTGCACAATCTTGTCATAGTTTCCCAATCCCACAATGTCATGACATCAGTGCTCAGATCGTTAACCAAAAAGCCATCATGATCAGAAATTGTTCTGTTAACAATTCGTGGATTCCACAGCAGAACACAATTTCCTGAATACATAAATGCCCAAAGTCCAGTTTTGTACACTTTGAGTGTGTCAATTTTGGATGACAACAAAATTTCAACTGTGTTCATTCAATAAACCAATAATGATTTTCATAATTCTTGGGCGCTTTTTTGATATCATCTTGACTGTGTGCTCTTCACACTGTGTGAGATCATTTCCTGATATGGATCCAATGTTGTCTCTGTATATTCTCAACGTTAACATAATTCATTCCTGTTCACAATCATCTGGAAGTTTTACCAACATCATTCTCACAAGTTCAATCTTTTCATCCACAACCTTCAACACTGCAATTGCAGATCGCAATCTCTTCTCTAAATCATCTGTTGACAATTTCAGCTCACCATTCTGTGCAGATATCTCTGACAACTGTTCAATTGTGTACCTGATCAAACCTGATATATCTGTTGGTCTCAATGAGTTCATGCTCTGATTATAAAACCCAACTGTGACAGTATTCACATATACTTACAATTAAGTTTTAGTATGCAATATTTCAAAAGTGACAAAGAGATTGGTAAACTTTTCAAAGAATATATGACTGATTTTTTGTATTTGACTGAAATTTTGAACGAAGAATACGCTGATAAATTCAGGGAATTTGATAATGAAATCAAAACAATAATAATCATTTACAACAACGTCAGTAGTGGTAAAGGATTGTCAACAATTGACAGATCTAAAAAGAGATACAATTTTTACAAACAATTGCTAAATTTGTCTGATGAACAGGCAGAAGCATACAAAGAGTTCAATCTTAGTGGTCGACTCGATCAAAAACAGATCACTGTGCTCAAACCTGTGTTCACAAAATTGTTTGATATGCTATCTGGAAAAGATCCAAAAGGTTTGGCTCATGAATTGTATAACACTGTGTTTCATGATGAATTCATAAAGGCTGAAAAACAGAAACAAAAATTCTTGAAAAAGAGCAGCAAGAACAGTGGGGGTCGTCTTGATCTGATTGCTTTTGGCAGTGAAAGAAATCTGCCAGAATTGGATAACAAATTTGAGCAACGGCTGCACACTGCAATCAGCAGTCATCTTGATCATGCTGGTATGCAAATTCAGTATGTCACTGCAATCAGGAACATCCTGAAACAGGGACTGTATGATGATGTGTTCACACGACCAAATGTTCAAAAAGTTTACAGGGGAATGGGCGTCAAATATGAATGGTTGAAGGCTGCTATTGGTGCCAAGAAGGGTGAGGTTGCAATCAAGGATGGACACATTGAAAAACGTTTCACATGGCACCCAAAAAAGAATGCAGGAAGTTGGACTAAGAGTCTGAGAACAGCAAAACGTTTTGCCAATGAAAACAGTAATATGAAAAGTGGAACGGTTCCCATTGTAATGGTTGCCTACACTGATGAGAACAGTGATGATGTTTTCCTTGATGCAAGATTGTGGTACAAAAACATCAGTGATGAATATTCAAATGAGCGTGAAGTGATATCACTCAGTGATATCAAGGTTGGTGAAATCATGTGGTTTGATGCAGACCCAGAGAACTCTGGGATTTATCCATGGGAACAGGATAAAAAGCAAAAAATTGTTGATAAACTTGCCAATATTCCAAAACAATCATTCAGCAAAGTGTTGAAAAAACATGCAGGGAAGAAATGATCATTCATGGAAGATTGTGAACAATATTCAGTATTGAACTGAATTGATACTGATCAAACCTGTAAAAGAGCACACAAACATTGTATGGTTCACAACTCAATCTTGAAATGAATTTCAATCCATTCTGTTCAACTGACGCATTCATATCATAATATGACATCTGCTTTGTTACTGACCTGTTGTGAGATATGTAACCCTTCTTTTCAAGTTCATTCTCAACAATTTTTTGTATTGTTAACATCGCGCTTCAACCTATTCAACACTGTTCTGTAATCATTGATGATGAATTGTGTATGTTTCATTCCTGTCAACGTACGTGTATCATATACGTCCATATGCCAAACATGATCAACAACATCTTCATAGATTTCTTTCAATAAAAAATCATGATGGCCATTCTCAAAACGTTGATTGTATTGAAACTTTAACGTACCTTTACGATACACAATCATTTTTATTGTTATCATCATGGCGTCAAGATTTCATCATCATCCTTCAATTCATTAGCAAACACTTCACCTCTTTGTGTCATAACCAATTGATCTGGTAGCAATCTCATCACTGTACCATCCTCAAGTTCAATCTGTTTGATGCCTCCTTTACCCTTTATGACCTTTTCAACTGTATTTTCAATTAGTCTCATTGTTTCAAGACCTAACAGGTCATATTTAATGATTCCATTTGGTTCAAGCGTTTTTCCACCAACACCTTCGACCCAAGGCGTTTGAGGTTCACCACCATTTGTAATGAGAGGCATTTCTCCCATTGCATCATCCATAATGACAACACCTCCAGCATGCCGACCCAATGATCTCTGCTCTTTAAAGAGAATTTCCATACTCTCTGCAACCTCAGGATGCCTCTCAATAAAACTTCTGAAACTTTCTGAATACTTCATTGCATCCTCAAATTTGAGAACAAAAAGGTTTTTATCATCACCATGTTTCATGGTTGCCTTTCTGACCTCCTTTTCAACAGTTTTTGTTGCCTCATTTGCTTCTTCAAATGGAATTCCATAAAACTTTGAAATATCTTTCAGGAGCGTTTTCACTTTGAACGTGTTGATATTTGAAATTGGAATAACATTGTTCATTCCAAACTTTTCTCTCAATACTTCAAGAACTTTATCACGATCACTGATGTCGCAATCTATGTCTGGTGCACCTGAATTATGTGTCAAATACCAATCAGAATTTCCTTGTTTACAAAAAAATGTATGATCGACGTCAACAGTAATATCATACAAAATTTGTTCTTCATCATATTCACACAATTCAACGCTTGTAATTATGTTGTTTGACAAGATATTTTGTTGCTCCATAATTTCTATTTTCAATATTTGGTATAACACTATACAAATTCTTTTCTTTAAGAAAAGAATAAAAATCATTCATATAAATAACTTTAATGTTAACATGTTGTTCATCAATTACACGTTGTCTAACATCAGAATTTGAGTTGATCAATAATGAAAAATTATTTGACTCAGATTTTCTTACGCCTTTCAATTCAATATAACAATTCAACTCATTATTCCAAAAATCAGGCGTATAATGTCTTATTTGATTATCAACCAATATCTCAAATGTTTTTGGTTCATATTCATAAGCAATATTTGAATATTGCAAATATCTTGCATAATCAGCTTCAAACGCAGATTTGAAATAATGATTACCCTTTATATCAATTCTGTATCCACTTCTTCCATTGACATGAATATGAATTTTTCCATTTGATTGTGCTATCATTTGACAATTTCTAGAACAAAAACGCTTTCGTTCATAAGCTGACTTTTTGATTTGAAATGTCTTATTACAAATTTCACATTGTTTTTCCAATGATGTTCTCTTAGAAAGAGATGAACATTGCGGAGAACAATATTTTCTATTACAAGAAATGTTTACATCAAAATTTTTCCCGCAATGTTCACATTTTAAGCTTTTTTTATCACTTGACAATCGTTGTGATTGATTGATATTTTTACATTCTTTTGAACAAACCTTTCTAGCTGATTGTGATTTGTAAACTCGCACCTCTTTTCCACAAATGATACATTGTTTAACAATCTTTTCACCATTTTCAGGACGCCTATTCCATGCATTTTTACATTTTGAACCACAAAAACGTCGTTTTTGAATTGAGTAATTTTTGTTTGTATCATCAATGATAAAATCACAATTACAATTTACACATTTTCTAATCATTAGCTATTATCTGATCATCTTTACATAAGTGTTCAGCCTCAACTAATTCAAATTTTCCATTACGAATAATTGGCCAACGATGTTTTCTAGAACAAACAATAGTTTGTCCATTCACAATGAACTTAACATACTGCAATGTTTTTGTTTCAAATTTGTCAAGAATTTTTCTTGTTTCTCCACTTCCACCAATAATTTCATCCCCAATATTAAGTTCTGAAATTGATTTATTGCCAATTGGTGTTCGAACTAATGTTTCACCTGGTAAACATCTATGAGGATTCAGGAACCTCTCGAATGAAAGATTATACTTTAAAGGGTCAATGTCTGTGATTTCCAATAGATAAACAACCAATGAACCGCCAGATGAACCTCTTGCGACCCCAAGAAGACATACATCCCTTGCCAATCTGAGTGCTCCTGCCAATGTGACAAAGTATGAAGCGTTGTCAAGCTTCTTGATGATGCTCAACTCATACTTCATCCTCTCAACATATTCAGGCTTTTTATCCAAACCTTTTTTGATCATTCCATCCTTTACAAGTTTGCACAAATATTTGAATTCCGTTGTATCACTGGGTACAACCGATTTTGGATATTTGTATCCCTGATCAAATTTGATATCTTCAATTACATTGTGAGCAATATCATGTGTCCTCTCAATTGCATCACACACCAACTGTTCAACACCATCTTCTCTGTAAAACTTGTGCTGATCTTGGCGTTGTTTGAAACCTTCCCACATCTGCTCTGCATTCTTTGGATACAGGAGTGCTTTCACATCCTCAACAGACTTTGGCAAGCTTTCAGGTCCCAATTCACTATAATTCATGAACCCAAGTTTTTTGTACATCTCTCTATGACGCCACAGATCAGGTCTTGGATAATGACTGTCACACGTTGCAATCAACTGTTCAGTCATTCCATTCCTTTTTGCAAATTCAATGATTGCTCTGTTGACAACATCCTGAGCAGGAATTTTGTGAAATTGCAATTCAAGAAGAAAATTTTTCACACCAACTGCACTGATGAGTGGATCAGCTATGTTCCCAATCTCATTCAGAACTCTGCGCATGATGTTTTCGTCATCAAGAATTTCAGGATTGAGATCATCAAAATTGACAGTTCTCAATGTTTGCAACACAGCATATGATATTGGACCCCCAAGACATGCAGATGACAGAATGATGTCATCCTTTGCCTCCTTCAGGATCATCCCCAAATCAATTCTGGGAAATCTGTAGAACCCTTCTATATAACCCCTGGAAACAATGTGAAATATTTTCTTGAGGGCACCTGATGTCTTTGGGAGCACAACAAGATGATGGCGACGATTGAGAGGATTGAAGGCCTTTATATTTCGCGTTTCATCCTCATTCTCAATTGTCAATGCATTTGACATTTCAATATCAACAATGTCGTCGTCATCATCTGTCTTCACACTGATGTTCTTGAGACCTTCTTCACGTTTTTTCAGTTTCTTCTGAAGCTTTTTATCCTCTTTTGCTTCCTCATACAGAGCCCTGTCTTGAGCCCACTGTTCAAGACTTGGGTGATAGTATGCCTCAACTCCTGGAATGTATTTGAACTGTGTTCCTGCTTTTTTCCACTTCTGATTGAAGAGATATGCTTGTGCAAAACTGTTCATATGACCATGTTCAGTGATTGCCATCCCATCAAGTCCATTGCTCAATGCAAATTTGAAATGATCTTCTGCAGGACCCATACCATCATAGGTTGAAGCTCCTGTGTGACTATGAAGTCCAAAAAACTTCTTTGGCACCAGAGTGCTGTTCCTTTCATCAATATGATTTGTCACAATGTTTCTTTCTAAATTTGACTATGCAAATAGCTCAAAATATCGTTAATGTTTATCTTTGTCAAGATTGCATTGGGTATATGACCCCACAATACTATTGAATTCTTGTTCAATACACCCCTAATTCCTGGGAATTTTATGTATTGTTCAATACTGCGTTCACCTGGTATCATCCAAACACAAATTGGTGGTGTACGTGAACCATGATAGTGTATTTTTACATGTCCTTTCGCACTACCACATTTATTGACAGTTATCGACTTTTCCACCGTGAAAGTGTTCATTAACAGTTTTCTCCAACAAATGCTCATCAAAATTTGTGATGGTGTTCAACAGAATTGGCTTGTATTCGGTCATCTCAACTGACACACATGTGTGTGCACAAGTCAATTTGACACTTTGATCATACCCATTATTGTGTATATGTCCATGAACAATGTGCACATTGTTTGCAAACTTTTCACTCATTCTCTGAGGATAGTGTCTCAACAGAAGATTTCCACACACCAACCGTTTTGTGTATACAATTCCACAATATTCAAGAAAATGTTTTTTGTCATGATTACCCAACAACACAATCAGTTTTCCATTCAGGGTGTTGATGAACTGTTTCATTTCATCAAATTTGCTGTTTGGAACAAGAGCAAGATCACCCAAGTGAATAACTGTATCATCCTCACCAATTGCACTGTTCCAATTCATTCTCATAACACTATTCATTTGGAATGAATTCACAAATGGTCTATTGCAATATTTGATGATGTTTGCATGAGAAAAATGTGTATCAGAAATTACCCAAATATTTTTCATACATCAATCAATCCAATCTCATATGTTCCACGTTGCACAAATTTCGCATCACACTTTTTATAGAACTGTTTTGCATTTTCATTCCATGGATCAACAACAATCTGTTTGTAACCCAAACATTTTGCAACAGTCTTCACTTCATCAACAACTGATTTACCAATACCCCTAAATCTGTCACTTCCAGGAACAAAAACAGAGAGATCACATGGGCGCATCATATCATTTTGTGTTCCAAACCAAACACCAACACCCAAAATCTTTTCATTTTCACCAATGACTGTAATGTATGATGTTACATTTTGCAAAAAAGTCCTATCAAGATGCGAATAATAGATTTCTTCTCTCACAACATCCCTAATCCAACTTTTTCCACTGAGCGTGAATTGTTCAACAATCAGCTTCTTCAATTCATCATCAATGAATTCAATTTCCTGAGTTAGTGTATGCAATCAGACCGTCCTCATGTATTCAATCATTTTTTTGAGACCTTCATCAAGATCTTCAATTGGCCACCAATTCAACAATTTTCTTGCGTTGTTCAGATCTGGTCTTCGTTGTGTTGGATCATCAACTGGCAATTGTTTGAACAATAATGTTGATTTTGAACCTGTCAATTTCAGCACTCTGTTTGCCAATTCGATCATGGTGAATTCTTTATCATTTCCTATGTTTATTGGGACACCAGGATTGTGCTTCAAACTGCCCATTATTGTGATTGCATCAATGAGATCATCAACATAACAAAAACTTCTTGTCTGCTTTCCATCGCCATAAATTGTGATTGGCTCACCACGCAATGCTTGTTTGACAAAATTTGTGATAACTCTTCCATCATTTGGATCCATATGCGGACCATAAGTGTTGAATATTCTCACAACTCTTGCATCAACACCAATTGGTTGATTTTTATAAACCCAACACAACGCTTCTGCATAACGTTTTCCTTCATCATACATTGATCGTTGACCATAACTATTCACATTTCCCCAATATTTTTCATTCTGAGGATTGCAGTTTGGATCACCATAAACTTCTGATGTTGAAGCTTGCACAAACACTGCATTGTGTTCTTTTGCCAAATCCAACATATTCTTGACACCAATGCTACAACATTGCATTGTTTCAACAGCAAGTTCCTGATATTTTGGTGGAGATGCTGGGCATGCAAAATTGTAAATCAGATCAATTTTTCCATATTGATCTGAAAATTGTTGTGTATATTCATGAATGAGTTCTGCTTGTGTAATATCACAATATTTTACAAGATCTCCAAGAATATATGAATGTTCTGATTTTGGTGATGATGTTGAATAGTTGTCCAATCCCAACACATTATCACCCAACTCAATATGTTTGAGCATCAAATGTGATCCAAGAAATCCTGCTGCACCTGTTACAACAATATTTGACATATTGTTAACTGTACAATACAATTGATCAGAAGTTCATCAATTCATTGTCTTGCGATTGCTGTATGCATTGGCAATCAGTTCTGCAACTGAACGTTGCAATTCATGTCTGCTCATTCCCATGTCAATCATCCAAGTTCTGATCTCAGTATGATGTTCAAACATAAAACCTTCTGCAAGATCATATGCATATGATCCAGGATCACCACCATTTTCATCAACAAGATCTTCCAAACTGTCTGCTGCATTTTGTGCATACTCGCTGGCAGCTTTTTGAAATTCTGAAAAGCTATCAAAATCTTCTTCATCTTCATCAAAAAATGGCTCATGATCAACCTCTGTGTCATGATCATCAAATGTATGCTTGATATAATAATTGCTATCAAGTCTGTTGACTACATCTGCCCATGTATCTCCTGGTTCACCCAACACTTCACCAGTCTCATCATTGACGTAATCACGATCAATCAATTCTTCCTGATCATGTGATTTTGCATCCTCAATGAATTTAGCAAGTTCATCATGTTGAATGTAAACTGCAGGTGCTATTTCACCAGCATATGATTTTTTAGGTTTCTTTTTTTGTGCTTTGCTAAATGGCATTATTTTTCCTCACATCTCTGCTTAAGCAGATATATGTGTGTTTCATGCATATCAAGAATTCCGGTCAACAGGTTTTCAAGTCCCTTTGTTAATGTTCCCTGTTCACGCATCAATTCTGTGCAAACCGTGAGCAGGTTGATGAAATTCTGTTCTGCAATGAGTGATCTTTTTGGGAAATCATTCTGGCCTGGAATTGCTGTACCAAAATCTTGTGCAAATTTTTGCATTTGTTGCAGTTGTAAACACAATTCGACTGCATTGCTGTCAGTCAATCCAATTGACCTCTCGGCAACACTATCAATTTCATCACCAATCTCTTCATAAAGTCTCTGGAATAGGAGATGGTCGCCATAGTACATTTGACCCCTTGATGACCAATGATGTGTTTGATGCAACATGTAGAGATATCTCAAATTTGCCAATATAACTGACAAATGAGAAAATGTGACATTTGTCCACTGAGACAACATATTGTCGATTGATATTTCAAAACTTGGTTCAAGTTGTAACATTATAGTATCCTCACAGTGAATTGGATCTGATCGTCATTGCCAACTGTCCAATTCATTTTGAGAGGTTCAGCACTCTCAATCAGCTGTCGTCTATTCCAGATGGAAACATACCTATCAAGATTTTGTTCATCAACATATCTCAAAGTGTTGGTTGGAAGTGTACATTTTGATGGCAAAATACCTTCACCAATCTGTTTTCCTTTTGCTTTGTACAATTTGTTGAATTGATTTGCAAATTTGCTGTTTGCATCAATTGTCAACAACTCTTTTGCCGGATCAACATCACAATTTTCAACAACAATGTTAATCTGTTTGAATATTAACTGTTCTTCAAGAGATTGCTCTTCCTTCTCATCAATTATTGAAAAGATTTCATCAAGCAATTTTTCTGCATCAATTTCAACGCCAGTTGTCACCTTCATGTGTGCACAATAGTTTTTGACAACCTTTTCTTCCCATCCCTGCTCTATTTCTCTATCAAATTCATAAACCATTTTCAGTGCAAGTGTATGATAGAATTCATCACCCAAATCTGCATCAACTGATTGTTTGACAATGTCGCCAAGTTTTCCAGAATAGAGCTCAAGAGGTTTGTATGCATCGCTCTCTGCGATCAGCTCTCTGTCCTTGATAATGTGTTCAACCTGATCATTATTCCACAAAGTTTGAAGATTTTTTGCTTCTTTGAGTGGCAAACGTTTTGCCAAAACAATTCTCACTTCATGTGTTCTATCATTGACAAATTTTTTCAACAAACTTTCTGGCAAAAGTCTGCTTGCAAATTTTTTGCAATTTGCACTCTTCGATTCCATCAATTTCAATAACAATGAAGTTTTGAATCGCTGTTTTGGAAGTTTTCCTGTCTTCTCAAGAACATCAAGTCGTTCATTTGCTTCGACAATCACACGTTCAAGACCACCTTTTGTCCAAACATTGCCTGCAAAATATTGATCAATTTCATTCAAAATTGATTGTGTAAATTTGTTCTCAGCAAGTGTATGCTTAACAACAGTTTCCAATTGGCCAATTTTCAATCTGCTCATATTGCTACATGAGTAAATATACCTGTTGATGTCTATTGAAAGATGTCAGCAAATTTTGCTGTAAAAAGGTGTTCACTATGCTGTTGTCAATGGTGCCTTATCCAAAAATGTTTTGAATGCATAATCATACCTCTGCAGATCAGAAGGCCAAATTGCACTCAATTCAAGCAATTTTTCAAGATCACAATTAATTTCTGAACTGTTTTGAGCAACAAGATGGTTGAGAACATCAATAACTTTGCTCAAATTGTATCCCGTTGTCTTTTCTCTGACCTTGTTTGCATAGTCAATAATTTGTATTTTCAAATCAGAAAAATTTTCATCATGAAAATTTTTGAAGTGGTGCCTAGATCGCCATTTGACCAATCTGTTTATTGTGTATAGACCAAATTTTTGAACATGAAGTGTTCTTGTCTTTTCAAGTTCATCAATCATACTGTGTTTTGTCAACTGAAAAGACATATTGTCATCATGATCAATTGTAGGTTTGATTGCATACATACAATTTGTGATGTCAAAATTTTTCAAAACGTTTTCAACATCGCCAGTTATCTTGTGAATGATTTGAATCTTCAAAACATCATAAGAGTTACCAACATGACGATCCAATATTGCTCTTTGTAAACCATTGAGATCACTTCTTTTTGCACCTTTCAACAGTTCATGATATCTTGCGATTGCATTTTTACCATCACTACAATCAATGTGCAATTCTGTTGCAACACCAGAAGGTGTTGTTTCAACAACAAAAATTCTGTCTCCAAACAATTTTTCAATTTCGCGCAACATCATATAAGATCTGTGTTCATCAGTAAAAAATAGATCTAGATCACCCCCAGAATGAAACAAATAGTTGTGAATATTGACATTATCATCATTATTGATGACATCCAACGCAAATATTCTTGCGCCTCCACCTGAAAGAAAACCATCATGTTTTGCCAGGGTTCTCAATATCACATCAACATTATGTCTTTTTATACGTTTACAATCTTTTTCATCATGTACAGTGTTGATAAACATATTCATACATCAGACAATAATATCAAATTTGGAACTTTTCACAAAAAAAATCACCCTCATTTGAGGGTGATTTCATAATCAACATTCAATCAAATTGACTATTCAATGTCAATCTTTGTGGGCTTCATATATTCATGAGGCATGAATGTAATTGTCAATTCACCATCTTCATACTTTGTTTTTGCAGATTTTGGATCAAAAGATCCTTCATTGATCTTGAATGTATGATCAAAAACAATTGCATCAGATTTCTTTGCCTTGACTGAGAGTTCACCACCAGTGACTGTTATGTCAATATCCTGTTTCTTCACACCAGGTAACGCAATTATGATTGCATCTTCTGTAATCTGATATTGCGCAGAATTCACTTTTTTCATACTGTTCAATCTTTCAAGGAAAATTTTGAAAGCTTCATCATTTTGTCGTTGATATGGTAAAACCTTTGGAATTATTGTAGGCCACGTTGTTGGTGGGTTGTCAAAACCATAATTGAAAACATTGTCAATAATTGAATCAATATTGTATTTGGATAGCATTTCTATTTCCTTTCCTTTTGGGATGTCGATAAGATAATCACTGTTCTAAATCTGTACAGGCCATAATTGCACTTTTTTTGCACAATTATTCACGCTCAATATCCATTATTAATGCGTTCAACATTGATTGAACCCTTTTGCATATATTTTTCATACAGTTCATCCATTGAAACTCCTGTAAGAATTGCAATCTCTATGAAATAGTGCAACGCATCACTCAATTCTTCAATGTATGCATCACGATCAAAATTTTTCACATCAGTTGCTCTGTGATCTTTTGAATTCTTCAAGTGCTGATTTGCTTCAAAAAGTTCATGCATACATTCATGAGTAATGTCTTTGACAATTTTTTGTCCACTTTTTGCAGTTATGTCAACAGGAAATTCTGTGAATGAACGTTTTTCCTGAAGAAGCCTCATAAAAGCTTCCTGTTGACACCACATCATTTTCAATTTATCACTGTTGGTTTCCATTTTTGATTGCTTCTGCATTTTCCAAGAGCTTCTCATGCATTCTCTTAACCTGTTCTTTATATGTTGCTGACAATATCATTTGATCATTATCACCTTTTGACAATCTGATCTGTCTCAACAGATCAGCACAATCAGTTCCAGTCAGGAGTGCCTCCTGAACAATTTGAACAATCCTAAACCAAACTTCATCTGCACATGTATATTCTTCAGACATCTTTTTCTTCTCCATCATTATCAATCAAATTCTGAATTGACTGTTCAATATTGAGCCCATCAATTCCATCGCCTATTGTAATCCAATTTTTTCTTGTTCTTCTTGCAAAAAGTTCCAATTTATTATCATCTGGAAACATCAAATCTAAACGATCATGAAGTATGTTTGGTTTCACACTGTGTGCAACATTCAGATCAAAGCAGACAGATCTTTGTGATCTATTTTTCAACTTTTTTGTTGCAGACTTTCCTGCTGTTCCAATGAGAGCAATCTCATGTGATTGTCTAAACAATCTTCCCATTCCAACCCTCGTTATTGAATTTATATCATTCTCTGTCTTGAAACCCTTTTTCAATTTAATCCAAATGAATGTTTGCTTCATTTTGAAGCCCCAAGATTTCATCACCTGAAGTCCTGCCTCAATTTGAGAACTTGGTACCCAAAGTGCCAATACACAACCTTTGGGATCAATGAGTTCTTTCACTGGCAATTGTTCAATCTCACTGAGTGACATTGTTCTGTATTGTGATCTTGCAGATCTCTTTGTTGCAATTTTCATTCTCTGAAGTTTATCATCAAATGACCATGGCGGATCTGCAATTATGACACCAAACTTATCCATACTTAATGTGCCTCATAATCATATCTGTTATTTCATCTATTTGTAATCTGTTATCAATTTCCAACACATTCAGATCAGCATATTGTCCTGACAGGTTGTGTTCTGATGCCCATTTTGAATACAACTGTTTCACAGCGATCTGTAATAGATCATCATTTTCATAATCATCTGTCTCTCTACCAACATTGTATGTTTTGCCATTCAGAATGATCATTCTGTCATAACCAATCAACAATTTTGCAAAAATTTTGCACATCCATACATTTGCGCCAGTTGCTGAACCATACACAATTGAACTCAATGACCATCGATCAAAAATGACATAATCATAAAACAACAGAATGAATGGTAACCTTGTGATCTGAAACATTAAACGATTAATGAATTGAACAGTTTGAAAAAAGTTTGGAAACTTTTTTGCCATACCATTGTTCAACATCCAATATATCAATTTGTAAGTAAAAATTGATGATTTGATTGGAACTTCAATCAATTTGACTTTACGACCTTGTGCTCTCAATCGTGATGTCAAATTTTCTGTTTGTGTCTGTTTTCCAGAACGATCTGGACCTTCGATGATTACAACTTTTGCTAAACTCATACTATTTACACTCACCTATCAATGTTTTTCTGTACTGAACCCAACCCCTAAAATTTCCACTATACTTTGATTTCTTGTATTCGTCATTATACATTGGTCTTGCAATGTGTTCAAATGGTGACATATGTCCATCACTCAACAATTTATCATGCAAATTTATATCAGCATTGTGATCTCTTTTTCCATCATGTGTAAGGTATGAAACCCTTGCACACCTACCAACTGAAATCTTCTTCAACAGTTCATTATCATACTGATAGACATCTTCATCAATCATTTTCATTGTCATATTGATATCATCATGATCAATCAATGGCATATGCCAATCATGTTCATACATTGGCTTTGGTTCTGAACCATTGATAACAAATTTCATCATCTCAGCAATTTGTCTGATGTCAGGATGAGCTCCAGGATGACATCTCAATGCAAAAAAATTTGACCAATCTGTTGCACTGACAATGACTGTATGCCACATAAATGGTTCAAGAAGTCTGTTTGTTATCTGCTTATGAATGCCCAATTTCAACAAATTTTCAGCGCTGCTGATTGCATTATCTCTGGCTTTGAGCCAAACGTCCCGTGATTTCATCTGTTCATTCTGTTCAACAGTGAATTCGGCAGACATTCCTTTCTGATTTTTACCCCAATGACTTGGAATGTATGTGTTCTCTTTAACCAATTTCAACATTTTTTCAACAGGAATTGCTCTGCTTGATGCAGAATTTCTTGAAAACATCCTGTGAGTATTGAATTCTGACAACACTATTCTTGGAAATGTAACTTCAAGCGTTGTCAATCTGTCATCATTTTCTGTTACACTGTCACACAATATTTTTGCTGAGAATGTCATAATCTTATCCCTTGTGTTCATTAAACTGTTCTGAGTTGTCTCATCAATTCATCCACATTTTGAATGACCACAATCCATGCAGGTCACACAACCTTGTTGATAATTCAAATTTTTTCCACCACAACTTGGGCATGTTTCTCTGGATGATGTTCCATCTTTGATGTAATTCTTTGAAAGAACTCTTGCGATGCAACTTGAGAAGGAAAATATGTCACTATGTTTATCTTTTCTCAGTTGTTCAACAATATGTTGAATTTTTACTCCATGTCTGAGTGAAAGACTGAGAGTTCTTGTGAATGCACCATGCATTGGGTTATCAAAAAGATTGACAATATCTTTGAACATGATGTGATCATCATCTCCAAATGGAATCTTCAAATTGTACGTTGCAAGCCCATCACTATTCTTTCCATTCTTAATGAGAATACCAGACTTCACCTTTTTTGGCACTTCAACATGTGCAGAAAGACCTGCAAATATTTCATATGGCTGTCCATTCAACAATCCAATCACAACAAGATAGCTCTCACCCTTAACATTCACTCTGTGAATATCGCATGGCAATTCCTTCTCTCTCTTTGGTGCAGGAGACATCAGAATATTCTTTGGTCTGTATTCAGGGTTCTTATTTATGAGTTCTTGAAACTTTAACTCAATGTCTTCTGGATTGCTTGAATTCACTGTCTTGGTGTCATCTGAAACCAATACACCACTCCTTGAACCTTCTCTGTAGATTGTTACACCTTTACAGCCAGTTTCCCAACCTTTCATATAGATCTGTTTAACCGTGTCAACAGAAACGTTTTCAGGAAGATTCACTGTGTTGCTTATTGCATGATCAACCCACTTCTGGGCTGCAGCTTGAAGTTCAATCTTTTTCAACCAATCAATGTCATTGGCTGTTGCACCCCAATATGGTGACTTTTCAATGTCATCATCTGACAGTCCAGTTATCCTTTTCCATTCATTGAAACCATGATGACTGACTGTGAATTCTTGCCATTTATCACCCATTGGATCAACATAATCAACAGGAGTATTTTCATCGCCAACATTGATCTTTTTTCTGCGCTTATATTGAATTTTGAAAACCGGTTCACAACCAGATGTTGTTTGTGTCATAATTGAAACAGAACCTGCAGGAGCTGTTGTTAAAAGTGCAATGTTCCTTCTGCCCGCAATTGACATCAATTTTCTGATATCCTCTTCATCTTTTACCTGATTCAGGAATTCATTATCTTTTTCAAGATTTTCATCATAGACAGGAAATGCACCACGTTCTTGTGCCATAATACAAGAAGATTTGTAAGCACTGACACAATGATTTCTGTACACTTCACTTGTGAAATTAATTGATTGGTCAGAACCATATTTCATTCCCAACTCGGCAATTGCATCACCCAATGCTGTTATACCCAAACCGGTTCGACGACCATTTTGAGCCTTTGTTTTTATTCGCTTCCAAAGATTGAATTCTCTTGCTTTAACATCTTCTGGTTCTTTATCGTTCTCAATTTTGTTGATGATTTTATCAACTGCTTCCAATTCAAGATCAACAAGATCATCCATTAAACGTTGTGCTTTCATGACAACATTTCTGTAACGATCATGATTGAATTTTGCATTTTCTGTGAAACGGTTTTCAACAAAATTGTGCAAATTCACCAATAATAACCTGCATGAATCTTCAGGACAATTTGGTAATTCACCACATTGTTTGTTGTTTATCATCAATTTTTGACCATTTTCATTCCAACCACCAACATAGAAATTGTGTACATCATCAACAGTTCCATTGTATACGTCTTCATGCCCAACAAACCTGATATCAACAATTTTTATAGCAAAATTTGATTGCAAAATAATTTTTTCACACTTATTATCTATTTTTTGTGCACAATCTTGACAAAATGAAATTTCTCTATTTGAATATGGTACCCAAAATTCATTACCACAATGTTCACAAATTTTCTTTACATACAATATTCCATCAATATTTTTGAATTCATAATGTTGAATAAACAATTCAGTATTATGTTGTTGTACTTCAATGTAGAGTGCATCACCAACTGATAAATCACAAATTTCTTTATATTCGCCTTTGATTGTCATAAATTTGTGGTTTTTTGTTGCACGAATTTTATGACCATTTTCTAATGTTAATTCATATATTGGTTCATTTTTTCCAGTTAATCTTGGATTTCTCATTGTTTTTACAACAATTTTTCCATTTTCATCCAATGCGTAAACCAATACATCTAAACCTTCTTTTGCCAATTGACCAATTTCAACAAATTCTCTGCCATCTGCAACTGCAACCATTGTATCTGCAGTTAAACATGGGTTTGTTGATGTTGTTTTAAACCCATATGACGCATAACTGTCAGCAGGTGAACGTCTAATCATTGTGTCCCAAAATAGCAAACCTGGTTCTGCACTCTGATGAGCTGCTTCAATGATCTCATTCCACAATTGTTTTGCTTCAACCCAATCTTCAACCAATGCTGGTTCAGATTTGTCAACAGGAAATCTCAACTTAAATTTGAGATCATTTTTGACAGCAAGCATAAATTCATCTGATAATCTAATTGATATGTTTGCACCGGTTACTTTTTTGAGATCCTTTTTTATGTTCAAAAATGTTCTTATTTCTGGGTGATTAATTGAAAGACTCAGCATGAGGGCACCCCTGCGTCCTCCTTGCGCAACTTCTCGACAGGTATTGCTGAAACGTTCCATAAAAACACCAATGCCATCGGTTGTTTTTGCAGCATTTGTTGTCACCAAACCTTTTGGTCTTATTGTTGAAATGTCAAATCCAACGCCCCCACGACGTTTCATGATTTGTGCCTGTTCCTCGTCTGTTTTCAGAATTCCACCATAACTGTCATGAGGTGATTCAATCACAAAACAGTTTGATAATGATTGCAATTGATATGGATTTCCAATTGCAGACATAGGTGATCCCTGTGGAACAACATCCCAATTTGATAAGAGTTGATATATTTCATCATATTGCATAGGATTTGGATATTTGTTCTCAATCCTTGCAAATTCTGTTGCAAGTCTTTTGTGCATCTCTGCTGGTGATGCTTCATAAATTGTGCCTTCAGCATCTTTCAATGCATATTTTGAAACAAAAACTCCTGCAGCCAAATCATCACCATCAAAATAATCCTTAGAAATTTTGAGTGCATCATCCCTATTGTATGTCATATTTTCTACCTACGTCTGAACTCTCATTAACTATAACAGTTTGATATCATCACAATTCTTGTTCTTCATTACGTTTTATTGGTGATTGCAGATTGAGGTTCTTTTCCTTCTGAAGTTCCTGCCATTTTTCTCTTATTGCTTTTTTTGTTGAACTATTCTCATTGTCTGGACCAAAAGATTCATTCTCTCCAACAATTTCAAATTTGCTCCTTGCGGTGTCTATCTTTATTGGAAAGAGTAAACCATCTCTTCCAGCTCTGTTCTTTGCAACAAAGAGTCGACCCCATCCGGTTGCTTTTTCATGTGATCTTCTTGAAATTGAAACAATGATGTCAGCAGTCATTGCTTTACCATAAGCTTCACTCATGTTTGTGAGATCAATAACATCACTGTCTGCACCCTCCTTGTTTGATTGGGATGCTGTCCAGACAGGAATTTTCAATTCTGTTGCCAATCCTCTCAATTCTTCATAAATCAATTTCAATTCATGTCTGAGACTGTCATATTGTCTTGTTGATCTCATAATGTCAGCATAATCAATAATGATCATATCTGGTCTAAAACCTTTTGTTGCCAACCTCTCAATGTGAGCTCTCAATGTATAGATTGTTGCTGTGCCAGTTGGAAACTCTTTTATGATCAGCTTTCCAAGCTTCATATCTTTGTACTTTTCAAGAACACTGTCCTTTTCATCAATGACAGTGTTGCTATCCATATCACAAAGATTTGAATCATATCTGATACCAATTGCAGTTTCTGAGAGCTCAAATGTGTAGTGCAAAACATTCTTTCCAAGCCTCAAAGCAACTGCACCCTTATTGATCAAAAAATGCGATTTTCCTGACCCTGTGTTCCCGATGACAACACACAATTCACCTGCTCCTGCACCACCCTGAAATATTTCTTTCTTATCAAGTTGAGGAAAACCAGTTGGGATTGCATTCCTTGCAAGTCTTATGAATCTTGCTTCATAATCTTCAAAAAAATCATGTCCAAGAGATGGTGTTGTGCCAACCATCACAGCCTTCTTGATACCATCAACTATCTGTTCATACTTCTCTGTTTGCATCTGATCAACTGCATTTGATAATGCAGCTTTCAGAGCCTGCTTTCTGCAAAAATCAAGAGATTTTTCTTTAACATAATTCAGATCGCCAATGTCCGGATTTGTTCTGATACGTTGCAGATATTCAATGATCTGATCTCTCAACACAATATCATTTCCGGTTTTCAATTCGTCCCTAATGATTGTTATCAGCAATTGCAATGTTGGGAACACTTTATACTTTTTTGCATAAGCAAAATACTTTTCTGCCAAAAATTGAAGATATTTCAGATCAAAATATTGACTATTGAATGCTTCCAACATCTGTTCAGCAAATTGCCTATCATTCAATAATGCTTGTATCAATTTCTCCTGAAAAGATTTACCAAATTCACCAAGTGTAGTTACATTGTTCATAATCAAAACTTTATGCCTTCAACACTGTTGAAAGGACTGAAGAAAAATTGAACATCAAAATCACTCAGACCTTCATCAATCAACATTTTTGTAAAGTTGACTTTATCAACCTTTGGTTTGAATGTACTCACTGTTGTGTCAACTTTGCTCATCTGCACAGATGAGAGCATACCGCCAGACAGGTTTATGATATCCCAATTCCTTTCAATCAGTTTTCGTTCTTCAAGTATCTTTTTGAAAAACCTTCCTTCATCAATATGCGTATGACAATAGTCAAACACATCACTCAACAACACATTATCAGTTCCCAAAAATGGGAACAGTTTTGGGACAGTTTTGAAACCCAAACCTTCAACACCTGGGATGTTATCACTCTTATCACCAACAAGACATTTTGTTATCCCAAAATTTGTTGACAGCACTCTGAATTCACTCAGTACGCTCTCCTTCGTATTGTACGTTTTCTTGTGTAAATTGTAAAGTTTTGTTCTGTCATCCAACAATTGATACAGATCTTTGTCTGATGACACAATGACCTTTTGTCTGTTAGGAAATGTATATCTGCAAAGGTATGCAATCACATCATCTCCTTCACAATCTTTCACATAAATTTGACAAGCAGGAGCATACCTGAGAAGTTTTATGAGCAGAATATTCTGTTTCATCCTGTTGTCATCACTCTCAGGTATGTCATCTTCATAATATCTGTTCAAAATGTCAGCAGGCTTTCTGTTCATCTTGTACTCTTTGAACAATTTTCTGCGCTTCTTTGAACCACCTGCTTCCCAAGCTATGTAAACACCAATTGGTTGAATTTCATGCACCAATCTTGACAAGATTTTCATAAATCCAACAACACCACCCATCTGCTCGCCATGCACATTCATGCTTGGGTATGCACAAAATGCTCTGATGAAAGCATTCATTCCATCAACTATCAATATTGGACGTTCATTCAAAATTGGTGCATTCATTTCAATTCTTTCCTGTGCTTCCAAATCCTGCTGCAGCCCTGTCTGTCTGTGTTAATGTTTCATGTTCACTGAACACTGCCTGATAAACTTTTGACAAAACCATTTGAGCTACTCTGTCGCCTTTTCTAACATTAAATGGGGTCATTGTATGATTAATCAGGATTATTCCCACGTTTCCTCTATAGTCACTGTCAATTGTGCCAGGAGAATTGAGAACAGTTATCCCAGATTTGAGCGCAAGACCAGATCTTGGTCGGATCTGAATTTCATATCCTTCAGGAATTTCAACTGAAATGTCTGTTTTTACCAATTTTATTCCCATTGGAACAATGACAACATCCTCAGCTGCATACAGATCTGCTCCTGCAGCTCCTGAGGTTGCATACTCTGGAATTGTTGCATTGTCGCTCAATTTTTTGATTTTTATGTCAATCATCTGACACATCCTCATCTCCATCATCCTGTGGTTCATCTGATGCAGTTGAAGCCTCAAGATCAAAAATCAGGGCTTTTTCTGCCAACAGATCAATGAATGGTTTATATTGTTCATCCTTCATCAATGATCCAAATTCTGCCTTATAAAATTTCTTTTCAACAAGAACTTCGCCAGTTGTTATGTCAGTTACCATAAGAGTTTTCCACGCGCCGGAGCCTGTCAATTGAATCTTTTTGTCACCAATTATTGCTCCTCCTTTGTCATCACTCCAAGAACGCAATTCATCAAAAAGGAATTCATCCTCGACAATTCCTTTTCCAAAAAGAATATCAAATTCACACTTTCTGAATGGTGGTGCAACCTTATTCTTTTTCAGCGTAGCATTGACGTGAATTCCTATTACATTTCCATCTTTATCCTTCACTGGAGCACCTGAACCTAAACGAATTCTGATACTCGCGTGAAATGGTATGCCTTTTCCCCCTGGACTTATCAAATTGTCAGCATGAGGTGGACCACCCATCTTCTCTCTCAGCTGATTGAGACACAAAAGAGTTACATTATTCTGTCCAATGACACCTGTTATTTTTCTCATTCCTTTGCTAATAACCCTTGCTTGCAAACCCATTGTGTTGTCTTCATATTCACCTTCAAGTTCTGCTTTTGGCGAAGTTGCTGCAACGCTGTCCCAAATAACAAGAATTGGAACATCCTTCTTTTGCAAGAGCGCTTTTGCCTTCAATACAGTTGCTTCAATAACTGAAAAAACTTCTTCTGTACAGTGTGTATCAACATACACAAAACCTTTCTGCACATTGATACCAACATGTTTCAATTTTTCAATTGGAGTTGCGTTCTCTGTATCAACATACACGACCAATCCACCCAATCTTTGTGTGACAGCTGCGGCATGATATGCAAGGTGTGATTTGCCACTTGATGGTAATCCAGTAATTTCAATAATTCTTCCTTCTGGATAACCACCACCAGATCTGTTTGCAATTGCGTAATCAAGCAATTTTGATCCAGTTGATATCCAACGTTTCACAACAGTTGGTGCTTCATCATGTGCCAAATTGTATGCAACTCTTTGACCAAATTCCTTATTGATATCACTGATCAAACTTGATGTTAAATCATCAATTCCATCATCAACATCAACTACGACATTCTTTTTCTGTTTTGCCATATTCCTTTTCCTCTAAATTTTGATAAAAATCTTGCCAAGACCAAATTGACCTTGGCAAGATAAGTTCATTCTATTTTAAGACCCGTTCAGTTCTCTTCTGCCATCAAATCATTGAAAACATCATCAAGTGATTGTCCTGTCGCAGGAGACAAATCTTCATCATCAGTTTGTTTCTTCTGCTTTTTGGTAACCTTTTCTGATTGTACATTTGGTTCTTTTTTCTCCACTTGTTTCAGATCATTCACCAACTTTTCAGTAACGTCAGAACCACCAGATTTTTGTGTTCCCTCAGTCATATCATTTGATGTACCACCATTAATCCAATTGTTCAACAAACTTTCTATTTCATGATATGATTTTTCTTTGTACATATCATTCAAGTTTGGAATATTGTTAATCCATTTTTGGGCTTCATTCTGATCAGCTGACAATTTTGAAGATTTTCTTGCTGGATCAACTGATGTGTCATTGAAATCTTTTCCCTGAACTTTTGAAATTGTGATCTTAAGATCAAGACCATCTTCTACATCAGTAAAATCACCTACCTCATCATCAAGAAAGAAACTCAACAATCTTTGATGAACAGTCTTTCCAAATGCCCATATTTGTACACCTTTATCCTCTTCACCCCTGACAATGATTGGCGCATATGATCTTGTCTTTGGAAGAAGCTTCTTTGCAGTTAAACGATCCTCAGCCTTTCCAGATGAATACAATTTTCTCAACAACTCATTTATTGGATCAGGTTTACCAAATTGTGAAGGTGCAAGAAATCCTTGATTTCCTTCAATGTAATAGAATTGTCTATCGTGAAATGGCTCACCATCCTTTGCGTCAGGCCATGGAAGAACCCTAATTTTATGTTCACCAAGTTTAGGTTTCCATTGTTGGATGGATGACTGTCGTTTTTCTCCATTCAATTCTGCCATCTTACGCTTAATTGCTTCAATATCAATACCCATATATTTTTCCTTTTTCCTTTTACCCATCAAGTCACATCTGCAACACAACTGATAGTATTGCAATTGTAACAAAATTTTGTCCACTGTTCAAAGTGAATAATCACTTTCCAATTTTTGATTTTCTGATCTTCTTATATCCAAGAAGATCTTGTCCTGACATTCCAAGAGGCGCTGTAAAACCAGCAATTGCTCCTGCGCCAGAAAATTCATCCAATGTATCCTCTTCACCCTGAACCTCATGTTTTTCAAGCTCAGATAAACATTCTTTCACAAATTGTTGCCATTTCTGTTTACTTGAAAACATACCAATAAATATCAATTTATACAACTTGATGATCAAAAATTGTCTTCAAAAGTGAGATAACTTTATCATCAAATCCACTACCAGATGTTATCCTATTCAGATCAAAATCATGATGACACCAATCAACTGATTTGTACACTGAATGTGATACACTGATAACAACATAATGTTTATCTGTTGGCCATTCAAACATTATTTCATCATCATCAACATCAACTGTAACATGCGGGCATGGAACATGTATTCCATTCAACATTGTGAATGCATACATTGCCTCAGGAGACTTGAGTGTTGACATAAATTTGTGCCAATCACTGTCAATATCATCACAAAATATGTTATTTATTGAACTGTTTTTCATATTTGCATGCTTGATAATCAGCTGTCATGATGACTTGTGAAAGTGTTGGTTCTTTCATATTGTATTTTCTGTTCTCATCAAGAGCCCAACCATCATGAAGTTTTATTGCAAGATATTCTTCATATGACAATTCAACACCAAAAAGCTGCAACATCCACAAACTGCGATCTGGAATTGTCATGAACGGGATTGCATCATTGTATTTGTACACCATACCCTGCTTTCTGTGCCAATCACTGTCCTGTGGAAGATAGTACTCAACAAGATCACCATTTTCCATTTTGTGGACACACTTTCCCAAATCATGAAATAGTGACGTTATCACAATTGACTGTTTATCAATTTTGTGATCAAAAGTTTTGTTTATGATGATTGCATTACGCAAAACACGAAGACTGTGTTCAATGAGACCACCGGGAAATGCATTATGATATTCACTTTTTGATGAAGCAGGGCACAATGCTAACTGTTCTGCTATGTGATCAACGAGATACAATATCTTTTCAGAACGATCTCCTGTATGATCTTCACAATATTTTCTGAATTGATCAAAATTTTCAGATATCTGTTCAGGGGTTAAAAACATAATTTGATATTATCACCAAGTTATGTCAAATGTTCAAAAATTCTATGTTTCAACCTATAATCATTGATATCAATACAATTACATTAAATCAAATTCCAGATATTATGATTACCATCGAAGAATTCGACGATTATTGGAATCATACATTTCAGGATTAATTTCATGTTTCGTTGGTGGACGAGGTATTTGAGTTGCTGTATCTCCTGCTCGAGCAATAATATTACCAATTAATCCTTTTAATTTAGCCAATTTTAGTGGCATAATATTTTCCCAAGATGTTCCATCCAACGATCGTGTTCTTACAATTACAAGATCAGGACGTAAATAAACTGTAACATCATCTTCTTTACGTGAATCAAAATAAGTTGTTGCTTTTTTACCTACACCTGGTTTTTTTGCATCCAAAAGTGTTGCATCTTCTACTTCTGCCCATTCACTATCAGCTGCATCTCTAGCCCCATAAATTGCATTATAACGTTCCTCATCTTTTTTAGCTTTAAGTTTTTCTTTTGCTCTTGTTGCAGCTGCTTTCGTCGCAGCAGCTTTTCTATCAACTTTTTTATATGTAGATTTCTTTATTTCTCTCATTTTTGAAAGAAGAAGTGGTTTAATCTGTTTAAGAATAACATCTTCTCCTGCAGGAAAACCTTTTTCTGCCAAAAGTATAGCTAATTCATCAATTAATTTCAATGCGCGAGGATATGATTCAATGTCAAATTGTCTATCTGAATGAATTTCCAATGATTTTGTTTTTGCTTCCAACAATATTGTTTCAATAAGTGATCTCAAATCTGACAATTTCATTACATTTGACATGATATTATGTATTGGAAAAATTGCTAATCTTCAATGGAAAACGTTGCACATAACCAGGAACGTGCACATTGCAATATTTTTTCACTCTCCCTACACTGTCAGGATGCACATCAACAATCAATGCATCATGTATCAGGAATAGTGGTCGGAATTTCACTTCATCATGGTGCATTGCATTGACAATGTTCCCAAAACCCATCAATGACACATCAGATCCGGTTGATTGGACATAATAATTCAACAGTAATCTTTCAGGATTTTCAGATTGCAATTTGATAATTCTACCATAATGATTTTTTATGTATCCATATTCACTGAATTGTTGAACCAAACGTTTCTTGAATTCATCAATACCAAAATAGTCGTGAATTTTTCTAACAAATTTTTCCAAATTTACGCCACGTAAACCTATGACATCACCCAGTTTTTTTCTTCCAACACCATACAATTCACTGATGATTGCACCTTTCACCTGCTGTCTCGTCACGCCAGCAAATTGGACTGCAATGTCATTGTACAGATCATCATCTGCACAAGTTCTGTTACTCTCGTACAGAGCAATCCTTGCTTCCAACGCCATGAAATCAAATTGCAAAATATGACCTCCTTTCCATTGGGATGTGATCACATTTCTGTACTGTTTTGACAGTGTATGGATGTTTGGTCCTTGTGAAACAGTCAATCTGCCTGTCACTGCTCCAAATCTGTCATAACTGATTGGCATTGCAAAACCTCCATTGACAGGCATAAATGTTGAAATGACATTCCTATTTGTCTTCTTTGAATTGGACATCGCTGCATCAAACAGCTCCTCGTCAATTGATGCAGGCTTAAGTTGTCTCAATATTGTCATTCCAGGCACCCAGGTTGACCTGTAATAATTCTCATCAATGTTTGTGATGGTTTCCTTCAATGCACTGACAACATTCTTGAGATGCAATCTGAAATCATCCTGAGGCATACATTTTGCCCATGGAATGTGTTCATCAATCTGCATAGATGTCATCAATGTTTGCATTGGTTTTGACCACTTTTCATCAGGAATGGTATTGACACCAACATGATTCAATTTCATCAATGTATCAAAGCAGTGATCACAATCAAACTTGATATCACCAGTGAAAACATATGCATCTTCAGGAATGTTGTCAGCACTGATGATCAAATTTTCATCATCATCAATGATAATATTTTTGCCAGTTCCAAACAACTGTTTTGCAATTGCAACTTTCACCAACAGTGATTATTCAATACATTGTGAACATGTTCATGTTTTCTCACCATTTGAAATTGTTTCAAGATTTGCTCGAAGTCTATCAATTGTGTGTGCAACAGGATTTCTGAACCTTGCATACCCATCAGTGAAACTGAATTGCAAACTTGACTCATACTTCCCTTGCGATATTGTGTGAGTCATATTTGTCAGTATGTACAACGCATCAGCTGTTGTTCCTGTGCTGAAATCAATGAAATATTGTTGTGCCAATTTCAACAGCGGACATCCAACACTTGTCATTGACAATTTTGCAGGTATAATGCTGACTGGAAGTCCACCAATTCCACCGCCATTTGGTGACATTCCTGTTGATTGACCATCCCTTGTCATCTTTTGCATTTGCACAGTTGCCAACAATTGATCCTGTTGAGATGAGAGTGTTGCCTCTTTTATCATTGAACCATTTGAACCAAACAGTATTGTTGGAAACAGTGCTGAAACATTACGTTTTATGTTTTCAACTGGCAATCCATATGAATAGTCTTTTGTCAAATTGACATCATTGAATGGATCTGATGTTCCAAGAATATAGTTTGTTCGTTCGTCCCTTGTTTCAAAACTTATGAATTGACCACGATCAAATGCAAGTGTATCCTCGATCTCAGGTATTGGGCTCAACACTTTGTCAAAAATGTGCACTCTAACAATTGTTTTTGACACATCACTCTTTGAACCATTTATTCCCGCAACTTGTGATTGAAACTGAACCAACAAATCTGTACTGTTCCTTGCATTATCATTCTGATGCAATGTTTCAACATACATTTCAATTTCAGGTTTTTTGAATGTTTTTGAACCATCATAACCAGCAAGTTTGTTTTCATACCCTTGCTGTTTTTTTGGATCAAGTTCGGCATCATTTGATTTTCCTGGAATGTATGGTTTGAAATATTCTCTGAAACCATAACCAACTGATCTCATATCATTCAATTGGCTATCAACAAGCAATCTGAAAAATTCTTCATATGTCATGTACTGTGATCCATTATTGATGTATGTTTCTCTCAACTTATCAGAGAACATGTTCAAATCAATTGGAAATTCAGCAATATTTGTGTTTGCTGCGGCGCCCGCTGCGTCATTGAATTGATAAAAGAACAATTGGAGTTCATTTATGTTGTTATCCATTTTTGTCAGCTCTGACATGAATGTTGACATAATTTTTCCAAATGATGATATTCCGCTGATCAGTTCACCATTCTTCTTGTCTGATTTTGTGTCTGCTTTCTTGATTTGTTGTGCCAAATCATTGTGTTGTTCATCAGCGCTGTTCACATACCACAAGAATGGATCATTATCAATTTTGATCAGATCTTTAAGCTTTGTTTTTGTCTCCTCTGCTGCCTCTGTTGCAATATTCTTTTTGTAATCGTACTCTTTACTGTTTCCAGTTTTATGATAGTAATCATTCAGCAGTTCAATCAGTTCATTCTTTTTCTCTCTACTGATTATACCTGTTTTGCTGAGAGACTTATCAAATTCCTTGATTGTTGATCTGATCTTATCATAATCAAGATCTGGGTATGTCATATTTGATGCTGCATCAAGCAGTTGGATTGGGCGCAATTCTTTCAATTGTTCATTTCTTTCAGAAAGTTTGCTATTTGATTCAATGATTGTTGCTATCTTTGATGACAATTCTTTCATCTTGTTGAAGGCATTCAATTTCTTACCTTCATTCATATTCCTAAGTCTCAAATTGTGAATGCATTCAGTGTGCAAATTTAACGTTATGTTAACTTTTCCATCACCGCTGAATTGATATTGAGAGTTGTGCACCCTGTATGCTTCTCTTGTCAACATTGTTGAATTGATGAATTGCTCATAAGTTTGCACATTGACATCATATCTTTGTGGTAATCTCCAACCATATGTTATCCAGAATGTTGGTGCATACTTTGATTGCTGATACAATTCAGGTTTCAAAAATTCAGCAATTTCATGCAATCTTGTCCTGTCATGAAGAACAATCTTCATATCAGCCTTTTTGTATGTGTACATACCAACTGTTGGCGTTTCAGTTACTGTGAAACTTTCAAATGTTAGCAGTGGTCTAAATGGATCAAGTGATGTTCTTCTGTCAAGATTTTGTAATGTTTGTGGCGCAGTGAACATTTCCATTCCTTGCGTTAAACCAACTTGATCTGATATCATATCTGGTTGTGTCTTCTCTGCTCCCAACAGAAATCTGAACAAACCTGGTGGTCTCAATTTTCCATACTGTTCATTTCCGTCGCCTTCAGACGTTGCTATATCCTGAAACACAATTTGTGCATCAAAATAGAGTTGCAATTCACTTGCGACAACTGTTGGTATAAAGTTGAGAAATGTTTCAACCTTTGTTGTGTTCCTAACTGCAGGACTTATAAATGGTGTTCTGCTGAGAACACAAAGCTTCAATTTGTTATTTTCATCCGGCTTCACAATGTTGTTGAATTTGAACTTTGAATTCTTTCCACTCTTTTGTTGACAATCTGGATTGAAATCTTCTGCTGTGTCAGCATACACTGTCATCAAATCACTGAAATCATAATCTGAATTTCCTGACTTCAGAGCATTCAATGAATTGATGAAACCATTTGAACTGTAAGCACCAGTTCCTCCATACAAAATATCAAGCAATTTTTCTGTCAAAATGGGAGATTTTTTCAGTTTATTTGCAACAAGAACCCCAGCAGGTGTGAGCATTCTGTTGATATCTTCAATTTTCAGCAAATCATTTGCCATACATCAACCAATATATTTCTGAACGTCTTGTAACGCAGGAATGTTCAAAATTGTGCCCGGGGGTGCCTGAAGACCCCAACCAATGTTGCTAGCGATTGCAATCAACCACCATAACGAAGCATCATTGTAGAGTTCACCTGCCAATGAATCCAATCTTTGTCCTTCTTTCAGAATGTATTCGACAGTTTTTATATTTCCATTCTTGATTTCATTCCTAACTGTTCTGTTGATTGTTGTTGTTCCATATTGAATACCAAGATTGATTAAAGGTGTTGATGAATATCTGTTCATTTTTTATTCCTTCCCATCATTGCATACCCAATTGGATACACAGGAGCTCTATTATATCCAAGATGATCAATGCCAGGTGAAATATCGTGTACTGGGGCAAATTTCATTGTTATGTTGACACCCTTTGGTGCAACATATCCTTGTTGTGTTTCCCAAGTGTACCCACCCTGTTCGAGTAATGTCATTGATAAACTCTCGATGAAACCAGCCAATCCTTTACCTTTTGTTGTTTCAAATGATTTGACTATGCAATTGTTCTCAGATGACATAAAATTTTCAAGTGTTGTTGTGTTGTCAACATTTGATTTCACGGTGAACCTAACAACTCTATTCAGCTGATTGATTGGAATTGTATAATTCAAATCAATGTAATCAGAATATTTGTTCATCAAATAGCTCTCTATGCCATCATTGACATCACCAATGATTTCAGGTTTTGCAATGACAGTTGCAGAATTCAGATCAACAGATTGGACAGTGAACACAAAATATTGCAAATCATTCATCAAAATATTCATTCTCTCAGGAGTTCTGTTACCTGAAGAGATTGTGATGCCACTGCTCTTTTTACTCACAGCATGACCAGATGTTGACACTGAATATTTTTCTCCTTCAACAACATTGAATCCACCAGTTCGTTGAACATCGATGTCAGTTTCAAATGTCAATGTACGTTCACCATTGAACCTAACGCCTTCAGGATCTCCTGCGCCAAACAGTCTTGCTAACGCAAATTTTGAATAGTTTGATCTGATAACATCACCAATTCTCATTCTAACCATTGGTGAAGCACCTGGGAGCTGACTGAAAGGTATTGTGAAATTTCTGTTTCCATTCTCGTCATATACGCTTCTGCCCTGAGTATATTGTGGATATAACAGTGTTATGAGTTTGTTTATTCTTGTCCACATATCATCAAAATCATCCTCATTTGTTGCAACAATTTTGAATGATAAATCAATTGATCTGTTTGTCTTTTTGTAATGTTGAATTGTGTCAACTCTTCCAATCCCATCAATCTTATCATAGTCTGCATTGAACGCATCAGATAGATTTGTTAAAAATGCATGAAACTGTATAATTTCATTCGTTCTCAAATCATGAAAATAGAACGGAACATACTCTGCGTCCAGATCATTTTCAATCTTTTCAACAATTGATTGATCAATTCTTCCATTCACGCCATAATCAAAATTTCTGTCTGCATCAACATATGGATTGATTGGATTACTCAAAGCTTCCGGACCAAGAAATGGCTCAAAATTTTGTGAAACATGTGCCAAATTTCTTATTGATTTTGGTACAATGTACATTGCTTTTGCAGTTGATGTTCCCCATGCTGATCTCAAACTGTCATTCAATCTGTTCTTGATAACTGAAGCTCTTGGTGTTGCATCATCATAGGTATCAATTGTTGAAACATATTTCAGTTCTGTTCCATCAGGCAATTGTCTTGTGACAGTTTCCTTTTCATCAATTCCCAATACAATGTCGCCAACAGATGCAAATGTATTCATTGCTGCTATCATTTTTGAATTTTTGATGAAATTTGCAATCTCAAAAACATCCTTTATGCCGGAAACTATATTGCTTGAATTGAAATTCTTCAGTTTGTCAACAAACTGAAGCGCTGATCTGTTTATTGCCCTTGACACAATAACATTGTATTGTGGGCTGTCTGACAACAAACCACTCAGATCACCACCAAAAAATTCTTCAACACCTCTCCTAACACATTTTTGGTATTGTCTCGTTGTTGGTTTTATTCCAAACACAGAACTCATGTCTGGTGGTAGACCAAATAGTGGTTTATTTGGACTGCTTCCTGCTGACAATGTTGATCTTCCAGGAATGTACGTTCCATCCTTCATCTTTCCTGAACCCAAGCCTTCAGTTGGTATAAAAATTGACAAGAGCTCAAATGACACAATCACTGCTGCTGTCAATGCAATTGACAATGGGAGCATTCCAATTGCATCAGGTCCCGTGTATGGATCATGAACATTGTTGAGTGCGCCCCAAGAAGTCTGATTATTTGTTGAATAGTTTTCATCACTCAACTTATCATCTGTCAGATCATTGAATGCATTCAGTGCATTGAGAACATCAGGTTCAACTCTCATCAAACCAAGCTGAACTGCAGATGGTAATAGAGCCGATGCCTCCTGTCCACCAGATGTTGGATTGACACCAGAATTGGTTGATCCAAGCTCACCAGATGCCCTCAGAGACAACAGATTACCAAGCTGAGCCAATTTACCATAGTTCAAATTCTGAATTTTCTGATGATGAACTGTGACATCATTTGTTGGCACAATGTCAGGATTTGTACCATTGTAGTCAATTGCAGCAGTTTCTCTACCGGTTGAACCAATGCTGAAACGATTATTCTGTATGAGTGATTTTAAGTGTTGTTTTGTTTCAGCTTCACGTTGTATCAGTCTATCAACTCTGTTTGGTAACCAAACACCTGTTCTGTTTTGGTTATTTTCAACCGGTGAAATTGTTGGCACAACCTTGTCTGACGCTTTCATGTCAGTGCCAGCAAATATCAATTTTTGTTCATCAACAGTCGTTTCACTGTATTCTCTGTCATCATACTTTTTCTGCTGCTCACCATCATCTGCAATTGGGATTGTGTTTGCATGCACATCATTGTTGCCAGTTGGTGTTTTTGGTTGTGATGTTAAACTTGACAGATAACTTCTGAGTGTTCTTTTAACATTTGTTGACAGGTCTTTCTGTTCACCCTGTTTGCTGACTGAACCAACATCAGGTTTCAATCCTTCAGATGCACTCTTTTCATTTTGCAAAACTGGATCAAATGAAACCAATGTTCCATCGACAACAGTACCACCCATGCCAGTTTTTATGTCAGCCATAATCAAATGCTAAATATCATTTTATGGAGTTATTGGTCCGGTCTGATAAGCAGTTTGATAATCATTCAAATTTTCAGGCAATCTTTGTGTTGGTGAAACCGGTTGCTCTGCAGCAAAATTTAATCTATCCCTTATGATAGATTGCTTGTTCTCAAGTATAACCTTCTCAACTTCATCAGTTTTCATTGTGACCGTCAGATTGACTGTCAACTGAGCTCTGCCCTCTGCGATCTGGAATTCGTACTTTTTTCCTTTGATACCAATTCCTTCAGCAATTTTCTTCAGTTTTGTGTCAACTGACACATTTTCACCATCAAACATTTTTGACACTCTGCTGATTGCATCGACTGTCTTTTGCAAACCATCAAGTGCTGGTATGAGACCTGAACTCTTAATGTTGTTTGCACCTGTGACAACATCCTTCATCAGATTGTTTGTCCCATACTCAGCTGAACCCAATCTTCTCCCAAAGTGTGCTATGTTTGCGAGACTGATCATCATTGTTTCAATCTGCGTTTGAACATTCTGACCCCCAGTTGTCGGCATACCTTTCAAAACATTTATGACGTCAGTTATTGGTTTGATTGAGTTCATTACATTTGTGAACATTTGTATGTTTTGAGGTGTGATTGTTCCAAAATCACCTGTTGTAATCTGATTGATCTGTTGTTTAATGCTCATGAACATATCACCAAACCCAGAGCCAAATGTTTTCAGGACTGTGTCTATGTTTGAAACATTTGCCAATATCTCTGTTGGACCTTTGCCAGATGATTGAACAGTTATTTCATTGGGTTTGATTGCATTGATGAGATCAGTTGCAGACTTGAGAACCTTACCAATCATATCAATCTTTTGCATTGAATTCACATCAAGTTTAACACCTTGGATTGAACCCAAAACTCCATTGATCAATTCCGGTATCCCACTCCTGAATACGCCAAGAACACTTGTCAACATACTTTCATATGTTTTTGGATCAAACTTTGCAAGATGTTTTTCAACCATCTTTCCCTTCTCACCAACAGTTTCAGTTGTTATCAGTTGACTGATGAGTTGATCTGAAGGTTTGAGTGAAGTTATAAGATTTACAACTGAATTGAAGATGCCAGAGATTGAATTGAACATTTCAGGTTTAATGCCAGATGACTGTGCAATTGCAGCATTGTTCATCAATGTGTTGATTATTCCTCTTGATGCTTCAGCCAACTGTTCAATCTGTTGTGATTGTGCCCTGATGTAGTCAGAGATTGCATTGCTCTGTGTTTTGTTTGTTCTGTTTGTGAACTCAATTTCTCTGACAGCTTTGAAGAATTCATCTGATGGTTTGAGTGCTACAACCATCTGTGTAACACTATTGAATATTGATGCAGCACTGGTTACGGCACTCTCAATTGCACCACCAACAGATATCTGTCTCAATGATGTGATGAGTGTTTTCACTATGCCAATTATTCCGGAATTGTCATCACCAATGTATGCTTCGATGAACTTCTTTGCTTGAGAAACCTTCTCAACATAGTTTGTTCCTGTTATCCAATCTGTGAATGAAACATTCAGAGCGCCGAGAATGCTTCCCATCTCTTTTGACAGGTTGACAATTGAATTCATCAAGTTGATGAATATGTTTGTCTTTGATTCAAATTCTGGTCCTGCTGGGATTTTATCGATCTGCGCAAGTGTCAGTGCAGCAAAGCCGCTGATAGCCAACACAACTGCACCAATTGCCGCCAAACCTGCTGCACCAAATGTCAAACCAACAGGATTTGTGACAATTGCACCCAAGGCAATTGCTTCAAGAGCAATCAATCCTGCCCCTGCAATGACACCAGTCATTGATATCATGTATTTGCCAATTGCACTCAATTTTGCAGGATCAGCACCCTTGAACATCAGGTAAGTTAACCCTGCAATTGCTGTCACAAGGAGTGCAACTGCGCCAACAACAAGAGCACCCTTTGCTATCATACCAATGTTCATCTTGCCCATTTCAGATCCTGCAGCACCCAAATCTTTTGTGCTTGCAGCTGCATTTGCAACTTCACCTATCCCCTTTGATGATCCAGATGGAATTTTTACATTCTTCACCTTCTCAAAGAGTTGACCCATTATCCCCTTTGCACCCATCATTGCAGCGGCTGCAGTTGTAAGTGCACCTGAAACAATTCCTGACGTTGCAGACGTAACAATGTTTGCAACAATTTTGAGCAATATTGTTGAGCCAAGAGCCTTGAAAACAAAATCAAATGATCCGCCTTCAATCCTTTTTGTCACACCCATAATGAGTGTTTGAATGATATTCATCAGTGGAGGAAGCAATTTATCCCATGCATATTTTCCAATATCAATTGCTGGTTTTATGACATTATCAAATACCCAACTACCAAATTTGCTTATGCCACCCGCAGCAGGTGTTGTCAGCTGTTTTGGATTTGTCAGATACCAAGCAATCAATTTCAAACCTTCAGAGGTCTGATCAATTGCCCATTTCATTCCCTCTTTTGCAATCTTAACAAAATTTTTCCAAAATCTGTTTGCGCTCTCAAGAACTTTCATTCCTGTTGATCCCTCAAGAGACATGAATGATCTGAATTTTGACATTATGTTGTGCAATGCCTGAACAATTGTGACATCACCATTTGCAAGTGCATGAATTGTTCCTGACAATTCTGAACGCATATACGCAAAGAAGCCAACAATACGTTTTGGACTGAACATCTCAGCAAGATTTTTCAAAAAGTCATGAACGCCAGGAAAAAATCTTGTGAATTCTCTTCCCAATTTGATGCCTTCCATGAATGTCAATCTGAGTGACCACCTGATGTTTCTCATCAGGACAGCAAATTCTCTTGTTGACACTATGCCAACTTTGAAACCCCTGAAGAATTGTTGAAAGAATGAAGCAGGACCCATGTCACCGCCAGATTTGACCAATCTCTCAATTGACGCAGCAAGATTTTGCATTGCTTCAGTTTGCGTCATTGTCTTCTTTTCTGAACCCTCTGACTTCTTCTTTATGTCATCAAGTGATGAACCATAATTTTTCAATGAGAACACCTGTTTTGCAGTTGCCTCATCAAGACCGGTCTGTTGTGATATCAATTTCAACTGTTGACGTGAAAATTGTGAACTGTCAACGCCGGCTTCCTTGAAAGACTTTCTCAACATATCAAGTTGTTCAGCTGGATTTTGTGCACTCATCATTTTGAATGCATCAACTGTCACACCAAATGATTGAGAAAGGTTTGCTGCTGCCTCTGCTGCACTGTCAAACGTTTCAAATTTTCCAAGTGTTCCAACAACCTTATCAAGTTCGACACCCAACTTTTTGGTGTATACAGATGCTTGAGCAATCTCTTTCACTGCCAGTTGACCAAAATTGCCAACATCTTTCATTGCTTTTCCAACATCACGACCGATGATTTTTTGATCCAAATCAAATGCTCTTCCAAGCCCAAGCGTCTGTTTTGCCAAATCATTGAACACTTTTGACATTGGTTGGCCCATGGTGATTGCTCTCTGACCAAGACCTTTCATTTCATCCTCTGCAAAACCGAGCGCTTTTTGGTATGCAAGGATTGCTCCACCATTGTCCTCAAATTCATTGCGCAACACTTGGAATGTTGGACCCATGCCCTCAGCCATTTTGAGCATATACTCTAAACGTTCAGCAAGATTTCCAAATACACGCCAAGCTGAAAGACCTGTATCCCTAAAACCAGCAAGGTGTGAAACAGTCATCCTGATCGCTTGTGGCGTTTGGCCTGCAAGATCACCAAATGATTTTCTTATGTTCTCAATTGCCTGCAGAAGACTTGAATCACCACCTGAATATTTCACTGCCTCATCAAGCAACCCCTTGTACATCTTGAATGGGATTGAAATGATTGATATTCCCAATTTGAATGCTGCACCTGCAACAGTGAACATTGCACTGCCAAGTGAATGCATCATTGCAATTGAACCTGTGAGACCACTCTTCAGACCACTCAATGTTCCAATGAACCCACCCAATATAACACCATGCTTTTTGACAGATTGTCCAGCTTTTGTAACAGCCTTCTCAAAATCAGTCATATCATCAATTTGGTCTTCCAATTTGTCATTGATGTCACCAAGAATTTTTTCATTCAATTCTTTGTTGTTGTCAATGTAATCTTTGAAATCTTTTGAATTCATCTGCTCATGCAATCGTTTCATTGCATCAGTCTGTGATGATATGGCTCTTGAAAAATCAGATGCTTCATCAGAGATGTCATTCATAACATCCCTCAATTTGAGCATCATGTCAAGTTGTTCTTTTTCCTGATTTGCCATCTTGTGTTATCAATCTTATCTAGGCACACATAATGAAAAAGGGCCCACAACTGTGAACCCTTTGAATGCAATATGAACTATTTTTCAATCAGCAAGTTCACCATTCTCTCGCCTCAATTCAGCAACCAACTTTGACATTCTCATCAATCGTTCATGTTCTTCAGGACGTTTTCTCCAAACAGATCTCACCTCTGAACTGACAGATTGCAAAAGATTGTCAATATTGTGAACTGTTGACATTGTTGCAGTTGCTTGCCAACTTGCCTCTGCAAGTTGAAGTTCTTCTTTAATAATTTTCTTGAGTTCAGAGATCCGGATTTTCATACTGTTAACATTTCCATGACAATTTATTGACCACACTGAGATATATTTGTCATATCAGATTTATGTTTTTTCATCGGGTGTATTTTATGATATCATTCATATTTCTAGTTGATAATTTGAATGTCATAAACTTTTTTCCACTAAAATAGTCAATTAAATCAACAATTGATTGACCAGGAATGTACGTAAAGTTTACATCCACAGCTGAATATTCAGTATTTTTTGGGTCATCTTTAGAAGTTTTCCAATTTATGTCTGCTCTAACATTATAATGATTTTCATCAATTTTTGTTGCATAATAAACCTTAACTTTCAATAAATCTGGATTTGTTTTTTCAGTTACTCTTGGCGCAAATTTACGTTGTTGTTGAACAGCTTTGATTTTCTTATCTGATCCAAGCAACTCACTCTCACCCCTTGGTGACAATTTCCAAAGTGTTGCTGTTCCTTGTTTACCTGCAGGAACCAACCAACCTCTGGCAACTAATGATCCTTTATTGAACTTATTATGATCATATGTAGTTGTTGAATAATGTCTGAATGCATCAGAATTCATTTTCCTGTACTCTTTACCACTCTGAGCCAACCATGCAGTGATGATTTCTTTCTGTGTTGCTGTACCATTGTCTTTCAAAAATTGTGCAACAAATTGTCTAAATTCAGTCAATTCATAATCACCCAAATCTTCTTGTGGTATAGACAATGCTTCACTAATAATCTGCCTCAGCTGATTTATTGAAATTTTCATACTGTTAACTATCTTTCACAATGGCCACTTAACACCAAGAATGCGTTCAAAATCTCTGGCATCTGCATTCTTTAAGTTCAACTTCTGCATCACACCATGAACAGTCGCTCCTGGATTGTTCAGTTCATCCTGAAAACGTTTACTTGACATCATTGCATTCATGACTGCATTCACTTCTTGAGGTGTGCCCTTGATCTTGAGATTGAGGGTTTTTCCTGCCATCCAAAGTGCTATTGATCCAAACAGAAGTTTTCCAAGAAGATTCACTTTCCATTCATTCATCAACACAGGTTCTGTGTTATCATCGATCTTTTTTGACACTTTCTGTTTCATTCCTTTCAAAAGTTCTTTTGCGTCATTGAGAACATTCACATCCCTAACATTACCAACACTCATAAAAAGTTCAATTGCTTCATCAAATGGCAATAGTTTAACCTCTGCAGTCTCAAAGTCATGTTCACCCGGTTCACTGAGTGCATCCATCAGAAAGAAATGATTTGTTGAATATTGACCAATATACATACCAATGTACCCACCATTGACAATTTTTGCCCTAACACCCAATTCTTCACCAACCTCTCTAATGGCTGCATTCATAAGGCTCTCACCATCATCTTGACGGCCTTTTGGAAGTGACCACGAACCCCAAGATCCATCACCAGATGGCAACCTTACATAAACATTAGGCATGCCATCAATATATTTGATGACCACGCCACCAGCAGAGATCCATTTGTCAGATAATTTGGTTACCATACCATTCTTTTGCATGATCTTTTTCTTGTATTTTATTTTCAATAGCGTTTATTTCATTATCACTAAAGACATATGGTGGTTCGATCTTTACATCTTTTTCATTAACAATGTCAGTGTAATATAAATCAAATGCTTTTTTCCCCGATATATACGTAAAATATACGCTAATAGTGGATTTTGTTTTACGATCTACCAATCGTCCACCAACACTGTAATTTTGTACACCAGGTATCTTTTTAAATCCTGGGTTGATATCATCTCTTTTTATAGCTGGACGTGCCCAAATTACTTTGAATTCAATATTGCTTCTATCTGTTGCTAAAACATTCTTTATTTCTAAAGCTTCTTTCTCTCCAGGATCTATTGGCGCTCTTTTTACTTTTTTAAGTGATCCCAACAAGTCTTTTTCACCCCTTGGTGACAATTTCCAAAGTGTTGCAGCCCCCTTCTTACCTGCAGGGACCAACCAACCTCTGGCAACCAATGATCCTTTATTAAACTTATCATGATCATATGTAGTTGTTGAATATGGACGGAATGCATCACTATGTGTTTTTCGATCTGCATCTCTACCTTTTAACTCATTCCATGCTGTTGTGATTTGACTTTGTGTTGCTGGACCATTGTCTTTCAAAAATTGTGCAACAAATTGCCTAAATTCAGTCAATTCATAATCACCCAAATCTTCTTGTGGCACAGATAACGCTTCATTAATTATTGCTCTCAACTGTTCTATTGAAATTTTCATACTGTTAACTACGTTCTCCATTTATTGTCGACGTTTCCATGACAATTTATTGACTGCAATCTCACCAAACCCAATTGCTTCAACTTCATCAATATATGTTGCTGCGCCAAAAAGACTGTACAGATTTAGACAATCAAGAAACTTACCTTCATTCTCCTCAAATGGATCTGCACACAATACAACATAATACATGTCAGTCTTATCTGAATGTCGACGTGAAAATCTTTCTGCAACATCAATTGATTGTGACCATGAAGAGGCAACATCAATGGGAACAAATTTCATATTGACTTCAGCTTCACCAGAATAGCCTGGACTTTTAACATGTTGTCTTAACCAAGCCCCTGAAACCAACATGCCTCTGTAAACAGCATCTGTTTCTGGGCCTCGCAAATAATTCCTATATTTTCTTGCTTTTAACAGACTTGAGATCTCTTTTGCAACAGAACCAATCATGGGTTCTCCCTTAAAATGTTGTTTTAGATAGTCAACAATCCTTGCCTCAATCTCTGTATCCTTTTCTGGCATATCTCTCAGTTCACCAAACGCTATTTTTCCCAAACTACCACCTTTTGGTTCGTCAACTTTTACTTTCAGTACGCCAATCTGCTGCGCATATGATTTCAACAAATCGTAGAACTTGTTGAACAATGTCTTCAGTTTATATTCAAATTCATCAACAAATGCATTAAAATTGACAAAATTTGCAATTTTGAAATTGTATTTGATGATATCATTAATCATATCATCTGTTGCAATCCTGTCAACATTGTTCAGAACGCTGAGTTGACTCTTTTCAAAATGTCCATTCTGGTCTATCAACAAATTGTTGAACAACAAAAAGATGTCTTCAAAACTTTCAAATTCATCAACATTCTTTTCCAAAAAATCATATAAACTGAGTTTTGTTGATTTTGTGCCAGCAAGTTGACCGACGTACAAATTTTTACGAAAAACCTGTGAAACAACTGAAGTGATTACATTTCTCATGTGATCATAATCAGCCGCTGTCAAATCATCAATTTTCATAACACTAAATATACAACAAACAGCTTGGGACCCTTGTGGGTCCCAATGATTATGTAAATCGCCTCAATCTGCTTGGCGCTTGATCTCTCGCCATTCCCAAAAGTGTTCTCACTTCAGGATCCAATCCTCTTGATTGTGGGCTGTCTGCATTCTGTCCACTATTCAGCTCTCGTTGTGTCCTGTCAATGAACCATCTCTTGTACCTGACAGGCAATGTGTACACATCATGATAACTGAAGCCACAATGATACATCAACAGGAATGTTGGCTCAAGAATGACAGCTTCCCTGTCCTCAGGTTTGAGGCCAAAGAAACTGCGGACCCATCGGGATCTGCACCTCTTCCTCACTGTCACACTCTGGACAACGCACCATCTGCTCCAACTTGATGCCGGGCTCATTCTCTCTGATGTATGCCCTCAACGCTTTGCTATCCTTGACAGGCATCATCCTGACAAATTCATTCACCCGTTTCCTATCATAATCACCATCAATGCTCAGCAAGAGCGTCTGGAGAGATGTTGAAACATTGTTCTCAATCTTTGTTCCCAACTTTTTCAGACTTTCCTTTGCAATGATTGCAGTCTCTTCATCAGTTCCAGTCATGAACTTGAATGTGATATTTTTTCCACTTGGGAGTGTGAATGCAAATTCATTCATCCCAGCCTTGACAGGCGCAATCTTGATGGGCATAATCTCAAGTGCCCCAAGATCAAAATTCCATTCAAATTTGTGATCACAATGACTGCATGTCAAATTTGCCTCATAGTCTGTGCCATAACCGGTTGCCCTGATTGCAACAAGGAGTGCTGTCCTGTCTCCAACAAGAAGTCCTCTGCTCTTTACGTCCTTGTTGATGAGACAGCTGTCAATGAGTTCACTGATCACAGTGCCATTCTTGATGAGAGCTTTTGAGGTGAGAATATCCTCTTCCCTCGTTGTCATTGCTCTGATCTGCACTGTCTCTGCTCCACTCAGAACACCACTATATGTGCACCCCTTTGATGGGAGAGGAATTTCTTCAACGGGAATATCAATTCCAAATTCTGTCTTTGCCCGCTCCATTTGGCTCTGAACCTGATATCCCTGCTGTGCAGCCTGTCCTGCATTCATACCAAACACTTGATTTTTTTGTTCACGATCTTCCATAAACAGTCCTCAGCACATTGTAAACAACTGTGCACTCTGTGTAAATAGCCCAAAACGCAAATTGAGAACCGCGAATGGTTCTCAAAAAGCATTATGTTGTCTTCACATCAATTGTGATGAAAAATCACCACTTGGCGCGACTGAATGGCTCTCTGCCAGGCTTCATTCCTCGCCCGCCAGCATTGCTGAATGGATGAGCACCATGCCCTGCTGTCTCAATTCCCAACTTTTGGGCAACAGCTGCTGCAATTTCATTTGCATCCATATCACCATCAAGATAACTCTTCACCTGACCCCTGATGATTGGATCTGATTTCAGAACCTCAACAACATCATCCTTCGGCATACCGAGGGCAGTGATGACAGATGATATGAGTGACTGTTCTGTCCTACCAATTGCTTCCCTGATCAGTTTGCGCAATCTGTGAAGTTGAACCTCTTCCTTGATGATCTCTTTTAACTGTGACAATTTCATGTTGCTAATTATCAACTGTCAGCAAATCATGTGAGCGTATACACAAAATTTCCAGGAATCCAGACTTTCACAACGCCCATTTCATCAGCAACTTCTCTCTCTGATTTGCCCAACCTTTTGTTGGCCCTGAACTTGAACCGGTTCCAAACATTGCATCCATTTGTCCACCAAAACTTTGGCCCAGTTTCACTGTGCAATTGCCAACCACATTTTGTGTAATCTGGACATTGTATCAATCTCATGTCTGCATATGTCATCAACCCAACCATTCCCTATTCGTGTGACCTTCTTTGAGAGTTCTGGATGTCTTCTCTGAAGATGCTCTCAACTTTTCACAGTTCTCCTTTGTGAGCCCTCTGTTCCAAACTTTCAGTTCACCACGTTCATGTTTCTCTCTCCTCAGTTTGAGGTTCTTTGCAATCACATCAGGTCTTGCAAATGTACGATCAATCACTGCATTGTGACCCCTCACATACTCTGACAAATAACCCAATTTCCATGAATTGAATTTCACCCTCCTACCACAACCACATTTGCATAGGGGTGCAACACCATCAAGATGTGTATCAATGTAGAACTGTTCACTGTCTGTGATGTTGTGCTCATCGGCAATGTGTTCAACAAATCTCTTCTCTTGTCCAAAATCTTTCCCACAGATTGGACATACAACTCTCAAATTTTTCATACTTCCACACTAATCGCCAATTCTTTTCCACAATTGTAAGGCTTTTGTGGTGTGATGTACACAAAACAATGGGACCAAGATCTGCTATGATCTGTGATCCCAATGATTGTTTTATGTTGAGAGATATCTCAGAATTGGAGTATTGCGTTATCGTACCTGAGTGTAAGGTTGATTTCGCTCAGTTCTGAAGAACTGTAATCCAGACCACCAAAATCTGCATCTTTGATCCAGGCACCGGTGATATTCCATAGCTCGATACATGTACCCACAGGATCTAAAAGTTTAAGATCAATATCTCGCTTGTAGAAGTCAACATAGCCTGACCTACCTGAGACACTCTCATAGTGAAGTCTGATCCATTCCATGACCTGCTGAGCCCCTGATGGTGCAAGTGGATCGTGGAGTGAGATCTGCATCTCACCAAATGTTGTTTTACCGCCAACATAGCGGGTTGTGTTGATCCAGTGCAATGTCTGCTCTTCAGTGCTGATCTTGGGACGAGCTGCCTTTTTCAGTATGTATGCATCAATTCCCTCTATCATCATTATCCAGCGGAATTGTTTTTTGGGTTCAAACTTGGGTGAAATCATGTCCGATACGTTGAGTGTTTCTGCCATTATGCTATCCTATCCTTCTAATCCTAATGGATTATGAACAATAACTAACACGCTTGAAAATTTTGTATTCCAAAATAGTGAACAATTTAGCAAAATTTTATACTTTGAGATAAAGGAATATAAACATGGCTCCCAAAGTTGGTCACAAAATGATACCTGTTAAATGTCCTCTGTGCAATTTCAGCCACAGATGGCACAGCAAATTGGAATTGCACATCAAGGAAGTGCATGGAAGAGATCCCTCTGAAGTGTGGAGAGAATGGAAAGGTGTTGATGGTCTGTGCAAATGTGGTTGTGGTCAGTTGACAAATTGGGGCGGATGGTCATTGGGCCATTCTGAATGGGTCATTGGACACAATGGAAACATATACACTCTGCCAGAAGAGGAAGCAAAAGCAATCTCTGAGAAGAGGAGCAAAGCACTCATGGGACGTCCAGGTTGGTCAAAAGGCCTCACAAAGGAAACGAGTGAAATTGTTAGGAAGAGATCTGAAACAATCTCTGAAGTCCTGACTAAAAAGTATGCAAATGGTGAACTGACCAATTGGGCAAAGGGTCTCACAAAGGACACTGATGAGAGAATGCAGTTGAGATCAGAACACTTGAAAGAAGGATATGCTGAAGGAAAATTCATTCCATGGGCAAAAGGTCTCACAAAGGACACTGATGACAGAGTTTTCAGGATGTCTGAAAAAGTGAAATCAACAATGAAAAGAGAAGATTTGAGAAAACGTCTTGATCACCTCAAGAGGATGACACACGATGAATTGAGATCAAGAATTGAAACACTCGATTTTGAGATCATTGGTGGACTTGATGAATACATCAATCGTGGTCAAAAGATCATCACAGTGAAATGCAAATCTTGTGGTGCTCAATTCACTGACAGTTTCAACAGACTTGAACATGGTAAGTGTTTCAACTGTCACCCAGGTGGATCAAAATCCCAACTTGATATCATCAATTTTGTCACATCACTTGGTGTTCAGATCAAAAAGAATGACAGAAAAGTTCTTGAAGGACTTGAACTTGATGTGTTGGCAATTGATGAAAAATTTGCAATTGAATACAATGGTCTATATTGGCACAATGAGCTGAGCAAATCAAAACAGTACCATGATAACAAGACAAAGAATGCTGCAAAGAAGGGCATAAATCTCATTCACATTTTTGAGGATGAGTGGAGAACAAAACGTCCAGTTGTTGAAGACCTGATCAGGAAGAATCTTGGTTGCAGTCAATTGACAATGTTCAGTCAGGAAGATTGCACAATTGTTGAACTCACTGCACAACAGAAAATTGACTTTTTTGACAAGTGTTCACTCATTGGAAAAGTTGATGGGACAAGATCATTTGGATTTATGAATGGTGATGACATCATTGCAGCTGTGCAATTCAGAAAACACAGGGAAAAAAAGTGGTCAGAATACAATCAATTGATTGATTATGCACACATTCCTGGTGGTGATGTCATTGATGGTTTAAACATATTGTTGACAAATCTGTCTGAGCAATTTGGCAAAAAATGGATTCACAATTTTGATGCAAGATTTGGTTCAAGTCATGATTTCACAAATATTGGCTTCAAGCAGATTGGAACAAAAGATCCAGAATTCTGGTGGACAGACTGTGAAAATCGTTTCAACCGGTTCATGTACAGGGCTGATGCCAAATTGGGCCTCACTGAGGCTCAGGTTGCTGACGCTGCAAATGTTGTCAAGATTTGGGGATGTCACAGCAAGATCTTCACAATTGAACTCTGATCACAGAGCATTACAGATCATCTTCATTCCAAACACACACGATCCTGTTGATGTGGACTGCATCCTCAAGTGTCAACACTTCCTGTTCATTACTGTTCTGCGCATCGACAGTGTTGTACCACTGTTCCAGATCAGCACACAGCAGATCTGGCGCATCTGTTTCCATCACAATTCCAAATCTTTTGACCGTTCGCTTCTGTCCAGAGTACACACCATACCCACCAGCACTCTCTGGCTTTGCAAACGCTTTGGCAATTTTGGGATTTTTTGACCAACTGCTGTACCCATTCTTTGTGTAGTATGTGCTCTGTGCAGTGTTCTGAGTACCTGTGACAACTTTGTTTGGATCAAATCCCAACAGTTGCATGCTTTCATATGAAACAATCATTCCACGATAAAGTTTTCCACTGTACTGTCCAAATATGTCAGTGTGCAACCCACTAATGATTGCACTCTTCAGTTCATCAACCTGTTCAGTTGACATCACTGTGCCATTGCGCAAATAGTCATTGAGTCCTGCGAGTGAAACTTTACCCATTGTTTTGCCCATTGCTCTATTTCCATGTGACTGTTATTGACTGAACAGTGATCCTCTTCTCAAGAATGAACACTTCCTGCTCAACAGAGTTGACACCATCAACAGCAAAGTACCAACCATCAAGTGTAAACCCTTTGTATTTGCTGGCATCAGCTGTTAACACAATTCCATACAACTGTTCTTCAGTCTCAGGACCATTGTACTTTCCAAAACCTCCCAGCGCCTCAGGAACTGAGAACTGTTTTGCAATGCCAGCAGAACTTGACCAACTGCTGTACCCGTGTTTTGTTGTGTATGTGCACTGTGTTCTCTGCATATCCCCAATGATGACACCATTTGGATCAAAACCAAAACTCCTCAACTGTTCAGTGGAAACAATCATTCCCCTGTAGATTGGTCCCAAATACTGTGGAAACATATCGTCATACTCATTGACATCAAGTGCATCCTTGAGTGCATTGACTGAACTCTTGGGTATTGTGTGTGAAGGATCCCTGAAATATTTGAAAAGATTTCCAGCTGTCTGCTTTTCAATCCTGTTGTCAGGCTCTCCTGATTGAAGATATGGATGTCTCTCATCATCAAATGCAATCTTGTCAAAGATGTCACTCACTGTTCACAATCCCATGCTCTCTGACCATTTTCTGATTCTCTTCTTGATATCATCAGGAACCAATGTGCTCTCTTCACTGAATGCTTCATCATCCATCAACCTGTGATCATACATTTCATCGGGTTGAGAGCCCCTGAGAGCCTCCCTAATAATCTTTCTAATCCTCTGTTCAGTTGCCTTGTCCACGACAATAAATAGAATTCCTGGGTCATTCTCACATCAAGAATTGCCATTAATATGTTCTGGCAATGATTATCTTGTGCAAATCAACATTTCCAATGCAAAATATTTCAGCTTCATCACTGACTGCATAAAGAGCATCTGTCTCCCTGTACAGAGCATCAAGTGAAAATATATCGCCCATAAAATCAGCTGTATCAGCACACAAAATGATGCCCAATGTGCCATCAGTGATACTTCCCTTTGTGTATGCAAATGCATCAGCTGTTTCAAGATTTTCTGACCAACTGCTGTAACCATGTCTTGGAACATAAGTGAAATCATGATCTTCAATCACAAATTGTCGACGCATTCCATACTCTGATTTCAGTTGTTCATGGCTTGGTAAGTCATCAATTCTCTTTTTGAGATAGTTGTATGATACTGACATTCCTCTGTAGAATTGTCCAGAATATTGCAAAAATACATCCTCATACATTGGATTGCTGATCACCTTTTTCAGCAACTCAAGATCTGCCTTTTCAATTTTGGTATGATTGACAAAGTAGTCAGTCAGCGCTCTGAAAAGAGCGTCTTCATTTGAAGTATTCTTTTCTCTTCCAACAAATTTGTCTCTATTGTCAGCAAAAGCTATTTGTCCCAATAATCCATGCATGCAGTATTGTTCCTATTTCATTTATTTTGCCAACATTATTGATACAATTGGAATATTACCTATTGACAATATTTCCTGTTCATATCTGAATTCATCATCTATCAAATTGTACCAACCAATCATATCAATTGCCATTTCACAATCTTTTGTTTTTGCAATCAGAACTATTGGTAACATATTACGCATACTCAATTTAGCATTGCAGGCCACATCTATTGCATATTCTTCATCTGAAGACCATGAACTGTATTTGTATTTTGGAATATATGTTCCACTAATTTGAATTTCTCTATTTTCTTCAAGCTCATTTGCATCAATGCCAAAATTGTCTTTCAACCAACCTTCACTCACACGCATACCACGATAGATGTAAGTGCCATCATACAGAGGAAACATATCTCTGTATTGATCAGATTTAACTGCATTGATCAATACATTCAAATTCTGTTCTGATATTTCAGAATTATCCAATACATGATTCAATAAGTTATCAAAAAGAGATTGTTCTGATGGGTTGTTTTCCTCAGTATCCCGCAAATCATCTTGACGATCATTTGCAAACGCTATTCTGTCAAGAGGTCCACTCATACTGATTATTCTGAGTCCTGTTTGTATTCTTCAACAACACCAAGGAGTGCATCCCTGAGTGCATCAGCAACATCTTTTCTTGCTTCATCATTTGTCATGACGACCTGTTTGAGAGCTGTCATCAGCTGAGGATCATTCCAGACTGCACTCATGATCATTTTATCCAAATCAAGTGACTCAATCAGTTGTCGAACCTCTTTGAGAACCTTTGCCTTGTGTGCAATGGCTGCTTCTTCTTTGATAATCTTCTTCAATTCTGATACTTTAATTTTCATAACACTGTTTCCTGTACACTAAATAGAAAGTGTGCCCAAAAAATTCTTGAGCACACTGTTTTCTAATCACACTGTCACATTATTCCTGAATGTTGTTTGACACAACGAAGTCAAGTGAAACAAATTCAACAGATTTTGTTGGTTGAACGTAAATCTTGCCCCTGATTGTATTGTTCTCAACATCAGCTTGTGTTGTTGTGCTGCTGTCAATGACAACTTTGAACCTATCAATACCTCTGAGTTTTTGAATTCTCTGAACTCTTGGTGTAACCAATCCTGAGAACTTGGCAAGTGTTGCTTCCCTGTTTGGCTCAAAAATGATCTGTTGAGCAATGTCCCTAATCTCTCTCCTCAATGTGATGAGAAGTCTTCTGACATTCACTCTGTCAAGAGCAGAAGCTGACTGCAACAGTGTCTTCTGACCCCAAATAACACAACCACCCGTTGGATTTGTTCCACCAACTGCTGTTCCAGGGAATGCTGTCAGGGGATTGATTGCTGCATCATAGAGTGCATCCAGATTATTCTTTGACAGTTTAACCTTGGTCTCCTGAACTGTGTCAAGAGCACCCCTGGTGAAGCCTGCAGGAGCAAACCATGGATGTCCAACTGCATCATTCTTTGCAAGTGCGCCAAACACTGCAACCGATGGAGGAACACTAACATTTGTCCCAGTTGTTGGATCAAGCATAACAACATCTGGGAAGTATGCAGCAACAAATGAGCTGTCAATCAGTCTGTTTGTGAACTGATTGATTGTATTCGTCACTGAAACACTCTGTACTGTTGACGTAACATGTTCATCAACGTTATCCTTCTGCTCAAGATCCATTATGTACAATGCATCAAATCTGTCAACAACTGCATTGATTGCAGCGTTTGTGATTGCAGGTTCTCTGATACCAGGCACAGCCAACAATTGAATGTCAACATTTGTTGTATTCTTCATGATATCAATTGCTTTTGTGTATGCTTTCACAGTTGGCCCATTGATAAGGCCTCTCTGCGTATCAGACATGTCACCCCTTGCTGCATTGTCAGACAATATTGCTTCATCCCTATCAAAAATGTTGACACCATCAAATCCACCATTCATGATGCAAGAGAACTTGAGATATTTTCTGTTTGCAGTTGTGAAATCATCAGCAGTGAGTGCTCTTGTTTTTGCAACATCATCAATTGTTATGTTTCCATCCCTAACATATGTTGCATTTGACCATTTGGTGTAGTCTGCAATTCCTGTTGAACCGGTAACAACCCGTATATTCTCAAGAGTAAACAAGTTCCTGTTATATCTGTCAGCATCAACAATACCATTTGCTGCAGTATCAGGCTCATCCCAATTGTCCCACACAGACATTGGTTGAACTCCTGTAAGATGTCCTGGGAAGAACGAACTCAATGTCTGAATTGACGCATCCTTCATTGTGCTGGCGTTTGGAGTTGTTAGACTCGTTTTGTGCTCAAATTGAACGCCCCAATACAGTTGAGGATCAGCACTCTTCTTTGAGTTGACACCTTGTGTTATGTCAAGTCTGAATGGAAGTGGAATTTCAGTTGCACTCTTCAACACTGACGTTGATGTGAGTGCGCTTGGTGTGAATGCAGCAAGTGGTGCAGAACCTGATGTCATCAAGTGTGCAATTCCTCTGAAACCCATTGGGATTGCAGTTGGATCAACTGACATCTCTTCAACTTCAGTTGACACCTCGACTCTCACAAGGTTTGAAAGATTTGCATAATTTCCATCAACAACAATTGCCTGAGAATTCTCTGTTCTGTCCCAATCAAAATATGTGTTCAGATCACCAATAATCTTTGCAATGTATCTGTCAGATGAAGGATCAAGGTTCACACCCCTGAATGCTTCAAGAGGTAATTGTGCCCTATCATTATCATTCCAATCTCTCAGAACAACATCAAATGAACAGAATTTATTCTGCAAATCAGTTGACTTGACTATGTTCTCAACTGATACCTTGAAACCTGCCCTGACAACTGCACCATCATCAACAGTGTGAAGTCTGAACAGATTTGTTGGCTTCCCACCAAAACGTTGTGAAATGATCCATGGAGTTTTTGCACCACTGTATCTGTCAGTCCAAGCTTCATAATTTGGTGCAGTTGCGCTGCCAACGTTGTAAGCTTGTGATCCTGAAAGAATGAATGCAGCAGGTTCTTTACCAGATCCCTGAGCTCCTGCACCAAAAGCAGGTGTAATCAAACCTGATCCAGTCACTGTTGCCAATGCTGGGTAGATATCATAACTTCCATACAAATAGTATCCAGCTTCCTGCAATTTGTATGGATCAGTGTTCAAAACATTTGAAATGTAATTTGGAGCTGTCACATCAAATGAAGCGCTGATGACATTTGGATATTGTGCATCAGTTCCCTTGTGTCCATTCAGATAGATACAAAACTCCTGTTTTGCAGTTGTTCCATCAAGGAGTGTAACATCTCCAAGAGAAGCACCCTTTGATGTTGCAGGATTAGCAATCAATGTTGATGTTGGTAATGATGGCAATGAACTGGTTGCAAGACTTATGATAACACCTGATGCAGCCATCAGTACACCCCTGATGATTGGTGCGGAAGCAGCTGACTTCTGCAATCCTGCAGAACTCAATACAGTTGATCCCAAACTCTCTGACATGAATGCACCCAAAAAGTACAATCTGCCATTTACACCACCATTGTTTGCATACTGATTTGATGACAGCAATTGTGTATCAGGATCAGGTTGTTTTTCACCAACTGTAAAACCAGCTGAATTTACACTACCATCTGCTGCTCTCTTTTTACCATCACCAGTGCCAAGAACACGTATATATGTTCCTGCCTTTGCATTTCTCATCCATTCTGTCATTGCAAGTGGTCCAAACTTTTCACCATCAGTTGTACCAAACTTTGCATAAAAGTCACCAATATTTCCAACTGTAACTGGTACAAATGCAGGACCTTTCAAGGATGTGCCAATCACACCGGCCGGAACACCGACAGGTGCTTGCTGCACAGGTGCAGACTGATCAATTTCTTTTGCTTGTATACCAGCTGAACCAAATTTGAGTTGTGTCATCTTTACTCCTAAACTTACCTTTTAACTATCTATGATCGGTGATTATCGTGTGCATCAAACAAATTGAACACCACTTGATGTGACAATGAAGTCTATTGCTATGATCTCAATTGACTTGGTTGGAGTGATGATAATCTTACCATTCATTCTGTTCAGATCAATGTCACTCTGAGTATTGTTTGTTTCATTACAAATGACCTTAAACTTCTCTATACCATATTGAGTTTTGATCATTCCAAGTTTCAAATTCATATCAGAAGTGAATCTATTTCTTGTTTCAACATCATTCTGCTCAAATACAAGAGTTCTTGCATTCTCAATTGCAATCCTCTTAACCTCAAGAAGCAATCTTCTGACATTAACACTTGAGAGTGCTGTTGTTGCAATTTGCAACGTTTTCTGTCCATAGATCACATAACCAAGCTTTGGGAATGTTGCAATTGGATTTATTCTTGATCCATCATACAATCTGTCTCTTGCGTCAGAGCTCAACCTGATCTCAACATTCTTCACCATGTCAAGTGATGCTCTGTTGAAACCTGCTGGTGCAAACCAAGGATATGCAACACGATCGTTGAAACTGATTGCTGCCAAAGCTGCCACAGATGATGGCACCTTCACTCTTCTTCTGTTCACTTGATCATCAATGAACACATTTGGAAAATATGTTCCTGCATAATTGTTGTCAATAACTCTTGCGTCAAGAGCTTCAGATGTTTTGTCAACTGATGGACGTCCTGTGCTGTCATCAAAAAGTCTTGTGCCATCATCATCATATGATGGAATATCCATCACATAGTATGCCAAACCATAATCTCTAACCTTACCCAATGCATAATCAGTTATGTATGTTTCCCTAATTCCTGGCATTGAGAACAGATTAGCATTTGTCATCATCTGATCTGTTGAAATGTCAATTGCAGTTATGTATGAATTCACTGCGCTATTTTCTGTCTCAACACCTGCCTGTGCAGTTGTGAAACCAGGTGTGATGAATGTTGTCTCTGCTGAACCACCGGCATCAAATGATGTTGATCTGTCATTCAATCTTGCATCATTCTTGTTCAGAATATTGACACCATCATATCCACCAAACATGATAGTTGTAAACTTTGCATATGGTGAAAATTTATTGAAATCATATGCTGCGCCCTGCGTCAACAATGTTGCAAGCGTAACTCTCTTTCCAAGAACATCTGTTATCGTATAATCACTCTTATCATAATCACCATTTCTGATGTATGCTGCTTCACGCATATGATCATTTATTGTTCCTGTGAGAGGAAGTTGTGTATTTGAGAAAGCAACCTTAGCAAGTGTAAATTTGTTGTTATTGAACGTATCTGCACCTGAACCGGTTACCAAAACATCCAATTTTTGAATTCCTTGGAATTTTGAATATGCTCCAATGATTGCATTCTTTTCTGAACTCAGGTTTGCATCAAGTGGATCTGTGTTCCTCTCAAACTTAACTCCCCAATAGAATTGAGTACTTGCCAACTCAGCAATACCAGGTGCTCCTGCAAATGCTGCGCCACTTGTGTCTCCCTTTGTAACCTTGTATCTGAAAGGAAGTGGTGGGACAATTGCTGCAGTGTGTCCAAGTGATGCTGAAATTCCTGATATTCTTACAGTTGCAGGATTTGTGTTGTCAAGATTGTCATTTGTTTTCAGAACATTGATACCCTTAAAACCAAATGGAAGGGCTCTTTCTGGGACAATTTTTCTCTCAACTGCATCTGTAACAATAACTCTGACCAATTTTGATACATTCAGATATCTTCCATTTGAAATGACTCTACGCTCATCCTGAAGTGTTGTGTCAAAATTGAACCAAACTTTTCTGTCACCAATTAGTTTTGCAATATAGTTTGCTGACGTTGGATCAATACTGCAATTGTTGAACTGTTCAAGAACAATTGGATTAACATCTGTATCATTGATGTCCCTAATCTGAACAGAGAATGTTCCATAAGGATTTGCATCATCTGTTGATGCTTTAAGATTTGTTATTGAAATTTTGTAAAGATTGTTTGCATATGCACCATCATCAAGTGATTCAAAGCTGAACAGATCATATTCAGTGTTTCCAAAAGGTTGTGAAATGATCATTGAAGTTGCTGGAGCTCTGAATCTTGTGTCATATGCGCCAAATGCTTCTCTCATTGTTGTTGTGGTTTCACCTGAATTTGATGATGTTGCCATTGTTCCAGAAAGAATTGAAACAGCTGCTGACGTGGTTGATGCCAATTCATTGTCAACTGGGAAATCAAGATATAAACAGTGTTGTTCATCATAGAATTTTTCTGGATCTGTGTTCAGAATTTTCCCAACATAGTCTGTTGCTGTTGGATCAAATGATGCTGTCAAAACCCTGATGCCAGGAATACCATCTGAATTGCTGTATGTTGATCCAAGTGAAGATGATATCACAATTTTGA